GGTCAGCAATATAAATGTATTCATTAAATTCAACTAACATTTCTGGAGCACCAATTAATCGTAATAATATTTCAATAGATTTACGGGTTCCTTTTGACTTGAATAAGTAAGCCGAATTTAATATTAGATTTCTATAGTATTGGTAATTTAACTCTTCTGGGGTTTGACCAATACCAACACCAGAAAAATTGTTAGAACCATTATTAAAAACTGAATCCAATAATTGTTCTTCGGTTATTGGTGAGATATTTGTTTTCCACCCTAATGTTTGTGCTAAGTTTTTTAATAATTGTGATGGTATATCATTTTTAACAATATAATGAACGTTATTCATATTTGGTAATGCCAATATAAATTTCATTGATTCATCAAAACTCCTACCATAAATTTGTAAGATTTTTTCCATTTTTTGATCATCAGTATCAAAATCTTTAAAAGCACCAGTTGTTAAAAATCTAGATACCAAATTTGTTCTGAAAGTATCTAAACTTGCTGCAAAAGTATTTAATTGTGTTAAATATTTGTCAAATGAAACTGAACTAATATCCAAATTCCAAAAACCATTTTTAGGAAATGTTATATTTTCAGTTGTTAAATAAAACGTACCATCATCATTTTCTTTTGTAACATTAAATGTTGCGGTATATTGTGGTACTGAACTTCTATTTAGTAAAAACTTTTCAACCTCATCAAACTCTTCGTTAAAAACTTTACTAACATAATAGTCTGTTGGTCGTATTAATATTGATGTGTACGTTATTGATTCACCAGAAAATGGATTTCCCTCAACATACATATTTAATGTTTGTGAGGTTGATGTTGTTGGTTCAAAAGTATTTATTATGTAATTATTACCATTAACAAAAACCGCGTATTTATCATAATTTAGTGTAAAATTTCTTAATTGCGAAACTTTTAACTCACTAACTTCTAAATTTCTTGTAGCATTTTTTGAGTAATCAACACCAAAAGGATTTCTAATCGCATTTAATGGAATTTGAAAATAAGTTTCATTCTCAATTGGATCGTAAACAATGTTTTTTGCCGTCTCCGTTTTTGTGAAGTCAGGTTTTGTTGTAATAATTTCTAACCCACCTGGAAAATAATTTATAATGTTTGTAACAGACACTGAAATTCGTTTTACTAACGACCCATATAACGTAAAATTTGTTACTTGTGATAAATCAAAATTTGGGAAAACTCTGAAGTTTTTTGCTTGTAATAATCTAGATTCGTCAACACTCGTTATTTTTAAACTATCCAAATTTATTGGGTCAGAAAAAGAACCAATATTGAATGTTCTATTTTGTTTTTCTGTTAAGTTTTCTGTAAATTCAAAATTTCCTTGTGTAAAACCTCCCCCATCAACTAATTGGAAACCAACTAAGTTGTCAGAAAAAGTCCCACTTCCCGATGGTGTTTGTGGTGGGCATGTATATTTTTTTAATGCCATTATCCCGTTATATTGTTAAACGCTTTACTAAAATCAATGTTATTACCCCTGTCTTGTCTAACTTCATATAACAAGTCATTAAATTGGTCTTTAATTTCGTATAAGTTGTATTGTTTGTAAATATTGTTATTACTATCGTAAATTGTGTAGATACCATCATCCATAGATTTGGTCTGATTTCCGTATAACGCAATCGCTAATGTTGAAATATCCTGATCTACAATTTCAATCTCAGTGGTTATTGGGTTAAAGTATGTATTAGAAATTATTATATTTTGATTTGGTTGGCCAATAAATGGTGTTGCGTTTGGTTTGTTAGTTGGTGATGAGGATGGTGATAATGTACAAAATAATAAGTTTGACGCACCTTCAACATAGATATATCTAATAGACTTTTGTGACGTATTAGTTAAATTCTGAACAACTGGTTCACAATAAAATGATGACGTTATTACTCTGAAAAAATTTGGTATCTTTGTTCCGTCTGAATTTAAATATTCAACTCTAAAACCAACAAGTCCTTGATTGACAAATTTATTTCTAAATTGTGATGGAACATTGTTTAAATCAACTACAATTCCTTTAACGTTCGGTAATGCGGATAAAACACCACAATCAGTTATTGTTGTTCTTATTTCCGCTGGTTTAATATATAATGTGTAGATACCTAACTTGTTAAACACGTCAGCCGGTAGTTTTAAATTATATAGACCACCAATAATTTCATTATTTGACCCACCAGTTTCTGAATTATGAAAATAAGGTTTTAATATTGATTTGGCATCCAACTTTGTTAATACAAAATTATCTGTCACATCACGACTTGATGTGTAATTTAATATAATCTCAACATCATCCGGACTAACATCCGCACTTCTTATTGTTCCGTAATTGCCAACTGACATCTTTTAATATTTAAAATTTTGTTTATCCTTCTTAGTAATAAATAGTTATGCTGTATCTTTTTTTACATTAAAAAACCCATAACCATATTTTTCCAAATCACCAACGTTATCAATCTCACCAATCCTTTCTATATATTCTAAAACACCTTGTTTCCCTCTTTCAATAAAAACATTTGTCTGAACTTCAGGTTGATCAATAACATTAATTAATCCCTCATTTTTAGTTATTGCCGACATAACAAGATCGTTTTGTGTTAAACCAGACGAATATGTAACATATAAGGTATAATCCTCAAAATCAAAATAGTCAATGTTATTTATCGTGTATGCTGTGTATACATTTGTCACATCTGGACCCCAAACAGTACCAACACATCCTGTTGTTCCCGTAACTTCAACACCAATTTTGAATTTACCACCAAGTAAATTATATTTTGGCCCATATTGTGATAAATCGTTGATTGATGATTCAGTATATCCACTAACTAAAAACGGTACTTGAGTGTAATTACTACTATAAAAATCAACCAAATTTGTGTTAGAATCACCAGTGAATATATAGTCATAACTTATGGGTGTACCACTCCAATTACCACCAGTTGGTGTAAATGTTGCAACACCGTTTGGGTTTGCTATTGTTGTACCAGTAAATGGTACTGTTATTGTTTTTTGTACTAAAGATATACCCCAGGGTGAGTTTGCTTTCATTGTTATAGTGTAATCACTATCTGATGACGGGTATGTATGGTTTATTGGTCCAGGTGTTGTTAATGTAATTTCTGGTGATCCGTCACCCCAACTCAAAGTGTATGTGATTAAACCTAAAAATTTAACCATCTCAACATCTGATGTATTATAGAATATGTAAGTATAAGGATTTGATGTGTTAGCAGTAAATACAAAATTATTTATAACGTCTTTTTGTAGTATAGCACCGTCAAATACCGAATAATAACCAAAATCAATCGCAGTTTGTGTGAATAAAATTGGTATAGTTAATCCAGTTAAAATTGACGTTCCATTTGTTCCACCAGATAAAATATCTCTCATATCCAAATATAAACCAGTAGTTCCTGTTATGGTGTTTTCTGTTGTTGCTGTAACTAAACAACAAAGATCAACATCATAGTACACTTCAGTTCCAGCGGTATATGTTACTGTGGTTAAGTCCGATTTAATATTTTCGGGTGATATCTTAAAATAATATTTTTGTTCTTCCATTATGGGTTAATATATTCGTACCAAGTTATTGGGTTTGTGGTATCACCAACTCTATTGTTTGTTGTTGTTGAGAATACCTCATATGTGTTTGTGTTATAATCTAAATTTAGTTTATAGTAAAAGTAATTTTCCCCTTGAAATGTGAATTTATTGGGTGTTATTAATGGTTGTGGTGTGTTTGTCATCACTGAATAAACGCCAGTTCTACCATTAAAAAATTTTGCCGACATATAAAATTCAGATATATCAATGAAATCTCTTTTTCTTAACCAATAAATAAAAAAACCTTCCTTATCACCAATAAAATCCAAATTAAATTTTGGTTTTCTAATATCAACTGGTGGTAATAAAGGTGAAATTGAAATCCCCGTTTGGAATTGGCCTTGTTGTACGGGTAATATAATTGTGAAATATAATGTTTGTGTTTTATCTTGTGGTGTATCATAAAAATCCAATTTAAAAAATGATTTTGTGAATGGTTTAACAAAATAATAAACATTAGATGGTGTAAAACCCTTATTTAAATATGTAACACCCCAATTTAATGGTGTTACAGTTGTCGCACTTATTGGTAAAGTATTGTCATAAAACTGAAACTCATAATTAATTTCAGTTGTTTGGTTTTGGAACTCATTGTGTGAAAACCGAATTGTTTCAAAATCATTGGCCAAACCAATAATTTCTTTAACCATTTTTTCTTGATACTCAGCGATACTATCGTCACGTCCAGTAAAATCCCATTTCATCTCAACAGGGACATTTACGAACTGATCGTTATCTGGTAACACTATTTTAAATTTATTCACACTCATCTGTTGTTGGTATTTCAATTTCACTTATGTTTTGTAGTCCAATACCCTCTGGGTATAACCTAAAAATATAATTATCATACGGATAATGTTTACTGTTTAAAAACGGATAATCAACACCAATATCAGCAGTATCAATATATCCATATGGATACATATCTCGCCATCTAAAACTATTTGATAAATTTGAATAAAACGCATAATTAGGAATCCCAATAACACCACTCGCTGGTGCTTCCTCAATATAATCCGAGAACGCCCTAATTTTTAATGGTGAGTGCGGTCTATAATAGTAACCTAATGGATTTGTTGATAACATTAATGAAGGAACATTAAAATGACTAACGTTAAATGTTATTTTATGATTCGTTTCAGATATAACACGTTCAATTTGATCATAATCATTCCATTCACAATACGCTCCATCAATAATATCACCAATCGTTAATAATTCATTATAATAAAATGGACCTATTGGTGGTTGTGTATTTGAATTATACGATGATTGCAAAACACCAGTTGATGAGAGGGGGTTTGTTTGATCCCACCAAGGATTTGTTAACCCATTAATTAATGGTACGTTAAAATCAAAACCTTGTTTTAAATCTTTTGTCCAACCAAAATAACCTCTCCAAATTGTTGTAAAATATAATTCACTAATTGGTCTTTTTTGGTTATCCAATAATGGATTAATATCTATATCACAATTAAATGATAATGTATAACTTTGATTACCATCTTTAATTGAAGTTCTTTCAGTGTTATTGGGTGTTAAGACAGCCTTTTCTAATTTTGTTTTAGTACTAAAATTATTTAATTCAAAACCAGCCTTAGTTAATACGGCACATTCTGAGTTTGTTAATACTTTATGTAATCTAACGTAATACTTAGAAGTTGTTTCACCAGTATTTGTATCATTGATTATTCGTTTGAAATTACCAACATTACCCGTTTGAAACGTTGTGCCAGTATACCCAATGTTATCAATATTAAAAATATAAACGTCACTACCATAACCAACGTCACCCAAACTACTTACCTGAAAAATATCAACACCATTATAATTAAAAGGTAATTTAACAAATTCACCAACATTTAATCCGTGTTTCATCGGTGTTTGAAACGATATTTCATTCCCGTTTAAATCAGTACCAAACTTAATATAAAATGGAATACCCTCATTTGCTAACCAATACCACGATGCTTGTGTTTGGGGGTCAATAGCATATAGTTGTTTATCGTAATCGCTCTCAAACGCATATGTTATGTAATGTGACCAATTATAGGTTGTCGCACTTTTGTTTATAAAGTTAATGTGGTTGTTTGGTGGTTGTGTATAACCTAAAGTATTATTATCATTTCTAAATAAATCAAATTCAAAATATTGTGGATTGCCATCCCACGGATTATTTGTTGATCCAGTTATTTGTGATATTTTATTGTTAATACTATTTGTATAAAATAAATTATCTTTATATGGTTTGTATGTTGTTGTTCCACTAAATTCATTTTGGAATATAAAAGTGTACTTACAAGTTGGTCTAAAAACCGTTGACGATTGACGTTCTTGATCAAAAACTATTTGTAGATTTAAATCAACATTTCTATCATACTCAACCGATTCTTTATGTGTCTGTTCTAATGGGACGTTTAAAGAAATACTTTGGTTCTGTGATGATTTAAATCTTTCACTACCTAAAACAATTGTTGTTGTGTTGTCTATACCCATTATTCCTCAGTGTTTACATATAATTTAACAAATTTATCAATTGCTGTTTTACCATTATTTAAACCAAAATAAAAATGAAATGGTGCGCCAACAACGTAACTACCAGAATTATTTTGTAATGGTTGAGGATCTCCATTTAGATCAAAATTTGTTAAATATCCTAATTGTGTTGTAGATGTTTGGTAGTACTCGTTATTATTTGTAAAATCTAAATCTTGATACCCTCTCTTATAGAAAGGTCCGGTTGTGTCCCAATTATTATTTTCATTACCAAAAATATTACCAGATTGTGATTCAATTGTCCATTTATAGAATGGTACTTCTTGTGTTTTTGGGTATCCGTAGTAATATTGTAATAGTGGTGAGTAGTTTAAGGTTTCAAGTCCAGGTGTTAAGTTTTTTCTATATGAATTATTAATTTGTGGTACTTCATAAAAAACACCAAAAACCGGTCTTTGATCTGATTGTGTGTCATTTCCAAAAAATATAGAATCCGGATTTGGGTAGTTTTCACTTAAAAATGGTGATATTTTCCATTCAGAATTTATCGAGAACATTTGTGCAAAATCACCATCAATTCTATCTGCTTGTCTAGTGCTATTAAAGAATTGGATTATACCCTTACCTTCAGTATTATCACCAGCAGGGTTTGATATTGGTAATATTGCTTGTCTAAAATTATCGTTTAGTAATCTAGATAAAAATCCAATCTGAATAACATCAGATAGATCTTGGTATGACGTTGATTTTATGTTATCAACGTAATAACTATTAAAATTATTATTATTACAGATTTCAGATATAAATTTTTCTCTAGGACCCATATCAACAATTGTCGTTGGGAATTGAATTTGTTTTGTGTTATAACCAGTACCTGGGTAATCATTAACTAACACTGACGGCCAAGTTGTTGGTATTGTTGGGCTGTTTTTACCTATAAAGTCATTACCATCCCAAGGTGACGATCTATAATAAAACCCATTGTTTATATCATTATAAACAATTACGTCTGAACAATAATTATAGGTTGGGTCATTGGGGTTATTTATTGGGTATGTTGCTGTTTTATTAAATGTAAACATATATAAAACACCATTTACCCAATTATTTTGAAAAGTTTGTGCGAACACACCTCTACACGTCGCAAACGTTATTGTAAACCTAGTTTTCCATTCTAAGAATAGTTTTGCGTCATCACCATATTCAAATAAATATCGTTTATTTAATAAACAAAAACACCCATTTACAACCCTATTGTCTGGAACATCACAATCTCCTTGTGGTAGGACCCCAACGTTTGTTCCAGTTCCACTATAACAGTTTAACGAAACCATATTATCACAATTTAAAGTTTGTGTCAAACCAATAAGTTCGTTGTCAAAACCTTCTCCAGAAGGAAGGTCAGAAGCAACACCTTGTGTTGGGTTTGATGTCTGTCCATCTGTTTTATAATAACAAAAATTATTGTTCTGATGTAAAGCATATCCAGTTCTGTTATTGAACCCGTCTTCAACACAAGAAGATGTTGGTAACCTATCACTTCGCATAACAATATTATTACGATTTGAGAAGTTTACCCCTAGTAATTCCCCAGTATTTGTGTATCTGTAATATGCGGCAGAATACATTGTATATCGTAGTAAATTATTATTACTAAACGGCCAACCAACTTCGGAATCAGTAACATTATTAATATACAAATCACTAGTGCTTATATTTGTATTTATACCAATAAACGAACCACCCCCAATATAATATGGTATATTAGATGGTGGTAATGGTAAAATTCTTGATGGGTTTAATGTCACAGAATATTGTGTTCCAGGTGATGTGAAAAACGAAAGTGGGTTTGCGTTATTAACTGGTTGGTAATTTTGGCCACCAAGTGTGTAAGGTAACATAGTATTATCATCAGTAGAAATATAATAATATGGATTATTAGATGTAAAACCACTATAATCAACAGACGGAGTAAAGGTTAAAGAATTAAAATACAAATTAGTTGTTGTATTATTATCAATAGTATTATGTGTTTTAGGTGCTATTGATCCAGACTGGATAGGCCAGTTTATGTAGTACTGACCTTCAATAACGGTGTTTGGATTTGTTGTTGAATAACCGAATATCTTTGATAAATCGTATTTTATTATTTGTTTCTGTGTATATGGGTCAACACCACGAACAACAACAATTATTTCATATTCTGAACTATAATCAGCAATAGTTTCTATCGCGGTATAATTATTAACTTGTTTTGTTACAACATCACCAAAACTATCTTCAGTTGTTATTGTTGTTGGGGGTGTTGATAATGTATTTCCATTATTATTATAAACAGAATATGATATTTTATGTTTAAGATATGTGCTATGATATAATGTCGTGTTAACATTAATAGATTCGGATATGTTTTCATAATCACCAACAGTCATTCCTGTAATAATTTGGAAGTACTCAATGTCTGGTAAAAATTGTACTTGATTTTCGGTATTACCTGTTTGTACGATTTGTATATTTGCTGTTAACCCCACAGATGGATTTGATGGGTGTGCATATGTTATAGGGTAACTTGTGATTCCAGTTATTGTTGTCCCAGTTACAGAATTTAAACCAAATTGGTTTAATGTTGCACCAGTAATATTTATCTGACCATTAGATTTTTTTGGGTCAACAAAAGAAAATATTTCACCAACCCCTAAATTATTGGTAGTCCCTTTTTTTACTAGTAACACTAATGGTTGATCATTAAATTGTTGTGAACCTAAAGATGGATTAATCGTTGTTGTTATTTGGTTTACTCCGTTGAAGTATTTATCCCTCGTATTAAATTCATTTAACCTTTGTGGGTATGTCTGTTTCGTTGGTTTTGCGAACCAACGTTTATCATTATTAGAACCACTAACTTTTTCTGCACCAAATAAGAAGAACTCTGGTGATTTATACATAGGATTATTAGTTGTTGACAAATCGTCCCACCCAGAAAAAAGTCTTCTAAAGTCAATTGATGATTGTGCAACAACCTCAGCAGTTATTTCTTGATCATAAAAACGATTTAAAAGTGACCTATAGTTATAATCTGTAGAACCCCCAGTACTTGTGTCGTTGAACCAACCTTTACTATTTTGGTCTACGTCAAACCCTGGTCTATTTTCAAAGTTAGGGTGATCAACAACATATGTTTCAGATAAATTTATAGGTGCTAAAAATGAATTTGATTGTGCTATAGTTGTATTATTGTTATTGTTTGCGTCTATTTGACTTTGTATTGACGTTTCATCAAAGTCGTCATCCATTTCTGCGTTACCACATTTACAATCACAACTTGTACATTCGGGGTAAGATAACATTGGTAACCCAATTCTTGGGAAACCTTTAATTCGTAGTGCCGCAACAACAGCAAAGGCTAAAAACGCAAGTGCCATTGCAAGTTTAAATGCTGCCACACCAATGGTATAAACAGTGTATAAAATTAACCTAACAAAATCAAGGGCTAACCCAGCATTCGTTACCGCCGCAATGCCTGTGTTTATTGTTTGTATACCACTTTGTATTGACTCAACCAATGCAACACCAGCAGTATAAGTTAAATATATCCCTAAAAATATTAAAACATATTTTAATATTGGCCACATAAATGAAATTAGATGGGCCACAAATAATAACGTTAGTATCGGAAATGTTAATATTGTTATTAATATATTAAAAACAAAAAATATAAAATCAAAATTTCTTATAGCATCATTAACAGGGAATGTATTTACTGTTGTCTTACAAGTTCTATTATCAATTTCTTTAATTCCAAGGTGTTTTGCCCTACCTAAACCATTTTTGTATCGGTCAAGAAACATCGATGTCGTATATACTTTATTGTAGTGAAACTCATAAAAAGTGTCTTCACAATCAATTGCTGATTGAGTATCGGCATAATCATCCCAATCTAAACTAAACGTATACGATCTCAAGACATCAAAATAACCTTGAGGTAACGATTTAAAGATTATATCTTGTAATTGTGTATCATCAATTGGATTTGAGATTATCTGAACTATGTCACCAGCAATTACTGGTATTACACCAGTGTCACCAAAATATGGTTGACCATTTATGACAACGGAAAAATTAGATGAATTTATAGTATTTTCAAATAACAACCCCCCTGTTTGTGTTATTGTTGTCGTTCCAGTTAATGTACCAACTGGTAACGTAATTATTAAAGGTACCGCTGTAGTTGGGTCAAATGGGTCGTTAGATGATGATGTCCATCCGTGTTCTTTTATATTTGGGACAAGAAAATTTGCTCGTAAAAACTCATTTTGTAATCCTTGTTCATTTTCAAATTTAAACTTGAATCTATATTTTCCTTTTGTTGGTATTCCTTTTGTTATGTCGTTTGATAAAACTTGTTGTCCAAATTCATTTGTAATAATATAATCCAAATTCATTGGTACTTTAGTTAAAAACGATCCGTCACCATCAATTACTTTACCATTTTGTTCAAATTTATACTCTTCTAAAACCGGTAAATTTTGACTATCAGGAAATATTGTTTGTCTAATTGATAATATTTGACCTGGTCCAGATATTAATTCACATAAATTACCAGTATTGTTTTTTGGTTTACAATTTGTTTTTAAAGCATCATCATCCGCTGTTGTTATTATTGATCCCATAAAAATAGCGGTTGGTTCAATTTTGATATTTGCCTCGGCGGTTAAGTCAAAATCAAGACGATTTATACCAAATTGACAAATATCAGCATCACCCCAAAATGGTGCGATTTCAGTAATCGTATTTAAAGTTTTAATTTGTGGTAACTCGTTTAAATTTGTTGAGGTTTTAAATGTGTTTCCGTTAACTTGTGATGGGTTGGCAACACCAGAGTCAATTAAATCTTGTGGTGTTAATGAAAAGCATCCGATATCGGATAAGTCAACATCCATTACAATTGTTTGTGTTCCTGTTGGTACACCAAATATCATATAGTCACCACTTTCATTTGTTTTAACCGTAAATTTATAATATTTATCATACACCTCAATGTACGATTGTTCTAACAAAACCTCATCCCTTGTTGGAAACGTTCCCGTTGCTGCGTGTGTTGTATAAGAGGGGTCTTTTGGTAATAAATTATATCTATAACCATCTTCATTTAAATCAGTTAAATTTTTATATGGGTATAATTCAGAAATCAATGGGTTTAACTCATCCTCATCTGATAACGGTATAAAAACCGATACTTTTGCGTTTGGTACTCCAAACCCACCATTAACCAAAACACGACCAACAATAACACCATAATCCGAACAAACTCTAGTGTATATATCGGATTCGTTTATTTTAAGTGATAATATTTCTAATTGGTCAAAATCTTGTTCTAATTTAACATTAACATACTTGTCTTGACCAATCTCGGTTCTTATTCTATATGACTTGGGCATTAATTCCTTCTTTTTTGATAAATAGTTTATTTCCTATTTTCAAAGAATAATCTTGTTTGTGAAAAAGTAAAAGAAATAAAAAACCCCAACTTGAGATTGGGGTTTTTTTAATTTAAAATTTATTCAAAATCGTTAATATCGTGATCTTCACCAATTCTTTTCAAGGCTTTGAGCAGTTCGTCTGCAGTTTCAACACATTCACCAACACCATACATATCGTCATCATCCATATCTACCGTGTTTTCTAAATCAATATCTACCGTGTTTTCTAAATTATAAGATTTGTTTGCAAATCTTTTAATTCTTTTTAGTAGGTCTAATCTTTCGTGTCGTAAATCTTCAATGTTTTCACTACCTTCTTTAATTACTCTTTTAACAATTCTTGTTAAATCTCTTTCTGTTAATCTAACTGTTTTTTTCATCGTTTTTTTTTATTTATTATTTACAATATAAATATATTGATGTTATGAAAAATTTACACTTTTTAAGTTTATTTCCTATTTTCAAAGAATAATCTTGTTTGTGAAAAAGTAAAAGATTGGTGTTGTTTCACAAAAATGTCTTTTTTGTGGAAATATTACAATAGACGGTGACTCCCCTTAAATTGTAGACCTCATCCAATCCGAGACATATCGAACGATATATTTTCGCGAGGTGTGACTCCCCTTAAATTGTAGACCTCATCCAACCTTAACCCTGTTGATGTTAAGTCAAAAATATAAGGTGTGACTCCCCTTAAATTGTAGACCTCATCCAACCATCTCTTTGTAAGTTTCTGTGTTTCAGAGTAGTTAAGTCCAAAATTGTCTTCTAAAACTGACCAAATTTCATCATAATTGATATGAACATAATCATTTTTTCTATTGTAAACTATAAAATTATGTCCTTTTTTATAACGATATAACGTCCAATCTTCACGTTCTTCACTCTGAACCGATTCCAAATCATTAAATAAATTTAAGAAATCCATCGGTTCTTTGACATCAAAGATTTCAAACGTTTTATCCAAGGATCCAACAACTCTTACCATTGATTCAAAACCAACCTTTTTGATTAAGTCCTTTAATTTTTCTTTTAAAGAAATGTTTTCTTTAATTAACTTGTATTGATTTTCGGTTATAATTATTTTCATATCAATAAATATTATGAAAAATTCACAGTTTTTAAGTTTATTACCCTAACATTAATATCCTTATTCGGAAACCTAACTTGATAAGTCTGTGTTGGTTCCGCAAATATCGTATCATTAATTAATTCAATTTGTTTTGTTGATAAATCGGAATACCTTTGTGATGTCTGATATGAAGAATACTGACCCCCAACCTTATTAAAAAACCTTAAATCCGAAATACTCACAATTCCATTTTCGTTCTGGATAATTCTTCTTAATTCAGATACGTTAACGTTTTGTCCTAATTGTCTATTTGTTGGACTAAAGAATGTTGTTACAATATTAATTAATTTTGATATGATAGCACCTTGGTTTTGTGTCGCGTCTAATACAACATCAACATCAACAGATAGATCAATTGGGTTTGCACTCTCAATTGAGATATAATCATTTATCATTCTATAGTTTGATAAATAATTTGATAAATTACTTTTTAGTGTGTTTGATATTGTATCAGTTAAATTACCATTACTATCATAAGATAACATTTTAACTTTTATCTTATTGTTTTCTTCAGTTATCGCAACTTTTGCTGGTGCACCAAATTGTGATGGCATTGTTTTTATTATTGATTCATAATCATTAATTGTTACCGCTCTGTTTTGTGCCGCAAAATTAAATGAAACCATTTGTCTTACGTCTTCAGTTGTTGGTGCGTTCGCCCCTCCTATTGCTGCTGTCACGTTATTACATCTTAATGTATTAATAACACTTTTATTAATCGTTTCTGATGGTCCATTAACAAAAAACGAAACCGTACCAATCTGTGTAATCACATTTGATCCAAGGTTTGTTGATTGTCCACCACCAATTCTATATTGAATAAATAAAGTAGAGTTTGACTTTAACGCAGCACCTAGTGCTAGATTGTTTGAGTATTTGTTTAAATCAAATGAATTACCAGTTCTTGTAAATTCTCTTAATTGTTCTTCAGCCGAAACATTACCACCACCAAATGTCATTTTTAGATAACCTTCTGGTGTGTATTCACTAATGAATTTAGTGTTAGTTGTGATATATTTACCTACTTTAACACCAGGTTGGTCTGATACCTTTGTTGGGTCCTCAATGAACACTCTATCTTCGGCCAACGCTTTAACTTCATACCATCTGTTATCCAACCCAAGAAATTCTTGTGGTTCAGGTATTGTTGTATATTGTGTACCATCTTTTAATAAAACACTTGTTATTCCCAAAACATTTTTTTCTGGTAAGAATAATTCAAAATAAGGTTTTACATCATTTGGTGTAATAACTCTCTTAAATACCTTTGTTGTCCCATTAACAACAACCTCTCTTTTTGTTATTGTATAATTTAAAATTTTACCGTTTGAATCAAAATTTGGTATTTTAAGTCTATTTGGTGAACCCTCACCATTTAATGGTGATGCAAAATCAATATCATAAACAGTTTCAAATGGTTGTCCAGCACCAGATACTTGCGATCCTCGTCTTAATATACCACAATATCTTAAATCTTCTTTATCACCAAACGCTGGTACCGTAATTGAGAAATCAGTTAACGCAACAGAAGGTCGTTGACCAGGGATTTTTAATCCGTATGTTCTTGCTATGTTATAAATTGATGATTTTTGTTGTGCGTATTGTAATACCGTTTCTTGAATACTTCTATCTATTTGGAATTGTAGATTATCAGTTACCGCCGCGTTCAAATCCATTAAAACAGAAAAAACACCAGCATCATTAAAGTTCTGGATTAAATCTGGATAATACGTTCGTGTAAAATTTATTAATTCCGTTCTAATCGTTTGGAAATCCCTAGCCGTATATGAAATCTTTTTCTCTGCCATAATTATTAAATATTAATAATAACAAAATCTGTACTTTCAAACGCTTGATTTGTTACCCTATAATTTATTTTTATTCTTGCCGTATGTTCTTTTTCACCAATACCTTGTACCGTATATTCTCGTTCACCTTGTGAATTAATAAATGTACCTTTATTTTCTTCACCCTCAGAAGCATCTTTAATTTCAATATTTAAAATCTGAATCCCAGGTATGTATTTTTCAACAGAATCCCTAATTTCAGACTCAACATCAGCAAACGTTGGCCCGTCTAATGGTTCAAAAATATATTCATATAATCTCGTACCAAAGTCTGGTAAAAAATATCTTGTTCCTTTTCTGGATAATAATAAATGCACCAAATCAGTTCTAATTTCTTCATCCGTAGTGTCAGATAAATCTAAATAACGTCCATTAAAAGAATCTCTAAAAGGAAAATTTATCCCATATGTTACACCATTTGCCATATTTAATAAATATAATGGTTGGTTGTTTTATATAAAGAAAAAAGATGTTGTTGTGTTCTGGAACATTCTCAAATATTTATATAAAAGACAAATTGTTAAAAAATGTTAAAATTTACGTTTGTTTTAGTAATATATATATCTTTGATGTATTAATAATTTAAAACCCAAACATTATGAAAACAATTATTTTTATTTTATGTCTGTTATTTACAACTTCTGTTAATTCACAAGTTATTAAAATTGAGGTGTCAGGTGTTATTGACACATATGGTTATGACACCAGTGTTTTTAATCTTATTAATGACGACAGTTTAGTTTATGAATATAGAAAAGTTAATAGTACATATAACATTGATTTAACAAACAAGTCATTCACACACATCAAAAACAACATTGTTTTGAGTGAGGGTGAAATTACCTTTGATGATAAAGATGGTGTTATCTTAGTTAAGTTTTTAATTGACGAATATAACATCTGGATGGTTATTAATACCGATATTGATAACGAACAAGTAACTTGGTTTTCAAACACAGATAATTTTATTGAGTTAACCAAATTCTCAGACTTTATAATTGTAAAAGGTTCTTAAAATGAAAAACCCATCAAAAGATGGGTTTTTTTTATTATGGTTTTGTTGGTGTTGCTACTTTAGCACCAGTGTCGTACATTACAAATTTTGTTCCACCACCGTATACTATTGTTGAACCAGAAGGTACTTGACCTATAGTTATTGAAATACTTTGATCCGAAAAAGGTGTTGTTTTTCCTACTTGGTTTTTCAAGTAAGTTCCAAGGTTTTTTTGATTTCCGATTGAGAAAGAACCTACGATATTTCCTGCAGCATCTTTTTTAGTAACTGGATTCACAAAATACTCACTTGTTATTTGGAGACCTACAATTTTTGTGTAGTTTTCCAAACTAGTTTGTTCTGTCCCTTCACCATTCTTTGCAAAAATTTTAACTTGATAATTTGGGTCAAAAACCATTTGACCTGTTGAGTCTTTTCTAAATGGTACCGAAATTGTTAATGGTACAAGAGTTCTAACACCTTGTTCTTTAATCACACGTCTTACAATTCTTGTAAGATCTGATTCTGTTAATCTAATTATTTTTTTCATTGTTTTTTATTTATAAATATATTATTGTTTATTTTTATGGTTTTGTTGGTGTTGCTGGTGTTGCCGCAATCGGTGTAATCGTTGATGATAATTGTGATCCAGTGCCGGCAATAAATGGTGTTATAGTAAAAAATCCTGTGTCTGTATTTTGTGGGTTCGCTTTAGTTACCCAACTTGAGTATGGTGTCTGATTTTTTGCTACCATACCAAAAGTACCAACAAGTGGTGTTAGTCTTTGTTTTACTAAACCAATGTTTTGTAAGTCTGTAACTGCACCACCTTGTAATGTGAATAAACTTACACCCTTTCTTATTGCGTTAACGCCATCTGTAACGGTGTAATTATTCTCTTGGTCACTTTCATTAAAGTTAGTTTTAATTGGTGTTTTCCAAACCCAGGTTGTATTAGTACCATTAAAGTATAATGATCCAATAATAAATTCAGAAGCAATTGTAGAACCTAAAATTGTTGGGTTTGCTGTGTTTGCGTTTTTAAACACAACAATCGTTTTACCAACCATACCATTAATATCTGTACCCAAATATGTTTTATACGCATTAATTACGTCTTCGTTTCTTGCGTTTTGAGGTAATGACGTACCCATAAGTTGATTTAAACGATCCAATGTTGGATTCGGTTGTTGTGCTGGTTGTGTTCCTGCGGCTACCGGCGCGACTACTGGAGTTGCTGGTTGTTGTGCTGGTTGTGTACCTGTTGGTACTGCTGGAGTTCCTTGTTCACCTAAAAATTCTCTAGCAATTGCACTTTTGTGCATACCAAGTATTCTTGATTTTTCTTCTTCTGTTATTAAGAATTTTTTCATTATTTTTTATTGTGGTTTTGTTGGTGTTGCTGGTTTAACGGATGTTGCTGGTTTAACGGATGTTGCGGATGTTGTGTATAAATCCATCTGATCTTGTGGTACTGCATTTTTAAAATTAGGTTGAGCTGACGCATTAACATAATTTTTTAATAAAAGGTCCTTATTAGGTAAATTTTTAACCATTGATTTAAAATTTGTTAAACCACCTACAAGTCCCATATTTCCACCTGGAGTTCCCGCACCTAGTGATTTTAATGTTTGTGTGTTTGGTAACCAATTTTCAACTTCATTTGCTGTTTCGGCAATCAAAAATGAATCAGCATTTGTTTTTCCTAACTTGAATGTTGTGATAGATTCATTATCATTTGAAACGTCAAAATAAAGACCATTTCTCTTCACAATTCCTCTCATTGTTAAATAAGCAAAATTTCCAGGAATGGTACCGGTTCCTTCTTGCCAAGGTTGTGTTACAATCCAATATGTCGTTTTACCGAGCCAAGCAGTGTTTTTATCTAATTTTCCAGTTTTTTTTATTAAACCCATAAAATAATTATAAGCACCAGACCCATCATTTATTGGCGCACCACCAGAACTATCATATCCCGTATTTTCCTTTAAATACTGTCTTGAGGTTGCCGATTGGTGCATACCAAGTATTCTATTTTTTTCTTCTTCTGTAATAATTAATTTCATAATTTTTTATTTATAAATATATCGTTATAACAAAAAAAAACCACTAATTAGTGGTTTTTTATATTTTATGATGAACATCCAAAACATTCAAAGTCAGAATTTTCGGGTTTTGGTGGTAAATTAATATTTGTATAATTTATTTTTGGTTGTTCCTGTTTTGGTGTTTCTCTTTTTGTAATGTCTACAGCCAAATGTTTCGCCCCAGTTGAGATAGCCTTTGTTCTAACATAATAACACAATGTTTTTAAACCACTTTCCCAAGAATGAAAATGTGATGATGTGATTTTTGATAGTGTTGGGTCTGCCATATAGATATTCATTGATTGTGATTGATCAATAAAAGGCGCTCTATCTGTTGCCATATCAATAAGTTGTTTTTGTGATATCTCCCAGATTGTTTTATATTTTGGTATTAGATGTTCAATTCTTTTTACCTTTTTAATATAATTTTTATCTTCTGGATCAAGGTAATTATTAAAATTGATATTTTGGACTGAACCTTCGTTCATAATAATTTCATTCTTTAAATCCTCACACCATATTCCAATTTTTTCAAAATCATTAATTAAATACTTGTTAACAATCGTAATTTCACCCCCAACAACACGTCTATTAAATATTGCGGAATGTGCTGGTTCTGTCATTTCATATGAACCGGTAATTTTTGCCGACGAGGCTACTGGCATCTGAGCAGTAAATAGTGAGTTACAAATACCGTGTTTAATAACGTTTTCTTTTAATGTTGACCAATCCCAAAATAAACTACCCTCATTTAACCCCCACATATCAAATTGAAACACACCTTGTGACATCGGTGACCCATCAAAATAGTCATATGGTTTATATTTACCCTCAATACATAGTTGATTACTTTCGTAAATCGCACCATAGTATATCGTTTCAAATATTTCTTTATTAAGTCGTTTTGCTTCTTCTGATGTGAAGATATAATCCATTAAGTAAAAAACATCCGCAAGTCCTTGTACACCAATAGCAATTGCTCGTTGTTCTAGACCACCCTTTCTACCCTTTTCTGTTGAGTAGTTGTTTATATCAATTACTTTATTTAACGATCTCACAACCTTTCTAACCTCTTGGAATAATAACTCGTGATTAAATTTACCCCCTTGTATAAAATTCTTTATAACTATTGATGATAGACTGCAAATCGCGGTGGTTGCCTCATCCGTCGTTTGGAAAATTTCGGAGCAGAGGTTGGATTGTTTAAGAACCCCAATGTTTTGATGGTTGGTTTTTTTATTAGCACTATCCTTAGCACATAAATAAGGAACACCAGTTTCAACTTGTGATTCAATGATTTTTGACCATATATCTTGTGCCTTAACTTTTTTACCTAAACCTAAACTAACCGCCTTATTATAGTTTGTTTCATATTCATCACCATAAGTATCTTGTAGTGGTTTTAACCCAGATTTAATAATATCACTTGGACAAAATAAATACCAGTCACCATTGTTCTTAACCGCTTCCATAAAATTATCTGGTATCCAAAGCGCTGTGAATAGATCACGGGCTCTTAGTTCTTCAGCTCCTGTGTTTTTCTTGATTTCCAATAAATCAATAATGTCCTTATGCCAAGGTTCTAAATAAATTGCCGCGGATCCTGGTCTACGACCTTGTTGGTTAAAAAATCTTAATGATTCATTAACAATTTTAAGGTATTTCAATAAACCACCAGCATAACCACCAGATGTTGATATTCTACTTTCTTTACTTCGGATATTAGACATTGCTAATCCAATCCCCGCGGCATCAGATGAAAACGTTGAGATATCTGTCAATGTATCCAAAAGACCTTGTCTTGAATCCGCATTATTATAATGTAATACACACGATGCTAATTGAGGAACTTTTGTTCCAGAATTAATCATAATTGGTGTTGCTTTGGAAATTAATTGTTTTGACAATGATTTATAATAATCAACAGCCTCTTCAAAAGTATTGGTTGTCCACAATGCAACACGCATATACATATGTTGAGGTCTTTCAATCGTTTTACCGTTTGATTTTTTTAATAAATACATTTCTTGTAACGATCTCCAAGCAAAATAATCAAAGTTATAATCGTTTTCGTGTTCAATTATTGCGTCAATATTTTCTTCACCATACTCTTTAATTGTTTCAATTAGTATATCGTTAATAATACCTTCTTCATAAAGTTCAAACATTGTTTGTGTAAAACTAGGGTTTGTTTCTTTGTGATATGATGATATTGCAACCGTTGCCGCTAACCTTGAGTAGTCGTGGTGACTACCTGTATACGCCGCAGCAATCTCATATACCAACTTGTCCAACTCCTTTGTTGTTACTTCACCTTCTGTTGGTACAGATGTAATTACTTTAATAAAGATTTCATCAGAGTTAACATTTAACCCTTTAGCGGATTTTTTAATTCTGTTGTATATTTTTTGGGGATTAAATGATACGATCTCCCCATCTCGTTTAATTATTTTTAGTGACATAAATTATATTTTAAAAATCCTCCGTGAATGTTATTGTTTCATTTAATTTGGCTTTTTGATATTCCATTGTTCTTGATTCAAAGAAATTACCTTTTGTTTCAAGAGCAATTTGTTCCATAAATTTAAACGGTTGTTCAACATTGAAGTGTTTACTACAACCAAATTTAAGTAGTAATCCGTCAACAACAAACTCAAGGTATTGTTTCATTAAGTTTGAGTTCATCCCAATTAACGATACCGATAATGATTCTGTTATAAATTCTTTTTCAATCTCAAGTGCCGATAATAGTATTTCTTTAATTCGGTCTTCTGATGGTTTATTTTCTAAGTGATTATTCAACAAATGGATAGCAAAATCACAATGTAGATTTTCATCTTTAAAAATCAATGTGTTAGCATTACATAACCCCTGCATAATACCCCTAGATTTTAACCAGAAGATAGAACAGAACGAACCTGAGAAGAATATACCTTCAACTGCAGCAAACGCAACTAAACGTTCCGCGAACGACGCGTTTTCAATCCATTCTAAAGCCCATTTTGCCTTTTTTTGTACCGCTGGTAATCTATCAATTGCATTAAAACATTCATCCTTTTCTTTTTGATCTGTAATGTACGTATCAATTAACAATGAATACATTAATGAATGAATGTTTTCCATTGCCAACTGAAATCCATAAAAGAATTTTGCTTCAGGGTATTGTACCTCTCTATAAAAGTTTTCCGCTAAATTCTCATTAACAATCCCATCAGACGCTGCAAAAAATGATAACACATTTTTAATGAAATATTTTTCATTTTCAGTTAAGCCTTCCCAGTCTCTAATGTCATTTGTCAAATCAACTTCTTCTGCCGTCCAGAAAGCCGCTTGATGTTGTTTATAATAATCCCAAATGTCATTATGTTCAATTGGGAAAATCACAAATCGGTTGGGGTTATTTACTAATATTTTTTCCATATTCTTTATTTTAATTATTTTTATTATTTACCTTCTCTTTCTTTTCTTCTTTCCAACAATTCCTTAACTCTTTGTCGTTGGCGTTCTTCTTTTTGTTCTTCAATACCAAGGAATGTTGTTGTTGATTCTGTATCAATTTCAATCATACTATTATCAAATTTACAATTTTCAAATACAACACCATCATCTCCGATTCTGGATTTGGTAATTGCGATTGTTGCTAACTTCATCTCTTTTTGTTGTAACGATTTCGCTATAGATATAATAACGTGACCTACTTGTGCTTTCTTAATTGAACCACCCATTTGGTCTGTTGTAACAACTTGTGATGAAATACTTGATCGATTTCCTTGGGTTGCTGTCCACCCCACAAGATTTAATTCGTGACACATAGCCTCAAAACCTCTCATTACGGACCCTTCACTTTTCCATTCGTCACCTAAGTTTTTATCTGGTAAAACACAGTCAATATAATCTAATACAACCATATCCACTTTAATACCGTCACCAATCATTTTACGAATCTCGTTTTTTATTTGTGACATTGTTTTAGTGTCAGATGGTAATTTTTTTAAATCTAATGTGTTTGACATTGTTTTTTCAATATCCCTAACTTTAGTCATTACCTCATCTTTTTTTTCTGATAATTCATCAGGATGAATCTTAGTCCAAAGTGTGAAATGTTTTCTCTGGATTACTTTAGGGTTGTCTTCAAAGAATATTTGTAAGACATTAAATCCAAGGTTATACGCATGATTAGCAATCTTTGTTAAGATTGTTGATTTACCCACACCTGTTGGTGCCAAGATAACCCCCAATTCACCTTTTGCTAAACCACCTTTTAATAGTCTATCAATACCAGGTATTCCCATTGGTATTGGGTGTCTATAATCTTCATCTAACACTTGATCTAGATTTGAAAAAACGTCCATTGTTGTTGTATCTTTTGACCCAACCATCAACGCTTCTCTAACCATTTCCTCTAGGGTATCATAGTTTTCAAACTCACCACCATCAATAATCTTTTGTGCTTGTTTCATAACACGTTGTAACTCTTGTTGTTTACAAAATTTCAACGCTTTTTCTTGTACAAAATCGGCACCCTCAATTGGCGCGTTCTTAATTTTCTTAATTGTGTCAAGAACAACTTTAATCGCCGTTTCTTGTTGTAATTCAGACTTAGCCACCTGTTCTAGTGTGTCAAATGATGGTGTGTGATCATATTTTTTATGATACTCTTTAATCATTTGTATAATGATTTTAAAGTATTTGTTTTCAAAATAGTTGTTTTCAATCACCTCCACAATTGAATGTGAAAACTCCTTATCTAATACGATTTGGTTAAGTAACTGGATTTGGAAATTGTTTCCAAGATATTCAAAGTTTTTGTTTGTCGCCATAGTTTTTCTTTCTGTTAGTAATGATAAATACTACTAATATTAGATAAATTGTGGATAGATATAATTAAAATTTTTACCTGAAAAAATGTCAGTTAACTCAGTAAGTATTGTTTTTAGCCTTGGGCGTAGGTCTACGGTATATCTTACCTTTGGTGGGTATACTTTAGCATCAAAAACTCTATGACAAATTGTCATATTATCCACCTTAATAAATAAATTAAAATTTTCATCACCCTCTGTTATTGACGTATTTAACACGTCAGGATTTTCCCCAATCTCATATTTGTTTTCCAACATATATACGACAGTTCGCATTTTTAAATTATTTTGCAAATCATTACAAAACATTCTAATATAATCATAAAACTCTTCTGATTTGTGGGCAGTTTTATTATAACCCTTAACATTAAAAAATCGTTGTACGACAATGTTATCGTTACACGTTAACAAAAATTCTATTTTTGTTGCATCTTGCTCTCTCATTTTTTACTTTTTTGTTCTGTTTCTAAAATTTGTTTTTTCTTTTCTTGATAACTTTAAAAATGGTTTTAAAAACCCAACCCAAGCGTCATCACCTTTGGGTAAATACTTGAAGAATCCGTCGTCCATCATCATCCTAATTAAGTTTCTATGTCCTCTACCATCTGGATCCAACGTTTCGGAATAATACAACTTAACCAATTCTTTCCCCTCCTCTGAAATTAATGGGTTATCCAAATCCACCAATTTCTCATTTACAACAAAGAACTCATTTCCAAATATACCATCCTTAGTTCTTCCACTTAAAAGGTTTTGTAAAGTGGAATTCTTTTTTTCCTTTAATAATTCTTCGGCCTTTATTAAAATATCGGTATAATTTACTTCTGTGTCAAGTATCTCAGGAAAAAATTTAAGAAATGTTTTTTCACCTAAATAAAAAATACCATCAATATTATCTGAACTATCACCAGTTAATATCTTATAGGTCTTAACGTTATAGTGGGGAATTTCGGCCTCATATATTTTAATCTTATCACCATTATTATAATATCTTTTTTGTTGTGGTGAATAAATTCTCACCTTATCAGATATTAATTGTGTCAAATCTCTATCAGATGAAAATATTGTCTTTTCTTCATCCTGGGATATCTGACAATAATAAGCGATTAAATCATCCGCTTCAGAATTTTCAACCTCTAACTGCCTAACAAACATTTCCTCAAGGTATTCTTTTACCCTGTTTTTCTGACGTGTAAAGGAATGTTCAATGTCTTGATCACCTTCACCCTTTTGTTTCCGATTAAGTTTGTATTTGGGGTAAAACGAACGTCTCTCTGAGGATCCAGTTTCACTGTCCCAACAAACAACAATCTTGTTATAATTGTTATCTTCTAAGAACTTTCTTAACGTATTAATAAAATGCCAAATACCACCAACGTGTTCACCATTATTAAAAAAGTCTTTAACACCATGTATTCCGATCTTCAGTAGGTTATTACCATCAACCAATAAGGTCTTAGACATTTGTTGTTTCATTAAGGGGATTTGACACCGTAGAACCTACAATGTAATCCGCAAAAAACTCACTAAATATCGCTTCCATAACTGGAACACAAATAGAATTACCGGCCAATGAAATGTGAGCCCTAGTTGATAACGATGTTGTTAACATAACGTCAATATCAGAATCTTTAACACCCATAAATCTATAACCCTCTCTAGCAGTAAGTGTTCGTACCCTATCATCTGGTGTCATAATTTGTGGTGACCCACTGGTTGTTAAACAAGGTGAACAAGCATCCAACGAATAAATACGTCTCATTTGATCATAGTTAATATCATCTCTCCTTGCAACCAATTTACAAACAGTATTTTGTTTTGCTTCGTGTAAGGTGAACGGACAATCAACAAACAAAGACTCATCAATATTACTATCAATAAATGACAACATTGGTACTCTCGGTTTTTTATAACGATCAACATTCATCATCTTTTCTTTAACCTCATTTGGATTACCGTGTAATACTGAAATCATAAAAACCCTCTCTCTATTCTGGGGGCAACCGAAATCAGCACCATTTAATAATCTCCAGTAAGATGAATACCCAAGTCCTCGTAAGAAATAAATGTGTTTTTTAAACGCTTCATAGTGGTTCTTTGAAACTAGGTTCTTAACGTTTTCCATTAATAAAACCTTTGGTCTATTAACAGACAAAAGTCTTTCAACCTCATACAATAACCCACTTCTTGTACCTTCTTTAATTCCTTCTTGTTTACCGGAAATAGAAATTGACTGACAAGGAAAAGAGTATGTTAATAGATCAGAATTGGGAAAAGTGTTCTCATTTACTTGTCTAATATCACCCAAGTTACCATTTTGTGTTGTGTGTAGTGCGTCATAACATTCGTTGGCCGCCTTAAAGTTATCACAGTTTGCAATAACATCATAATCCACACCAATATACTTTAATGCCAATTCTTGTGTTCCGTATCCGGAAAATAGTGAAATTACTTTTAATTTATCGTTCATTTGTTTTTTTTTATAAAATATTGTTACTTTTTTTGAGATTGTCAATAGCCCAAAGTGGTTGTAGGTTAGTATAATGACATAACTGATATAATTCTTCCTCAGTTTTAGCAGATGATAATGGTATAATATGATCAATATGCCACTCAAATCTGTTTTCCCACCCCATTCCGTCAACAAATTGTTTTTCTAAATGTTCTTTTAATTCCTGGGGTGTACAACCTACAATTTCAAAAGTTGTGTTTTTTTTGGTTATGTTTTTTGTTTTTAGATATTTTCTTAACCGAGATCTGACGCTGTTCACGAGTTTGAATAAAATATCCGTTTTTAATTTTTCTCTACGAAGTTCGTTTCTTTTTTGTTTATAATTTTCATTATAAATTTTCTTTTTTTGTTTTATAATCTCTTTGTTTTTTTCACGATACTTCCTTCCTGTCTCTTTAAGTTTTTCTGGTGTTTCTAAACGATATTTTTCAAAATATTCAGATTTTTTATCTTTATTATTTTGATACCAATTTTTAGAACACTGATTTACAATATCCCTATTATTCTCACGCCATTTATTATTTTTTTCATTAAGGCAAATTTTACACCACCCATTATAACCATCTTTACTTGATTTTGATTTATAAAATTCTATTAGTTCTTTTTCAATTTTACACTTGTTACAAATCTTTGTTTCCATTTTTAATATAATCTTTCAATAGTTTATTAACTAGGGAAGAAAGATTGATATGTTTGTTTCTAATATAATCAAGAACCTCTGGTTCCATTGCAACCGAAATACTTTTCTTTTTTTTATCTGTATCAACTTTAACTCTTCCCATATATTAATAAATATCTAGTTTTTTTTTAAAAATGTTATTTTAAACATTTTTTTTAATCTTCAAAATCAGGTTCTTTTGATTCTTCCAATGAAAAATCATTACCACCCATTTTAGTTGCCCAATAATCTGAAAATTCTTTTTTGTATTTATCTAACGATTCTTTTGTGTCTGAGATATAACCATTATGAACGGCAATAATTTTTGAATCTTTATAACCTAATCCGTTAACGTGATTTTTAAGTATTGATATTTTGGTTCGTATTGCGAATGAAATTTTTCTACCATTTTTTGTTGCGTCAATATGGTTAATACCTGATTTTTTTTGATTTCCAAAAAGAAATATTAAACTACTAGCTAACCAAATTGCCTCACCACCTTTACTTTTGATTTCAGGCTGGCCGAACGGGTTGTCCGGAAGAAGAACCCAAGGCTGATTAACCACGATCAATGTATTATAATATGGGTAATCTTCTTTTTTTGATTTTGAAATTCTTGAGTGTAGTCCCATCCCAACTTTATCTGCTAATACTTTTGCTGTATGCATGCCTCCACCCTTTCCTTCGTATGTCATTTGACATGGGATGGATCCGATTGAGTCAAAACAAAATACAATACTATATGGTATATCCCCCTTTTCTTGAGCATCTAAAATTTCATTCATAAAGTCGGTTGCTTGTTCTAGATAGTCAAAAGAATCATTAAATATAAACATTCCCTCCCATTCACCTTCTTCATTCTTTGTCGCTTGTAGTCCTAACTCTACGGCGTGGTCCCAATTCCATTTTTTTTCACTGATAATAAACACAGGTAAATGTCCTTTTTTTTGCGCATCCGCAGCAGCCAAAATCATTGCTGTGGTTTTTGACGCGTTGCTGTGACCCAAGAGCATCGATATACCCCCCATTACAGGACCTGGTAATCCGCACGCTTCCATAAATGCTTCTCCACAATTATAGAACGCTTCTGGTTTATATTTTGTTTTGCTAGAGAATTTTGATTTAATATCCTCAAATTTAAATTCTTTTTTCCTTAATGCCATAATGTTTTTATTTAAAGATAATAAAATATGGGTACATTGTCAAGCAATATACCCATATAATTTTTTTAAAATTTTAATTAGAATGGTAATTCTTCATCAACTTCTTCGTTGACTTGTGGATCTACATATGTTGGTTCTGTTGTTGTTTTAGAACCACCCATTGTGATTTCGCCTTCTGACGTATCTGAATACACATATTTACCAGCGTCTGTATCCCATCTTGGTGTTTCACCTCTGGCGATTGACTCCAAGTATTCTGTTGGTTTTTTAGAGTAAACATCTTCCCAAGTTAATTCATCATTAACCCATTCGGACATTGTATCTGCCTCATCGTGTACTGGTGATGGATCATCATACATTACCGTTTGTATTACGGTATAAAAAGCCCCTTTTGGTGTTTTTGCTTTTGTTAATTCAAGGATAAGGTCTCTACCTTTTTCCGCATCAGCAACATCACCTTTAGCCTTATAGATTGGAATAATTTTATCAAAAATTCCTTCTTGTTTGTAATTGTGTTTAAATCTCCAAAACTTAACTCCGTCTTGTTCGTTGTCGCGGTCAATAACTTTAACAATATAAAACTTACGAGGTTTGTATTGTTTTGCCAATTCTTTGTCGGATTCTTTTCCAGTTGACATTAACTCTTCGTAAACCTCACTTAATGGAGATCTTTCGTTATCGTTTTTTGCTGGGTCGTAAAATTTTTGCCATTTACCATCAACTTGGATTTCGTGAAACCACACTTCTTTAAATGGTGATGAACCGTCAGGTGTTGGTAGGATACGAATCCTTTTTTGTCCTTGTTTTTCGTTATCTTTAAGTATTGCAGCAAAATACTTTTTCATTCTGTCTTCTTGTGAAAATTTTGAGGTGGAAGAAGAACCACCTTGTTTTGCGTTTTCGTACTGTGCCAAAACTGCATCTAAAACATTGTTTGTCGCCATATGTGTATATAATTTAAAAGTTTACAATAGAAAATATAAGATAAATAATTGTCGTAGTCAATATGTTTAAAAAAAAATAAGGTCGTTTTTTTTTCCGACCTTATTTGTTACATCATTTCAGTGTCTTCCTCATTGTCTTCGTAATCGGTGAATGAGTCTTTAATTTGGTTTCCAGAATATTGTTCAACATCATCTGTTGTTAATACATATTCTTTTCCAGTTTTTTCAAAGTCTTCTTGTTTGTCTGTGAAAAAATCTGATAGTTTTTGATTAAATGGTCCAGAATCCAAACTTCTTAATTCAAGTTTTTCTTGTGGTGTTTTAGGTCTCATTTTCTCAATGTTTGTTTCTAAGTTATCTATCTTTGAAACTAATTGATCCATTGCCGATAATTTTTCTTCAAGACCTTTTATTTGTGCAAATAAATTATCAAAATATTCGTCTTGTTTCTCACCAATACTTTTTTGTGAATCAACAAGATCAGTTATTTCTAATTCTTCATTTTCATCATCACCAATAACTTCAACGTCTTTGTCTGCTTCAACATCAATTGGTGTTGGTGCTGCTGGTGGTGCGTTCGGATCGGCTGGTGGTGCGGCATTTGGGTCAGCAGGTGGCATCGCGTTAGGGTCGGCCGGTGGCATCATATTCGGGTCAGCAGGCGGCATTGCGTTAGGATCCGCAGGTGGTATCATATTCGGATCTTCTTGTTCTAAAATATAATTATTTATATTATTAAACCTTGCAATTTCTTCTAATATTTTTTTATCAATAGACATATTAATCGTTTAAAAGTTGTTTTATTCCAGTTTTAGTTTCAACCTGGATTTTTTTATTTGTTTTCATTGTGTTGTCAACTCTTTCAATTAACCCATCTTTTTCTCTAACAACATAACATTCACCGTTTGTTAAATCACAAACTTGTTTTGTTCCATTACCAAGATCTTTCTCTGACGTTTTAGCGTTTTTACCTAAAAAATTGTCTAATATTAAATTTGTACTCATAGTTATTTGTTTTTATTATAAATATACCAGTAATCAATAAAATTAATTCTGTGACGCAAAAAGATTATCACCAACAAAAACTCTATCAACCATTTTTTTCCTATCTTCTTCTATTAATTTATCATAAACACTAGAATCTCTGTTGACCGGCCAAGAGGTGATGTATAATTTAACAATGTTTTCTGGGGTTTTATTAGATGTGTATGCCGATAAAAGATTGTTAGCCCTAGCAACCGCAAACTCCATAAATTTATCCAAACTCGTAAATCTAACCATTGGCGTATTTTTAATATTGCCTCTATTAACACAAAAATATTTTTTATCAACGTAATTAACAAATGCTGGACCATAAGTTTCATCTAATGATATTGATGATAAGTTGTTTTCATAACCCTTAAAAGAATTGCCACTACCCGAATCTAAATAAATTAAATTAAATAATAATTGTCTAATATCAAAATCTCTTTGTGTGTTTGCCTCATATCCAAAAGATCTAACTTTAGTTATTATTAATTGGTTTAAAACTTGCGCACTTATTGTTTTTAACTCTGGTGCGTCAATCGTTGTGTAATTTTGGTAAATAGGTTTTAAATTATTACCACAGTCTTGGTTTGTTGTTAAAACATCTTTTTCTAATGCGGTTGAAACAACGTTATTTATTTGTGTTATAACATTTGTTGTTGATTTTCTATCTTCGGCTTCTTTTTTCTGTAATTGTTCTTTTAATTTACTAATTAAATTTATATTAATCGATTGGATAAAATTATCAACCTTTGGTAGATCATAAAATGGTTGTCTAGTTCCTGTAACACTAGTTTTAAATTCACCCTCACTAATACTATGTGAAATCTTTTGTATCATATATGGACCACTAAACATTGGTACGTTTCTTAGATTAAAGTACATCATAGGTTGCATCAGTGCGTTACCCATCATATCTATAGTACATTCATAACTTCTGTTTTTATAGATATTATATAGTGATGGGTTTTGAACACCAGTACTTCTATTTCTTGTGGTGTTTGCCATTTGATTAATCATTTGTAATGATTCCGCGGTTGGTTTACCAACACTTTGTTGTAAATTAAATTGTGTAAATATCTGTTGGTTTTGATTACTAAAATCAACATTAAAACCACAAACTTTATTTGATTTATCCCAGTCTGTTTTATTTAATTGATTTTCCAATAATGGATTATCACTTGCTCTTCGTAAATCAAAAGCATCATCCCTAAATTTACAATCAGCATTATCATTCATCGCTAAATGATTGCTAGGTACATTTCTATAATAACACAAATATTTTGGTGAAGTGTTTCTATAATCAACATTTAAAAACGTACCCCAAATTGAGTTGGCAAACTCTGTTGATCCTTCTGGACTTGGTGTTGCGTTTTTAACCGCGTCTTGTGCGTTGTAGAAATTACTATAGGCCGGTAATGGAAACATGCTGAAATAGGGTTGAATAATGGATTTAATGATGTTTTCCATACTACTTTTTGGTTGACCACCCTCAATCATATCTTTAACCATAAAAATATCAACCAACACTTTTTGACCAACGTCTCTACATGCTCTGTCAAATAATAAAATATCCTCAAATAATGTTTTTGTTTTAAAATCACTACCTGAAATCCAAGTGTCGTTTAGTGACTTAAATGAATCCCAAAGTTCATCTCTACTCTGGTCACCTGTTAATGGTGCCTTCGCACTCAAATCTTCTCTATTTATTGTAATATCTGGTAACTCATTTCTAATACCCGTCATTAAATCATCAATAACATTTTTTAAATATAATTCACAATTGTCCAAATATAGATTCATCGCACCATAAAATTTTGATGCGTCAATAGTTGGGTCTTGTAGTTTTTGTGTTGCATACAGTTTTATAATTGGTGCAAACGCTTTTACGTTTTTTTGTGTAAACTCAACATTTAAATCAACAAAGAAATCTGTGATATAGGATCCGTTGTCTGTATATTTTAATTTTGGTATTTCCGAAAACCCAACATAATATTCTAAATCTTTCCACGTTTGGGGATTAATTTGTTTTGATTGTGCTAATGATATTGTTCCGTTTGTTGTTGGTAATACATCTCCAATCCCTTGACTGTAACCATTAAATGTTATTGGATCTTGAATAAATTTAGTTGAGAATGTATAAAACAATTTTTTATCAAACATTGTTGGATTACCTAATTTTAAAACACAATCATATGTCATTAATTTATTAAAATATGAACCAAAGGTTGCGTTTTGTTTTGTAATAACCTCATCTATCAAACCTTCAGTTTCAAGTGATGTTGGTTTTTCAATTTTTAAAATTAAACGCATTAGATATTGGAAATTTTTAATTGCGATATCGGTTTCAGTTTCCTCGTCTTCTTGACCAGGAATTAATGTTTTATAATCATAAATTGACTTACTAAAATTTAAAAATTCCTCTTCCAGATAATCCAAAACCTCAGTTTCAAATGTTGTAAATATTTCTGAGATTTTTGAGTATTTTGTTACATCCCCATTAATGGAGAAGTTTTCTTGTATTGTTTTATCGTTAAAAATTTGTTTTAAATATGAATCGGGTGTTGGTATTGTTAATTTATTATTATCAAAATACCCGTAGTTTGGTGCACCCCAAAACAACCTCGTTGATCCATTAAACATTGCTGTATTACCAGTAAGTTCTATCTTTAGTTTATTGTTTTTAAAACATTCATTATTTATCTGGTTTTTTGTTGTGCCGAATGAAGGTATAACATAATATTCTTCTTTATTTTTTACTTTTGATAATACAGACCAAGGTGTTAAATTTAATAATCTTGATGGATTATTTGGGTCAAAACCTAGTGGTTTTAATATCTTTGAGTTAGTGTTTGTCGTTAATACAATTTGTTTGTCGTTAATTAGTGTTTGAATATCTGTTTGACTATATCCAATTGATGATACATTAGTTACAAAAAAATCAGTTGGATTTGAGACAAAGAATACCTCACCACTTAAATTTTGATTGTTGTTAATCGTATATACCAAATTTGGGTTTGATGTTTCTACTATTTGACCAGTAATTTTTGTTCCAGGTATTATATTTGGTCCTGCGATAATATCACCAATGTTTAATGTACCACCAGTTATATCGGTGATTTCCATTGTTGAATCTAAAACACTACAAGTACCATTAATTGTTGTTGTTGTGTTTTGTGATGGTGATACGGTATAAATACCAACACCACCAGTTGTACCACTTAATTGTCCTGTTATTGTCGTACCAATATCAACGTTTGGTCCTGAAATTATTTGACCAACTGTTAAATTATTATCACTTAATGTTGATACAACCATTGTGTTATCAAACACACTACAAGTACCATTTATTTGTGTTGCACCACTAAACAACTTTAAACCCTGTAAAAACACATTCATATCGTCAATTAACTTGGGGTAAAACCCAGTATTAATGTATGTCGTGTATGTTCCAGTACCTAAATTATTTGTTAATGTTATATCTCTGGTTGTGTTATTAATATTGAGTGAATATGTTTTTGTTGATGCAGAATTTACTGGATCAAAATTACCTAAATAGTTAAAGTCTTTCCAAGCGTTATTTAAGATATCTTTACCTTCTCTATTCCAAACTTTATATCTATGCCAAATTGATCCGTATTTTAATATCCAAACATATGGTAACTTGTGAACACCGCCAAATTTTTTCAATGTTGACACAATATAATCAAGATCATTTACAGAATCTTTTGTTTTAAATTTTTCTTTTAATGTTGCAACTGGTAAACTGTTTATAAATAAAAACGCTGCCGCTTTATATGGACTGGTTTCTTTCACGTTAAACCTAAAATTAAATACACCATCTTGTATCGCGTTGATAAAATATGGTGTGTTTAACATTGATGTTGTTTGGTTTTGAGTTAAATAACCATTATACCCACTATAATAAACGTTTCCTTCGGTAATAAATTGTTCTTCAATTTTTCTATTTTCATAAAATTCTTTTAAATTCGTGTTGAGTGTCTGATTAAAAATTTCGGAAGTGTAGTTAAAATTTGTTATCGGTCGTTTAGTATCTTCGTTATCCGTATCACTAAAATTTGTTATGTTTTTATGTGTTGTACTATATACTAACGTTTTATTCGTATTAAAAATATCATTGACACCATTTGTTGATTTACCATTTGCCAAATAGTTTTTACACCAATCTAAATTCGTAATTGGATACATATCAGTAAAATCATATTGATTACTATACGTTTTCACATTTATATAATCCTCAATTTTCGCTTGTTGTGTTGCCGACACATTTGGTTGTGATGTTGGATTTGTTAATATATTTTTATTAAACAATTGGTATGGTACATCAGTATTATTTTTAATATACGGTGTAACAAACTCACCTCTAATAAATTTTTGCCAACTTTCACCTTCACCCTGATTTGATATATGTCGTAAAAAAGTTAAAAAATTATCACCTTCAATTAAATATTGTTTTAGTTTTTTAATTAAAAATGGACTATCAACACCCAAACTTTTTAATGCGTTAATTTTTTCGTTTTCAGATTCAACCAAATAAACACTAGATTGGTATCCATCAATACGACTTAGTTTTGAAAAAAAAGTGTTAACCATAATCCTCTCGTAAATTTCATAATAAAATTTAACCTCTTCTTTATTTTGGAAAACCTCGTTTGATATCGGGAAGTCTAACGCATTTAAACTTAATCTATTCGGTTGTTGTTCACTATTATTTGTATCACCTAAATCTGGTTGTGTTTCCTCCCTTTCAATAAAACCTTTAATAAATTCTTCAACAAACTCAACTTCTGGCCATAACTCTGGAATATACGCCTTTGTTATTGCTGATATTTTAGGATCACCAGGGTATTTACATTCAAATTTCTCACCCTCACCTGTTTGATTTTCAATAATTATTTGTGGCCAAGGGTATATAGGTTCTCCTTGTTCTTGTGAGTTCTTAACATCAACACTTTGTGCTGTTGATGAGGTAAAAACTGACGCTTTACGATATGGATTATCTCTAACGTCCCAAGCCGAGTGGTGAACATCATCCATTAACCTTAAAAACGCTTCACCTTGTGCAAAGAAAACCGCTAATATGTTTCTTATTGTTGGTTTAAACCCAATACCACTATCTTTTCTTGCTAATTGATCTGATAAATTGTCACCAATTTGTTTTTCAATTTCAGTTCTTAAAGATTTTAAATCTTTTGCCGCTTGATTACAAATATCATTAAAATTTGATTTACCATCAAAAATATAATAATTTTTATTAGCGTTAATATCACGAGTTTTTGTTGCGATGTATTCAACTAATGCCAAATCAGATATCGTTGTCTTTTTAAAAGTTTCTTGGGCTGATTTATTAAAATCAACATCGTTGGTTGTTATTGTTTTAATAACATTATCTACACTAACATTAAGTGGTACTTGTGCTCTAGTTTCTTTACCACCAACAATATATTTTCCGTTTGTCCCACAAACACTATTATTATCTAACTTTTGTTTAAATTCTATTATAATCCCACCTAGTTCTGTGAGTGCTGTTATTTTTTTTTGTGGTGTGTTAAATTCTTTCCTAAAACCATATACTTTAGTTCCATCCAGTAAAACTAATGGTTCTTTTTCGTCCAAATATGTTGCAAACCACGATTTCCCGTTAAAGAAAACTCTATTTTGTAGTTCAGTCAATATTGTTGCATAATTGTCTAACTCAGTTAATGGTCCTAAGTTTTCTTTTGTAAATTTTTCTAATATATTCGTAATAAATTTATCTAATTTACTTTTCAATTGAAATAAATTGTATTCTGGGAAATCATCGTCAATTAAACCTTTTGATTTATATTCTGAATATAATTCTTTCATTTTCTGATACCCCCTAGATACAACAATTGGTTTTACGTTTTCACCCCCAGTTTGTTGATTACCTTGTGATACTTGATTTGTACTTACAAACGAATTATACATATGTGGAACGGCTAACATATGTCCCCAATTTACATAGGACATAATACCATATTTATAACCAAATAATTTTAATGTAACTTTAAAATTACCTGTTGTTCCGTCAAAAACAGAATTAAATGTTTGTAACATTAATGGCATTCTAACCGCCTTACCGTAATAACCCTTTAGTGTTAAATAAAAAATTGGGTAGGGTAATTGGTAGAACGCAGCGTATGGTGAACTATTTCCACCCTCAAATAAAGCACGACCTTTAACGTCCTCTAATGTTATTGTAATTTGGGGGTAAAAACTACTGTCAATTGATACATCAATTGTTTTAATACCCAATAATCCATTGTCAACAGCACCTGGAGTTCCATTTGAATATGTTGATTGTGTTATATAATAATCGTCCGATTTTTGGGGGTTTTTCACCGCGTTTAATTTTGGTTGGTTAACACCAACACCTTTAATCGTTCCTTTACCTGTTATTTCATCAGACCAGTTATTGTCCAAAAATGTTTTAAACCCTGGATTTAGGAAATTTATTTTACCAACAGATATTGTTCGTACATTATCGTTTAATGCCGCACCAATCGCCAGTTTGGTTCTTGGTACAACACTACATTCAAGGTTGGCATACATTACCAAATTTTCTTGTTTGACTAACCTATCTTTTACTTTACCGTCATTATCAATAACTTTGTTTGGGTCAATAAGCGATACGTTGTCATAATCAAATTCTACTAATATATTTTCTCCGTTATCTACCATAATAGAAGAAGTGGTTGTTTAATTCGTTATTGTAATCTTGTAATGAAGTTAGTAAAGGAAATGGAATTGTCAAGATAGCACCGTCTGGTATGCTCCATTCAGACCCAGAATATTGGGGGTTTGCTTGTTGGATTAACCACCCAAAGAATGGTGTTCCATAAAATTGAAATGAGATCTTATCTAGTCTAGATAGTCCGGCACGGTATATAAACGTTTTATCCGTCGCTTTTGATGGTAGGTTAATGTACGGAACAACTTGTTGTACACCATTTGATAAAAATTGATTATATCGGTTAAAATATTGTAAATTCATAATTAATTAAATTTTATTTTACCATCAAACGTATTTGTTTTCGTGTTAATGTTATTTGTTGAATAAATGTTATTAATTCTTGTTTTTTGATCTTGTGTTCCCTCAGTTGTAAATGTGTAATCTACAACATATTTTACACTATCGTCAATTGGTGATTCAATTAATGTTGTATATTCTTGTGCCTTTTTTATTTCATCTGAAAATCTTTTATTACAATATTCAGTATAAAAATTCCTATCTGTCCAATATGTAATCGCTTGGTTAATTGCGGTCTCAACCTTTGATTTATCACTATATACATTACTGTTTAGTAATTGTGTTGTTAATTCGTTGGTTAATGTTGTATTATTAAACACTTGTGCCATAACTTGATAAAATCTATTGTCGGCTGGGTTAGATGCTGTTTCCCAAGCAAAAGCGACTTTTGCGTCTTGTATTTCACCAAGACCACTATCCCCACGAAAACCCTCATCTTTAAATGTTGAAGTTTTATTATCATAGATGTTAATTTCATTTACGGTTGGTTCTAGTGTTAATCCATAAAATTGCACACCAGTTGTTTTGCTAACACCTTTAATAATACCGTTAGGGTTATCAAAAAATTCTATATGTTTGTTTTTTATTGTTGTATAAACGTTTGTTATTAAATTTAAATTATCACCAGATAAATTATATATATTCGGTATATTATTTGAATTCATAGACCCATCAGTTTTTGTTAACAATAAATTATATTGTCTAACATACTGTACATAATCTTGTTGTAATAGAACCAATTTACTAACATTGTTACTAACATTCGTAATAAAACTATCTTTCATTGTTGAAACATAAGTTTTAAGTCTATCACCAATTTCACGTATGTCTTTTTTTGTTATGTTATTTGAATTTAATTGAATTTGGTTCATAAAACTATTACTATCGTTGTCACTAGATATATCATCTAAAACTCGTTCGTAAAGTTTGTCTAATTTTTCTTCAATAGTTTTTGGTTTTCCGTAAATTGTTATTGTTCCACCTGTTCCGTACTCATCATAAGTTCCTGTTGTATAATCTCTATCGTTAAATAATGAATACACAATACCAATATTGGTTGTTTTAACCAACGTGTTTGTTGTATCAATAACCGAATCAATGTACTCAACAGTTTTTTTCCAGAAATTGTTTAAACTACTTGTATAATCTATTTCAGTAGCGCTAACTATATTCCCAATTGTACTACCACCCCTTTTTGGTATTTGGTTTTGTACTTGATTTATTTTTACTGGTGGTTGATTTGATAATATTTTTTCAACAACATATTTATCTCTCTCACTAACATCTTCTGTTGCTGTTGCTCTCTCGTCATAAATCTCAGTATTTGCATAAAAATTAAATGATAGTGCATTTTGTAATTCTTCAACAGGTTCTTTTAAACCGTGACCACCAATAAAATCAAAACTCATTGATACTTTAACAATCATTGGTTGTACACCAATACCTTCAGGATTTAAATCGTATTTCGCATCATCATAAGAAAACGATAAACTATTTGGTACTATCTTACTATGGTAAAAGTCACCAACCCTTAAAACTAAAATTGGTGGTGCACCAAATGATGTGTTTAATGCGTCATTATATTTTGGTCTACCGTCAGCACCAATGATTGGAATTGTTTGTCCTGGTCTAACACATTGATTTAAAAACGTTAAACGTGAATTTAAACCTTCTGGTGTCATTGAGTGAAACGCTGGATTAAAATGTTTTATTTTATCCTTAATTGATTGATAAACCATTGGGTCACTTTCTTTAATAACCTCAAAATAATCACATTCTGAAAATAAATGGCGTAATACTTTTTTAGATATACCATCTTTTATCTTTTGTTCAATTGTTGTGTTTGGTGTTGGTTTAATAGTATCACTAACTTTTGTTTTAACCTCCGCAACATTTATTGTTGTTGTTGTTGTAGTTTGACTACCACCACCAACCACATCTGGTGTTTTTTCTGGTGGTTGTTGCGCTGTAATATTTTTAATAACAACACGTCTACATGCCATCGCGGGTATTGAGTAAATCTCAGCGTTTACTGTTGTTTTAAACGTATTTCCTACTTTTTCTTGTACGTTTGAGTTACAATTTACATTTGTTGATAATATACCTTGTGTATTGTCTGTGTTAACAACTGTTTGTGTTTCACTGTCCTTTGTGCTTGTTTTTGGTATTGAAATTTCTTCACCTCTGGGATCTTCAGTAATTTTTATTTTATTATTAGTGATATAATCGTTAAAAGAAACACCATTCACATCTTGTTTTGTTTTTAACCATTTTTTTACCGAGTCAATTCTTCGTTTTGATAATTTTTCATTATATCCTGTTGAAGCAACCGCTGAAGCGGATCCTTGTAAATCAATTGTAACATTACCACCTTTTGATAAAATATCACCAAGTTGTTTTATTAAATCATTATTAATAACATCATAATTTCCTTTTACAACTTGTGTAAAAAATTCACCAATACCATCTTTAGAAAATTCTGTTGTTCCGTTGTCAATATAAACCTTTATTGGTGCTGTAGATTGATATACCGATTCTCTACCAACATATTGAGAATACCACGAATCATATGGTTGACTAGCAGTAATTGATGTACTATTTTTACATTCCGGACAATCGTTGTCAAAATAAAATCCATAACCAACAAATTTAGTTAAGTCAACAGATTGTAATTCATTTGAGGTGTCTTCTTTTGTTTCGGCAACTTGAGGTGTATTATCAACAACTGCGTTTGCGTCACCTTTAGTTCCACCGCCAGATTGTTGGTCTTTTGGTAATTCTAACGCCACTTGACCCAATTCTTCGGATGTTAATCTAGGGTTATTTAATATTTGTTGGTAAGTAAATAAATCTTTAGTTGGTATTGTGTTAAATTTAATCCCCAACTCATATAAATCATATTTTAAACAACCCGCAAAAAACGAGTCCATCATTGAGTTTAATTTTATTGGGTCAACATTTTTTAATTGTTTTTGAACGATTGTATTCATAACTGCTGGATGATCCACAATTATTTTCCAACTAATGGAACCCTTTCTTGTTGTGTTTTTGTATGTATATATCGGTTCTGGTCTACCCAAAAACGATGTTTGGTTAAATGTTGGTGAACTTTCGTCTGAAAAAGTTAAATCATATGGTGGAAACCACATTACACGACCACCATTCGCACCTCTTTCACAAACAGGTAAGTCATCATACGTATACCCTGGTCTGTCGGATGTTCTCCAAGCCAAATTCTCAATTGAGAACATATATTTTTTTACTTTATTATCAACAATATTTGTTGATCCTGGTATTTTTAATGGTGCAATATTTAAATTGTATGTTTTATCAAACACAGAGTGAGAAAACTTACGACCTTCTTCTGTAATACCATCTGTTTTTTGTAAATCACCATATGTGTAATATGGTGTGTCTTTAGTGAATACACGACAATATTCAAGCCCTTCTTCAGTACCATCTGAATCATTTTTATATGATAAAACTTGAGAACCTTTTGTTAATTCTTTATAACCATCATTAAACACTTTTGATACTTGATTAATCGCATTTCCGACGTGTTTTAATCTTGATTGGCCTGTAACTTTATCCGCCGAATCTATCAATCTTTGAGTTTGGTCTAATATTGACCCCTCTTTAAATGGAATTTCGGTTGATTGGTATCGTTCGTAGTCGGCACTAATTGATTCAAAACCAACATCTAATGTTGTTGTTTTACCACCAACACCTTGTTTAAATCCTGCATTATCTTTGTATTTGGGTGATGTCCAAACAAATTGTCCTGAAATACCACCACCATCATTAAGTGATTTACCTTTTAGGCCGTTTACTATTCTGTTTTCATTACCTTCATATAGTATACCCAACTCTTGTGGACCATAAACAATTGTGTTTATTTGTCTTCCGTTAGGACCAATTGGAATTTGGTTTGCTGGGGAACTTATTTGTGATGGTTCCGCGTTCGGACTTCCAACGTAATACCCACCAGTATTTGGTTTGTCAGAATCTAATAAACGATCAATACCAGTTGTTATACTTTGTAGTATTCCCCTTGAATATTTTGGTCTGTATTTATTATAATCTAATGTTGAAAATAGAATTGACCGTTGACCATTACCAGTGTTTGCAACAAATGTTTCAGATGGATTTCTATAAACATCTAAGATTGGCCCTAACAAACCACCAGTTAAAGCGTTACCAACGTTTAGTGCTTTTTCAAGTAATGGTGATTGAATATTAGTATCATTAAAATAATCACCAGGAATTGTTGAAACAGGAAAATATGTTCCAGACATTCTTAACGCGAAAGACGCGGCTGCGGCAATTGGGTTTTCTGGTTGTGTAATTGTCCAATTTTTTTCAATAAACGGTTCTTTACCAGTAGCAACTAATGACGCACTAAATGGATCTTGTAATGAATCCAAATTTATACGACCGATTGTGTTTTTTCTAACTTGTTCGGCAATTCTCTCGTCAAACGCACTTTTTAATTGTTGTGCACCAATCTTCGCTAAATATGTATCTTGTGACAATGGTCCGTTTGAACCTGTCGGATTATTATTAAAGACTAAATCATACGTACTATATGTTGAGGTAACAAATGCTGACGGATCCCAGTATGGTTTATATAGTTTTGGACCTCCTACAACGTCTGTTATCACAACTAAATCACTATATCCACCTTCTGGCCCATATATGTTTTGAATATATGCCGCATCAATAAAAAATTCATTTATTAAATCAAGATTTGTGTCGTTTGGATTGTATGGCCCAGAATTTGAATCTACAGGATATGGTGCTCCTGGTAACGAATATTTGCCATTGAACCCACCTTCAGGTCCAAACTCATTTAACGGATATAATGTATTTGCAAAAGTATTTGTTGATATTAATGTGTCTGGGGAATCAATAACACTACTAACAGTTAAATTTGTTTCGTAATTAATGTTTGTTGTTGGCCCGGAAAACGTACCTGAAACCGAATATGGTTTTAAGTTTCTAGAAATTAGTTGATTTCTAAAACTTGATGAATTAACAAATGATAAAACGCTTTCGGCCATTCTTGTATTTTATTAATAAATACAATTTTTATTGTTTTTTTATGATGTTATTTTTGATTACTGGTTTTGATTAGGATTATATTTAGTGACAACATCATAAATAATTTTCTTCATTTCTGCGTTGTTTTGGAATTTATCCGTTAGTATTTTTACTATTTCATCTTTTTGACTTTCTGTTAAATTTTTTAGTGAACCGTCAGAATTTGTTAAATCAACTGTTGTTCTATTTTCAAAGTTAACATTGTTTGTTTGTATTTGGTTTAAATTTCCTGTAGAAATTGAAGGGTCAATATTATTAGTCATAACACTAGGTTTAACTTCTGACACACCACCAATATTAGCATAGGTTTTTTGTGCGTTTTCAACAATATCCTTTTTAGTGTTTTTAAGTGCTAACACGCCTTGGTCTTTAATGGTTCCAAGCAAATCTGTAAGTTTGGGCATAATATCCACCAAACTTTGCGCTACGTCCTTAACAGAACTAGATGTGATTCCCTCTGTTCCTAATTTTACAACACTCTCTTCTAAACCACCAGTTAATTTTTGACCCTCCGTTCTTATACCACTGGATTTTGGTGCCCCGTATATGTTTTTTGCTGCGGCTTCACGAGTACCTAAATTAAGGTCTGCTAATCTTTGAATAGCTGGCATGCTAGCAACACCGTAACCTGCGGCTTTAGCACCACCTGCAGTGTTGAATGCGATGGTTTCTAGTGCCGTTAATTGTTCTGCCGCTAATTGTTCTGCTGTTTTATTTTGGTTTGTTTGATCTTTTCGTAATTCCTCAAGTTGGTCTATTGTTAATTTTTCAACGTCAACGGAATCCATTTCACCAGTTTTATCATTCATCATTTGTATAACCGCTTTACCGTCTTTCATTTGTGACATATTAGCAATTAACGTTTTGTCTTCCTCACTAGCGGCAAAACTTGGGAATTTAATCTGTTTTAATTTCATATCAAATTCTGATGACTTAATTGCCATACCAGCAAGTTCGTCCGCAGTCATCCCCATAGCACCAGCAACTTCTCTTAACTGAAGTTTAGCACCTGGTAGAATCTCAAATCCAGTACCGTCCGCTTTTAATCTTGTAAATTGTTGTGCTACCTTTGTCATCTCACCAGCCAATCTTTCAGGATTGTTCATTGCTAAATCCATTGCATTTAACGGGTCTAAAAGTTCACTTGATGTAACGCCAAGTCGTTGTAGTGCCGACGAAAATTCAATTGCTGATTCAGGGTTTAATAAAGTTTCCGCTTTAGCTAATACTTTGTCCATATTAACACCCATTATTGCAGAGTTTGCGACCATTTTCGCTAATCCTTGGACTCCATTTTCAAAATTAAAAAGATTTAGATTTTTTAAATTAGTTACAACCCCATTTGTTACTTCTTTAACATTAACACCAATACTTTTTGCATAACTTGCGGCTTTTGACATCTGAGTACCAACGTCAGACAATTGAACACCAACACCTTGGAAACTCGTAACTAATGCACCAATATTATGATCCGTAAGTTTAGCTGTTGCACCTAATTCTACAATGGTCTCACTAGCAAGGATTGTGTTTGTTTTAAGCGCCGCAGGAATGGCCGTAATGTTACTTAATGCTTCATCTTGGGTAACACCAAGTTTCATTAACTCTGGTACGGTATCGGCAATCGTTGTTCTCAGTTCGGAGGCTCTTGCTCTACCGATACCCATTGAATTACCAAATTGTTGGGCCTTGTTAATTAGTTCGTTGACGTGACCATCTATTTCAGTTATAGATTTACCTATTAATGCTGCGGAGGTTATTCCTTCGTTAAAAGCACCACCTAGTGATAATGGCCCGTCCTCTGAAGTTGTCCCACCTGAATCTGATGATGTTACAGAACTTTGACCGGCACTATAGAGTTTTTCTGCGTATGATTTTTCTTCCTTTGAAAACGTGTTCCACGGCTTACCAAAAATTTTTGCAGCAAGGGCTTGAATGTCCATTAGTATTTTATATTATAAATACTTTATCACCCAATTTTATTTGGGTTCACGTCGTCAATCATTTTTTGTATTAAATACTTACGAGCGTAAGTTGGGACTTTTAGAAATTCACTATATTGCATATGTAAGGATTTAGACAAATAGAAAAATTCATCTAACATATGTTGTGAGTACTTAGAAGAAAGGCCGAAAAAATTCCACCCCAAAGTTGATTTCAACATCAACTTTTTCTCCAGACGGGGCTATTACTGTTTTTTTAAGATCTAATTTAGGTTCATTTTCTTTCATAAACGATCTGATGAATTTTGAGTCTCTAATCGGCATTGTTTGCACAAATGTTGATATTTGATTACCATCTGTACTACCATTTAACTCAACAATCATTTTTGACAACCTCGTTGTAACTATTGGTGCATTATATCCTGTTGGGTATAAATTAACAATATTATCAATTTCCATTGTGTCTGTTAAACTTAATAACTTTAGTTTTACTTGTGTGTTTGAAACTGGTAATGTAACACTAAACAATCCATTTTCATCTGGTTGAAACACCGGTTTGACGATATTTAATTCATCTAACATAATTGATGTTTCAAAACGTTTACTTGTTTTTGGATCTGTAACAATAATATTATATTCTGGGCCAAAAGAAGTATTTCTTAAAAACAATAGTATCGCCTCAACATCACCCTCCAATAATTCTTCAGGTCTAATTTCTCGTTCATAAAGTTTATTTCTTAATAACGGAATAATTATTGATTCTTTAATTGTTTTGGCACCATCAATATTGACTAATATGTTTTCGTCTGATGCGGTTAAATAACCAACTTTAACATTTTTCTTTTTTGATTTATAAAAAATACCACCAGACGGTAATGGTACCACATCGTGTGGTAAATTAAAATCCATTTGACCGTGAGTAATTAAATCTTGTTCCATAATTTTTTATTAAAAATGTAATAATGAAATATGAAATTTTAAATAGTTTACTCGGTTATTTTAACAAATAAAAATTTTTCTATTTACTTTCAGTTATTTTGAAATTATATATATTAATATAACTTACTTAATAACTTATATATAACTTAACTTATATAACTTAATTATTAATATTATTTATTATATAACATATATTATTAATAATAACTTAATACTTTTTCTTATTACCTTCTGATGTTAAATAAGTTTGTAAGATATTATCTTTCTTCTTACTAAAATGTGTTTTTATTTTATCTACGTTTCTAATGTCATCATCTGAGAACCCGATGTTTGGTGTAAAATAGTTACTAATTTTATTTTTCATAAACGCTTTTTTCTGTAGTCTATGTGATAACAACATTACGTATCTAACAAATATTTCCATAGCGTCAATTTTACCTTGTTCTGGATTTATTGCGGAACCATCACCAAATGATACTGGATGAAACCTACACAAATCTAAATAGGATCTAATTAGTTCGTCATCGGAAAGTAAACCCTCATCAGCCAATTCTCTATATTTTTTTAAAACTTTAATAAGTTTATTGGACTTTAATCCGTGTTTGTTTGATGTGATTAAACGATATATGGTTTCTTTTAATACCGCTGGTGTGTGACCTCTTGCTGTTATTATTGCAAAAACAGAACCATTATTAACCGCTTCCACAAAATCATTCCACGCTGGACCTATTGTTGCTTTCATTGCGTCACGTAAGAAGTGTTCGTCACCACTAACTTTAAAGTCTCTGAACGGATTGTCATCAAAACCTACAATAATACTATCACCACACTTAAAAGGTGTTACACCAATTTCAGTCCTGTGTTCAGCAAAGTCCTCTGTTGACATACCAACACTATTTCCATCTTCATCTTTAAGATAAATCTTTGTTGGCATAAACATAATATTATCATCCCAATCAAATGCGTAATATTTCATAGTTGGGTTTGGCTTCTCGTCTATCATCTCTGTTAATATATTTCTTTATTTACTTGACAAAGTTATAATTTTTTATTTAACCAACAACATTTTTTTAAAAAAAACTTATATATCAAAAACAAAATCCCCCAAATTACTTGGAGGATCTTATCTTATTTTTTTATTTTATTCTTATTAAATGTTGTCAAACGACGCACCAGTAGGTGTGATATAGAATGTAATATCGATATATTCTAGCGATCTAGTTGGCTTGATATACACCTTCCCCGTCAATTGATTTCTATCTAAATCAGCAGTATCACTTGATACCTCAACTCTAAAGTCATATAAACCTCTATCTCTTCTAATCGCATCCAAAATTGGATTAACAGCGTTCAAGAAGTCTTGTCTAACTTGTTCATCGTTTTGGTCAAATAACAACCTTACAGAAACCGCAGATATTAATTTACGTGCTTGTAATAACAATCTTCTAACGTTAATTCTATCAAGTGCTGATTCTCTAACTTGTAATGTTTTATTACCCCAAATTACAGTACCCACGTCAGCGAATGTTGCAATTGGATTAAGTCTACCAGTATATAGAACGTCTCTGTCTTCTTGTGTTAACTTTTTACGAGCCTTAACAGAATTTACAATACCACGAGTATATCCAGCGGCCGCGAACCAAGGGAATGCGATATTATCAGTTAACGCTAGGTTTTTTGTAACCTCAGCCGTTGCTGGTATATAAACTTGTGTGTTATTAACACTATCTCTAGTTAACACCCAAGGGTAATATGTTGCAGTATAGTTTGAATCAATTCCAGTTTCCTCTAAATTATCAACCGCTTCTTGTGGGTAGATAAAATTATCACCTTCTGTTGTTGACGCAACAAACATATTATAATCTGGTGTTGTTGTGATATATAATGAATCGGCTCTTTCATTCTCAACCATATCAATCGTAGCTTCAACTAAGTCACTATTATTCACATAATCAATACCTGGTGATACAAATACGTTTATATTAACCGCTTCTGGATTTGCAAATGTTCTAATACCCAATAAATAAGCGTAGTAATCAGTGTTTGCGTAGTCAACAGTACCATCACCAACGGCGATTTGTTTAAATGCACCCCAACCTTTAGCGTTCGGATATCTATCAGAAACACACGCACCATTTAGGAATCCTGCACGACCTAAAACGAAACGATCACTATTTGTTCTATGTTCTCTATAAATATCCCATCCGTCAAATCCACCACCAACAAGCATTGTGAATTTTCTTGAGAATAATCTATAATAAGGACTTTCAATACTTGTTGGTTCAGATGAAAATGCTGCATCACCAACGTAATATTTTGGTGATCCACTTGTTGTAAATCCGTTTGAAACTGTTATACCACTAGCGAATTTATCCATATGGAAACCTCGTGTCTTGTAAGACCATTCACCACCCTCTAAATCGCATGAAGATACAGGGGTTCTTTTTCCTTTATATTCAAAGAAACTAGTATCAAATCCGATGTTATTAGAAAATCCTAAATATGTTTTTCTAACATTATCACCACCAGAAATTATTGCATCGTCATTTCCGCTTGAGAAACCAAATGGGGGGTTATAAACAACCTCACCAGGGAAATCATATTTTGTTTTATAAACTGGGAATGGTGATTTAGCGTCAGCGTATTCTCTAAACACATAACCATCAAAACCACAAGGTAAAGCATCTGTAGGTGCGTCCTCATTCATTTCAACCATTATATATTTTGAATTTAACTGGTATTCACCATCTAGTGTACCGATTTTTTTCGCGATAAAATTATTTTGTGACGGATCCATTGTACAGTTTGTAAATTTCTCAAGTACAACTGGATTTGCGTCAACATCATAATAATCTCTAACTAAAACATCAAAAGTTCTGTTATTGAATGACATATTAATAAATGAAACTTTAACCTCGCTGTTTGCTGAATTACCATCAGATATTGTATAGAATTTAAATAGGTTAAATGTTTTATTACCTCTTAATTCAGAAACAACCCAAGGTGAAGATGGTGTTTGATATTTATCTAAATACCAACCAATTGATGATGAATCGTTACTTTGAGCCGAATCCAACGCAATTAAATCAGAACTTAAACCTCTAATATAACCTTTTTTCCATCCGTAATTTAATATTGATTGGAAATTCTCTTCTAAAAACAATGGTGTTGAGGTTCTTGGTTTCCCAAAATTTGTACCACCAAATACTTTAGCAATATATTGTGAATCGGATTGAGAAAATGACGCTTCAAAAACAAAGTTAGTACCAGTGTTATTTGTTACATTTATCGCAAACGGCATATACGGATCTTTAAGAACAGGACTATACTGACCACCCATATTTAAAGTAACATTTGTTGTTGCTGAAACCTCAAATACTGGATTATTACCGTCAGCGTATGTTGCGATACCTCTAGATCTTAATGTTCCAACAACTAAATTATCATATTCCGTATAAGAAATACCTGAATAGTAATAAATTTTACCAACAACATTACCTGAATAACAAGTAATAACCTCTGGTTGTGTTGTTGTCGTTGTTGTTGTAGTTGGTGTTGGATTACACGGATCTGGTGTTGGAGTTGGAGTTGGTGGTAACGTTGTTGTTGTTGTTGTTACTGGTATAATTTCAGATAATTCGTCAACATATAAGAAGAATGAAAAACCTGAGTATAAACCATTACCAATGTTTTCAAATTGAGCGTAATACCAAGGATCGTTAAATGGTGATGTGTAGTCTGTTAACTCACTTGATGGTGAGGGAACATTAAACACATTATTTTCGTTTGTAAACAATGTTGATAAAGTACTATAATCGTCACCCCAAATTGAACCGAAATAACTAATAGTATCTGCTGATGTTGATGGTTCGGCCATAACACCACTAATCAAACTTCTAATGTTTGCATCCAATGTTGATACAGACCCATTAAATGTTTCATATTGTGTGGTCAACATACTTTCAATTTGAATTGGTAATGAAGTTTCAGAATATTCAATTGTTTCAGACGAATTTGTACAACCGACAAATCCAAAACTAAACGTGTTACCACTTGGTTCTTGACAAACAAATTCACAATCAATCGTTTGACCACTTTCACACATAAAATCAACGGTTGTTGGATCAACGTTTGCTTTAGTTACAATTGACCAAGATGGTCCCGCATCATAACCAGATAATCCAAGGATTCTAGTTACAAATAATTGATTAGATTGTTGTAGATACGCTTTTGCGATGTACGACGCTTCATATTTCGGAATTTGTGTATTAACAAATTTTTCCGGTGACGTACCCCCAAAATAATTTTGGAATTCGTCAAAGTTTTTAATGAAAATTGGTTCAAAAGCCGGACCTTTTAAAGTTTCCCCCGCAATACCAAGTGTTGTAACACCAACACTCTGCGCGACAAAACTTAAATCCACTTCTGAAGTATAAACACCTGGTGATACAAATATTTTACTGTTAGTTGCCATAGATTTTAATTTTATTTATAATTTTATTTTATTAATAAATATTCACGTTTTTATCAAAAACTTTACATACTTAAAAGTATTTATAGATAGGTAGGTTTTTTTTCTACCTTTTTTCTACTTATGGAACCAAACGAAAAAAAAATTAAAAATTTAAAGATTGATAAGGACGTTCACGATGTTTTAAAGAAATATTGTGATAAACGAGGGATTAAAATGTATAAATTTCTTGAGAGTCTAATAATTGAAAAATGTAAGGAAAAAAGAGATATTTACGGGGATGATTAAAAATTTTTAACGTTTTCGTATTATTATGGAATGACTTTCATAATAAGTATTATTTATTTTATAATTAAAAATCACTATATTTTTTTTTAAAATAAATTCATAATAATATATAATTATGAGAAAAATTATCGTACACAATCCGTGTAATGAAAACACAAGATACTATAGAAACTATAATTTATTTTGGGATAAATTAACAGATGAATTAAAAAAACGTTTTGTTGTTGTGGAAAATAGGTTTTTTGAATTTGCAAATTCACATCAGTTTCCAATAAAATTAAAAAAAGGTAACTCAAAATATTTCGTATTACACGAATGTGAATATGTGATTGAATTTGATGATACTGGTGAATTTTATGTTTTATCAGTTTCAGATAGATTATCTACAGCAATTTTAAATGAACATAATAATCCGTTTTTAAAAAAAGTTTTATTGTCACAATTTAATTATAATTATCTAAAACAACATGTTGGTGATAGTATTGAAAAATATAGTCCTTGGATTTATTTTCCTCAAGATGTCTTTGATTATGAAATGTTTTATGAAAAAAGAGAAACATTTAAATCTTATATTGATAAGATGTGCTTTAGGGGTACTGTAAGTGAAAGACCAATAACCCAATTTTTTGATAAAAAATATGTTGAAGGGTTTCAACCAGTTCCAAATTATTTTGACGATATTATAAAATATAAAATTGGACTATCAGTAGCTGGAGTTGGGGAATTATGTTATAGAGACATTGAATATATGTGTTTAGGTATACCTTTTTTAAGGTTTGAATATCTAAGTGAATTGAACCCAAAACTCATACCAAATTATCACTATATATCAGTTGATAGACCAGACGACATACCAAGACATAATGGACTATCAACTGATAGGTTAGGTTTAGAAAAACACGCTAAACTAATTGAAAAAAAATTTTTAAATGTAAAAGATGATTTAGAATTTTTAAAATTTATAACAAAAAACGCAAGACAATATTACACAACATATCTTAATGGGAACAATGTTAACCATACATTGAAACTATTAAATTTTTAAAATATGATAACATTAGTGATTACTTTATAAAAATTTACTGTAAACCCCTTTCACTTCGTTCTGAAACTTCTTTAATTACTTCAATAGGATCACCTTTATCGGACGATTTTAAACATTAACGGTCGTTATATTCTACCGTACGGATCATTTTCAATAGAGTGAACCCTTCATCGTTAGTTAATTCACCAGATTCGTAAGCATCATAAATATTACCAAATAACGTAGAATTTCTAATTAGGTCATCATAATGGTTTGACAACTTTTGATTAAACTCTTCAACTTGATTAGACAACCCAATAAAAACGTTTGATTTTGGTTTTGGTCCAACCACATATTTTGAACCAATAGCTTCACTTTTTTCTAAAAAGTCATCCCAAGTAATGTCACCTGATTCATATTGTGATAAAACATCTAAAAAAGAATCAAAATCTTCATCTGATATTTTATTATGTGATTCACCATCTTGTTCACGAATAACTCGTTTAACGATACGGGTTAAATCGTTTTCTGTTAGTCTTAAAATTTTTTTCATAATATGTTTTTTATTATAAATATATCAAAAAAAAAAAAAACGATTTTTTAATAAAAAATATTAAATAATCTCTTGTAAAAACACAATCTCAGAAACCTGACCAATATTATCCTTTGTTACGGTGATTCTTAATTCATCACCAGTATTTATTTGTATTTCCGTTAAATCATTACCGTAAAAATCATCATTAATATACACCTCAAATTGAGTGATGTTTTGATTTGATGATAATTTAAGATTTGTTGTGTAATTAAACTTATAAACAGATACAACATTACCAATAGAATATTTTTCAGTATACGTTTGTGGTATTTCAGGAATTTGTTTTTTTGGTTTTCTAGTTTTTATTTTAGTGTCGGTTTCATAAATCTGAAACGTTCTTGTAATCGCTGGGGTTATCTCAAATTCATCTTCATCCATCAAAAACCCTTGTAACGTAAATTCGTATTTTTGTAAATAAACCTTTCTTTTTTCCAAATCCATACTTGATTCGTCGGAAATATTCCCCATAATAATAGGAATATAATGACCCTTAATAATATGATACGCTTGTTTTGATGCGAATTTTGTAATAATAATTTGGTTTAATTTATTTAATTCACGCATTCTATTACAAACGATAATAACGGTATATTTGATGTCAACAGGTATTGGTTGAGGTATTTTATATATATCGTAACCATTTCTTTGACCGTCCCAAGTCGGTACTTTCATATAGAAATATTGTCTTCTATTTGGAATATTTGACAACATAATTGATGGGTTATTACCAAACGTTACTTCTGGTGATCTAACAATACCAATAAATGGTGGTTCCGCGTTTTTATCAATGTTTTGAAAATCCCAAGTTTCCGTAAATTGTGCCCAGTTTTGAGTTGTTATCAACACATCAATTGTTGGTATTATTTTTCCATCAACAACACATTTTAAATCGTCACGAACAAAATCCATAAACCCCCTATCTAAATCGGAATGTAATAATGATTTGGGTAAATACGTTCCATCTTGTGAAATCATATCTGCCATCTCATGCCGTCTAGGTAATAAAGTTTTACTCTCTATTAGATTAATATCTTTTTTTATTTTTTTTGGTAGTGCCATAAATTATAAACCCCTAAATTCGTTAGGACCAACAGGTGCTCCAGTTATTGTTCTATAAAAAGGACGATATCCTTTATATGTATGTTTTGTATCAGACGTTATACGACCATCGTTAACAACGGTATAATATCTTACAAAACTTTCTGTGTCGTAATACCCAATATAATCACCAAACTCAATATCAATATTAAGATCGTCCAAAGTCTTTAAAAATACCGAAACAGTTATATTACCAGGTTCAAGTTGATCTAATTTTGTTGAACCCATAAGTTTATTTTCTGGTGACGCAATTGTAACCTGTGCGTTAAACTCAACTGGGGGTAAAAACTTAATACCATCAGGTACCGTTTCACCGTAAACATCGTCAGTTTTGGTTTTGGTTTTATCAACACGGTACAACACACAAGTGTAATTCATATCGCCAATCAACCATTCCTCGGAAAGTGAGACCTCTAAATCAAAATCATTTGAGCCAAAAAACTTACCTAATCTTGTTATTGGAACTCTTGGTGTATTCATTTTAAATTGTTTTGTATTTATAAATATCAAATTTATAATTATTTTTATTTATTAACGGGTAATTTTGGAAAATCAAAAACAACTAATAGAACATAAGGCTTTAGAATTATTGGACACATATGATGGTGCGAACAATCATATATTATATATGAAAGTCAAAAAACAAACAAATAAAAAGTTTTACCCAACTAGAACTCAAGCGGAATATATTGTAAATTATTATAGTACGAACCCAAAAGTCGCTAGAAAGTGGGTTGACCTTGATACGTATTTTGCTGAAAAATTCGCTAAAGAAAGGTATTTTCTTGAAACACCAAAACAAATTTACATTGAGAAATTATTAGTTGAAAAAGATAAGTCCTACCATATTTGGGGTAAGTTCTTTGAGAAGGATCAATTATCCGAATTTTGGATTCCAAAATCATCATTAATAAAATCACATACAATTGAAAAGGTTGAGGTTGATTACTCAAAGTATGACAACAGACCCCCATTACCACATCAAAAAGAAGCGATTGAGAAATTGGTGGGGTCAAAAAGGTTTATTTTGGCGGATGACATGGGCGTTGGCAAGTCATGCTCCACAATTATTGCAGCACTTGAGACCAAAGCGAAAAAGATTTTAGTTGTTTGTCCCGCGTCTCTTAAAATAAATTGGCAACGAGAGATTGCAATATATTCAGATAAATCTGTTTTTATTGCGGAAGGTAAAAAATTCTCAACGGAACACGACATTGTAATTGTTAATTATGACATCTTAAAAAATTTTTATGACATTAAAAACCCCCACGATTCGGTTATAGGTCAAATTAATTTTGATTTGATCATATTGGATGAGGCACATATGGTAAGTAATAGTCAGGCGGCCAGAACAAAAATAATTAATAGTTTTACAAAAAAGGCCAAATATTTGTGGTTATTAACGGGAACACCAATGACAAACAGACCAATCAATTATTATAATTTATTAAACTTGATTGAAAGTCCTGTTGCACAAAACTGGATGGCATATGCTATTCGTTATTGTGAAGGTTATCAATTTAGGGCTGGCAATAGAAAGGTTTGGAATGTTAATGGTGCATCAAACTTGGAAGAACTAAGGGAAAGAACTTCGGGTCAAATTCTTCGTAGGTTAAAAGATGAGGTTTTAGATTTACCAGATAAGATAATAACACCAATTTATTTAAAAACAACATCAAAAGAGTATAAAGACCTTATGGGTGAATATTATGTGTGGTTGGATAAAGAAGAAGGGTCGTCGTCGTTAACGGTACAATTTTCAAAACTTATGCAAATTAGAAAATTGATTGCTAATGAAAAGGTTAAAGAAACAATTGAATTTGCCCAAAATATAATTGATCAAGATAAGAAAGTTATTATTTTTACAAACTTTACGGAAACGTTACAAATGATTCATAATCACTTCGGTAAACAATCTGTCTATTTGGATGGTAGTTGTAATAAAACACAAAGACAATATGCTGTTGACCAGTTTCAAGAAAACGACAAGATAAAAGTATTTGTTGGAAATCTAAAAGCGGCGGGGGTTGGTTTAACACTAACAAAGGCTGAAGCGGTAATAATGAATGACTTATCTTTTGTCCCAGCGGAACACGCACAAGCCGAAGATAGGGCGTACAGATATGGTCAAAAAAATAATGTATTGGTTTATTATCCTTTGTTTATCAACACAATTGAGGGTGCTATTTATGACATATTAAACAATAAGAAAAAAATAATTGGTACTGTTATGGGTGATGTTAGTTCAGACCCTGGTGATACCGTTGAAGAAATTTTAAAATCAATTAATCAAAAAATGTAATATTTATTATTATGCGAATAATAATAACCGAAAGTCAATACAAACTAATCAAAGAAAACGTTTCTTTAAAAGAAAAATTATTGAGTTTAATCAAAAAGGTTGGATTTGAATCAACGATAAGAGTTGTTGGGTCTTTGGATAAAACTTTTGATATCTTTGATATTAAAGAACCAATGGATTTCTTGAACTTATTTAATGATTTGGATGTTGTTCAGAGTGAAGAAGAACCAAATTGGGTATTGTATAGATATAAAAAAGGTCATAATTTTATGATTTACGATAGAAAAATTAAATATGTTTTCATTAATTATGACGAAATATGGACAATTTTGGAAGATAATTTTGATATTAACTTTGGTGACATTACAACCCTTGTAGAAACGTGGTTGGATGAGGTCTATGATTTAAAGGGAATCACAACGTATAACCATATTGTTGGTATACACAACACCACAATTTAAAAAAGTGAAATATTTATCAATATGAAAATTATTATAACCGAAAATCAATATAAATCGATTAAAGAAAAATTACTAGGTTTAGTTAAAAAAATTGGTTTTAAGTCCACAACAAAAATTGTTGGATCCTTGGATAAAACACTTGAAATTTTGGATATCAAAGAACCGATGGATTTCTTAAATTTATTTAATGAATTGGATGTAATTCAGAGTGAGGAAAGACCATCTTGGACATTATATCGTTATAAAAAAGGTTATAACATTATGATTCACGACAGAAGAAGTGATGCTGTTTATATCAATTATGGTGACATTTGGTCAGTTTTAGAACAGAAACATTTAACAAACTATTATGATATAAGTAACCTTATTAAGGATTGGTTGGATGATACCTACAATTTAAAGAGAACCAGACCGACTTGGGTTTTTGAGAACTTTCAGAATTGGGATTGGATGATATCTATGATTTAATAAAACTATATTTTACAATCATTAGATATTTATAATTATGAAAATCACAATTAAACATAATGATTCTGGACTTGATGCTAACGATAAAAAAATGTACAATGATTTTATCAAGTTTTTAGGTAATCATTATCCTGTTAATCAAGATTTAACAATTTTGTTTTTGGGTGATAAAATGGGTCAAATGTCAACTGGTAGTCAGAGTATGGACGGTACATTAAAAATTTTATCAAAAAATAGATTAAATCGTGACATTATGAGAACCTTGGCTCACGAGTGGGTTCACGCACACCAACGTTTTTCTTTAGGTAGAGAACGAGGACCAGATATTGGTGGTCAAAATGAAGATGAGGCAAACGCTTTTGCTGGTAGATTAATAAAAATGTTTGAAAAAGAATACCCAGATTATAATCAATTGGTTTTTGAGTGTTCAGAAAAAATAGTTAATAAAATTAATCTTATCTCAGAACAAATTCTCTTAACGGAAAAAGAAAACATCAAAGAAGAGTTTATTATGGAAATGAAAAAAATTGGTATTGAAAAATTACCATATTCATATTCCGCATTAAAACAATTTGTTGATCCAAAAACGATGGATATTCATTACAACAAACATTATAAAGGTTATGTTAAAAAATTAAATGATGCTTTATCTGAAAAAAAACATAAAGATCTTGAATTAGAAGATATTATAAAATCAATTAGTAAATTTGATGAGAAAGTACGAAACAACGCTGGGGGTGCTTTTAACCACGCTTTGTTTTGGAAGATGTTGTCACCAAAGAAACAAATACCAAAGGGTGAAATTTTTGATAAAATTACCAAACAATATGGTAATATAAAAAAGATGAAAGATGAGTTTAACCAAATTGCAAAAGATAGATTTGGTTCTGGTTGGGTTTGGCTTGTCTTAACAAAAACAAATAGACTTAAAATTATGTCCACACCAAATCAAGATAATCCATTAATGAATATCATTAAAGATGGTGGTTATCCATTGTTGGGGTTGGATGTCTGGGAACACGCGTATTATTTAAAATATCAAAATAAACGTGACGAATATATTAAAAACTTTTGGAATTGTGTTAATTGGGAATTTGTTAATGATTTATATATCTCAAAAACAAAAAAAGAGGATAATAAAAAACCATTAAATGAATCAATATCTTTAAAAGAAAAATTATTGGGTTTAATCAAAAAAGTTGGTTTTGAATCTGTAACAAAAATTGTTGGATCCTTGGATAATTTATTTAAAATTTTTGACATTAAAGAACCGATGGATTTCTTACATCTATTTAATGATTTGAAAGGTACCCAATCTGAAGAAAAAGAAAATTGGATATTATTTCGTTATAAAAAAGATCATAATATAATGATTTACGATAGAAAAAAGGATTATGTTTATATCAATTATGATGAAATTTGGTCAGTTTTGGAAGATAAATTTGGTCTTAACTACTCTGAAATACAAAAACTTACAGAGAGGTGGTTGGATGAGGTCTACAATTTAAGGGGAGTCACACCTAAATTTGTATTTATGCCAATGGATTTCTTTACTGGATGAGGTCTACAATTTAAAAAATTAGAATATTTATCAATATGAAAATTATTATATCCGAAAGTCAATACAAACTAATCAAAGAAAACGTTTCTTTAAAGGAAAAATTGTTGGGTTTAATAAAAAAAGTTGGTTTTAAATCTGTAACAAAGATTGTTGGATCTTTGGATAAAACATTTGAAATCTTTGATGTCAAAGAACCGATGGATTTCTTAAATTTATTTAATGATTTGGAATCGGTTCAGAGTGAGGAAGATGAAAATTGGACATTGTATCGTTATAGAAAAGGTCATAACTTTATGGTTTACGATAGAAAAAATGATTCTGTTTATATCAATTCTGATGAAATTTGGTCAGTATTGGAAGATAAATTTGGTCTTAAATTTTCTGAAAGACAGAAAATTATAGAGATATGGTTGGGTGAGGTCTACAATTTAAGGGGAGTCAGAATCTACGCAAACAGCACGGAAGTAATTGGAAAAATTGAATGATATCTACAATTTAAAAAAATTAGAATATTTATCAATATGAAAATTATCATCACCGAAAGTCAATACAAACTAATTAAAGAAAACGTTTCTTTAAAAGAAAAATTATTGGGTTTAATAAAAAAGGTTGGTTTTGAATCTGTAACAAAGATTGTTGGGTCCTTGGATAAAACTCTTGAAATTTTTGACATTAAAGAACCAATGGATTTCTTAAACTTATTTAATGATCTGGAATCGGTTCAGAGTGAAGAAGAAGAATATTGGACATTATATCGTTTTAAAAAAGGTCATAATTTTATCATTCACGATAGAGAAAGTGATGAGGTTTATATTAATTATAATGAAATTTGGTCAGTTTTGGAAGGTAACTTTGGTCTTAACTACACTAATATACAGAAACTTATACAGAAATGGTTGACCCACAATTTAAGGGATGTCATACCATTGATAATTGGTGTTGATGACAATTGGATGAGGTCTACAAATTGAAAAAATAGAATATTTATCAATATGAAAATTATTATATCCGAAAGTCAGTACAAAAGATTAAATGAATCTTTAAGTGAAAAAGAAATCATCCAAAATAAGATTAAAAATGAGGGGTGGAATAAATTAATATATTTTAATAGTATTGACACAATCATATCAAAAGGGTTTGACAACAATCCGTTTGAGTTTTTAAATTTGTATAACGATTTAGAAACGGTTATAAGTAAAACATCATCTAATTTAATGTTGTTTCGCAAAAAACCAAATGACAATTTGATAGTTTTTAATCTATTGACAAAAAAAATGTTTATTAACAATTCTGAATTTTGGATGGTGTTAGAAAATTTTTTTAAATTAACACCAGAACAAACAGAATCAATTATAAAAGTGTGGTTAGACAAAACGTTTAACATAAGTGACGCAAACCCAGTTAGAAACTACAACCCAAAATTAATGGTAATCGGTTAAAATTTAAACTTGTTGATATTTATATAAAAAATCACTATGGGAATAATTGACGAACCAGAAAGAAGTAACTTATATAAAAAAGTTAGACATTTATTAGGTGCTCCACAGAGAAGTGTTGAGTTAGAGGACGAACAAATGGATACACTTTTAGAGTTCTCAATTGATGAATATTCACAATATGTACAAGATTGGTTAATTGAGTCACAATGGACTGCATTAAACAATTTAAACTTAGACACACAATCTTTATCAAAAGCGTTTACGACAAGAAGTTTAGATTATGAAACAAGATATACTTATGCTTACTCAAAAATTGTTGGGTTACAAGCAGGCGGTGAGAGTGTCTTAAAAAAAGACTACATTCAATTAGCACCAAACCAACAAATATATGAAATACCTGCCAATCGTGAATTAAACGAATTACTATGGTTTACCCCAGCGACATTAAATAATACAATGTTTGACCCTTGGTCTTTTGGTGCGTTAGGTGCCGGAGGTGGTCTTGGTGGTGGCGGAGGTCTTGCACAAATGGGTAATATGGCCGGAAGTTATTTTATGATGCCGGCGTTTGATATGTTATTAAGAATGCAAGAAATAAACATACAAAGAAGAATTATCGCAGGTGATTTAACATATAGAGTAACAGCGTTACCCGATGGTAAAAAAGCGATACACTTAATGAACACACCTGGTGGTAAATTTGACTTTGGTAATGGAACACTAACAAAAGGAAAGGTCTGGTATTGGTATTATGATGTTGGTCCTGCCGATAGAGACAAATGTTTAAAAGACAACCCAGACATTATTAAATTACCTTCTGATGTACCATTTGATAAAATGAGTTGGGTGGACTTAAATAACCCCTCTCAAATTTGGGTTAGACGATGGTTTATTGCTTACTGTAAAGAAACACTTTCTAGAGTACGTGGAAAATTCAGTGGTAACTTAAAAACACCAGACGGTGACTTAACAATGGATTACACATCACTTGCAACTGAAGCGAAAGATGAAAAAACAAAATTAATTGATGAGTTAATTGGTGCTGAAGGAAGATTAACAAGATTGAAACCAGACAAAGTAATTGAAAGAGAAGCATTACTTGCTGAAAATTTAAATAAATCCCTAAAATTTAGGGCGATGCCAAGACAAATATACGTAATATAATGGGTGGATTAAGAGTAGAAAATATCACACAACGAAAAAATGTTGTTAGATATCACACACAAACGGTTGTTGAACCAAAAGTAGTTGTTGAAAAACCAACGGAAATACAAAAAATAATTTCTGTTGATAATTACATAATTAACGATGAGTCATTTTTAATTGTTAAAGACGTTGAATATTCTGAAGTTACTTTAAAATCGGGAAAAACAAATAAAATAACAATTAAATCACTAACAAATGTTTTAATTAAAACTGATGTTGGTTCTATAGATGAAGAATGGGACGAACTTCTTTTAGAGAAGGGTGCCTGTGTTCAGTTCCAGTTTCTTGAAGGTAATTGGTATGTTATCGCAAGTGATGGTGTTAAATTTAATTAAACTTCTTGAGGTATGAATTTGACCATATATGGGTCAATGTTATCATACATATGATATGGTGAAACACCAACCTTTTCCCAAAACACAACCTCATCGTCTGACATTTCCATAACGTCCTCCAATTTATCCTGATCTTCATCATCAAAAGGAACGCCATTGATTAGTTCACACTGATCTTTTGTAAAGTAAGGTCTTTCTTCTGGATTTTTAACTAACAATCCATTTCTAACTTCTTCTTTAAAACATACCAATAATGGTTCAACCCTTTTATTAAATGTTGCGATTGCCCTTTGAACATTATATTCACCTCTTAGATTAGGGTTACTCTCTAATTCCTGGGGGTCAATTCTATAACAATTTAATTGGATAACGGAATCTGAATTAGCAACTTTATAAGCGGTATCTGTTGGTATACCAGTATTTGCCTCTTTATTTTTAGAATTACTACGTACCCAATTATCTTCTGACCAAGACTTTTCCCAACCATTTTCAAGCAGGAAACTTTCTTTTTCTTTGTAAGTAACTTTAGATGTTGTAGAATCGGAAAAAAATAATTTTATTTGTTCATCGTTCCAACCCGCCTTTGGTTTATTAACTTTTTGTACATCTCCGTGTGTTGCCTTTGTTCCGTTGTTTACATAATAGATGACATCACCGAGATTGACGTTTAAGTTCTCTAAAATCGCCAACTCCATATGTGCTTGTCTTGACATTAACGCACCAGATTTGGTTGTTGTTTTACTTCTTTTAATGTAATCACCAACACTTTGTTTAATCTTGGCTTTATTCGCAATTTCCATTAGGGGGATATCTTGGTCAAAAATTCTATGTAAATAATCATAATACCACTCAACAAAATCTTGACCATAACCATTTAATAACATTTTAATTCCTTTATCTAAAAACACCTCAATATATTTTGGCATTTTTTTGGACTTAATTGAGTTACCCGTTAACTTGACTTTACCTTTATCTGTTAATAACGCATAATTTTTACGAGCAAGATTAATACATGCTGGCCAACTCCCGTCAGTATCGAGGCCCATCGTTCCCCTCATACACATATCGTTAAATTCCGCAACATCAGCGTCAGCCCCAACATATTCTTTACCTTCTTCCACCAACCAGTTAAGACCTTTACCAACATACCTTCTATTTTCAACACCACTTGGAACAGAGAAATTAATGCCGTCAGTGTCCATCACGCTCGCATTGTAACCCCTTTCTGTAAAAAAATTTATCATCATTCTTAAATACTGACGACCGGTACAGGTTATCATTTCACCTCTGTCCATATCACCCCACGGAAATACTTGTGGTGCTGATAACGCACCAAAAAGTGAATTAATAAATATTTTTACAGGTAATTGGAAATTATCATACTTCTGTGATATTTTAACATCTTTTGATTTCCATTCGGCGGATAAATTCTTATACATAATACGAGTATCCCTAAAGTAAGATAATAAACCTTTCATAACACCAGTTATATCTGATTCTGGAAACACATCGTGTGTAAGTTGGATTGATGGGTAAAGTGACGAGTAGTCTAATTTTAAAACGTCTCTTGAGTAACCCACCTTTAACAATCGTGACAATCCACCAACAAAGTTTCGTTTTTCTTTTTTCGCAGGAATTGCCAAACCATTTTTATATGACCACGCCAACATTACCAATTTCCAGATTGTCGCAGTACCCATTGTTGATACTCTCTCATAAGTTGTTGGAAGTAATGACGCTAATAGAAATGATCCTTGATTAAACTGTTCGTCAACTAATAACGTTTCTTCAAGGTCATCGTCAAGGTATCTCTCAACAATATCATCACCTGTTGTTTTAATATAGATATCGTTTCTTCGTTCACAAATCTCATCAATCTTTGGGTCAACACCAATCTTTTTATAATTACCATTCTCAATATTTAACCAATGTTCTTCCTTATCTCTATACATTGACCCAATTTTATTATGATCAATATACACACGATCTTTTGCTTCTGCGTTAATATGTTTTGTTATGTATTTAAGACCCGCTTCTTTTATTGATGAATTAATTGCTTGTGCTCTACGTACAGAATGGATAATATCAATATTGTTATAACCCCACATTTGAGTTTGAACAAACCTCTCAACTTCGTTACCCAATTTTAACATTGAATCTTTTTGTGATATTGGACGTTGACTGTTTAATGTTTTTGCGATTCTTTTTATGTCAATGTTTAAGATTTCACATCTTTCATAAATCCATTTCCAGTCAAAGTTAAATGAATTGTAACCAGATATTATTGATGGTTTTAATTCGTCAATGATTTTAAAAAATTCGGTAATACCTTTTCTTTCTTCATCATCGTTTGTACACTCAATAACCTTTCTGTATCCTTTATTGGTTTTGATACCAATCATAAATATCCTACCATCTTTTGGTTCTAAAGAGGTTGTCTCAAGGTCAAATACAAGTCTGGTAACAGTGTTATAATCCTCAAAACCTTTAAACAATCTTTTTTCTTTTGATACTAGGAATTGTTCTGTGGGGGTTAACATTATGAATTTATCTTTTGCTTTTTCACCCCACGGATCAATACCACCATCTTTAAAGAATTGTGTTAATGATCTATAACCTTTCATTGATTTAACTAAGAATGTTAAACCTTTTTCTAATTGTTCGTTTCCATCGGTTCGTAATTTATCAATAACAATACCATATTTGGACATTGCTTCTTTTTGTAATGCTTTTGAACCTTGGTAAAAATTTAACCCACGTAGGTCACCAACCCAAGCGAATGCTATTAAACTATCTTTAACGATAGATTTTCCCTTATCTGGGATTTCTTTGATTTTATATATACAGTCCTTTTGGTAATCAAACTCAATTGCGACTATGTGTTCTTCTGGATCATTCCCTTCTAGGAAGGATTTAATTTCTTCTGCTGATATCATAATATGTTTTTATTTGGTTTATTCGCTGCCGTGTGTTCTAACGACATTTACCTTTACAATAAAAACATACGATATTAATTAATAATTGTCAAATGTTTATTACGTTGTTATTATCCAATTATACGGTGAACCCGTTAAAAAACTTATTGCAGCTAAACCATCATATCCACCCGAAAATGAGTCTGGGGGATCGTTTGTTCCTCCAATATTTAAATTTACATTTGACCACCCTGTTGGGTTATATGTTGTGTTTCCACTGAAATCAACTAATATATGGTTAACATCTGCTGCTAACATATTGTTATCTCGTAATGATATTCTTGGTCTTCCTTGTGTTGTACCAGACACTAATGTTGCACCTGATAGTGGGGTAAAGTCAACGTAATCTAAGTTACAACCATATAACCTAAAAACGCTAACCACTTCGGCACCCCCTACACCATTTTTAAAAAACTGATTGGTATTTGGGAAAATAACACTAGTTAAGTTTGGGTTTGTATGTAAACTCACCCAACTAAATGTGACACCACTGCTTGATGCGCCTAATTTTGTTAATGGTGATAAATCTATTTCTCCCGTTATGTCACACCCGTCCAAGGCTAACGCTGTTATGTTTTGTGTACTTATAGTAAAGTTTACATTGGTTAAACCAGTATTAGAATTAATTCTAATATCACCACCTAATCCAGACAATGGTGTTAAATCTAAAATTCCTATTAGATTACAAAACTGTGCGTAATAATTACTAAAAATTTGTGATGATTGTGTGTGTGTTATTCCAGTTAATTTTGGGTTTGTATATAACCAAAACCCACCACCTAACCCAGACAATGGTGTTAAATCTAAATTTCCGGTTAGGTTACAATTATTAGCAATGTATTGTGAGAAATTTTGTGATGACGGCGCGTGTGTAATACCGGTTAAATTTATATTACTAGAAACCTGAAAGCTACCACCTAACCCAGATAATGGTGTTAAATCTAAATTTCCTGTCAGTTTACAATTATTAGCTTGGTATTGTAAGAAATTTTGTGATGACGGCGCGTGTGTAATACCGGTTAAATTTATATTACCATCCACCCTAAAAACATTACTCAACTCTGATAATTGGGTTAGATCTAAATGACCATATAAATTATCATTATCTAATCTAAAAAAGTTTATATCCCTAAAACTATTACCTTTCATTTGTATTGTCCTAATTCCAGTATCTGAAGTAAATCCAGTATAAGTAATACCATTACCTGCGGTTTGAGTAACATTTGTACCATTATCTAATTTCCAAGAAACACGTCGTGAACCACTACTAAATGAAACAAAAGGATCAAAAGACGCGGTCGCACCACTCTTTTGAAATGTTAACACACTACCAATATTATTTCTTGCCGTAAATTGTTGTCTACTCATATTTTAGTTTTTAGGTGTAATCATTTCCAACTGTCCAAAACATTATTGAACCATTATATGTGAATGTTAGAACATCAATAGCACTAGCATTTGATGTTAATATTATAGAACCACCACCACCATTCGCAACTATATGTGTTCCTAATGGTCCATTTATTGTTCCCAAAGTTAATGTCCTTCCACCAACACCGTCTTGTCTAATTATGATAGTTCCGAAATCACCATTTCTAACGTTTGTTAAATTTAATGTTGTTGTACCAGTTAAAGTAATTTCGTAATTGGTACTTTGACCCGAAACATCCCAGTTTACTGTTGTTCCACTACCAGCACTAAAATAACTATTGATTGGGTTTGTAATACCAGTAACGGCCACAGTATAGTTTCCACTATTGTTTGTTAAACTTATGTTTGATCCTTCTGTTAAACCACTAACTGGTAAGTTTTGATATGTTGTTGCTGAGATTGTTGTTACACTTAATGCTCCGTCAACCAAAACATTTCCGTATGGTCTAAATAATGTTGTTGATGTATTACCGATAACTGTTGTGTTACTACCTAACCCGACGGCATTATGTCCAATTACAATTTGGTTAGTTTGACTTTCACCACTTGCCTTTGTATCAACACCAATAAAAATTGAACTTGTGGTATCACCTAAATTACTACTATTTGATTTTCGCCTACCAGCATCATTACCTAATGCAATATTATTACTACCAATTGTAATGTGTGCTAATGAACTTACACCAACGGAAGTATTACTACTACCTGTTATATTTGAAAACAAACTATTTCTACCAACTGAAATGTTCTCAATACCTGTAGTGTTACTTTGTAGTGAGTTAGCACCCACGGCGGTATTATTAATACCTGAAATGTTTGCAACTAAACTACCCTGACCAACCGCAGTATTTTTTTGACCAGTTGTATTATTTTTTAATGCGTCAAAACCAAATGCGGAATTATCACTGTTTGTATTATTTAATAAAGCATTTGAACCAAATGCAGAGTTATTATCACCAATAATGTTAACTTGTAATGCGTTTGACCCAAATGCGGAATTGAAGCTACCACTAAGATTATTTAATAAACTACTAGTCCCAAAAACACTATTTCCAGCACCTGTGTTATTTGAAAAAAATGTATTATACCCAAACGAGGTGTTACTACCTCCAGTTGTGATACTTCTACCATTACCTTCACCAAAAAATGTATTTGATGTTGTACCAACTAAACCATTACTAAATACTTCACCATAGTTGTTAACGGTTAAGAAATTCACTGTGTTTGCGTTATTTCTAACTCTAAACGGTATTGATGTTGTTAAAACATCTTTTGATCTAACGTCAAGCGTTGTTGCACTTGACGGTGAAGCACCAATACCTAATGTTGAATTCGTATTGTCCCAAACTAAACTTGTACTTTCTTGTAAAACGTTTCCACTACCCTCAAACAATATAGATCCAGATGTTCCTGATGTTATTTGTGTCACACCAACGGTTAATCCTGTAAATGTATCACCAGTAAAATTAACACCAAAATCTGGATATGAACCAACAATTTCAATATTTGTTCCGCCAGTTATTGTCACAGCCTGACCTGTTGTTCCTGTTACAACTTCACCACTTGAATCTAACCCCAAATTAATAATGGGTGACCCAGATCCAATTGTGTCTAAATTCAATGTACCACCACTTATTGCGAAATTACCCTGGAATGTTCTTGTCCCACCAGTCGCTTCAGCAACAATTTCTTTTAGTTGGATTTTATTTGTTGTTAAATTAAGTTCTATTGTTTCTTCATCGGCTTCTGCGAGTCCAGCGATTGTATTATTAAGATCTTCTGTTAAACCACTAACTTCAAAATTACTACCCGTGTTATAATCAAAAATAATTGTCCCACCAGTTACATAAGTCCCACCAGTTACGTAAGTGTCACCAGTAATGTTAACACCATTAACATTTAGTGTATTAGCGGTTAACCCGTCTGTAAATTCTGTTGACCCACTTACAGTACCACCAGTAAAAGATCCAGTAATTCCTGATGTGATATATGTTTTAAAATCATTGGTCGTGATGTTTTTTGTTGTACCAGACGGTACATCATAGTTAACAACAACCAAAAGGTCAGTTGGTGTTAATTCATTTGATTGTGCGTTTGGTAAAAGTGATATTGGTAATGGTGAATTTGACATAATTTATTTTTAATTTAAAAGATTATTGTTGTTGTGGTTGTTGTTATTGGAATGATTGGTGTTTTAACACAACAAGGAAATTCTGATACGTAACAACTCTCATATGGTAAATCATCGGCGATAAAACTTTCTTGTATGTTAATAAATAACCGATCTCTAATTGGTAGAATTAATGTACCTTCTTCATTTCTAAATAAAAACTGACCTTCATATCTTCCAGTTTTTTTTGTATCTTGTGATGTGAATTGGTAATAAATATAATATTCTGTTGGTGCGTTTGGATCCATAAGATCTTTCTTAACAAACCCCGCTGGTTTCGTCATAATTTTTGGAATACCAGTTTCAAGGTCAACCATTGAAAAAAAGATTGACGATTCCTCAATAAAATCCATAAAATTATTATAGTCGCTGCGACCGTCTTTCACAACCGACAATTTTAACAAGGGTAATGTCGCACCTTTTTTTATGAACCACTCCATTTATTTTTTTATTAATAAATAGTTCTTAATTCAAAAAATTAATTAAGAAATCGGTTTAATATTCTTTTCTTAATGAACCTTCATAGAAATCAAATCGGTGGTGTTCCGTTGGTGTTGCAAGAAGTAATCCTGGTTTAATATTTCCTTTGATTGTTTCTTGATAACAATGTGACATTAGGACCTGTTCATATGGGTGTTGGAATTTTGTTTTAATATAACAATTATAGTTTCCTTCTTTTGTCATTACTATTGGCCAATTGGATAAATAGATTTCACCAGAAACATACGCCAGTCCTTTATGTGATTTGATATGTTTAAATTCAAGATTTGGAGAATATGGATCAAGACCTTGTTTTGGAAGTTTCGGATTATTTGGCCAATGTTTTTCCCTAAATTCCTGACTTACATTATACCAAGACCACTGTTTGTTGTGTGATCCATAGAACTCGGTGAAGTTTAACTTCAAATAATCAAAGTTTTCTTTTTTAATAATCTCAATTGACTTATCAAATAAATTATCAATATTTCTCACAAATCCATTTTTACAAGTAACATCTTTCCCACTATAAAATTCCATATCATCCTCAAAAAAATAATAATGTGATAGGTTTTCTTGGTCGTTAAAATGTTCCGCAATAAAAACTCTTCCACCCGTTATTCCGATGTTATTCTTTTTAATATGAATAAAATCATATTCATCACATAATTCTCTATATCTTGGTGTTGTAGTTAAATCTGTTGAGTTATCAAGCAAAAACTTTTTTGTTTTATGAATAAAGTTCGGATCATAATCCAACATTGATTTTATTAATGTCTCAAATTGTTTTGGTGAATTAAATGTAATTACATATAAACCAACATCCCCATTATGGTTTGGAACAATCTTCTTCCCTTCATTTTTCAAAACAACCTTATCATTCTTTAAATCCTCAAAAAATTTAAACACCAACCCATTTGATTCAATTTCACAATAATCAATAAGTGAAGGGTGTTGATATAAAAGAATTGTAAATAACGATTCTTCAGTACCCATATACCCAGAGTTCAATGTTTCAACCAATAAATTATAATACAAAACATTCATCTGTGATATTGAATCCTTGTCACCACCAAAAAATCCACCACGAGCAACAACTTTGGTTTTAGTACCAGATAACTCACACATTTTTTTATAATCAAACCCGTGAACTTCCGTATTCGCATCATATGGGAAACACACAAATGTAAACTTATCAAATGATATTTTATCTAAAACTTTATCGTGTGTAAAATATCCTGGGTTAACGGTGTTTGTTATTCCCGCGTCAACCCAAAATAAACGATCAGAATTAAATTTATCCAAAAGTTTTGCGTCATTTAATAAAAACATTTTTGACATAACCAACGGGTTATACATCTCAAGTTTTGCTTGAGTGGAATCCTTTAACCAACCAACCTGATTATACCAAGAAGGGTTTGTTCTTATTCTTTGGATGGGGTCGTAAAATTCATTATTTTTAAACCAAGATAATTCTCTTAAAATAAATTGTGTGTTATATTCTTCTCTGTGTTGGAAAACAAATTCTTTTAATTTGTGATCACCAAAGATTATCATATCATTTTCCACTTTTAATAATTGTGAAAACTTATCAAGGTAATGTTCGTATGAACGAGACCAACCTTCTGATAACTCACCTCTACCTATATCCCATAAACCTGTTACTAATGTGATCATAAATTTCCTGTTATTCTATCGCACCAACCTTTTGATGTACTATGTGGCCAAACCACCCAATATTTAGGTTTTTCTGTTGCATTAAATTCTCTCCAAATTTTACAATACCCATCTTTATCTTTCATCATTCTATTAATCTCATCCGTTTGTGCGTCTTGTCTAAATAATGTTTCGTCTTTTTCATTATGAAACGCAACAACCCAAAAATCATAATCGGTTTCTTTAACAAGATCAAAAGATAAATCAATACAATGTTTAAATATTCTTAAAAAAGAATTTTTCCATTCATCATCATTATTGAAATTATATGGATTTGGTGGATATTGTTTGTCTAATGTATATTGTTGTACCGCACGTTTCTCAAATAAAATTCCCGCGTATTTTTCATAATCACTTAAAGTTCTTTCTGTACCAAAATATTGTGACGTATCACCAGAAAACTTTTCACCATCAATACCAAATAATTCTCTATTTCTTTTGTGTGACGCGTCATTCTTTTTGTACCACACCTTATCATCATCCCAACATTTTACTCTGTTAGATCTGAGATATTCATGCCAAACCAAAACTTTATGCGGATGGTATAAATCATACCCATAAGTAAACGCTCTAACCGCAATTGAAATCTCCTCACCGTGAAAGTAGTATTCCGAATCGTGTTGAACTTCCTCTGAAAATTTACCTAATGTAAAACAAAAATGTGCCGAATAAAATCTTGCGGGTATTGGTTCTTTTAATTCCTTCCAGTTTGGAATAACTTCTGGTAAAAAGAAAACACAACCCTCTGGTGTGAATCTATCAAATACCATTCTCCACGGATCCACAACTCTACCCTTTGGGTCATTATCTGGATCAAAAGATGATACATAACCAGTTAACAATGGTTTTTTAACACCTTTGTTTTGTAAACCAACAATCATATTAATTAATTCCTCATCCCAGTTTTTCTCAAAACGCATATGTGAATCAATCTGTAACGTATACGTTTCACCACTATACCTTTGTTGTACCATATGACGAGCCCAACAAACACCTTTTGATTCGGTATAAAGAACATTATCAATTCTAAACCTTGGGTCATCTTGATATTGGTCAATGTTAAATTCATCATCTGGTGAATACTGATTACAAATACCAATACGTAAATTTTCTGGGTGTTTTGATTGATTAATCATATCCTCAACTGTTATTTTAAGTTGGGGATCTCTATACGATGCTATCTGAACAAATATTGTTGACATTTTTTATTTTAAAATATAAAAAATAATATTTGTTTGTGAATAATTAAGTTGTTGATGGTGTTGGTGTACAAGTTGGTGTCGGACAAGATTGGTTTGAATCACATAAACCACCAACAGTTGTTATAACATTTATTTCATTTGTAGGATTGACACCACAAGTATAATACGTTACACCACCTTGAACTAAAACATTTGTTTGTTGATTACTATTACAATCAACATAATCAAAATAACCATCTGTAACACCACTGTTTTGAACTGTGATACAATAACATAAGTTTGTAGGTGTTGGGGTAGGTGTGGGGGTAACACTTGGTGTTGGTGTCGGTGTTGGGGGACAAGAATAAACTTGGAACACCTCACACCCATTTGAATCAATAATTTTAACTAACAATGACGACACACCATCTAATGGTGATGGAACATCAAATGTAAAACTGGGGGGTATTGTTGTTGAACCAGTTACAATAATACAAGTTGTGTTTGTTATATCACAAACTTGAACTTGGTATGGTCCTATTCCTGTTGATCCTGTTATCGTTATCATCATCACGCAACATAACTAGCCAGTAATGCTCCCATATCATTTATATCAATAACCGCAGTACCTACCGTATTATCATTTGGAACACCCACACTTACAGCATTGACTGGTGGAACTTTTAATGTTCCTGTTAATGAGCCGCTTGCGTAAACTATACCATCTCTAACATCACCAATTACTGGTATATCAGTTGTTGAGGGGTCAACAAGTGTTTGGTTTGTATTGTTTGCTTTTCTTACCGTAATTGTAGGTGCTGTATTTTTAAACTTAACGAATCCATTAACTGGTAAACCACCATTTGTACTGAGTGTCATCGTTGAAATAACAACATTTGATGCGGTATCAGACACACTAAGACCTAAAGATAATGATGATGTTGAACCAAATATATTACCATTAAATGTTGCGGTAGATGTTGATATTAAAACGGCTTGTGAATTAGTAACACTACCAGCAAATATATTACCGTTGAATGTTGCTGTAGATGTTAACATTTGAACACCATGTGAAAGGGCACCAGTACCACCAAAACAATCAGAATTAATAGTATGAACACCAGCAGTTATTCTAACACCAACTGAACCTCCAGCACCACCACCAGTTATAGTTCCATTATATGTACCATTACCAGCAGTTAAAATAGCGTAAGATGTATTACCAGCATTTCCACCTGTAGCGGTTCCTGTAAAATTTAATATTCCACTTGTACCTATATTAATTGCTGAAGAACCAAAACCAACAGCAGAACCTGTAGCGTTTCCAATAAAGTTAACAGTACCAGATGAATTAATTCCAGACTGATTATTTACAGAACTACCAGCGGTAACGTTTCCTGTTACATTTAATATAGAACCCGCATTAGTAAAATTTATACCATGTATTACATTCCCACTACCAGCATTTATGTTACCAATAACATTTACAATGACACCACTCGCTGATGTTAAACAACTACTACTTCCAGCATTAATGTTGGCTGTTATATTACGATTAGTACTCACAGTAAATGTACCACCAGCAACAGCGGGTGCTAATGCGACGGTGGCAATTTGTAAAACATCTATATCAACGTCAATTGTAACGGTAAAACCATTAGCCCTTACATCGTCACCAGGAACTGGTAAAGTTCCACCATTCCAATTTGCAGCGTTAGACCATACACCATTTGCTAAAGGATATTTTAAAGCCATTTTTCTGTAAATATTTTTTGTTCAATAAATGTCTCTTCAAGACTAATTTGTGTTTTGGTTTCAGATTGTTGGTCAATTCGGTTTCCCTCATTATCTAATTTCCAACTTGAACATACTAAAGCGTAATTGTCAACATCCGTGCAGTTAATTACAAAACTAAATTTTCTTTCCATTTTATTTTATATGTATTAATTTTATTTTTATATTTGAAATGACGCTAATAACGTACCCATATCACCAACTGTAATAACCGCAGAGCCTACTGTGTTATCAGTAGGTACTCCAAGAGCAACATTTAGAGGTGAAGGTACTTTCAAAGTACCAGTTAATGACCCACTTGCATAACTTACTCCGTCTCTAACATCACCAATTACTGGAATATCAGTTGTTGAGGGATCAACAAGTGTTTGATTTGTGTTATTTTGTTTTCTTACTGTAATTGTTGGCGCTGTGTTCTTAAACTTAACGAATCCATTAACTGGTGAACCACCATTTGTACTGAATGTCATTGTTGAAATTACAACATTTGATGCTGTGTCAAGAACTTGTAAACCAAAAGATGTTGATGATGTTGAACCAAATATATTACCGTTAAATGTTGCGGTAGATGTTGATACGACACAAGCATTTGAACCAGCGACACCACCACCAAAACAATCGGAATTTACGGTATGAACACCACCAGTTAACCTAACACCAAATGAAAGGGCGTTAGTACCACCATTTATAGTTCCATTTAACGTTGAGTTACCAACACACAAAATCCCAAAAGAACCAGCCGTTGAACCACCCCCTGTAGCATTTCCAGTAAATGTTAAAATACCACTTGCTGTTATATTAATAGCAACACCATTACTAGGAGTACCTGGACCCGCATTTGCATTACCAACAAAGTTAACTCTACCACTTGAATTTAAACTACATGGTGAACCACCACCTCCCGATGGTGCAACAATATTTCCTGTTACATTTAAGATAGAACCCGCATTAGTAAAATATACTCCAAATACACCAAAGGAAGAACCTTGAGATATATTACCAATAATATTTACCGTATTACCAACTGTTGATGATAAACAAGTAACACCCCCAGCAATAATATCACAAGTCAAAGTTCTATTTGTACTAACAACAAAAGAACCATTAGCAGCAGCTGGCAATAATTGATTATTAGATATCTGTAATACATTTATATCTACATCTATTGTGACTGTAAAACCATTTGCCCTTACATCATCACCAGCAATAGGTACTGTACCACCATTCCAGTTAAGAGCATTAGACCATACTCCACTCGCTAAGGGATATTTTAAAGCCATTTGTCAACGAATATTTTTTGTTCAATAAAACAGTTTTCTAAACTGATTTGTGTTTTGGTTTCAGATTGTCGGTCAAGACGATTCCCATCCTCATCTAATTTCCAACACGACATAACAAGTGCATAATTATCACCGTCAGTACAATTTATTACAAAACTAAATTTTCTTTCCATTTTATTTTATTTTTTATGAATATGTTAATGTATATCTATTATCCCATGAACCAATAGCAGATTGAGTTATTGGTGAACCTGGTGTTGTAAAATTAACTCTTTTTATTATCCAATTTGATGTTGAAGTTAAGGTATATAGTGGTGCTGTACCTGAATAATGATACGGATAAACATAATCACTTTGTCTTTCATATGTAAATCCAGTTATTGGTACATTATTACCATCATTTCTTTCTAATATTAATGTGTCTCCAGTAAAATTATATGTCCCACCAGTAACATACGTATCACCAGTAATATTAATACCGTTAACATTTAGTGTGTTGGCTGTTAATCCATCAACAATTGTATTACCGGTTACCGTTAAATTTGCGATTGTACCCCCAGTAAAAGGTGTAACTTGTGGTTTTGCTTTAAAATATAAATTATTCATTATTCCTCTATGTTTAATAATACAACCGAATTTATATCCGATGTTATTGTGATTTTATCACCACTTGATATTTGTTGGTCTAATGTATAATTATTATCATTAACTAAAATATTAATAATTGGTGTGTTTTTAATATTGTTAATTGATGTGATTCTAAAATTTGTTGTGGTATAAATATCAATACTATTTGAGTCCATAAAATCTATTGTCCAACTAGTACTACCACTAACACTACCGACAGTTTTATTTGTCCAAACAGACTCATCGGTGTCCCAAGTTAATACATCACCATTAGTTGGGTTGGTTATTTTTATGTTATGCAATTCTTCAAGTTCAAAACCAAGATTAATATCAACATTTAAAATACCATTAACACCAGATTTAATTACAGTTCCAAGGTAAACCTCTGGAAGTGGCGCAATTGGTTTAGTTGTCGTAAATGTTCCACCTGTATACAAGTAAATTTCATTACCATCTGAAAAATCACTTAAATCAACATTTCTCAAGATCCCTTTTGTTACAACGTAACCATCGGTATTACCATTCATATTATGTGCAACAAATCCTAACGTTCCTTCAGATGTTAGATAGGAAGAGTAATCGGCGATTTCCAAAGTGGGGAATGTTTGAGACCCATTTAAATAAACAACAGTACTAGGTGGGATTAAATTTTCTGTATCATTTTTAACTCTAATCACCATTTGTTGTCCAAACTCAATAAAAAAACCCGGAACATCTGTCCTTATTTTCATCGTTTTAGTATCCTCCGTCCAATGTATTGTTCTTGTTGACATATATTATAAATAGTTTGTTATATTAAATTGAATAACCGAGTTAATATCGGTTGTTACATTAATTTTATCACCACTAGTAATTAATGTTGTTGGTGTGTATGGTAAATTATTAACTAATATTGTTGTTGTTGGACTATTAACCAAATTAATAATACTATCAATTGAAATATCGTTAGGTGCGTAAATCTCAAGATCCAATGAATCCATAAAATCCAACGTCCATTGTGTGTATATAATAAATGCTGTTGTTGCCGTTAATCCACTCTCAATAATAATGTCACCTTGAAAAGTTCTTGTGTTACCACTACCTGGTGCAACAACATCCTTTAATCTTATTTTATTTGTTGTAATATCTAACTCAATTGTTAGTTCATCGGTTTCGGCAAGACCAGCGATTGCGATATTAAGATCTTCAGTTAAACCTGATACAGGAAAATCACCCCCTGTGTTATAGTCAAAAATAATTGTACCACCAGTGTAATATGTTCCACCAGTAACATATGTATCACCAGTAATGATAATACCGTTTACATTTAATGTTGTTGCAGTTAAACCACTTGTAAATATTGTATCACCAGTTACAGTACCACCACTTATTGGTAAATAATCAAATGTTGTTTGACCAGTATAATCAATACCGAAATTTGGATAAGACCCATTAATTTCTATATTTGTACCCCCAGTTATCGTTACAATTTGATCTGTAGCACCAGTTACAACTTGATTTGTATTATCTAAACCTAAATTAATTATAGGTATTCCAGAACCAATTGTGTTTATGTTTAATAAACCATCAACAACAATATCACCTTGAAACGTTCTAGTACCACCACTACCTGCTGCGACAATATCTTTTAATCTTATTTTATTTGTTAAAACGTCTAACTCAATTGTCAATTCATCGGTCTCAGCAAGTCCGGCAATTGCGTTGTTAAGATCTTCGGTTAAACCTGTTACAGGAAAATTACCAATTGTGTTATAATCAAACACAATAGTACCACCAGTATAGTAAGTACCCCCAGTAACATATGTATCACCAGTAATGTTAATACCATTAACGTTTAATGTTGTCGCTGTAACACCTTGTGTGAAAATTGTATCACCAGTTACGGTTCCACCAGTAAACGCACCACTACCACCACCAGTTTGAAATAGAGACCAATCTGAAATTGAACCATTCCAAGGAGAGGGGTTTAGTTTGTAATACGTAGTACCACCACTAACTCCGACGACCATACCCGCACGTCTTCTTAGATTTGGTATTGAATTTAAATCAGATAATGTGTTAACGTTTCTAAATCCGTCAATACCATATAGTGGATCTATTACCGGATATTCATCTGTAATATCGGTTGGTGATATAAAACCATACACCTCAACTCCACCAGAAAAAGAAAAACTCATCATATCTATTTTTTAATTACATAACCAACAATCTGTATCACCAAAGAATGGATAGAATGTTCTATATATATTATATGTTATTGGGAAACCATTTCCGTCTATTATAATTATTGTCCCAATATTATTTATTGGTATATTAAATCCACTACAACCAGCATCACTATCTCTAAATCCTGTTGGTTGTGATAATGATATTGGTATTAAAATATATCCATACGCACTTCCAGTTTGAAATGTAACATATGAATTTGTCGGGTTGTTTGTTAAAACAAAAGTAAACGTTGACACATTACCACTTGTTATTGTTGAACCACTAAATTTACCAAAATAAATACCAGACGATGACGGCAACAAACTTGTTGTTGGTGTCGGTGTTGGCGTAGGTGTTTTACACGGACTTGACGTTGGTGTCGGTGTTGGTGTCCTTGTGGGGGTTCTTGTTGGTTGTGGTGTTGAGGTCGGTGTTGGTGTCGGTGTCTTTGTTGGACACGGATCGTTTGTTGGTGTTGGTGTCGGTGTTGTCGTAGGTGTTGGGGTAACAGTCCGAGTGGGTGTTACCGTTGGTGTTGGTGTGGGTGTTGGTCTAGGTACATTCATAATTTTTGAACAATCTGAACCATCAACCAATATTGTATAACTACCATAAACATCCCTTGGGGGTGTTAATAAACCCGAATTAAATACAAACGGTAATGTAACAACACCAAAATTAATAACATCATTTGAATTGTCTGGTTTAAATAAAATTGTTGCCAATTCACCATCATATGATACACTATTTATTGTTATTAATTGACTCATCTACGTTTTATCTTATAAATACAACAAAAGACTATTAATCTTCAAATAATTTAAAAAACAAAGTAAAAGAAAGACCAAACAAAATTCTAGCGATAATAACAAACATTAAACACATATATTTGGTAGCACAAGGGATAAATAGAAAATAAATACCGGCGAATATTGTTAAGGTTCTAAATAACTTAAATAAATGCCAAGCGTCAGTAAAACCAACAAATAATGATTTTGATAAAAAAAATCGTTCACCTTTCATTGGATCACCATCCTCATACTTATTCTTCCAGGAAACATCTGGATTCCAGAACAATTGATTTTTAAAATTTTTAAATATAGACAAATCATAATGAAATTGTAACTTATCCATTACCGCCTCAAACATCCCCGATAGTATGAACAATAAAAAACCGAGATATATCATTTATTGTTTTTAATAAAATTTTTATACCAAACAATATTTCCAATTAAACCACCATAACAAGCGATAAAAACAGAAATAATTAAATACCAATTTTCTAAATAACCCTTAACAACCCAATATGGGTATAATATTGATCCAGTCAATAATAAAAGTATTGCAATCCAAGATGTTATATGTGTACCAAAATTTTTCATAATCTATTTTTATTTATAAATATCACAAGATTTAAACTATTTATATACGTGAGCGAAAAATTAAAAAATCTAAAATTAGACCTTTTACTTAAAGAATTGAAATTGTTAGATTCGGAAAAAGACTATATTGATGAATTTACAACATATCATTCACCAACATTTATGGAAGAGTTATCCAATAACGGATACGTCGCCCAAACACCAACGGGTGAAACAAATAATCACAATATAAAAAACTCACAAAAAAATATCATTGATGTTAACGATGACGATAAGAAGTTGATTAAAAATATTTTTAGATCAATAGCAAAAGCATCACATCCAGACAAAACACCAAACCAATATAAAAATAAATTATATGATGAAGCACAAATTGCATATGACGAAAACAATTTGTTGGTGTTATATAAGATCGCAAAAAAACTAAATATTGAAATTGAAATAAGTATTAATACAATTACATTATTAGAAAAAATTGTGGAAGACAAAAAGAAACAATTAAAATCAGTTGAGACCTCATTTTTGTGGTTATGGGTAAATTCCGACACACAAGAAAAGAAAGATCAACTTATAAACCAATTTTTAAATAAACATAATAAAAAATGAAAATAGGTATTACATTAGGTCTTAAAGACAACAAAGAATCCATCTGGACAAATGGTATTAAACAAAATGTATTGATGTTGGTTGAACTATTAAAAAAATCAACCAAAAATTATGATGTCTGCATATTAAACTCTACGAATGTTGATTTTACAGAAAAACCATCTTATTTAACAGATATTGATGTACATTACTTCAATGATGTTTTTATGGAAATGGATTTGATTATTTGTATGGGTGCCCAAATATTTGACCATCAACTTGAAACCTTTAAAAAATCTGGAAAAAATAAAAAGGTTGTATCTTATAAGTGTGGAAATAACTATGTAATCCATATGGAAAATATTTTATTTAAACAAAGTGAGAGTAAAAAATTCCAATACGAAAAACAATATGATGAAGTATGGTATGTACCACAACAACACGAGGTAAATTCTGGATTATATAAAACACTATATCGTGTTAATGCAATACCAGTACCATTTATTTGGTCTGAAAAATATCTACACGAATCTGTTGTTGAAATACATAAAGGTTTTAAAGATGGGAAATATAAAAAGGATTGGCAATATGATAATACCAAAGAAAAAAAGATTTTGGGTATTATGGAACCAAACTTAAATATTGTTAAATTTTGTTTAATTCCAGCGATGATTGCTGAAGAATCATATAGAACATCTGAAGGTAGAAAACGTATTGAAAAATTAAGAATAACAAATGCTACCACCGTATCAAAACATAGGGAATTTATGTCAATCATTGAAACCTTTGATTTATATAAAGAAGGAAAGATTAGTGCTGAATCAAGATATCAAACAGCATTTATGTTAACACAACATTTGGATATATTAATATGTCACCAATTATTAAACCCATTAAATTATTTATATTTGGACGCTGTTTATTTGGGTTATCCTGTATTACATAACGCTCCTATGTGTAAAGATTTGGGTTATTATTATGAGGGTTCTGATACCGTTGAGGCGGCTAAATTATTAAATCAAGTATTGGTTGAGCATGACGCTGATATTGACCGTTATAATCAACGAAACGATAAGGTTTTACAAAGATATCATATAAGTAACGAAGACGTTATTAAAACGTATGATATGTTAATTGAGGGTTTATTTAATGGGGGGAATGGTGAATTGGTTTATAACCCTAAAACCAATTTGTATTTTTAAAATTTATTATGTTTTTAAATGAAAAAGGAGACCTCTTGAGTCTCCTTTCTTTTTTGGTTGTTAATTAAATCAGTTGATTAAATTTCTCCACCATCAGTAATTGTCCATGAATAATTTGAAATAATACTTGTTCTAGCAGCAGCCCCGGCACTAGTATATTCAATTGTACCCATACCCCAATTTATATCACCTTGTAGAGTTAACAATGACCAAGCATTTAGGAGATCATCATAATGATCATAATTTGCTGTTGATTTACCATACATAAAACCACCCATCTCAGTTACAGCAGATACATCCCATCCACTAATATCTTGATTAAATGATGTTGCATTCTTAAACATACTATTCATATTAGTTACAGAAGATACATCCCATGAATTTAATGATTGGTTGAATGATGTTGCACCTCCAAACATATCGGACATATCGGTTACAGAAGATACATCCCATGAATTTAATGGTTGGTTGAATGCTGCTGTATCCCCAAACATATAATTCATATTAGTTACAGCTGATGTGTTCCACGAATTTAATGGTTGGTTGAATATTGTACCATAGAACATATAACCCATATTAGTTACAGCAGATACATCCCATGAACTAATATCTTGGTTAAATGCTGTTGTACCTTCAAACATACTTTCCATATTAGTTACAGCTGAAGTATCCCATGAATTTAATGGTTGGTTGAATGATGTTGCACCACCAAACATATAATACATGTCAGTTACAGTAGAAACATTCCATGAATTTAATGGTTGGTTGAATGATGTTGTATTAGCAAACATACCACTCATAGTTGTTACAGCTGAAGTGTCCCACGAATTTAATGATTGGTTAAATGATGTACCATAGAACATATAACTCATATCATTTACTGAAGAAACATCCCACCCACTAATTCCATTTACTGATATTAATGAGCTACACTCCGCAAACATATTAGTAAAATTTGTAGTTCCTGTTAAATCAAATGTACCCCCAATTGTGGTTAAGTTTGAACATCCTGCAAATCCACCACCTTCATTTCCTAATTTAAGTTGTCCGATGTTTGTGATTGAAGTTAATTTTCCATAATCTTGACCACCAGCAAATGACCATCCTTCAATTGTTCCTGTGATTGTAATTGTGTATATTCCTCCTGTTGCATAAGTGTGAGTTGTTTCTGCTTGATCATATGCTGTGATTGTATCAGTGTTTCCATCACCCCAGTTTACATCAAAGTTGTAGTTACCAGAAGCAACTAATGGAAGTATAATGGAAGGATTTCCATCACCTAATGTTGTATCCCATACTGAGATAAAGTCTGTTAATATTGGACCTATTTGTCCAACACCTTTAACTCTTAATTTTCCGTTTGCGTTAATTGGCATAATTTTTATTTTTTTTAAATTGTTATTTTGTTAATTATTGATTCAACTGACCAACACCTTTAACTCTTAGTTTTCTAACCGCAGATGCCAAATCAGCACCATCAATTGTCCAACCTCTAGATATTAAAGTATCATAGTCACCTGTTCCAGCTGACGTTCTTCCACCTGTTGTTTGAAAAGTACCATTTTCTAAACCATTTGTGACGAATTGGTTTAATATAGAATCATTTGCTGATGCTGTTAGTGGGTTACTACCGTCTTTACTAACGAAATACAAATCAGTTAAATTTACCATTGAGGAAATATCCAAACCTGTTAGTTGATTATTAGATAAACGCAATTGTGTTAAATTAGATAACCCAGTTCCATCAAATGTTGTTAGTTGATTATCGTCTAAACTCAACTCAATTAAACTGGATAACCCAGTTCCATCAAATGTTGTTAGTTGATTATCTTCTAAAGTCAAGTCAATTAAACTGGATAATCCAGTTCCATCAAATTCTGTTAATTGGTTAGTATACAATGCCAAACTAGTTAACCCAGATAACCCAGTTCCATCAAATGTTGTTAGTTGATTATCTTCTAAAGTCAAGTCAATTAAACTGGATAATCCAGTTCCATCAAATTCTGTTAATTGGTTAGTATACAATGCCAAATAAGTTAACCCAGATAACCCAGTTCCATCAAATGTTGTTAGTTGATTATCGTGTAAGTCCAAATTAGTTATATCACCACTAATAGTACCTTCATCATCACAAGATATAATTATGAATTCACCATTTTCATTTAGGACTTCAGGTGATTGTTGACCATCATCTTGATTAAATGGGCCAAAATCAACCCCATTATGATTATATTTCCAATAACCAGTTGTTGTATTAACAGTAATGTTAATTGTTTCACCAGTTAATTTGGACGTTATAAATGTTGTTGGAGTGTAAATTTCAAATGTACCATCAATAACCCAATTTCTACTAATTAAAGTATCATAATCAGATGTACTAGCGTTAGTTCTTTGAGTAGTGCCAACTTTTAGGTTACCATCTTCATTCCCAAGACCAACTAAACCTGATAATATTGAATCCCAGTTTTGTGGTGTGATTGGATTGTCAGTTAATTCTAATTGTGACAAATTTGTTATTGGTGTAACATCCAATAACACAATTTGGTTATTATTTAAAGTTAACTGTTGTAAACTAGATAATCCAGTTCCATTAAATGTTTCTAATGTTGTAATATTCCAACCATCAACACCAAACTTTAATGTTGTAATCAAACCCATATCACCACCAATGAAAGTAGTTAAAGGGTTATTATATAACTTCAAAGTAGTTAAACTAGATAAGTCAACTCCATTAAATGATGTTATTTGATTATCACCTAATCCCAAATAAGTTAAACTAGATAATCCAGTTCCATCAAATTCTGTTAGTTGGTTAGCATCTAAAATCAAAAAAGTTAAACTAGATAATCCAGTTCCATCAAATGATGTTAATGTTGTAATACCCCAACTTCCCCTACTAGAGCTATTAAAATCTAATTCAGTAATTAAACCCATATCACCACCAATAAAAGTAGTTAGGGGGTTATCAGTCAAATCTAAACTAGTTAAACCAGATAATCCAGTTCCATCAAATGATGTTAATCCATTATTAAGTAAACTTAAATTAGTTAAACCAGATAATCCAGTTCCGTCAAATGATGTTAATGTTGTAATACTCCAATCATTAAAATTCAAAGATGTAATTAAACCCATATCACCACCAATAAAAGTAGTTAGGGGGTTATCAGTCAAATCTAAACTAGTTAAACCAGATAATCCAGTTCCATCAAATTCTGTTAGTTGATTATCAGTCAAATCTAAACTAGTTAAACCAGATAATCCAGTTCCATCAAATTCTGTTAGTTGATTATCAGTCAAATCTAAACTAGTTAAACCAGATAATCCAGTTCCATCAAATTCTGTTAGTTGATTATCAGTCAAATCTAAACTAGTTAAACCAGATAATCCAGTTCCATCAAATGATGTTAATTGGTTATTTTGTAAATACAACACAGTTAAACCAGATAATCCAGTTCCATCAAATGTTTCTAATGTGGTTATATCCCAACTTCTCTTACTAGAGCTATTAAAATCTAATTCAGTAATTAAACCCATATCACCACCAATAAAAGTAGTTAGAGGATTACTAGATAAATCTAAATTATTTAAACTAGATAATCCAGTTCCATCAAATGATGTTAATTGGTTACTACCTAAACCCAAATTAGTTAAACTCGCTGGAAATATAAAATTATCTAACGATATTAGTCCATTATTGTTTAAAAACAATTGAGTTAAATTAACTAAATCTACTCCATCAAATGATATTAGTCCATTATTGTTTAAAATCAATTGAGTTAAACTCGCTGGAAATATAAAATTATCTAATGATGTTAGTCCATTATTATCTAAACCCAAAGTAGTTAAACTTGTTAAATCTGTTCCATCAAATGATGTTAATTGGTTATTACCTAAATGCAAATCAGTGATATTTCCACTAACCGTACCATTACCTTGACAAGATATAATTGTGAATTCACCATTTACATTTGCTACAGTAATTGTTTGTGGACTACTAGAAAATACACCTGAATCAGTTCCATTATGATTATATTTCCAATATCCAGTTGATGTGTTAACACCAATAATAATTGTTTGTCCAACCGATTTGGATGTTATAAATGTTGCCATAATTTTTATTTTTTTTTTAAGTTGTTATTTTGTTAATTATTAAAAAAGGTTGAGAGGTTTTACTCTCCCAACCTTTTAAATATACTTACTTTTTAATGTTTAGTACATACCATAAGCAGCAACTTTATCACCAGTTTCAGGTGCAGCAACAAAAGTTAATGTTGCACCATCAATAGTGTAATCATCACCAATAACTTGTAACAAACCGTTCAAGTAAATTACCTCTGAATCAGTTCTAACAGCACTTGCAAGTGTAAACTCGTCATTTGTACCATCAACCGTTCCAGCAACAGCAACTTTCTTGAAATAAATGTTTTCAAAATCATCAGCCAAACTTAATTCAGCACTTTCAGCTCTTACAACTTCATTTGATAAGTTTTCAACGATTTCACTGAATGAATCGATTTCAGTTACATCAATGTTTGAGATTAAGTAAGAAACTTGAGTTGACAATTCTGTAGCGATTGAATCTTCAGCAGCTTCAGCACGAGAAATTTCAGAAGAAATTTCAGCCATTACATCAACACCATCAACAGTAAGAATACCATTTACTTCAATGTCACCTTCAAAAGTTCTTAAACCTTCAGAACCAGCAGCAACAACATCCTTCATTTGGATTTTATTCGTTACAGTATTAAGTTCAATTGTTAATTCATCAGTATCAGCCAAACCTTCAATTTCAGAAGATAAATCAGCAGCGATTGAAGCGTCAGCAGCAATACGAGCAGATTCTTCAGCACTTAAATTAGCTGCGATAGAAGCATCACCAGAAATTCTAGCAGACTCTTCAGTAGATACACCAACTTCTCTGTTAGATACTTCAGCACTTAAATCATTAGTCAATACTAATTCAGCACTCATTGCACGAGATTCTTCAGCATCAACGTCAGCGGTTCTGTTAGAAACTTCAGCAGAAAGGTCATTAGTTAATACTAATTCAGCACTCATTGCACGAGATTCTTCAGCGTCTAAATCAGCACCGAAAGATGTCATTGCAGACAACAATGCGTTATCATTTTCTAAATCAATTCCGTTAACGAATTCAACGATTTCAGCAAATTGGTCTAAATCAACATCAGAACCATCAAGGATAACATCAATACGAGACGCTTCAGCAGAAATATTAGCAGCCAAAGATTGGTCAGCAGCCAAACGAGTTGACGCTTCATTAGATACGGCAACACCTCTATCAGAAATTTCAGCAATTAAGTCATTAGCCAATACAGCCTCAGCACTCATTGCTCTTGACTCTTCAGCATCAACATCAGCAGTTCTGTTAGAAACTTCAGCACTTACAGCGTTAGTCAATACTAACTCAGCACTCATTGCTCTACTTTCTTCAGCATCAACATCAGCAATACGGTTAGAAACTTCAGTAGATAAGTCATTAGTCAATACTAATTCAGCACTCATTGCTCTACTTTCTTCAGCATTAACATCAGCAATACGGTTAGAAACTTCAGCACTTAAATCATTAGTTAATACTAATTCAGCACTTGTCGCTCTACTTTCTTCAGCGTCAACATCAGCAGTTCTGTTAGAAACTTCAGCAGATAAGTCAGCAGTTAATACAGCCTCAGCACTCATTGCACGAGATTCTTCAGCATCAACATCAGCAGTTCTTTCAGAAATTTCAGTTGATAAAGCAGCCTCAACAGATGCGTTAGCAGTTGACAAGTCAGTAGAAATTTTAGCATCCAAAGAAACATCACCAGAAATACGAGCAGATTCTTCAGCAGATACTGCACTCTCACGATTAACAGTTTCAGTTGATAAATCAGAAGCTAAAGAAGCATCACCAGATACTCTTGCAGAAGCCTCAGCACTTACAGCAACTTCTCTGTTGTAAGTTTCAGTTGACAAATCAGCAACAACAGAAGCATCACCAGAAATTCTAGCAGCCTCCTCTAAAGATACACCAGCAACTCTATCAACGATTTCAGTTGATAAATCAGACGCTAAAGACTGGTCAGCAGCCAAACGGATTGACGCTTCAGCAGATGTTGCGATAGATGCGTTAGTTGCAAGTTCACTAATGGTATTTTCTAAATCACCATCCATTGATTGAAAAGCATTAACGATTTCTGTTAATGAATCCAAAGCAGCTGGGTCAGTGTTAGAGATAACGTAATCAATCTTAGTGTTTAAAGACTGGTCAGCAGCCAAACGAGTTGATGCTTCACCTTCTAAATCACTAATAATTGCTTCATCAGCAGCTTCCATTGCCGCTTCCAAACTTTCATCACCAACAACTCTTAAAGATGCTTCAGCAGTAATGTTGTTTTGTAATGAAGTTTCAGCAACGATTGAACGAGATTCTTCAGCATCAACATCAGCTTCTCTATTAACAACTTCAGAAGATAAATTTGCAGCAAGTGACTCATCACCAGCAACTCTTGCAGATGCTTCAGTAGATACGGCAGCAGTTCTATCACTGATTTCTGTTGATAATTTAGTATCTACTGATTCATCACCAGAAATACGACTAGAAACTTCACGAGATGTTTCAGTTGAAATGTTTGTGTCGATTGACGTAATTGCTGATTGTAAACCATCAATATCGGCAACAACGATACCAACTGGTGCTGTTATTTGTGCGTTGTCCAAAATTAAATCGGACTGTCTATTTAATACAATTTTAGTTGTAGACATAAAAAAATTATTTTTTTTTGTTTATTATATGTGTTCGTTACACCGATAAAAATCAATTTGATTTTTTATTTTGACCGATAAATTTAAATACAAATTTAGACCTGATTTAAAGAAACTAAATCACGTAATAATAGACAAATGTAAATAAGATGATAAATATAAGATATTAATATATACTGGATTTAACCAGTTTGTTATATATAAATATCACGAACTTTAGTAAAGTTCAAAAAAATTATAAATTATATATTAAATTTTTTAAATTTTTAATAGAATTAGTATAAAGTAATGGTGAACAAGAACCATTTTCATTTAAATAATCGTTAATTAATACCATCAAATCATCAGTTTTTTCAAAAACAAAGATTGCTTTACTTTTATTTTTCTCAACCAACATTTTATTCCCTTTTAATCGTAAAAACGCCGCTAAATATAAATCTGATGTTGTATATTTTTCTTGTTCCATTTTATTTTTCCTTTTATTAGATAAATATCGTTGTTTCTTAAAAACAACATTTTTTTTATTTTTTTTTATGATGTTCTATATGAGCATTTAATTTTCATACCAATACTTGGTGGTTCATTAAAAATTATTGTGTTATATTCAATTTGATAATCATCTTCATCATCTTGTAATAACCCATTTAAATAGATATGTTCGGATCCTGGTATTGGGTTATTATTTAGAATAAAACTGTTGTTTATACCATCAATAATACCATTCGGTTTTTCTTTGTCAATGTGTGTTATTTTTGATAAATCTAACTCTAACCAATCACCAATATCAAACGACCAATCGTCCAAACTTTTTAATTTATAATAAACATCACCCCCATTTACACCAACAATCATCCCTGGTCGTCTTCTCTCAACGGAAATTAAATTCAAATCCTCAACCGCTGACACATTTCTCAATCCATCAACACCATATATTGGGTCTATAACAGCATAGGTATCTTCTGTGTTCATAGGACTTATAAAACCCATAATACCAATACCACCTATTAGTTCAAAATTTGACATTTACATATAATTTTTTTTTATCAATCACAGATCCATACATCAACATTTGCTTTTGTTGATACAAAAGATCTATATACATAATATATAATATTTTGTCCGTGAGAATCAATGATTGTTATTTCATCAACTTTTACGAACGGTATAATAAATCCACTACAACCATCATTACTATTTCTAAATATTGTTGGTTGTTGCATTGTATTTGGTATTAACATATAACAATAACCGTTAACTGCCGCGTACATTAAATAATTATTCACAATCTCGTTTGTTTCAATCGTACCCAACAAATTTAAATCATCAACATCAAAATTTTGTTTTAAATATTTACCATAATAAACAGTTGGTAACACAACAACAGATGTGCTTGTTGGTGTTGGTGTGTTTGTCGGTATTGGTGTACTTGTCGGTGTACTTGTTGGTGTTGGGGTTGGTGTATTAGTCGGTGTTGGGGTTGGGGTTACCTTACCAGGTTTAACAGGTATCTCATAATGTATTTGTCTAGTCTCAGTAATAACAATTTGTTCATTATCAATACCGTGGACATCAATTACTGGTATATCAATATTTGTATCTTCTGTTAATTTATCATAATCTTCATCAATAATGATTTGTTTCGTTATTGATGTTTGTCCTTGTGGTATTAATACTGTAATATTAATAGGTACAATCCTATCATCTTCAAACACTAAGTTCTTCACAAAACTAACGGTTGTATCACGAATTACTGGTGTATTATTTGTTACGACAACATTAGCAATAACACTACCTGATGTTATTGTCACGTCAATTGTAAGGTCTAATTCAAACATTGGCATTGACGGCGTTGGTGTTGGTGTAACAGTTGGTGTAACAGTTGGAGTAACACTAGGTGTTGGCGTTGGAAGTTGTGTGGTTGTTGTTGTAACTATCTCAAAAGTGAAATCATCTACCTCACAGAAATCATCACCACAATCTGGACAATCTGGATCAAACATCCCAAATTTATTTTTTAAAATATTAAAATTATGTTTAACCTCATCCCCACTTAATGGTTCAACATACATTCTAAATTGTGATATTGCACCTTCAAATGTTCCACCAAATTCTTTTTCCAATAAGATATTTGTTGTCAACCCTGAGAATGTTGTCCCACTTAATGTTGATGTTGGAAACAATTCTGGATCTTGTGTGTAACCACTTGTTAATCCAGAACAAGATGAAAATGTTAAATTCTCGTGAAGTCCCTGTGTTCCACCACCCCAAGAAATGTTAAATGGTACACCTAATTGTTTTTCTTTATCTGTGTTTAACGCTCTTGGTATTACTTCCTCAAAATTTTCTAAGGTGTAAATCGGTTTACCATTAACATAAATTTTTAATCTACCTAATCTATATTTTTTTTCTTCTAACCATTTTTGATTTAAATTAACAATCTCAATTGTCTCACCAAACTCATTTATATGTGTCAATGGTGGTTGTATTAAATTAACGGTGTTATTTGCTAATGAATCCAACGGGGTGATTGTTGTAATATCGCTTAAACCACCAAAGTATTTTAAGTCGCAATAATCAAAATCGGTATAACGTGACCAAGTAACGTCCACTTGAAACCAATGTTCCAAATTTAACCAAGACGGATTTTCTTTTTGACATCTTGGATAAATTGGTGGTGAACAATACTCATCAATTGTGTAACCGGTTAAATATGTTTGTCCTGATGTACAAGTCCCAGTTGTTTCACAACCACCAGTAAAACGTAAAACTTTAACACCAATTGATGGGTTCTTTGGGTCACCACATAATTTAAACGCAATATTATTTGACATTAAATCAAATAATGGATCTTTCTCACAAGTGTCCTCAATTGATGTAAAACCATTTGTGTTACAACCAACACAATCGGTACACGTTTCACAAGTGGTACAACTTGGTGTACAAACGGGTGTTGTGTTCTCACAAGTCGGTGTTGAGGTCGGTACGGGTGTTGGTGTCGGTGTTGGTTCAATAATTATAGGACAATTATGTGTTTGACATTCCCAACCACAAGTGTCACAAGGTGATTCACCACATCCACAACCACAAGTTAATTTTTTTTCATTATCACCGTTACAAGTGTTACAACCATAGTTTAAATGGGGGTCGTGTTGGTTATCTTTTGATCTTGGTGGATATAAATAAACACATCTACTATTTGTTATGTTTCTATCACAACAAGCGCAAGTTTGAACACAATTTGCTAATGGTGTTGTTGTTCTTGTGTAACCAGTAAAACATTTTGGTGAACCATCAGCATAATGATAAAATTTATTTTCTGCTCTAGTACCCAAGTAAAAAAACATATTTTTATTTTGGGGGTATAACATATTCAATGTTGTTTCACCCGAATTTGGTTGATATTCGTTTTCCAACCTAGGTTTTAAAACCATTTCAATGGTCCAACCTTTTGTTACCCTTTCAGGTAATATCTCATAATCATACCCAAATAATTTATAAAATCCTTGGTAAAAGCCACCATATAATTCGTGGTATCTACCAATAGTTGGATCATTTTTACTAACAACCTCGTATAATGTTTGACCAGTTACACCTGAAAATTGTTCATACATTCCAGTATATCCTGTGACTTGAATCATTTTAAATCGTCTGTCATAATGTAATCTATCAAACTTAACTGAATCCTCAAATATACCCTCAGTAAAATTTAACGTTTCACCTGTCATTTTATTGACTAAACCATTATCAATACCTGTTAAACCAATATCACAAACAGTATCGGCGGTTAAACAATTTAAAACCTCATTGTTTGGGTTGTAATAATTTTGTGATACAAAAATATTATTTTGGTTATAATTTTTATATGTAAGATTTAAAGGTTGTGTTGTTAAAAAATTATCAATATCAATATTAATTGGTAATTTTTTACCATATGTTTGTGCGATAAGAAAAGGCGAGAAAACAACTTCTTCACTATAATCTCTTTCATCTGAAGTTAATGACATATCCATACTATCATATTCTAGGTTTAATCTAGATTTTTGATAAGCATATTGATTAATATTCTGTTGTGCCATTTCTTTTATAGATAAATACTACAAACCAAAGTATTTATATAAAAAATTCAAAATAGAACTCACGATAAAATGGAAAAGAAAAATTTTACACAAATAAAAAATACTAAGGTTGACGAAGTGACTTCGCAAATTAAACAGTATAAAGACACTGCGGTAAAGGAGTTTAAAGAAACGAGATTACTTGTTAAACTTATTATTTCGGCTGCGAAACAATATTTAAAAAACAAGACTATTGTGTTAGATGATGAAGAAAAACAATTTATCAAGGATCAATCAAAAGATGTGTTAAAATTAATACCATTAATTGTTATCCAGATATTTCCAGGGTCAACATTGGCAACGCCATTTTTAGTTATGTTAGGTAAAAAATTGGGTATTAAACTTACAAGTGAGTTACCCGAAAAACATAAAGAGGTTGAAAAACAAAGTGGTGAAATTGAAGAATTGGTTGGGGCAGATGGGTCATTTTCAGGTTCTTTTACACCAATCGTTCAACAGAATATGACACCCCATAAAACAACAGACCAAACAGTTAGAATGACTAGAGTAAGTCAGTTTCCATTTGTTAGGGTTTATTATGGTGAATCAGAAGAAAAAGAAGGTAATGTTCTTGATGAAGAAGATATGTCGGGGGCGTTTGGTGATGAAGAAACAGAAAACGACAAAACATACAAAGAATGTATGGAAACAATGGAACAATTGGGTGTTGATGATTTTACTGAAAGAGATGAGAGATGTAAAACATTTGGTTTTGATAAAACATTAGATAAACAATTAATTAATCAAAAAAAGAATGGACAATGTAAAAATTGTTTTACAAAAAAAAGATTAACCGAATTGGAAAAAGAAAAGATGACATCAATGATTGACGAAATTCTATTATCAAAAAAGAAAAAGGATTCAGATATTGTTGATAAAGAGGGTGAAAATGAAAATAGCCCAATTGAAAAAATATTGGTTAGGAATTTAGAATCAGTAAAAAAGATTGCGGATAAAGAGGGGATTAATATAAATAACTTATTTAAAAAGTTAAAAAACAATGAACAGTAATTTATACGATAAACAAATACAAATACCGAAAGAAATATTGGATCACCTTTATCTTTGTTTTATTAAGATACCGAGTTCCGATGCAAACACCGAAGGTCACAATCGTAATTTAGATTTACGAACTAATGGTTATGCAACCTACCAACAATTGGGTAGAATTAAAAACTATTTTGATAATTACGGTGGTGATAAAACAGACGCACCTTATATTTTAAATGGGTCAGACACAATGTTAGCATGGGTTAACAATACGTTAGACTCGTTAAGAAATGGTGATAAGTTAGATCAAACGATAAAAAAAGAATATGCGGATCAAGAGTTGGATCCACGTTTAACAAAAGATCTTGGTTGGTTGGCAAATTTACCAAACCAAACAGATCCACATAAAGGACCTATTGATGATTTAAAAATAACAGAAAGTCTAAATAGGATAAACGAAATAATAAAAAAAATAATTTAAGATGCCAGTAAGTGAAAGATTAGATTTTAGTCAACCTATGAATCAATTAGGTGAAGTTGGTGAACAACAAAGAAATAGATTGTTCCCAAAAAACGATTATAAACCAACAAATGAATATTCATCAACTAATAAAGACGCGATTGCCGATGGTGATGAAAAAGGTAAAGGTACGGGTTCGTTTCTTGATACAACCAATGGTGGTTCATCAATTGACAATGTTGAGCGAATTAGCGAAATAAAAATTAATCAATACCAAAAAGAAAAACCATATACAACACCTAGTGCATAATGAAGTTATTTAACACATATAAAAAACTTATAGTTGAGGCTGCGTCAATTGATGAAATTGTTAGAACAATCAAACAACGTAAACGTGTTATTATTTATTATGATGGTGATGAACCTGGGGGAAAAGGTTTAAGGATTGTTGAACCCGTTTGTTATGGTTATAGTAAAGCGGGAAATCCAGTATTACGTGCTTGGGATGTTGAGGGTGCGTCACATAGAGCGTACCTTGGTGAAAAACCATTACCGAGTTGGAGAATGTTTAGAATTGATAAAATAATAAACTATAAACCAACATTAGAGGATTTTAATGAAATGCGACCAGGGTATAACCCAAATGGTGACAAAAGTATGACAAGGGTTATTATTAACGCGGTATTTGACCAACAATCACCAATATCACAAGACGCAATTATTGATAGAATGATTGATACTCTATTAGATGAGTACAGAACAAATTATGGAGACAACTTTGAGTTATCAAAAGCGGCCGACGCGTACAGAAGAATTTATCAAGAAATTGAAAAAGAAACAAATAAAGAACTAAGTAGTGTTGAGAAATCGGCATTAAAGTCTATTATTAGTAATAAAATACTACAAAAACAATAACATATGAACTCAGAACAAGATTTACTTAATAAATTATTAATCTCCAAAAAAATAATGGAGAAACACAATACAATGGGTAGAGGTCAAGCAAGTGAATTACCAACAGCACCAATGGTTGAGGAATTTCAACCAGTAAATGCGACGTATAATTTACCAGATAACCTTATGGAGGAAACAAAACCAAGAACTTATACTACAGAAATGCCAACAGAAGATCGTATAAAAAACTCAAGGTTACCTGACGAAATAAAACAACTTATGATTGAACATCCGATTGACAAACCTACAATGGGTGTTAATACTGGGGTTGGACTAAGTGACGAATTAATTGAAAAAGCAGCCAGATTAATGGGTACTAATGTGGTTAAAGAACAAACATCACAACCTAATGTAAAACAAACCGTAATACCACAAACAAACGACATTAAACAAATCGTTAAAGAAACTGTTGAAGAAGTTTTAAGAGAAAATGGATTACTTGTTGAGTCTGAATCAAAATCAAATGATTTATTTAAATTTAGAGTTGGTCAACACATCTTTGAAGGTCGGTTAACAAATGTAAAGAAAGTTGTAAAATAATTTGCGTATCATCAAATTAAAGTAAAATCCTCTCTAATTTTTAGGGGGGATTTTTTATTGTTGATTATTTTTAAATTTTTATTTATAATTAACGTATGGAAAAAATTAATGTCTTAGCAATCGCATCAGATACCTCGGGGGTATCAAAATTTCGTACAGTTGATCCACACGTTAAACTACAAAATATGTATCCAAATGAATTCCATGTGGATATTGAGTATAGTGTTGATACAACTAATATAAATTTTTGGAAAAAATATCAAATCATACACTTTCATCGTAATATTGGGAACGATTATGAAAGTTGTCCAGAATTTATAAAATATTTACAATCAATCGGTATTGTTGTTATTATGGATATTGATGACTATTGGTTACCAACAAAAGAACATCCAATACAACAAATTATATTACAAAACAAAATTCACGAAAAAATTATAGCAAACATAAAAGTTTCAGATTATATAACAACAACAACTGAGATTTTTGCAAACGAGATTAGAAAATACAATAAAAACGTTATTGTATTACCAAACGCTATTGATCCGAATGAAGGTCAGTTTAATGAACCAACATTACCGTCAGAAAAAATTCGTGTTGGTTGGTTGGGTGGATCATCACATTTACACGATTTAAAATTATTAGATGGTATGGTATCAAAGTTATCACCTATACAAGATAAATTACAATATTATGTTTGTGGTTTTGATACTCGTGGTTCTGTTACGGAAATCAACCAACAAACGGGTCAAAAAACACAACGACCGATTACCCCTAGTGAAACAGTGTGGGTTAAGTATGAAGAAATTTTCACAAACAAATATAAAATTATAACACCAAACTATAAAGAATATTTGGACACATTTGTTGAGGGTTATTACCCTAATGTTGATAAAGAAAATTATGTTAGAGTTTGGACAAGACCCGTAAATAGTTACGCCAAAAATTACTCAAAGTTTGACATATCTTTAGCACCAATTCAAAACCACATTTTTAACAGAATGAAATCTCAATTAAAGGTTATTGAAGCCGGTTTTTATAAAAAAGCATTAATTGCATCAAATGTTGGTCCATATACGATTGATTTAAAACACGCATTAGATAAAGGTCAATTTACAGATGGAAACGCATTACTTGTAAATGAAAACAACAATCATAGTGACTGGGCTAAATACGTTAAAAAATTAGTTGACAATCCAAACTTTATTACCGATATTGGTGAGAGGTTATACGAAACCGTTAAAGATACATACAATTTAAACGTTGTAACATCAAATAGATATTCATTTTACAAATCCTTAATTAAATAATTTATGATAAATATACCTATAACAAAAATTTTATTTTTAGATATTGAAACAGTTGGTGGTTACCCTAACTATGATGCGTGTCAAAAATTTAGTCCTATCATTGCTGAACAGTTTGATAAATATTATGACTGGTTCTTAAAACGTTTTCCTGAAGACGCGACAAAAGGATCTAATGAAAACGAAACAAAAAACATTATATTCTCAACAAGAACTGCGTTAGTTCCAGAGTTTGCCAAAATTGTGTGTGTTTCTGTTGCGTTTGTTCTTGAGAATGGTGAAACAAAAAAACAATCTTTTGTTGGTGACGATGAGAAAGTTTTGTTAAAAGATGTTAGATCACTATTAGATAGATGTGAAAAACTTGGATTCTTTTTATGTGGTCACAATTTAAAAAACTTTGACATACCGATGATGGCAAAAAGAATGATTATTAACGGTATTAGACCATCAAAAATCTTACCATCATACGATACCAAACCTTGGGAAATTAAAGCGATTGACACAAAAGAAATTTGGCAATATGGTGCATACACCTCAATCGGATCTTTAGATTTATTATGTTCTTGTTTAGACATACCAACACCAAAAGGTGGTGAGGTTACCGGTGCAACTGTTCATAAAGCATATTGGGAAGATCAAAAATTAAAAGAGATTGGTGAATATTGTGAAAGAGATGTTGACGTATTAGTTGAGGCAATAATGAAATTAAAAAGTTTAGAATAATGAATGATAATAAATTTGACGAGTTAAAAAACGTTTTGAATACAGATTTTGATGATATTGATATTAACAGTATTGTTGGAGAACTAGGGATTGATTTTAATGAATTAGAAAAAACTTTAGATGAGTATCAACCAAAGATTGGGTTATATTACACTAACACTAATGAAACACTACCCCAACCAGAATACGCGTACATTACGGATTCAGGATTTGATTTGAGGTCAACAGAAGAACTGATAATTAAAGCCGGTGAACGAGTTCTAATTGGGACTGGATTAAGTTTTGATATTCCAGACGGATATGAAATCCAAGTTAGAAGTAAAAGTGGGTTGGCATTAAAACAAGGTTTAATGGTGTTAAATTCTCCCGGAACTGTAGATTTTGGTTATAATTCAGAAGTTAAAGTTATTATTTTTAATACTAGTAAAGAAGATGTTGTAATTAATCTTGGTCAAAAAATCGCACAAGCGGTACTTTGTCCAGTTGTGTGTGGTAAATGGGTTAACTTAGTTAAAACAGATAAGATTGACGATAAAGATCGTAATAATAATGGTTTCGGCTCAACAGGATTTTAGTAATATGAAACTTTTTTTATCAACAAATGAAAACACCGCAAACACCAATAAAATAAAAATGTTAGAGGTTGCGGTAAAATCAGCACTTAAAAATACGAATTTTGATGTTTATGTTATTTTTGATGGTAATAAAAACGTTTTAAATTTACCAAAAGAAGTTACAATAATTGAACATAGACACAGATGTTATGAAACATTTAAAAATTCTAATAGGGATTTAACAACCTCTTCAGGTACGTTTTTAAGAACTGAAATCCCATTTTTAATGAAAAAAAATAATATTATTGATGATTATTTTTTATATACCGATTATGACGTTGTTTTCCAGAGTGGGGATTATTCTCAAATAGAAACACTAAAACCAAAAATTTTTGCAGCATCACCAGAGTCTAACATTAACGATTGGTCATACGTAAATGCTGGTGTTATGGTCGGTAATTTTAATTATTTTAATCAAAATGATGAATTTATACTAAATTATATAACTGAAAATTTTGAGAATTTAGATATTTGGGATCAAAGTATGTATAATAATTTATTTATTAAAGATTTAACTAAATTACCAATAATTTTTAATTGGAAACCATATTGGGGTATTAACGATGATGTTAATATCATACATTTTCACGGACCAAAACCCTATGAGATTACGTGCGAAAACGACATAAATAGTGTTGGGGTTTTAAGAAATTTACATATGCGAAATAAAAATGCGTACACACATTACAACCAAATTTTTAATTCTTTTTTATGATAACAATAATTTACTCAACACATAGAGATAAAGAATACAACGATAAATTTAACGATCATCTTGTATTAACATCAGGACTTCAACACGTACAAGTAATACCTTACGAAAACCATAATCAATATTCATTATCAGAACTTTACAATAAAGGTATTGGTAATGCTAAATATGACATCATAGTGTGTTGTCATAATGATATAAAACTTGAGAAAGGGTGGGGTGTTAAATTACTTGAAGATTTTAACAACAACCCAGAGTTTGGTATTATTGGTAAAGCAGGATCCTGTTATTTTCCAGAGTCAGGTGTTTATTGGGAAAAATTAACACAAACAATGGTTGGTCAAGTTTATCACCATCCCCCAGGTGAGAAAAAGTTTTTAAGTCGTTTTTCGCCAAAATTACCATTTATTGTCCCAGTCGTTACAATTGATGGATTATTCATTTCTTTTAATAAGACAAAAGTTAAACACACCTTTGATGAATCATACGGTAAATTTCATTTTTATGATCACGGATTTTGTATTCCAAATTACGTTGATGGTGTTAAAATTGGTGTAACATCTTCGTTTGAAATAACACACGAATCTGTTGGAAGACCGAATGAGGAGTTCTACGAATCAAAAGAAAAATTCTTGGAAAAATGGAAACAACACCTACCTTTGGATTTAAAACCAACTGAACCATATGTTCCAGAAATAAAAAGAAAAACTTTTAAAAAATTTGGTAAAGTTGCGGTTATTATACCAACAAAAGGTAAGGTTGATATGTTATTAGATTGTGTTAATTCATTTTATGATCATTGTGATACTAATGTTTTTAATTTATTTATTGCCGACACAGGTTCATCAGAAGATGAAAAAAAAGAAATTCGTGATAACACATCAAAATATGATAATATAAAATTAATTGAGTATGATTACTATAATTTTGCCAAGATAAATAATGATGTTATTAAAAATCATATAACTGATGAATATGAGTTTTTATTATTTTGTAATAATGACATTAAATTATTAAATGATATTATTAGTGGGATGTTAGGTGTTTTTGAAAAAGATAAAAAAACGGGTACTGTTGGCGCAAGGTTACATTTTGACGATAATACAATCCAACACGACGGTATGTTAATACTACTAGAAAAACAACACAACAGAATACACGTTGGACACTTAAATTTAAAAAACTACTACAACTATTATAATCAATTAAAAGATGTTATTGGGAATACTGGTGGTTTAATGATGGTTCGTAAAAATTTATTTATTAAGTCCAATATGTTTAACGAAAACTACACAACTTGTTTTGAAGATGTTGAGTTAAATGTAATTATTAAATCTAATGGTTTTACGAATTATGTATGTGGTGATTGTGTTGCATATCATTATGAATCACAAACAAGAAAAGAAGATTCTGAAGATATGATAAAATTAAATAATGATTACAAAAATTATTTGTTTCCTATTATTAGTCAAAAATGGGAACAAATAAAAAATAAAGTTTTAATAAAATAATTATGGCTAATGGTGTTTATAAAATAACAGAAGATTTTGAAAAGAAATTATCTCACTATACGGGAGCAAAGTATGTTGTTACCGTTGACAACCAAAGTAATGCGTTATTCTTGGCATTAACTTATGAAAAAATAAAAGGAATGACCATTGAGATTCCGTCAAGAACATACCCTTCGGTACCTTGTGAGATTATTCATGCGGGTGGTAAAGTTAAATTTACACCTGTTGAGGGTGACACAATAAAAGGTGCTTATCAATTATACCCAACAAAAGTATGGGATAGTGCTTTAAGATTTACATCTAATATGTATGTCCCTAATACACATATGTGTTTGTCCTTTACCGGTCCTTATAAACACTTAAAATTAGGTAAGGGAGGTGCAATTCTAACTGACGATGAACAAGCATATAAATGGTTCAAAAAAGCAAGGTTTAGTGGTAGAGACGAATGTAGTTATCACGATGATGATTTTGACAACAACCCAGTTGTTGGGTGGAACTTTTATATGATGCCGGAGATATCCGCAAGAGGGCTGCTATTGATAACTCAATTTTACGAAACAAAAACAGGTAAACCTAAAGAAAATGATGATTTAGAATTATCTTATCCCGATCTTTCAAAATTTAAAGTGTATGGACAATAACATTACGATTGGGATAATGCAACCCTACTTTTTCCCTTATATTGGGTATTTTCAATTAATTAATGCGGTTAATTTATATGTTAATTTAGATCACGTTAGTTTTATGAAAAGAAGTTATATGGTAAGAAATAAAATAAAAAGTGACACTCAAATAAACATTCCTGTTATAAACGGCAGTCAAAATAAAAAATGTACAGAAGTTAACGTTTTATTAAATGAAGATTGGTTTAATAAATTTGAACAAAAACTTTCTCAACTTTATAAAAAAGACGAGTATTACAATGATGTAATTGATAACATAATACATCCATGGAAGAATGAAATTTTATCTATAGGTGATAATGTCAGTATTTCAAATTTTAATTTTACATCAATTAAATATGTTTGTAATTATCTGAACATAAAATGTAATTTAATATCAACTAGTTGTGGAATCACAGATAGAAAAAAAAATGAAGGGTTACAAGATATTGTTAAACATTTTAATGGTAACAAGTACGTAAATGCAATCGGGGGTCAAAAACTTTACAATAAAGAAGATTTTAATTTAAACGATATTGAACTTAATTTTATAAAAATGGGAGACGTTAATTTTGACAATCCATACAATTCAATATTAGATATTTTATTTAGATACCCAAAAAACACAATAATAAAAGAATTAAACAATTACACTTTAATATGAACTATTTAAAAATTGCCGAACATTATAAAAAGTGTTTTGAGGATCATGGGGATAATCACTTGGGGGTTGATTGGCCAAAATATGAAGATACATTAACAAGATATAAAGTTATGTTAGATCTAATAAATGAAAACAATAAATCATCATTACTTGATTTTGGGTGTGGTTTAGGTCATCTTTATAAATTTATTTTAAACGAAAAAAAAGAAAACGAAATCGTTTATAGTGGTTTAGATATAAATGAAAAATTTTATGACCATTGTATAAAAAAATACCCTGAAGTTAATTTCTTTTTAAAGGATATTAATATTAACGATGAAATACCTAATTTTGATTATATTGTTTGTAATGGTACTTTTACTGAAAAAAGAGATTTAAGTTATGAAGAAATGTTTGATTTTATGTCAAATACTCTAAAAACTCTTTGGTTAAAAACAAACAAAGGGATAGCCTTTAATGTGATGTCAAAATTAGTTGACTGGGAAAGAGATGATTTATTTCATGTATCAATGGATGAGATTGGTTTATTTCTTAAAAATAATTTATCTAAGAATTTCGTTATAAGAAATGATTATAAACTTTATGAATATACAATATATGTCTACAAATAAAATAATAATTTTTGGAACTTTAGATTTAGCTGAGTTGGCTCACTATTACCTTTCTAAAGACACTGATTACGAAGTAATTGGTTTTACGGTTAATAAAGAATATTTAACCAAAGATTTTTTCACCCCAAGAGGATCCTCAACTAGTTATCCTGTTTTTGAATTTGAAACTTTAGAAACTATTTTCCCCCCATCAGAATACTTGTTATTTGCTCCAATGACCGGATCAAAAATGAATATGGTTAGAAAAAGAATTTACGAAGAAGGTAAACGTAAAGGATATAATTTTATTTCATATGTATCACCAAAGGCAACGGTATGTGATAATAAAATTGGTGAAAATTGCTTTATTCTTGAAGATAATACGTTACAACCATTTACTGAAATTGGTAATAATGTTATGATGTGGAGTGGTAACCATATTGGTCATCATGGTAAAATAGATGATCATGTATTTTTTACGTCTCATGTGGTTTTATCGGGTCATTGTCACGTTAAAGAACGGTCTTGGTTTGGAGTTAACTCAACGATCAGAGATTTTGTCACAATAGGTGAAGGTTCATTAATCGCAATGGGTAGTATGATAACAAAATCCACAGATGACAATGGATTTTATATGGGATCACCAGCAAAAAAACAAGATAAATCACCATTAGATGTAATGTAAAATAATATGTGGGATAAAAAAGGTAACATTTTTAACGATCATCATTCTCAAGTACCTGTGGTTGATGAATATGATAATTTCTATCGTATTTATTATTCCACAAGAATCGAAGGGAAAAGTAATCCGATGTTTGTTGATGTTGATAAGGAAGACCCTAATAAAATTTTAAACAAATCAAACGACCCAATCCTTAAACTTGGGGAAAAGGGTAGTTTTGATTGGGCGGGTATTATGCCCACAGAAATAGTAACGGTAGGTAATAAGAAATTTCTTTATTATATTGGTTGGTCATTAAGAATGGATGTTCCGTATCATAACAATTTAGGGTTAGCAATAAGTGATGATAATGGTAAAACATGGGAAAAATTTTCTAAAGGACCTGTTTTAAGTACATCTTATAAAGAACCTGGTTATATCGGAACCGTAAGTATAATGATAGAAGATGGGTTATGGCGTATGTGGTATCTTTCATGTTTAGATTGGGTTGAGTCGGAATATGGTATGGAACCAACATACGATATAAAATATGCAACATCCACAAATGGAGTTGATTGGAACCCAACAGGAATAACTTGCATACCATTAGATGGTGATGAAGGTGGGATATCCGCAACAAGAGTTTTAAAAATTAATAATGAGTATCAAATGTGGTATTCAATACGTAATAAATTAGACTATAGGGATAATATTAATAATTCATATAGAATAAAAAAATCAACATCTAAAGATGGGATTAATTGGATTAAAGATAATTCAATTGAATTAGATATTAGTGAAAATAACGAATGGGAAAATATAATGGTATGTTACCCTTATATTTTAAAAACAAAAAATAAACTTATAATGTTTTATAATGGAAATAGATTTGGTAAAACCGGAATTGGTTACGCAGTTAAAGAATGAATTACATGAAAATGGATTTATAATAATTAAAAATTTCTTTAATAAAGAATATATTAATACCTTACGAAATAAGGCGGAGGAAATATTTAAAATTCAATTTAATAAATACGGTTACACGGGTGATTTTACTGAAAATATGGTTAAATTATTTCAGAACCACGAAGAAGTTTTTATTAATTGCGGCAAAATAATTCAGTCTGGATTAATAGAATTATATAAACTTCCAGTTGAAGATAAGTTATTGAGTTTGATAAATGGTTTAGGTTTATCATTCCCTAATTTATGTACTAGACCTGTATTATTTTTTAACCACCCTAAATTAGCAAAAGAAGAACACTATTATAAAACTCCACCTCATCAGGATTGGTTATCTATGGAATCAAGTTCCGACTCAATAGTTTTGTGGGTACCATTGGTAGATGTTAATAAAGAAAATGGGTCTATACTTATTTGGCCAAAAACACATAAATTAGGACCATTACCTTATAAATCAGTTGGTGGATTTGCATCTGTAGAAATAAGTGGAGGCCACATTCAACCGGAACTTGAGATTGGAGATATTGCAATATTTTCAACTTTTCTAATACACTCATCTGGTGATATTTATAACAACACAATAAGATGGTCATGTCATTTTAGATATACTAATATGGTAGATCAAGATTTTATTGATAGAGGGTTTCCTAATCCATACATTTATAAACCCACAACAAAATGATTGATTTTAGTATAGTTATAACAACTTACCAAAGAAAAGATGGTAACACCCCAAAATATTTAAAAAGAGCATTACAGAGCATATTTGATCAAGATTATCATCTATTTAAAATTTATGTTATTGGAGATAAATATGAAAATAATGAAGAGTTTGAATCTATTTTTAATGAATTCCCAAAAGATAAAATATATTTTGAGAATCTACCTATTGCACATGAAAGAGATAAATATACTGACAAAACATTAATATGGAAATATGGTGGGTGTTTTGCAAATAATTATGGTATTAATAAATCAATATCAGATGGTTATGAATATGTTTGCCATTTAGATCATGATGATGAGTGGTACCCAAATCATCTTTCATCATTAAACGATGCCATAATAAAAACAAATTCATTATGGTTATGTACTAAATCAGAATACAAACATTTTATGGAATATCCAATGATAAATAGTGATTTGGAGTTAGTAGAATTTAATCCAACACCTGAAGGTTTAATACATTCATCAACTTGTATAAATTTTAAAAAAATACCACTTAGACATAGAAATGTCTTTGAAGAAACAGGATTTTCAGGATTACCTGGTGATGCCGATTTATGGTATAGGATAAGAGAATATTTTAATAATAATAATTTGAAGGGTGTTTTAGTTAATAAAGTTACGTGTAAACATATTGAAGAGGGTTATGAAAAAACACATTGATAATGTTAAATTAAAAATTGGAACTTACATAGATAGATCTAATATTATTTCCGATATTTTTATTGACTACTACTTAAAATTTTTTAATTACAGTGAGTTTCATTTTTTAATTTTAGATAAAAATTTTGATGTGGTTTCAGATTATTTAAAAACTAAAGGGTTTTCTGAAGACTCTTTTGAAATGGTTAAGAACTCACACATAGGTGTTCCAATTTTATTAGGTAAACAAAACTCATTTGTTGATCACTACATATCAAAAGGATTTATTACAATATATGTTGATATTGATGAGATTTTATATCACACAGATTTACGTAATTACATTATTAATAATGATTCGGATTTTATAACACCTAAAGGTGTGGTCATAATACCCGACATAACCGAGAACATTATTAATAAAGACGATAAAATTTTAAACCAAAGGTCTTTTTGTGTTTTTGATGATGAACACCATTCAAAAGTAACCGTACTAAAAAGTTATTATACGTGGGATGGAGGAAGACATAATAAAAATGGTAATAAAATTTCAGATAATATTTTTTTAATTGATATTGGTAAATGTTGTCCTATGATTATGGTGAATAATAATATTATTAGTAATAATTTATATTCTAAATCAACAGACAGGTATTCAATGACAGACGAAAAAAAAATAAACGATATTTTAAATGACTGGAGAAACTCCTTAACTAAATTACCTGAATATATTACAGATAGTAAATTATTTTAATAATGAAAGTAACTGCACTATTATTAAATTGGAAACGACAAGAAAACATTGTTAAAGTAATTCAATCCATACGGGATCAATCAATTGATGTTGATATATGGTTATGGAATAATAATATTGAGGATAAGACATCTTATGATGTAGATGTTCAAATTAATTCGTCAAATAATTTTAAATGTTGGCCAAGATGGTTAGTTGGGTCAATGGTTGATGAAGGTTTTATTTTTACATTAGATGATGACATAATGTTTAATAAAACAGATGTTATTGAAAATTGTTTAAAGACATTTAAGACTATTGGGAAAAATAGGACATTCCCAATAATTTGGTTATTCGGGTGTTTATTATTTATAAGATGGTTTTATATTTAATTTAAATAAAAAAACTTATGACAAGTAAAAGAAAAACACCAATAACAAATGAAGAACAAGAATCTAAGCCATTCTCAAAAAAAGAGTTTATTAATTCGGTTATAAAAAAACGACAAAGAAATAAATTCTTATCTGAACATCAAGAAGATTATTATAATATATTAAAATCAAATCAAATTACAATTGCGTCAGGACCAGCCGGTGTTGGTAAATCATATATTGCAATGAAAGCTGCGGTTGATTTACTATTGGATCCGGATAATTCTTATGAAAAAATAATAATTGTAAGACCCGCGGTAGAAGCCGAGGAGAAACTTGGTTCACTTCCTGGAAATCTTGAAGAAAAATTAGATCCTTACATTTTCCCCTCTTATTATCTTTTAAATAAAATTATTGGTAAAGACGTGAGGGAAAAACTAAAGGACGCTGAGGTTATTGAGGTTTTTGCATTAGCATACATGCGAGGTATGAACATCGATAATTCAATACTTATTTTTGAAGAAGCACAAAACTCAACACCAAATCAAATGAAATTACTATTGACAAGAATTGGTTTTAATAGTAAATTTTTTATATCTGGAGATTTGGAACAAACAGATAGATATAAAGATAAAAAACAATCAGGTTTGTACGACGCATTACAAAGATTTAAAAATATTAATGACATTGGGATTTATGATTTTAGGGGTGCTAAAAATGTACGTAATCCATTAATTAGTAAAATGTTAGAAGAATATGAAGAAAATAGGGATTGAGGTTAATGGTGTTTTACGTGACACAATTGAAAAATTTACGCAACTTTATCAAAAATATTTGATTGATAATAATCAGAACGATTTTATTGGTCAAACATTTAAAGTTGATATGTCTGGTAACACTGAAGAAATTGTACAACCAGAACATTTTAAATATGAAATATTAAGTGATGTTACGTCATTAGATTTAAAATCACACTTTTCATTTCAGAATCAAGATGAACTATATTCTTTTCTTTTTGAAGACTATACGATGGAGATATTTGGTCATGCACCATCAACAGAACTTAGTACTTTTAATTTATTAAATGAAATTTATTATGATTTAAGAAACGATTATGACTTGACAATACTATCTGATGAAATTGGTAAATCAAAACCAGCGACATTATTTTTCTTGTCAAAATTTGGTTGTTTATTAGAAAAAATAGTTTTTTATAGTGAATCAACAAAAAATATCATTTGGGATGAAATTGACATTTTACTTACTGCTAATCCTAACCTATTATTAAATAAACCAGTAGATAAAGTTTTAATTAAGTTTAATACTAAATATAATAAACACATAAATTCAGAATATGAAATAAATTCATTATCTGAGTTTAAAGGAGTACTTAAAAAAATAACACAATATGTTTAAAGTTATTAATGAAAATTACTACGTTGATCTAGACAAGATTGAAGATTATACTAGTTTAAAATCTGTTTCGGGTGAAACACAAGTTCATTTTGTGAAATATGAAACAATAAAGTTAATGTTGGAGATTATCCTTAGTGAACCCGAAGAGATTGATGAACAAGTAGGGTTTAAGTCTACAAACGTACCAATACCATTTAAATTAGCATTCAACACCCTATTAATGAAGGGTATAATAAATAAACTATAAAAAAAATATGAATCAAGAACAAATTTCAAAATTAGAACGTTCTATTGAGAACATGCGAAACAAACAAAATCGGATTTATTTTTTGGTACAAGAAACTAAAGGAAACGCGAAAGCGTCCGTTAGATACATTTACCAAATGGCAATGTCTTTAAAAGAATCCGGGTATAACTCAATTATTTTACACGAAAAACCAGACTACCAAGGTGTTTCTGAGTGGTTAGGTGAAAAATATATGACTGAACTACCACATAAACCAATTGACGGTTCTAGTCTTGAGATATCACCAGAAGATCTATTGGTAATACCTGAAATTTATGGTTTTGTTATGGAACAAATTAAAAATGCACCTTGTGGTAAAATTGTTCTTTGTCAATCATATGACTATATTTTTGATGCGTTACAACCAGGTGAAAACTGGTCAAATTTTGGGTTTTTAAAATGTATCACAACATCAGAAAGACAGAAAGAATGGGTAGAAAAAACAATGAGAAACGTTTCTGTTGACGTTGTTGAACCGATGATTTCTGATAACTTTGTAAAACAAGAATTACCACCTAAAACAATTATTAATATTCATACAAGAGATCATAGAGATACGACAAACACAATCAAAGCGTTTTATTCTAGATTTCCACAATACAGATGGTTTACGTTTAGAGATTTAAGAGGGTTGTCTGAGGAAGAATTTGCACAAAGAATGTCTGAAAGTTTTGTATCTGTTTGGGTTGACGATAATTCAGCATACGGTACATTTCCTTTAGAATCAATTAAAATGGGTATTCCAGTAATTGGTGTAGTTCCGAATATGATTCCAGAATGGATGAATGAAAATAACGGTATTTGGATTAATAATAAAAACATTTTAGTTGACGTTATCGCGGATTATATTCAGAATTGGTTGGAAGATAATATTAGTCCTGAATTACATACTGAGATGGATAAAACAACAGAATCATTAATTACTAATGAAACATTCACAGAAAATGTTGTATCAACATTTGATAAAATGATTACAACAAGATTAAGTAGTTTTGAAGAACAATTAAATAAATTAGAAACAATTGAATAATATGGAAAATAAAATATCAGTAGTACTACCAATTAAAAGTGGTAAGTTAGGACAATTTGATGAATACTTTACAAAAAGTGTGATGTCAGTTAAAAATCAAGAATCATATGTTAATGAATTAGTAATTGTTCACACAGATGAAGATTTATTAGTTAATTTTTTAGATAAATTTGATTTTAGTGGTTTAACGGTTAATCGTGTTTTATGGACAGAAAGTCCTAATTTTGCCGAACAAGTTAATGAAGGTGTAAGACAAGCAACAAGTAACTGGGTATCGTTATTAGAGTTTGACGATGAATACTCAAATATTTGGTTCAAACATGTCACAAATTATATGGGTATTTATAAATCTGTTGATGCGTTTTTACCTATAGTTGTTGATGTTGATGAAAAAGGTGTTTTCGCTGGGTTTACAAACGAAGCAACATTTGCAGCAAATTTTACAACAGAGATGGGTGTTTTAACAAACGAAACGTTACAAACGTATCAAAATTTCCAAATATCAGGACTTGTTATCAATAAAGACAAATTTTTAGAGTATGGTGGTTTTAAATCAAATATAAAATTAACATTTGGTTATGAGTTCTTTTTACGAATGACAAATTCATCTGTTAACTTTATGACAATACCAAAAATTGGTTATAAACATATGAATATGCGTGAAGGATCCATATTTTGGAATTATAAGTATAGTGAAGATAGATTGATTGAGGATGAGGTTAAATTTTGGATTGACTCTGCTAGAAAGGAATGTTTATTTATTACTCAACGAGAGATAAATTACGATCCCCAAGAAGTTTAATGTCAGAAAATGAAGAATCACTAGAACAAGGAACTGAAAAGAAAAAGAAAGGTCGTAAACCAACTCAAAAAAATTATTTTGACGAACCAGAAGAAAACGCTGTTAGAGAATTTCTAATAACAGATTCAATTGAAGAGAAAAATAAAATTTACAATGAGTTTTTAAAAGAACCTTTAGATAAAATGATTTCGTCAATAATCAGACGATATAAATTATATAGAAAAGATATGGACTTCAATGAAGTCCATATGGATACTCATTCGTTTTTGATGACTAAAATTGATAAATTCAAACCGTCAAAAGAAAAAAAAGCATATTCATATTTTGGAACTATTTGTAAGAACTATTTAATGGGTCAAATACAAAAGGATCAAAAAGAAATAAATAGGAAAATTTCGTATGAAGATATTTCTAGTGATTTAGATGGGTTACCAAGTATGGTTTATTACATTGACAATGACGATGTAACGACAGAACAAGTTATCGTTAAATTTTTGGACGAACTTAAAACTATTTTAGATGACGAATCAATGATTGAGGAAGAAAGAAAACTAGGTGCTGCGTTGTATGATATATTCTCAAATTACACAAGTATATTCCAAGAAACGACAAACAATAATAAATTTAATAAAAACATTATATTATTTGAATTACGTGAGATGACGAATCTTTCAACAAAAGAAATTAGAGTTTCAATTAAAAAATACAAAAAAATATATACAAAAATAATTAACGAAATATATAAATAACTATTTATTGTTATGGGTAGACCAGCAAAAAAAGAAATAAACACATCAAAAGAATCGATAATCTCGTTAATGCAAGAAATTTATAATGAACTTGTTGAACAACGTAATACAGCAATTCGTATACAAAATAAAATGTTAACAATGATGAAAGAACCTGAAGATATGACATTGATTGGTCCTGTTATTGAAAAACAACAAAAGATTATTAACGATTGTGTTGAAAAAAAATTATCGTTATCTAAATTACAAACACAAATTTGGCAAAAATCGTCAATGAAAGAAGAAGATAATTTCACATTATCAGATTTAGATTTAGATGATGAAATAATGAAATCACTAATAGATAAAGACACATCAACAAATTATAAATTAAACAAATAAAATGCCAGTACCAGATATTAATGAAGGGTTTAAATCAATTTCTAACAAAGTTACAACAAACAAAAAATATAAAAAAATAAAAGATGATGTTGATAACTTAAAAAAGAAAACGGGTTCGTCGTTTGAAAAAAAGAAAGATAAAACCTCAACAACCTTATCTGATGCGTCCAATTTAAAAAAGAAATATCAAAAAAATTTAAAAACCCAATTAGATAATTTGCTTGAGTTAAAGTTTTTATCAACAGGTTCTGGTAATAATACAAAACAATATTTAAAAAAATCGTTTGTTAAGGCCATTAAAGAATTACAACCAAAAATAATTGAGTTATTAAATCAAGAAGTAATTAAAACAGTTGGGTGTTCTCAGGATCAAACATATGTTAATCAAACATTATATATTCGTGTAAAAGCGATTGATTTACAGAATTTATTACGAGAAGACCCAGCAAGTGATATTGGTAAGATAGCATATGAAAAAGATGGTGTTCAGTTTTTTAACTATCCGTTTGCGATGAATAAAGAATTATATAACAGAATCCAAAATATTAATCAACCATTTTCAATTGCTGCGGGACAATCATATAAAGGAAAATCAGGTCAAGAACTTTTTGACATAACATATGTTGAAAGTTATTTTGACACAGTGACACTCCAAACAATACAAGGAAGTTTTTTTAAAATAGACCTAAAAAATAGAGTTAGTGTTAACAAAATTACCGAATTTTTAAAAGACTACTACTCAACAATAACATTTATCGAGTATAAGAATTTTTTTGCAAACCTAATGAACCAGTTATGTGGTGCGATATCAATAGAAAGGGGTGACGGTAAAATAGACCTTGGTGATTTCCAAAAGGTGTTACTGATTCTACAAAGAGTTCTCGGTTTGTGTTTTGATAAAACAAAAGAAATTGATGTTTCAGGTTCCGCTAAATTATCCGAAAGTGATAGTATTGATGAATCTTTTTTTGAATTTACTGAAATTGACTTACGTATTATTGATCAAACAATATCAGATATTAAACTTGGTGTTGTTGAATTTGAAGAATGTGACACCGTTAAATTACCAGTAAATACTGGTGATATTTTAACGGCGATAAACAATTTAAATTTTGAAGGTGACGATAATAATAACGCGATAGATCAGTCAAGTAACATTACCGATGTTTTAACTGAAAATCCAGGTTGGTTTCCACTTAAAATTAATATTGATTTGTCCTTCCTAAAGGAATTTCCAAAGGCGGTTGTTATGACATTATTATCACCAAAAGTCTTATTACCATTATTTATCGCAATTAAAGCGTTAGGTGAGAATGTTGATAACCAAATAAATTCTTTTATGGATTTTGTAAAGCAATTTAAGTCATTTATAGTTAATTTAACATCTAAAATCAGCGCGTTATTTATTGAGATACTTGTTGATATAATTAAAAAAGATATCAAAAATTTAATAAGATCTATTATTTCTGACATAACAAATGAGAAATTAAGATTACGTTTAGAGGTTATTCGTTCATTAACAGAGGTGTTATTGGCGGTTTTAAATTTGATTAAAGATTTTAGAGAATGTAAAAGTGTTATTGATGAATTACTTGGGTTATTAAAATTAGCAAATAAAGGTTTTGGTAATAATATACCATACCCATTATTATTGAGTTCAGAATTATTGGATGGTTATTCATCAACAAGAGCGTTTTTGAACGTTATTGACGAGTTTGAGAAATTAGGTTTACCTACTGGGCCTATGCCGGATGGTAGTCCAAACTTAATGTTAGCATCAATTAAAGGGATGATGGACGGAATGGATAAAGAAGAAGCACAAAATGGTAAGTACGCAATTGCGGTTAAACCTTTAGCCGTATTACCAATTGGTATAACACAAGGTCAGACTATTTATGGAAAAAAAATATAATAATATGGATAAAATAGAATCAACAAAAGTTATTGAAATTATTAAGGATTATAAATCAAGGCCAAATAAAGATTTAATTTTGGTGTTAGAGTTTGTGAAAAAAGATTATGAGTTAACCAAAGAAAGTTTAATAAAACTAACAGAACATTTAGATAAATTAGAAATAACATATAACACAATATTAAAAGAATATGAGTCTAGAAACGTGGTTTCAAAATAAGGTATTATTTCAAGGATATGTAAATGACAATAAAGACCCAAAAATGTTGGGTAGAATTCGTGTTGTTCCAACATTTGAAAGGTATACTGATGGCTTACCCGAAAATTGGGATGAAACTAAAGATAAATGGACCGCCAGAGACCCATATATCTGTTTGCCACTTTTACCATATTATATTAATCAAGTACCAAAAGAACAAGAATATGTTAATATTTTGTTTTATGATAAACGAGAGCGTTTAGATAATAGTAAATTCTACATTCAAGGACCAATCACAAAACCACAAAATAATTTTTTTGAGTTATATAGTAACTCACAATCAATGTTAGCAAGTGGTGAATTTTTAAAACAAACGGATGATTTAAAAAATCGTGAAACAGGTGTTACAAAACCTCAAATTTTTGGGATATATCCAGAACCAGGTGATAACGCATTACTTGGACGTGGGACATCAGATCTTGTTGTTCGTGAGGATTATGTATTGATGAGGTCTGGTAAAATTGTACAAGGGAATAATGAGTTACCAATACCTAATGATAAACGAGCGTTTGTCCAAGTGTCAACGTTTGGTCTAGAAAAAGTTCAAAGTGGTTCAACTAAAGTCACAAATGTAATTCAGGAAGTTAAATATGTTAAGAATTTAATTGAATGGGGGATTGATAATTTATCAACAACTGGTAATACGTTTGATGGTAAAATAAAATTGTATAGTTTAGTTGAGGATGAAAACACAAAACACCCAAAAATATACCTATCAACAGATTTAACAAATTATATTTCAAATACATTATATGAATTAAATTTTACTGGTAAAACAAGTGATGAAACGATATCGTTAATCAACCAATTTATACAAGGTGTTAATAATGGTAAAATTAATATTAACGGATATACAACATATCCCGCTCAAGATGGTTTAATGTTAGAAAACCAATTTCCATTTTATTACCGACCAACAATTACCAATTCAAACGTTACGAATCTTGCTAGTACAACAGCACAAACAGATGAACAAAATTTTACAGTAATATATAATAATGTCAAATTAATTGAATCAATACCAAATGGTGGTTATGGGTTAGTTTGGTCAAAAGACGTGTTTGGTGAACAACCAACAATTAAAACAGATACGATTGATGTTACAGGGTTTAAACAAACACCAGTAACATATGGTACAATGGGTGGGGATTTTGTATATTTATTATCACACAAATCCAAAATACCCTCAAAAGGTGAAATTGATTTAAAAGAAACATTATATGGTATTGACCAAAATCGGTTCACAAATGAAATCCAGTTAAAAACAGACCCAATGGTACGAGGTGACCAGTTAATGGAATTAATAACTTTAATTGTTGATTACTTAGCGTCGCATGTTCATCCCTTCCCAGGTATCGCACCAATACCGATTTCAACAGACGGTACATCAATAGAAACCATTAGACAAAAACTTTTAGATAAAGATAATACAATTTTAAATCAAAATATTCGGATTAATTGATATTTATTAAAAAAAAGTAAATGTCAATTAATAATTCATATTTTAGTAGAAATAACACATTAATCTCAAACAGTTTTGTAAACACAGGTAGAAACCCTGTTGTTGATTTATTTTATGGTGATAGTGGTATCTCAAAACCAGTTGGTTTTAGTCGTTTTATTTTTGATTTAGATATAACATTATTACGTGAAAAAATAAGTCAAGGTACTATATCAACCGGATGTACGTCAAATATGAAACATACTTTGAGAATGACAAATACTAGTTATTTTAGTAAAGACAGTCTAAATGAAACAACATCACAACAACGATTACGAGCAACATCTTTTGATTTAATTTTATTTAGAATACCATACGCAGATCTTGATTCGGATCAACCACAAATTTGGGACGAGGGTGTTGGTTATGATTATTATGATGTTAATACTGAAGTACCTAACGATAAAAACTATTCTGACAGACCATCAAATTGGTATCAAACAACAACAATTGGTGCTTGGGAACAACCTGGTATTTATGATAATAATAATGGTGGTTTATTTCCTTATTCGGGTCTTACAATTGTTGACACACAACATTTTGAATTTGGTGATGAAAACATTGAATTTGATATGACAAACGAGATAAATGATTTGTTACAAGGTGGTATACCGAATTGTGTTGGTTGGGGTGTTGCGTATTTACCACAAGTTGAGAACTTGAGTAGTACTGCTAACGCGTATTCTGTTGGGTTTTTTACAAGACATACACAGACATTTTATGAACCATTTTTGGAAACAACATATGATGACTTAATTGAAGATAACCGTAATTCATTTTCACTTGGTAAAACGAATAAATTATACTTATATATTTACGAGGATGGTGATTTTAAAAATTTAGACATACCACCAAAAGTAACAATAACAGATTCTTCTGGTGACCCAATTGCTGGCCTAATTAATTTGACGGCATGTGCAAAAACAAAAGGTGTTTACGAAATAACAATACCACCATTAATTGGATATAAAACTCCGTGTACGTTCCAAGACATATGGTCTGACTTAACGATAAACGGATTTTCCTTACCAAATGTTTATAATGATTTTGTTCTATACCCAATACAGAAAAATATTCAGATTGGTACCTCAACTAACGATCCGTCAATATATGGTTTTGACTTTTTTGGTATTAAACAAGATGAAAAAATATTAAACACAGATTTAAGAAAAGTTGGTGTGATTATCAAACAAGCGTATACAACAAATAAAATGTTACCAAAGGTTGACGGTTTTTATCGTATCTACGTTAGAGAAGGAAACACTGAAGTACAAGTACAAGATTGGTCAAAATTAAATCGTTCACCAAACGAATACTATTTTATGTTTGATACTAGGGATAAAATACCAAATGAATATTATATAGATTTAAAAGTGATTTCTTCTGGAGAAGTAAATACTTATAAAAGAACAATAAAATTTCAAATAGTTAATAAAAAATAAAACAAATAAAAAATGATAACAAATGTAATTCCATGTAGTGCGTATAGATCTGCGTCAGTAGATTTTAACTTTAATACACCGTCAATAGGACAAGTGTGGTCAACATCAAATATACCTAATGAACCTTCAAAAATAGAATGTGTTACTATAACAAGTTTATCTAATGAACCAATGTCTGGAAGATATTTAATTAGTAATTACACAGATTGTTATGATTGCATGGTAGCAAACTACGCTGAATATGTTTTTGAAAACTGTTTGGGTGGGGAGTTTTCTGTAACAGTAGAAAGTTTTGGGAGTTTAGTAAACATAGATGATGTATATTATTTTAGTTTCTCAGTTTGTGAGAATATTTATACTGTGTGTGCCAAACTAGTTGAGGTTGGATATTACCCAAACTCTGCTAGTTTCAACCAATCGATTATAAACTGTGAATTAGGTGTTGTACAAGGAACTCCAGTATTACAAACTGATTGTATTTCTTGTTTAACGGGAAACACTGTTCCACACCAAGTACAAAGATGTACGGATGGTGAGGTTGACTGTGTTTTATTACTTGATAATACATTTCTCGGACATCTTATATCATATTCAGATGGAATTGACCAATATTGTGGTGTTGTTGATGTGCCCAGTGAATGTTCTGGTCCATATTTTAATTTTATTCAAGATTATGGTCTTTCTATTGATTATGAAGGAGGTACTGCCGAATGTATTGATTGTTTATCCACTTCAACTCAAAAAATAAAACTTGTTAATTGTCTTGATTCAGAGCAAACCGAAGTTGTTTGGTCTTCAGCTTTTTATGGTGCTGGTGATGTCTCAAACTTATCTTTAGATAATGGTTGTTACGAAGTTAGTGGGTACACAGAAGAAGTAGTAACAATAGATTACTTTTTTAACTTTGAACCACAACCTGGATGTGACCCTTGTGTTGAATGTAATGGTGTTGTATATGATTATATATTATGCAACGATGAAGTTGTGGTAAATTACCAATTGAGGTCATTTCAATCATTGAGTGCTGACACAGTTTTTTACGACCCCTTACTTGATGGATGTGCTAAAATTGTAGGAACAGCACCTTCAGCTTACACTGGAACAGTATATAGTGTTGAAACTTTTGAAGATTGTATAGACTGTAATGAGACTGCTGATATCAATTATTTTCAGGTAAGTATATGTACTACTGACGGCACTTTTTCAAATTTATATGTAACAACAGATAGTACAGTTGGTATTGGTGATGTTGTTAAATTAATGTGGGGTTCTAATGAATGGATTTGTGGTGAAATTATTGATACCGCAAGTTCTAATAATGAAGAAACTTATTATAACACGCAAAAAAATGGTTCAGGGACAACATTGATATACGATACTTGTGAAAATTGTAATACACAAGGAGCAATAGGAATTACATTACTTTCTTGTGATATACCATATACAGAAAGTTTTGTTCAAATAACACTTGAAAATTACTTACAAATATTGAACTACGGTTCATTACAAAATTATTCCGTAAGTGATCAAAATGGTAATTGTTATACAATATCAAACGTATGTCCAATACCTTTAAATTCAAATGAATTTACACCGGTTGGTTTTTATTTTAATTGTTCAATATGTTCTGAAAACAACCCAGACGTAAATCCACCAAGAAGCGCAAATACAGAAACAATCATATGTCAAGAGGTATGTGATTTAAGTGGGGGTACAAGAACTGTATCAGTAACACCACCACACCCTGTGTGGACAGATGGATATGGAACACCTGTGACACAATTAAATATGGTTGTTATTGGTGGTGTAAACGGTTTAAACTCTTAATTATGAACCTAAATAGTATAATCAAAAAAGTATTAAAGGAAGAATCTAGATCTGGTAGATATATGTTTTTTTCTAATTTAGAACAAATGAAACGACAATGTGAATTGTTATTAGATTTAGATGAACAAGAAATTGAATCTATTTTAGAACAAGGTCACGACTGGGCTCAAGATCATATTGCTGAAGCAAAAAACAATATGGATCAGGTATTTGATTTTATTATGAATGAAACTGAAGGTAGTGATTCTGATAATTATCACGACGACGATATGATGATGGAAGGAAGAAAAAAAACTGGAACAAAATTATGTGCTAGAGGTAAATCTGCCGCTAAATCAAAGTTTGACGTTTACCCAAGTGCGTATGCTAATGGTTACGCCGTACAAGTTTGTAAAGGAACAAAACCAGGTCTTGATGGTAAAAAACGTTGTTCTGGTGTTTATTGTTAAAAAAATAATTGTAAAAAAATTGTAGTTAATTAAAATAAAATACATATCTTTGTCAAACATAAAAAAAATAAAGATATGAAAAGAATTATTAATTTTTTTAGACGATTTAAACTGAACATTTATTTAATGTCCAGAAAAAAGAATGGTATTGTTGCAACCTACGAAGAACAACCAACGTCCTACGAAAAAACCTGTTTTCAAATTTGTTTAAAAGCAATTAAACATACGGATTCAAAATTTATGATAGCACCAAAATCTGAAAAAAGATATATTGAAAATAAACCGATGGATCTTTTTATTACAATTGATGGTGGTAGGGTAGATTTAACAAATCACGTTTATCATTATAGTGTTAAATTAACTGAGAGAGATCAAGAACGAATTATGTATATTTTTGATACCGAGACAGAAAAACGGAGATTGTCGTATGAGGATTTAATTAATTCACAAATTAAAAATTCATTACATAACGTTTTAGAACGTATTACGAATCTCTAAAATTATTTTAGAAACCAAGGAGTCAATTGACTCCTTTTTTACTTTATATGATGTCATAATCGGTTTTTGTCCTTTACCAGTTTGAGTGTCTTTTTTTTCCGCACGTCTTTTTTGTTGACAAGCGTTCTTTTTTTCAGAATCTGACATCTTACCAGCAACACCTGCGGCTCTACATTTGGGATACGAACCACTATCAGCGTCTTTTCTACCACAGGGTGGATGTTTACCATCAACTTTACGACAAATGTCAACCCAAGGACCTTTTGGTTGTGAGGATCCTTTTGGTTTTTTCTTTTTACCAAACCAAACCGCAAGATCTTCTCTTAATATTTTCTTTATTGTATCATCAATTATCATTACACATATAAATATCTTAATATATGGAAAACGAAAATAAAGAATTTGGTAATTTATTTGGGACAATACCATTAATCTCTGAAGAACACTTGGATGCGATATTAACAACAATGGAAGAAAAGGAATCAACCTATTATTTGATTGAGGCTATAAAGGCCGCTTACAATAGGGGTGCATTTACAATTGGTGAAGTTGAGGTTATATCAAAAGCGATTAGAGTGTCAACATCAATTAATGATTAGTCAATCTTCTTGTTAGTTATAGACTGATAAGATTTTTATTTTATATGATGATTTCTATTTGTTTGTATGTTGTTGTATTTTACATATCTGTTTAAATGAAAAACACATATTGTTAATATACCAATAATTTCTGACCAAAGAATATTACCAAATATTAAAGGAATAACCGAACACAAATACGGAAATATATACCACTTTATTTTTGATCTGACCAATGAAACACCAGAAAAAATAAAGAACGCAATTGCAAATATATTATGTGTCCAAAAAAATTGTGTAACCGAAAATGCTGTAATCATCATTAAAAGAAATGAGGGAATCCACCAGTTCTTAATGGAAAACAAATAATAAGAGGTTGAAGCATTTACGAATATAAACATCGGTTGCATTTCTGTTTCCCAATAAGAAGATAAAGAAATTTTTTGGTCACACACTAGGATGTAAATAAAAGGTGATAACGCGGCTAAAAAAATAACCATAAATTTAACTAATGGATGATTTACAAGATTTTCCATTACTATCTAATTATTTTTTGAGTTGTGCCATCGTCAAAAACTATAATGATTACACCTTTGGTATTTTGTGGATTTATATCTTGTCCTAATATGTTTGTATATTTTAATATGACTTTTGATGATATTAATTTTTGGGCCAATATTGGTCCGTATGTTTTATTATTACCATCTTTATCAAATTGACGTAATTTATAGTATGTTAATTCCCTTTTAGTATAATCGATATAGAAATAGTTTAGTTCCTCAACAGAATTACCAGCAGCAGTTTCTTTACGGATTTCTACCCACGATTCACCATCTTCACTACTTAACAAGGAATAATAATCACTATTACTTTCAGATGATGTTGTCCATTTAATCGTATTATAATCTGAATGAGATGTAGCCGTAAATTGAGTAAGTTCTACAGGTAACCCAACAGGTGCTGACATTCTGACGGTGTATTCCTCAATTTCGCCGTATCCATATCCTGTTGAATTATACGCGTCGGTTGATGGTGTTGCGTTCCACACTGATATTACTCGCATTTTTGTATCACCAACTAATGCGTCTTCAGGTACTGTAAATTGTTGAGAGACTGAACTAGCGGGTGCTTTTTGCATAATGTTTTCAGTAGTTTGGAATGTACCATCTTGATTAAAATCAATCCAAGCTGCCTTTCCTTGTCCCGGTGACGCAGTGTTTGTTGAAGACATCAGTAGTTCATAAGAATCACCTATGTTTAAATCTATTATTTGTGATGTAAAATCTTCATAAGCATCTCCATCATTAGTTGATGTGTTATTGATATTCCCTAATGTAACATTTGTTATGTAATCTCCATCAGAAACACCATAAGTAAAAACTGGCGCATTAATAAGATTCACCTCAACGATGTTTGAAACACCAACTGGACATATCCCATCTTGTGATGTGGTTCTAAAATATACACTAGACTCTTGAACGTTTATCGCAATACTATAAGGATTAGTAGGATTAGCAAATGAACCTGCAACCGAAGAAAAATTATTATATGACCACTCAATAAGAGTTGTTGAACCTCCATTACCGGTAGTCGTAAGAGATATGGCATCATTAACAACAGTTTCCAATTTATTAGATGTTAACGTTCCACCAGCAGTTGGTATAGTGCAAGGAATTGAAATTGAAAATGTTCCAGTACACGGGCTGTTAGGGGTTGGCCACGTATCAAAAATCAAATAATAGGTAATACCAGAGGTAACATTTGCCGTCAAAGATTGTGTAGACGCGGAACTTCCGACACTTCCGACGCAGGTTCCACCTGAAGTTGGACAACCTTGGAATAGCCATATTGATGAATACGTTTGTCCCGAATAAGAAATCGTTATTTCTCCCGTAGTACTTGGTGTAAACATATATAGTGCTTCTTGTCCACCTAAATAGAAACCAGACGCACCTCCGCAAACGGTAACATTACTTGAACTAAAGCTACCAGGAAGAGCAACGGATGTACATGATAAACCTTGATTGGTTACAGGTAGTGACGATATAATTGACGGGCAAACTGAATTACAGGATCCAGCACATGTGTAGAAGGTACCCCCACTTACCCAAGTTGATTTGTCTGTACCATTACAATTCGATCTAACCCACCAATAGTAAGTTGTATTGGTGGTTAAACCAGATAAATTCTTTGTCGTAATACCCGTAGCAGTAGTTGTTGTTGCAACAGTACCCACCACAGGTGTCGTTGAAGATGTTGAATAATAAATATCGTAACCATCCCCTGGTGCTGGAGATGCTGCTGTCCAGGATAAAGTTGCTGTTGTAGTAGTTACGGTAGAAGATATAATGTTTGAAGGTAAACCAGAACACGCCGGCGCTGAAACCACAGAAAAGGTATAATCTTCATATTCACCATTGGAGGATGGACCGCAAGAAGTAATTGCACCCGACCAACTATTTGCAACACGTATACGGTAGTTACCATTTGATGTACCAGTAGGAATTGTAATAGTTCCAGTATGATTACTTGTGTAAGATGTGGTTGCAAAGATTGTTTCATTGGCATCAGCAAAGTCTAAATCATTGTTCCAGTCAATCCAACAATAAAAATAGTTAGTTCCAGAACTTGGTGTTAAGGTTATAGTGGTCGTCGCACCTATATAGTTGGAACAACTAATGGTTGAAGAATAATTAATATATCCGCCAGCACTAGCACTAGTGGTATTACTAATGTTTGTTTGACCACCAGTGGTCACAACATTAGACAACCAATAGTTGGTAGCACCTATTGGCATACAATATGAAAGTGTAACCCCAACTGGAGTAGAGTTAGCTGTATTTCCACCACATGTAACCCGACATCTAAACCACGTTGCTGTTGTTAATGCGGCAGTTGTGTGCGAAGCGGTTGTTGCACCAGTGCCACCTGTAACATTCACATATGTTCCGCCTAATGTTGCCGAACTTTGCCATTGGTAGGTTACTCCTGATCCTGAAGTTGTATTTTGTAAGGATAAATTCACCGTCCCACTAGGGGCAACAGTTGCTGAAGAAGATATTGTATTTCCTGGAGCTGGTGTACCTGTACACGCGGAGCCAGCAATATAAGTTAGTGTAATATCATCCACAGCAGGTGCAACGTGGGGACTGGCGTTATCTGATTTAAACGTAAATACCAACCTTACAGTTGTGCCAGCAAGAGCAGTTAAATTTACTTGCGGCATTGCTGTAAAACTGGTATACGCTGATGCTGTATTTGTAAATCTATTTGTATAACCTGTAGATGGAATTGTCCCATTTACAGGGGTATTTGATGTGGTAGTAGTAAATACGTAAAAATAATCATAGGTGTTATCTACAGTTGGGTACTTTAATTTATAATTTAAAAATACATTAGTTGCTCCGGCTGGTATTGCAATATCTCTATAAAAATGACCAACAGAAGATGTATTAGTTCCACCATAAACAGTAGTCGTCCCCCAATAAGCTGCTTTAGTTCCTGTTGCAGCCCCACCAGCAGTACCTACTCTCCATGTTCTTGTAGAAGATCCAACGGCTGTCCAACCATTAGCAGCAAATGATGATGTTGTAGCTTCAAAACCACCATTACTAGTAGTAATAAGCACATCCTGTCCATAAACACTCCCAACCACAAGCATTGAGAGGGCAAGTATGAAAGATTTAAAAAACGAAGATGTCCCACTTTGTCTGAAAGCTTGACATTGAGTGTAAACCGAGGTAATCATTCCGAATACACAAACAAGAGTACGTAATAAATTTTTCATATGTTTTGGGTTTAAAGTTAATATTTCTTTTATCTAATAAATAGTAAAAAAAATATAAAAAAACTTTAGTTATGAATATTTACCATTGTTTCTTTATCAAATGTGTAACCTCATTGAATATAATAAATGACCACAATCATAGATTTTATAAAAACCCCTTTCTTCCATAATTTGAGATTCACTTTTTGTCACATCAAAACCCTCTTTAACTAAAATATCTTTCCGATATTTAAAACGATATTCTCGTTTTTTATTCTTAATGTAGAAATAATTGGGTTCGGTTTTTTTTACAAAATCAAAACCGATTTTTTGATATAGATTACCAACACTCCAGCGTCTATCGGCATAACTAATGATTTGTGTTGGTTTATGTTCAGATATAAATTTTTTTAACAATTTAGACGCACCACCAATAACATTATGATTTAACTTATTACAAAATCTAAGTAATTCATATTCACCATTATTGATATTTTTATTTCCCATACTTCTCCGTTTTTGACCAAACGTCATTAGTGATACCAAAATATTATTATGGTACAGACCAATATTTACTGAACTACCAACACAACCTTGAATGTGATTTTGATCAAGAAATGTTGTTTTTGTTTTGGTGTCAACATATCTTAACTCACATTTCCTACCATATATACGTACATCAGACAAACCCAATAAACTTTTTAATCTACTTTTAACGTGATCTTGTTTAAACATCCATTCATCCTCAAAGATTTGAATTAATCTAATGTCACTTTTTTCACACAATTCAGTTTTATTTAGGTGGTAGGTTTTATCTTTAAATATTGTTGAATGATAATAAAGACCATTAAATTCAATTGCAAGATTATGGGTTGGGATATAAATATCTAATTCCTGACCATTAAGTACTCCTCGGTCATTTCTAATATATGGAATATTTAGAGTATCCAAAAATAAACAAATCTCATTCTCCTTAATTGATCTTAACTCATTGATGGGATTACAAGTGGTACAAGGGTTTAAATTCTCACCAAATCTAAAATATAATAAACTACGATTAATTTCATAGTTGAAGTCACAAACATCACATAATATCGTTATATTATTACCAACATAATCAATAATTTTTAAATCTTTGTACTTCACAAAAAATGAACTACGTTTAATATCCGAAACTTGTTTTCTAGAAGACTCTAAAACTAAGGGCGTTGTAACACCATACCTTAATGTGTTTGTTTGTTTAACCTTATCCTTGGTGGTCTGTAATTTTGAAATATGATCAACACCATATTTATCAAATGTTCGTTGTTTTATTAATTCCGAATTTTTAAACGGATTATCAAACCCAGTTTTTTTAATATTTGTTTGTTTAACCTTTTCTTTTATAACATCAGAAGACAATGGTACGATACCGCCGTATCTTTCAGTATTAGTTGTTTTAATATCGTTTATCCTATCAACACACGTATTAGTACATACTAATGAACAATACTTACCATAACCCTCAGTAAGTGATCGTTTAAACGTTAATTCACCACCACAATTCTTACACGTTGGTATTGTCGGTGTCTTGAAAATGTAGTGCCAAACTTTCTGTTTAAACGTCACATTTTTTAAATCATTTGTGTAAGAAATAATATCATCATATAAATCAATATGATGTTTTTTTAAATGACTTTCTTTACATTTTGATCCGTTACTATTTTTTTTTATAAAAAATTCTATTAAGTCCATATTTTTTTAATTATGTGATATTTATGTATGATGCAAAGATAATTATTATTGCAAATATAAACATAAAAATTTAAAAAACAAGAAAAATGGCTGATTTATTAATGAAAATGCCCATACCTTACGAGCCAAAACGTAATAACCGATGGATTTTAAGATTCCCATCATCATTGGGATTAAACGAATGGTACGTTGAAAGTACATCAAGACCGAAATTAAAAATTAATTCCGTTGCGATACCATTTTTGAACACTGAGGTTTATGTTGCTGGTAAATTTAACTGGGAAGCATTACCAGTTACATTTAGAGATCCAATTGGACCATCTGCAACACAAGCGGTTATGGAGTGGATAAGAACTTGTGCGGAGTCAGTAACGGGTAGAATGGGTTACGCGGCTGGATATAAGAAAAATGTTGATCTTGAAATGTTAGACCCAACTGGTGTTGTTGTTGAGAAATGGATTCTTGAAGGTGCTTTCTTAACAGGATATGATGGGGGTGCTTTAAAATATGGTTCAGATGAGGTATCAACAATATCAACAACAATTGTAATGGATCGTTGTATATTGGTTTATTGATTTTTACTAAAAAACATCTGTCCAAACTCAACTTTGTTAAATTCCCATATATTTATATGTATGGGAATTTTTTTATTATAGGCTAAAGTTTTTAATGTTTAATTGATATTTAAATAACCCACAATCCCATATACGGTCATAGCCCAACTCTTCAGTTAATTCTTTTTCCGTTTTAGTATAATCCAAATTGGGGAATCTTTTTTTAAGGTTATTTTTACCAAAACCAAATTTATGGAAACGTTTATACCTACTAATTTTTGAACTATAATAATAATATGTTGGTTTTACTATTGAGACCAAAGAAAAACCCAATTTAGTGTATAAATTATTATCACCATCTATTGTCCATCTCCTATCGGCGAAACTGATAATCGTATTTGGATTATAGTCGTTTATAAATCGCTTTAACATTTTTGACGCTAAACCTGTGACAATATAATCTTGTTTTGTCGCATATCTACTTAACTCAAATTCATTATCAGAATTTTTAGTCATATTACGTTTTTCGTTGAATGTCATAACACCAACCAATATGTCTTTATAGTACGCACCATATGATATTTTAGATTTATCAGTTCCTTGGATATGGTTGTTTTTTAAAAAATGTGATTTATCTTCGTTGGTAATAGTTTTAATCACAACATTTCTACCACCAATTCTAATACCACCATTGATCTTTAATAAGTGTTTTAATTTTGATTTAACCAACGATTCATTGGTTTTCCACTCATCTTCATAAATATGGAATAACTTATACCCAATTTTATTACATTCAAGTGTTTTATTCAAATGGTAGGTACTTGTTTTACCCATTTTTTCTGTGTGGTAGTATAACCCATTGTATTCAATACAGATATTTGTACCATCAATAATTAGATCAATTTCTTTACCATTTAATAATTTACGATTTTTACCTTTATTAACAATAAACCCAAGACTCTCAATAAATTCTTTTATTTCATTTTCACCTTTTGATGTCCAGGTTGGCGTCATATTGATATTGGTATTAATAATCAACTCACTCAACTTTTCAGAAGTTGTTGTTGATACTATTTTCTCATTTGGAAATTTTAACTTATACTCTAACGTTGTTATATTATGTTTTTCTTTTAAATGTGTATTTGTGATACTTTTCATTTTTTCACCACATATCTTACATATAATATAATTTTTATCTTTAGATAAAAAAACAGAATGATTTATATTATTTACGTAATTTGGGTGATAAACAATATCTTCAGGAAATGTGGTTAGATATTCAGATAGTTTTTGATTATGAACTTTACCTATATGACTCTCAAAACAACCAGTTTTATTATTTATATCCATTGTTTCCCAATCACATAATTTACAGGTTCTTTTTGATTGTTTATCAATCTCAATTATATTGAAATATTCCTCAAACCACTTTTTACCATTGTGATGTTCATATTTTTTTCTCTGGTAAGTATTTGTCGGGATCCAAACGTCACCATAAACATCAACTATATGTTTTGTTAGTTTACCAGATAAATTATTTGGATCTTTTACAATGGTATTAGTTCTCTTACATTGTGCAACTAATTCCCGTGTTTCCGACGACACATACATTTTACTTTTAGTTGACTCAATATTATAACTATTACCATCTTGAGTTTGACCACCTTTTTTATTAATCACAATATTATTTTCTTTTAAGATCTGACTAATTTTTTTATGACCAACTTTAAATTTTACACCCAACTTATGTGTACTTGGAATTTCGGTTTGATACAATTCAATAATACTTACTATATCTTCGGGTGTTAATTTAGTTTTCATTGTGATTTTTTCATATAAATATATTATAAAACATTAAAAAGTAAAATTATAACCCATTTATTTTTAACCCATAAAAAAAGGAGACAATTTCTTGTCTCCTTTTTTTTTCATATTCTGTTAAGATTTTGATTATCTCAATTCTCTCAAATCAAATGTACGAACACCATCAACAGTGATACGTGCATAGAAACGGTTGTTCACCATCTTTTTCGCGTATCTTGTCATTATCCCTTTAATAGGTGTAAAGTTAAATGGATTGTACATTGTAGGTGTTAATTGTAGAGGAACGTACGGTGCATAGATGTAACCAGTGTCCAATAGAGAAGTACCTTTGTGACCAATCAAGATTTGATTTGGTGGGAAGTAAGGATCTCTATAAACTTGGTAACGACCTTGTAATGTACCAACTCTCTCAATACCCATATTGAACTGATCTTGCTCAGGTGAAGCATTAGATACGTGGAAGTATTCTAAGTCATCAAAAATTGCAGAAACCTCAGATGAAACAACAATCCAGTTAGCACCACCTCTCAAAGTAGATTTGTGGATTTGTGCTGACAATTGGTTGATTGCTGTAATCAAAGTTTGATTCCAGTCTTTTTGAGTATAAGAAGTTGTTAAGTTCAATCTTCTCCATCCGTTGTAATCCCAACGTAAGTCCCAAGCAGCACCTTTACGTAAGTCACGTAAAATTTCACGGTCAATTTCTGCAGCAACTTGTTCTGACAATAATGCTGTTAATTCAGCTTCAGCGTCAATATTATGGAATGCAGCAACGTCTTGTGCCAATTCTGGAGACCATTGTGCTCTCAATTTTCTTTCAGTTACAGAAACAGTTACTGATTCTAAATCAAAAGAAACTTCACCAATTTGGTCTTCAAATTCCAAGTTTTTATATCTTCTAAATACAGCTGTGAATGAATCACCAGATGCAATAGCATCAATTGTTGTACCGGTGTAACCATCTAATGAGTCAGCACCACAATCAAAACATGCTGGGCAAGAAAGATCAACTTCTAAATAGATACAACCAGTTGCATCACAGATATCGTAATATGAACCACCATTTCCTGTTGAAGGGAATGAAGTTTGTGTTCTTTCACCATATTTAACAATACCTTTACCATATTGTTGTGTAACAACTCTAAATAGTAATGGTGTTCCAGCAGGAACTTTACAAGGTGAATCAGCGTTAACCACTAAACCACTATCTGCAATAATTTTAAGATCTGACAAGAAAGTTTCAGTATCCATTTCATTACCATCAGGACCGATTAATTTACCAGCACCAGAATTTGCAAAACCACATAAAGAAACAATAACTTTTCTTGTGTTACCTGTGTAACCAGAGAAATTATTACCAGCGTTAACTAATTCACTACCTGACCAACGTTGTACAGTAGTACCTTCTGTTACAGCTGTCCATTGACCTTTTGAATAGTCAAACAATCCTGGAGGATCCAAACCAGCCTCACCACCTTCATAAAATAAATCATAAAGATTTTTAGCGTACGGTGTGCCTTGAGATGAACCTGGGTAACCAGCGTCTTTCTCAGTAGCGTTAGAGTTTGGTGCTCCATATGGTGCGAAATGTTCACCACCATTAGCAGTTAAATTGTTATATCCTTGGATACGAGGTACAAAGAAAAACAATTTACCAATTGGTAAGTTCATTGCTTGTACTGATACGATGTCATTCGCTAACAATTTAGAGAAAACTCGTCTTACGATAGGGAATACAACTGTTTCAAAAGCTCCGTTAGAACCTTCACCTGTTGCTTCGTTAATCAAGAAAGACGCTTGGTTTTCATACAACTGCGCTACATTTTCTTTTAGGTGACCTTTAAGGCCTTCTAGGAATCCTAATTTATCCCATTTGTTAATTGTATCTTCTTTGATAACTTTAAGGTGTTTTAAACCGATGTTACCAACAAGACCTGATTCTAATAATGCTCCCATTTTATTTTTTTTTTAGTTTTATTTTTGGTTTATTATACAAATAAATACTTCTATTTGTTAAAAAGTTTATTTTATTTTTGACATTAAGTCTTTCATTCTCAAAAATTGAGGATTTTCATATGTTTTTGACTCAATTAAATTAACAGCGGATCCAGATGAAACTGTTTTATTTACTGTTCTGTTAATTGATTCATTAATTGAAGTACTCTCATTTATTGAACTAGATGATATTTCATCTTTAATAATTCTGTAAAGATTTTTTGATTCTTTTAAAGTCTCAACGTTATCAAATCTTCGTAGAATGTTTATTTTTTCTTGTTTTGATGTTGAATGTTCAGTGAACAATCTTGTAGCGTAAGCTAAATTTGAATTAAATACCGCAACTTCGTCTAATTTAGATCTAAATAAATCTAACGCTTTTCTGTATTCTTCATTTTTAGTACGTAACATCTCAACTTCTTCTTTGATTTGTCCTGGTGCCGCCATTAAACCGCGTTTAACTTTTCTATCAACTGACTTTACAAATCTTGACGCTTCTTTTGCTTCAACTTTTTTTGGTTTAACTTTAAATTCACCATCAAGGTTTTCACCATCTTTATATGTGAATTTTGCTTTACCAGTACCGTCAGCCTTTTCTTTTTTACCGCCGAAAGCCTCTTTTCTTTTTTCGTTAAAACCACCTTGTGTGTTTGATTTGAAGTCAACTTTTTTAACTTTACCGACAAGACCTTTAGGTTTGAAGTTTTTAGTTTCTAACATAAATTCATCTTCGTCGTCTAATTCAAATTCCATATCGTCTTCTTCATCTAACTCCATTTCTTCGTCGTCTAATCCAAATTCCATATCGTCTTCTTCATCCAACTCCATTTCTTCATCATCCATTTCAATTTCATAAATAGTTTCAAAATCCATTTCATCCTCTTCCTCATCTTCGTCGTTAAGTTTTGAAAAATCAAAATCCATTTCTTCTTCATCTTCGTCGTTAAATTTTGAAAAATCAAAATCCTTGTCCCAATTTTTATCGGCACCACTCAAGAAGTCTTCATCTTCCATTTCAGAAAGTTCATCATCGTGGAACATTTCTTCTAATTCGTCATATTCTAACATATCTGTTACTTCTTCTTCTTCGTTTATTTTAATCATGTATTCATTGTCACCATCATTTAGTGATATTATATTATCGTTTTTTGTAACAACAATACCATCACTATCACTCATAGCTTTAAATACTTTTAGAACTTCTGCGTCCGATGCACCAGTCATATCGATTGTTTCATCATCCATAGAAAATTCATCAACACCCATGTCATCAAGATCAATCATTTCAGTATCATCCATTTCTTCACCATCCATGTCAATATCTTCCATGTCTTCGTCATCCATTTCAGTGTCATCAATCACTGTTTCTTCATCATCAACATCAAGTGTTTCTGGTTCTTCAATCTCGTCTTGTTCTTTAAGAGATTCTTTTACTAATGAACTGATTTCTTTCCTCATTGTTGAAGCAAGTATTCCTTCTGCGTTTTTATTGATTGCTTCTTCCACATTTTTAATTTGGATTAAAGCATCTTCTACTGTCGATTTTCTATTCATTTATCGTTTTATATTTGTTTATAAATATGTTATGTTTTGAAAAAAATCGTTTTTACACATAAAAAAAGGAGAATATTATAAAATACTCTCCTTTTTTATTAAATAATTTATTTTTTTACAAAAAAAAGACGAGAATTAACCCGTCTTTTTAAAAATTGTTTTATTGATTGTTATTCAATAACCTCATCAATCTTACTTTCTGTTATCGCAGTAATTCGCCAATCAAATGAGTACGTCTCATAGATTTTTGTAATTTTAGCTTCAACATCGGTTGGTGAATACGCCAAGACCAATTTTTCTTCTTTAATTTTCTTTGTTCTACCAGATTCGTTATCAACAGAATCAGACGCGATTTTCGCCACAAAATATTTTTCTCCTTGTTCCATAATTAATTATTTTTTTATAATAATAAATTAATTATTTTTATTTATCAAGGAATGAGGTCAATCTGTTCATTAAATTTTTTGTTTTATCTAAACTATTTGATTCCATTCCAGATAAACGAACATCTCTCATTTTATTTTCTTCATCTAAACTTTCATCAAACTTATGACGATCGTCTTTATTTAAGAATAAATAAGCACCTGGTGTTGATGGTGACGACACTAAGTCAAAACAGATTAACTCAAAGTCATCTTGAACTTCATTTTGTTCACCAACTTTTTTTAAGGATCCTACACCACGAGATGAAATACCTAATGTAACACCTTGTCTTAAATAATTTGCAGCCATATCACCTTTTGTTGAAACAATCCCTCTCTCGTGAAAACCAGGACTTGTTAATAATTTCAATTTTCCAATTAATATTGGTCCATCCCACCAAATATCGGTAATCATATGTGAAACTCTATCAAGATCAATTAATGATGATTCTGGGTGATTTAGTTCTGATAACGCAGTACCTTTCTCAATTAATTTTTTATAATTATCGGCCTCACGTTTCAATAATTTTTCTGGATAAACACGACCGTTTCTATTGGGTGTGTTATATTTCTGTAGTACAGCGTAAAACTCAAAAGGTTTTGAGTGATCCAAAGTGTTTGTAGATTCCATTATAAATCTATTGTTTTCACTTTTTGGATTTATATAACCAGCATCGTACTCTACAAGAATTCCCTTTCCTATTTCATTTGGTCCTAATATTTTCATTTTAAAATTTTTATATAAATATCAAGGTATTACGGTTTTTACTTTTGTTGGTTTAATATTTCCGTTTTTGGTTAAGTAACATTTGAAATGTTCATTATCTGTTAATACATCGGCGTAAATATCTTTAACGAATTTTTTTATTATTTTTTTTAATTTTGGTGATTTAAAATCAATAGGATCGTTGACGAATAATGTTGTTTCTAAATTTAAAAAGGATTTCTTTTTTAACTGGATACCACTCATTCTTAAATCTAGATCTACAATAAATTTTTCGTCAAATATTGTTTTGTCTATGTTATTATATACTGAATGTTTAAATGACCGATTCATATTTAACACAATACGATTCCAGTTTTCTGTGTCTAGTTTGGGTTCAACCCAAGTTTGTAAATTGATGTAAATTGTTTTTAACTCTTTGGAGTCAACAGTACCGAATTGTACCTTACAACTCCTAAAACCCGTTAATTTTACGTTTTTACCTTTTTTCATAAATGTTCTTCATACTAATTGTTTATTTTACTTAATTTTACATAATTTTTAATTATATATCAAATAAAATAAGAATATGTTGATCATTAATGTTAAGAGGTGTGACTCTCCTTAAATTTTAGACCTCATCCAACACGGTAGTTCAAATACCAGTCATTTAGTGGTGTGATTCCCCTTAAATTATAGGTCTCATTTAACCAAATCTCTGTAAGTTCCTTAATTTCAGTAAGTTTAAGTCCAAATTTATTTTCTAAAACTGACCAAATATCATCATAATTAATAAAAACGTAGTCATTTTTTCTATCGTAAATCATTAAATTATGACCTTTTTTATAACGATATAACATAAAGGAAGGGTTTTCTTCACTCTGAACAACATCCAAATCATTAAATAAGTTTAAGAAATCCATCGGTTCTTTAATACCAAAAATTTTAAATAAATTATCCAAGGATCTAACAACTCTTACGGTTGATTCAAAATCAACCTTTTTGATTAAACCCTTTAATTTTTCTTTTAAAGAAATATTTTCTTTAATTAACTTGTATTGATTTTCGGTTATTATTATTTTCATAAATTATAAATCTTTATCTAATTCTCGTAGTTTTAGATATGTTATTTTATCAAAATTTTCTGATTGTATTTTTTCTGTCGTCTCAACAATCTTAGTGATAATTTCCGAATCTGTCTCATTAACCTTTAATTCTGTTAATTTTTCAAGAACATTTTCTTTTAAAATCTCGTATTTTAGTTGTAACTTATCATCAGTTTCTTTTAGAATATTTTTAACTTTTAATTGATCAGATTCATTTAATGTTTTTAAGTAATCACTAATTGTTTTATTTGCAACATTAACCAAGTCGTTTAATGGTAATTCGTGTGACTCAACTAAATTTTTCGGTGATTGTTGTAATGACTCAATAACACTATGTTTAGATTTAATTTTTTCTTCTAAAAGTGTGATATTATCTGAAAATAGATTATCAATATCTGAATAATTATTAGTTACTACAACTGGTTTTAACCACTCGTTTAACTCAAGCCAATTTTCTTTTGTTACATTATTTATTGTGTTTTCATATATAACAACACTCTCATTGGTATAGTTTTCTGCTAGAGACTTATCTAAACCTTTATTTTGAGATAACTCATCGTATAAATAATATATTTTTTTTAAGTTTTTATTTTTAAGTATTAACTCCTCAAAAACAAAAAGTTGATCTTTAAATTTATTATTTGAATAACTTTCAACAAATAATTTTTCAATTTTACTTTTAATTATACCGAATTTCATTTTAAATAGTTTTAATATAAATATCAACCATTTAGTAATTTATCCAATTCTTTTTCAATTAACCCCAACGAATTACGTCCTTTAGATAAATCAATAAAATCATCAGCCTCTAAATCATTACTCTCAACTAATATATTATAATTTGATTTCTCAACACTATCCATCAAAGGTGCTTCACCCCCACTTGGTGGTGGTGGTGGTATATCACCCATTCCTCCTCCTTCTGCAGGTGGTGGAGGTGGCATTCCTCCTTCTGCTGGTGGTGCTGTTGTGGTATCACCACTTGCTGTTTTGTATAATTTGTCAACAATATCAAACATACCAGTGTGTGTTATAATTGTCGGTGTATTTGTTAATTCCGCAGCAACAGCTCTCTCCAATCTAATTTGTTGAATTTCAAGTTTAATATCTTCATCAGAGAATCCAAAGATATGTTTTTTAGCCCAGGTTGCTGATGTTGGTTGTAATGTATTTGGTATTTCACTAACTAAATCTTTATATAATAATACTTTTTCTTTCCAAACTGAAACCATTAATAAATCGGCTTGTTTTGAAGGGTTTGTTAATCCTAACGTAAAGTTATTTAACTCATCCTCAAAACCTAATATAAATAAATGGATAATTGCAATTTTATTTAATTCGGCAATCATACTTTTTTGAATCTTATTGATTGTTCGTGCGAACCTAATATCCATTAAAGACAAATTGTCGCCACTACCAACAGGTTCCTCAAATCCTAAAAATGCTTTTGGTATTCTTAATGCTGTTAGTAGTTTCTTTTGTATGTACTCAATATCCGCAATTTCTGATAGGTTTTGAGCACCAGGTAATGTCTCAATTGGCATTGTTTGTCCTGGATCTCGTACTGGGATAAAATAATCTTGATCAACCGCCATTTGATTGTATCTCATATCCACATTTCCTGTTTTACTATCAACAACTTGGTCTCGTTTGAATTTATTCGCAACACGTTGTACGTAAGGTTCAACGTCCTTATCATCCATATTTCCAACAAATACTTTAAATACTCTTCGTTCTGGTGCTCGTGACGTTCTGTAAATTAACATAGCGTCTTCCGCTAGTACTAACTGTTTCCAAACACGACGTGCTTTCTCTAACATTGATGTACCATAAGGTAATTTTCTATCATCACCAAGTAGTCTAAAATGTGCCATTTCCCACGTATTAAACTCCATATCTTTGGTTTTCCAGACAAACCTTAACCCTTTACTGTTTACATCGGATGGGGTGGGGGAACTAACAACAGCATTCATTGTTCTTACCGACATACCTCTTTCTAATCGTTCAATTTCAATATTAGGTAGTTGTAAACAACCAGTAATCCCTTTTTCTTCGTCTAATTTTAGGTATACGAAATTATCGCCATACTTACAGTTGGACAAAAACACACCTGATTCTCTAGAGTATTCACCATTTAAGTTAAAACCACAAACCGGAAAATTATGTCTATCGTGTTCTCCATTTGGACCAACTGCTTCTAAACAATAAACATCTGACGTTTCGTTTAGTTTAACAACTGAAACAACTTTGTGATTAATAATTTTTACTTTAGTTTTTCCCTCAAAGATTGACCTCGCTTTAATATATTTTTTATCTAAAATAATTTCTGGTTTAATATTGGAAACAAAATCAAAATAATTTTTATTTGTTTTTCTTAAAATGACTTTTTTTAAGGTTGTCGCATTAATTGATTTTGTAATATCTTTATTTAATGTATAGTTTTGTTTAAATAGTTTGATAAACTCACTATCAGATTTAAGAATATTTGATAATTCGTATATACCAATATAAGTTTCACTGTTTTTAATTACTGTGGAAATATAGGACAAACAATTATCATTTATTTCAATCGTCATCCCCTTTTTTGTTTTTTCTATAAAATTATTATCTCTCCAGTTATTTAACATTTTATTTGAACGAATTATATTGTGTTCAGTATGTAATTCACTATTGTTATATTTCTCAAAATATTTATTATAGATACCAGTCATTTCTTTGGATAATCTTTGTTTCCGTTTCTCAGAACGCAAATATCTATCAATACCATCCATTCTTTTCTTAACAACTTCTGGTGAACCTAAAATCTTAATAAAATGTTCCGAGTGTAGTTTAAAATGATCCGAATGTTTCATTCTATCCAAATTTTTTGGATGATTATTTAGTTTATTGAAATCAACGTGATGTGTGTCAAATTGTTCACCAATTGTTTTTTCATTATCTAAATCTCTCACACATATATGTGAAACCATCGTATGTGTAAATTTATATTTTCCTGTACTTGGGTTAAATACCTTTTCATACCCAGCAATTCGGTCTTTTTTCTTTTCACTTTTTTTAGTATAAAACGGCATTAAAGATTGACCTTTGGTTAACTTATCGGCTCGTTTAAATGATCCGTCTCTAAGCATATATTCGTGATCTGGTGTTGTATCAATGTATGTACCATCATCCAGAGTAACTCTATAGAGTTCACTATTTTTCCTAGTTAAATCACACCATATAATTTTACTAGGTACAATTACTTTCGTTCCATCTTGTATTGAATAAGACCAAACATCCTCACCATTCTTAACCCTATCACTTAATTCTTTTATCGTTACTTCTGTACCATCTAATAATGGTATCATACAATTCTCTCTAATTGGTGTGTTTCTAATCCACATTGGTAGATTGATATTAATATCTAAAATGTTATTAAATAAATCGGCCAAAATTGATTTAATTCTTTTTGACTCTGAATATATTTGTAAAACATAACCATCTTGATTAGGGGTTGTTGATTCTTCTGAATAGATATCTAATGCCGTTGATATTTCCGGCATAAATTCCATCGATTCGTAATCATAAAAAGCGGCAATTCGGTTTGGTTCATAATATACCGCTTGGGCGTATAAGTTGTTTTCTATTTTTTGCCATTGATTACTTAAAAATAAACTTTGTTGATATTCTAATTTTTCTTTATCGTATTGTGCTTTATCTGTTGTTTTTAATAAAACATTTTTATCCAATGTTACTGACGCTTGATCCATACCCAAAAGAGAGTTTGGTCCAAATGTTTTGGATAGTTTTTGCCATATCGTTAGATTTTGTTTTTCCATATTATAAGTTTAATAATAATTTTTTATTAATAAATATTTGAAACATTAGAATAAATAAAAACCGAAGGGTTATTCACATCTTTCGGTTTTTGTTGTTTTATAGTTAAATTTAATGTTTTATGGTTAAAATTATATACTAAATTTTCTTATTGCACGCACATAGTAGGTGCGGCTCTTATCGGAACCGATGCCGTTGCTGGCACTCCCAAAGCCGAAGTAGAAGATCCACGCGCGGTTGAAGTCGGCCTCCGTACTACTCCAATAAGTATTATAACCAATTTGAGTAGCACCAGCTATAGTACTAGCACTTGAATTACCTGATAAAGTTCTATTTACATTAAATCTGTTTTGCCAAAGTAAACTTAATTCATCAATAGCTGGTAGATACCAGTCGTTTTTGTAGTTAACAGGCGAAACCTCAAATGCTTCAAATGGACTACCTTCTTCTAGTGTGTAAGCACCAAAAGGGCAAGGGGTATCCTCTGAAAGGTATGGAAAAACAGAAGAGTATTCTAACTGCCATTCCTCATCTGTTTCATTAACTGCGCCCCATCCTAAAATTTCTCCAAGTTCTGGAATCAAATAATATGGCTTACCATGTAATTCACCACTACTCTCCACCTCCACCGTTACAGGCTCTGGTGCGGTTGTTATTAAATTATCAATTACATTATAATCACCCCCAATTATCCAATTATTAAAAATCGGAAATTCTGTATCACTTGTGTTATAATATAAAGAATATAATGTTCCTACATTAATTTCAAAAAACCAATCTACACTGTCATAAACTAAATCTACGTAAAGTCCTTCTGTTGAAATGTTATAATGATTTTTACCTTCTTCTATTCCTACTTTTGGTACATCATAATTGTAAGTTTGACCTTCAAATACAAAAGAAACGTGTATATAAGAATTACCATTTAATTGATAAGTGACTGAAATTGTGTTGCAACCACCATTAACATATTCCAAACACAATTGTGCGGCACTTTCTGCATGTCCAGTTTGACCAGTTATTGTTAAACTATTTTCTAAACCATTCCAAGTACTATCAGCACCAGCCAATTGGTTGGTTATATTACTCCAAACAGATAAGACTGGTGCAACACTGAACGATTCAAAGATGCTTTCTTCTTCAATTGCGTAAGTTCCGAAAGGGCAGGGGTTGTCGGATGAAAGTCTGCCTTCACTCTGAAGTTTCCAATAACCTAAAACATTCCATTCTAAGGTATAAGTTTCTCCGCTAATTTCTATTTCATAATAAGGTTTTCCCTCAAATTCCCCACTACTTTCCACCTCCACCGTAACAGGCTCTCCACCTTCTAAAGTGTAAGTAACACTAATTGTATCGCAATCTAAGCCAGCTTGGTCATCAATTGAAACAACCAAATAGTTTTCATTTATACCATCTTTATAACTATGAAATATTACACCCCCCTCTTCTTCAACATATTGACCAATTTGATATGTAAACCCATCAGTTGGTGCGGTTAATTCAATATTTCCATTAGCATCAGAGGTTAAAATATAACCATCAGTCGCACCAGATGTTATTTGAAGATTTTCAACAACCAATTTATGATTTATTAAATCAACAGTTACACCACTTGTTGAACCGAAATAAACATTTCCTTCATCATTTGGATTAATGTGTAATGGCGAACAAGAATGAACATTTGACACATATATATCACTAATACATTCACCAGATGTGTTTCCAGTGAATGATGTTGTTCCAGTTACAACTTCACCACTTGAATCCAATCCCAAGTTAATAACTGGTGAACCTGAACCAATTGTGGTCAAATTCAATGTCCCCCCACTTATTGCAAAATCACCTTGAAACGTTCTTGTCCCACCAGTTGCTTCGGCAATAGTTTCTTTTAATTCTATTTTATTTGTATCTAAATTTAATGTAATTGTTTGTTCATCGGCCTCAGCAAGTCCAGCAATTTCATTATTTAAATCTTCAGTTAATCCACTAACTTCAAAATTACTACCCGTATTATAATCAAAAATAATCGTACCACCAGTTACATATGTACCACCAGTTACGTAAGTATCAGTAACTCCAGAGTTAACATAAGTCTTTATCTGGTCTATTGTTATTTTATTGGTATCATCAGTATTAATATTAATAATTGGTAATACATCATTAGAAGAAATAGAACTAAATTGTATTAAATCTAAATCGGTTATTCTTTTATCCATAATAGTTAGTTTTATTTATAAATACTCTAAATAGTTATTATTAACAAAAGACTAAGTTATCCCCATTTTGAGTTATTAAATTTTCAAATTGTTGTGTAACAAGGTTACAGGTACTTATTGTTGTCGTTGTGGTTGTTGTTAATTCCGATTCTTCATTTGAAATATCTATTTTAGATTGTTTTCTTAAATCAGGTGTATATTTTATAACAGTAAAAATTGGTTGACCATCAACTATTAATCGTGAACCGCCAATTGTTCTACCTGACTTTTTTCTTCTATTTAAACCCATACCTATAAATATTAACGTTTACCAAATAACCAACTATATTCAATATAATCATTTCTTGTTGGGTTATTATGTGTTCCACCAAACCTATCATTCATAACATTTGTATTTGGTATTGCAGGATCAAAATGAATCTGTTTAGATAAATTATTATTGTCAGCAACAGTCCAAGATTCAATCATTATTTTTGTTTTTTCTGTTACTTTTTCTAATTTTTGGAATGCGGATTCACCAACGTAAATCGCCATTGATATACCCATTATAAGGTCATCGTGTTGCCCTTTTTGATGATCTGGTCTACCATTCACATAGACAAACGTATTCATTTCATTATATAGACGTACACTTTTTATTTTAAACTTATGTCTAACATATTCTTCAAATGCTGCAATAATTTGAACTCGTTTATTGTTAAAATTAATCCCAGGGATTTTATCCACACTAGTTTTATTGACAGCCCAAATATTCATTGAATCAACACCCTCAATATAAAACCCACTATAACCCAATTCTTGCATTTTCCTTACCGTAGTAATACCCATACCACCAGTAATATCCACAACACAAAACGCATTATATATTATTCCCCATTTATATGCTATTTCAGCTAAAGCGTCTGGGGGTATTTTTCCAACATATTCTAAAACTTGTTCTCGTTCATCAAAATCTACAATTTGAATAGATGAGAAATCCTCACTATCACCTCTACTAACGTCTACACCAATAATATACTTATGTCCTGGTACTGGATCTTTCCAAATCCATAATGCGTTACCCATTAATTTAGTTGGTGCGTCTTCAAGTGTGTTTGTTTTTATATAGTCCAATTGTTTTGAATCAAATACGTTATCACCGGATCCTAAAAACTCACAATTTAACTCTTGGTTAATTTTTCGTTTATCATATTTTAATTTTTTAACCATTTTTTCATACCAAGATGAACAAGGTTTGTAACCCTCTTTGAATAATTCCTTAATCTTATCATAATCTCTGTTATATGGATCCGAATCTTCAAAAGATATGTTTTTTGTTTGATCTCTATCGTCTTTATTTAGTAGAAAATCAACGAGATCATCTGTTGGAACTAAATATAAATTTTTAGAGTATCTTGGGTCTTTCCACCAAAACATCTCAGAGATTTTAAAATTATTCATTCCCTTTGTTGCTTGGTTGTATATTTCATAATATATTGCATCATAACCATTTGGTGTTGATACAACAATAACCTTACCCCCTGTAGATAGGGAAGCCATACACGCAGCCCAGAAATCACCATCTGCTTCAATAAAGGCGGCCTCATCAAATACAAGTATTGTTGGTGTATAACCCCTTAACGCATCTCGTGATGTTGCAACGGCTTTAACCTCACAACCATTAGTTAATTTATAGTGTCGTTGTGAATTTTTATCCACGGAAAACCCAGTACCAACCCAACTTGGCCATTGATCAACAAAACCTCTGATTTTATTTGCCATCTCCATTGATGTATCAAGTTTGTTGGCAATAATTAGAATTTTTTCTGGACGTTCTTTTTTTGCGAAAACTAATCTTTTTGACATCCACGCTGCGGTAACTGTTGATACACCAGCCTGACGATATTTTAATGCGATATTTTCTTCGTAATTTTCATAATCATCTAATAATGATATTTGATCTGGAAATAGTTCTAATGGTACATATTTTGAAACCGTATTATCGTATGTTTGTAAATATGTCCTTAATGCGTATGGTGTATCTTTCATACACTTAACATACTCTAACATTAATTGTTCTTTTGTTAATCCCATAAAGATTTTTTATATAAATACAAAAAAACCCCAAATTATTTTTAAAGTGGGGTTTTTAAATATTGTTTAATAAACTCTTATAGTCCTAGTTGTGATAAAATATCATCATCTTCACCCTCTTCTTCGTTTTCGTCATCCTCTTCTAATTCTTTAACAATCTCATTAACCATTCTTTGTATTTTTTCTCTACCTGCTGGTTTTTCTTCTAATACTTCTCTAAATAACTCAAAGAAATCATCTGCTTTCATAGCACTAATTCGCATAAATAAGTAATGTTGAATGTATTTCATATCTTCCTCACTTAATATCTCTATTGGATATGATTTTTGTAACAACTCCCAAAATACTGGACCTAATTTTAAATCCCATGCTTCTGCAGGTACTGTATCTTGTGACCCCATAATCATTTCTGCTTGTCTTGGGTCGTCTGGTAAACCGTGTGTACCAAAAACCTCGTAAACACCCTTAATTAATTCGTGTACTAATGTTGGAAAATTTATACCTCTAGCAATAACGGTTGGGGGATCTGTTTCATTATTAATTTCAGAAGTTCCGGCCTCACTACCACCACTACCAGACATTGCTTCAATAGTTTCTTCTGGATACAACCAATATAAATGATCAATAATCGCAGTTGTAACAGTATATAATTCAATTAAATCTGGGTCAATTTCATTTAACTTCTCAGAAACTAAGTGATACATATACTGACCTTTTTTTGCGGCACCACCAATTAAAGAATTAATTAAACGTCGTTTTGACTTTTCTTTATCAAAAGTATCCATAGCGTCAAGAAAAGCCTCAATATCGTTTTCGTGATTTGCAGCATCTTTGAATAAATCTGTCATTTCCTCTCTTGATGGTTCTTCACTTTGTCTTCTCATTTTTTCAGCAGATTCACTTTGACCTAAACCAATAAGTTTAGCATCAAATTGTAACGCACCTTTAGGTATTGATAATTCTTTAGTGACTAAAGCGACCGCTAATTTCTCAAGTGTTTGTTTATTATCACGCTCAATACGCATACTTTGACTTAATGCTGATTGAACCAACATTAATAGGTTGGTTAACGGATTACCAGTTGTTAAAGATGCTGTTGACCCCACTGATGTTGTTAATGCAGATCTTAATTTTGTAACAGTATCTTTAAATCGTTTGGATGAAACTAACTCAATAAAATCTCTACTCATCTTCGGCATTGCTGGATGGTTAGAGTATGGTGTCTCTTTACCTAAAATTTTTCTTTCAATACTTGGATCCATTCTTTCAGGGCCATCATAATCAATTGGCGCTTCGTTAATAATTTTATTAACAATTCTGTCTAATTCTTTTTCTGTTAAATTTCCCATTTTATTTATTTTAAGTTAACACCAAGTTTATTCCACGTCAAAAAGTTCGGTAAAGAACCTTTTCCTGCTTTTGGTGCTGGATTGTGTTTTGGTTGGAATGGGTTTTTTCTACCCTTATCTTTTTCTTTTGTATCAGTATCTGTGTCCGTATCTGGTTTTGTTGGTGCTGTTGTTTGTTCTTTAAACTCTCTTTTAGCCTTTGGTTTTGGTCTATGTTTTGGTTGGAAAGGGTTTTTTCTGTCTTTATCTTTATCCTTTTCTTTCGTATCTGTGTCCGTATCTGGTTTTGTTGGTGCAACTTCCGTGTTATTACCCATAGATTTTTTCATAGTTTTCATTTCTTTACCTTCTTCTTTTGAAAACATAGTATTTTTTTTTGGGTTTGACAACATAATACCATCAGTATCTTTTGTTTTTTCATTAATTGTTTTTAAAATATCACCCTTAGTCATTGAAGGGTTAATATGTTTTTGTAGCATTTCAACAATAGAATCCTCTAAAAAGTCTTCATAATCTTCATTTTTTTCTGAGTGTTTTTTTTCTGGCATTTTCTCGTACTGTTTTTTTGTTGTACTATCAGAAAATTCTTTTGCCATTTTACACCACTTTTCTTTTGTTTTACCAGAACTATTTTTACATTTAGACCAGAACAACCCTTGTTGTGCTTTTGATTCAAATTTTTCAGAGAGTTCAGTTTCCTGCATTGGCGTGGCAGTTGTTTTACCTCCAGTTGTGTCAATTTCAACACCATTAACCATTGTTTTTGAATTTGGGTTAACAACATATTTAGTTGTTGTTATTGTTTGTGGTGTTGTGTTTTGAGGAGTTGCTTGTTCACTAAGAGTAAACCTTTTTACCAAAACTTTAATTTGATTCTCGTTCATTTTTGAAATCGTATTGACACGAATTCCGTTCTCCAATAATACTTTAATTTGATCTTTAGTTTTCATATATTGTTTTTTTTTCAAATTCTAGAATTATGTCTCTAGCATACAATTTATCTTTAACGTTTTGTTCGGTTTCACCAAAATGAAAAACAAGTCGTTTAACAATTGAGAAATCGGTATCGTTGGTTTCTTTTTCCCAACCTAAACAAATAACACCATCCATTGAATCTATAATTGAAAAAATATCCGATTCTTGAATTAAGTCTAATTTAATTTTATTATTTTGTAATACACCAACTTTTTTAATATACTCAACATCAGGTGGTGATGGGTAACCATTCGCAGGTTTTGACTCCCAATTTTCACCCCAAACATCGGTGTTATCTGAAAAGATAAATTCATATATGTTATCACCCTTATAGTTTGGGCCTAAAGCATTGATATAAATTAAATTATTCATATAAATTTACCGTTACTTGTAATATAGTATTTTTTATCTTTATTTTTAAATATTAAATTACCAGTTTTTGATTTACCCATTATTTTTGAATTTGGATAATTCTCAATTAATTTAAACGCAGCACGTTCCTGGTTAACACTTTCTGATAATTGTTTAATGTATTTTTTATTTTTTGCTTGATTATAAAGTAATTTTTTTCTAGTTTCTTCTTCTTTTACTAACATTTCATTTTCATCTATTTTAAAATAGTTAGAAATAATCTGATCTACTGTTGATTCACCGAAAGTTCCGTGTGTCAGATGTTTATGTCTATTTAACATTGCACCGTGTCTTGGGTATTCATCCATATCTTCACCAAGTTCAGATGTTGGTTCTGGTGCTAATGGTGGTTCTGGTGTTACATCCATATCGGGTTCCATCATTTCATCGTCCATTGGTACATCCATATCTTCACCATCATTAAAATCTTCGTCGTCTTCGGTATCATCACCTTCTAATCTGTCAATTATTTGGTCAACATCGTCGTCATCTAATACATCTAAATCTAATGAAGATAAAATTGAATTTATGATATATTTTGTATCATCTGAACTCATTTCATCTTCTTGTGTATATTTTCTAATTTTTTGGGTTAAACGACCTGTTAATTTTTGAATTGTTTTAAAACTAACCTCTTCACCTTTTTTATCCGATTCATCATCCATTGGAATATCATCCATATCTTCTTCATCACCCATCATATCTTCTTCATCACCCATCATATCTTCTTCATTACCCATTTCTGGTTGAGGTTCAACTGGTTGAGGTGCGGGAACTGGCGCCGGCGCTGGTTGTTGAGGTTCAGTAGGTTGAGGTGCAGGAACTGGTGCAGGAACTTGTTCGTCTAGTTCCAAATCAAGACCTTCGTTAGTTTCTTTTTTAGTTGGTAGTTTTAATGTATATTTTTTTTTTACATCGTCACCTTCAAATAATGAGATTCCAGTTTTATTACCAACCAACGTATTAACCTCCTTAATCATTAAGTTTAAACGTTTTAGTGCTTGTGAATATGAATTATAGTATTTTCGTTCCGTAATAGAACCTAAATAATCTGTTTCACTTTCGTTTAATGATTTTTTTATAATATAACCCAATTTTTCTTTAACAATTGTGTATACATTACCATCAGCAAACGTTACCGAATACTCATCCTTACCAGTTTCATTCAATGGTTGTGGAATATTTTCGTTATATCGGGCAATCTCCATAATTCTACGGATTTTATCCATTCCTTGTAATTTCTCACTTCCAATAGGTTTTAGTCCTCCCATAATATTTTGTTTTGAATAAATTATTTTTTATTAATAAATATAACAATATTCACTATTATTTTATTTTTTAATAAATTATTGGTTCATCGATAATTTCTTATCAAGAATTTTTGTTGTTAGATCGTGAAGTTTTTCAATGTACCCATTTCTTCGTAATATTTTAAACACCAAATTTTCTGTTGAGTATTCACCATCACCCTCAAGACCTCTAGTTCTAAATTTCTTTAGTTTATCTTTATATTTTGTAATTAAATTTTTGATCGTATCAATATCTTCATCATCATCTATTGTATCAATAAGTTCATCAATCATTTTCATCCATTGACTTGATTTATTTTTGATTAATTCTTTATCTATAACAACATTTTCTTTTTTTGGTATATTTGCCCATTCATCAAATAAAACAGAATAAACACCACTACTAAAATGAGTTTCAGATTCATTTTGAACATATAACTCAACCTCATAATTTTTTATTGTGATATCGTGTTTTTGATTAAACAACATTTTCTTTAAATTAAAAAGTTTTTCATATAACTCAACTTGATTTTCTGGATATTGTTGGAAATTAGCAACGATATGTAAATCAAAATCTGAATATTTTGACCAATTATAATTTGAAAGGGATCCTGTTAATATTATGTCAGTTATAACTAAATCCACATCTAAAAAATCAATAAACACGTATGCGATCTCAAGTAAACGAGTTCGTATCTCAGGTTTCATTTTTGGTTCATTACCCTCTTCCCAAACCTTTTGATTTAGTTCAGATTGGGGTTCAAAACTCTTTAATAATTCATTGTCCATTATTAATAAATATAATGAAAACCAATTAACTTACTTTTTTGTATTTAAAAACCTTCGCAATATTTAGATTGAAAAAATTACCTTGTGATTTTGCCGATCTAAATGATGTGTATAATTGGTGGGGTACGTCATCATATTCGTATTTTAAACCATTTTTAAATTCTGTGATTAATTTTTTAGTTTCAGTATCATACTCCGTCCTAATAATATTTGATGATTGAACTTCGTTGATTATTTTCGTACCTTTAATTTCTTCTTTTGTGATTGCCATAATATTCTTTTTTAAATAAATATAATGTTGTAAAAGAAAAAAACCACCCTTTTGAGGTGGTTCTTGATTATTTTAAAGTGTTAATCTTGTCTCTTATCTCTATCGCCCTTTCAAAATCTTGTGTTTTAATACAATTATTAAGTTCATTATTGAGTTCGTTTATTATTTCCACATTTTCCTCAAGATTTTTAATCTTATCTCTCAGAACAACAGCATCCTCAAATTTTTGTTCCTCAACAGCCAAATCTAATTTTTGTTTTAATCGTGATAATTCATCTGATTCATTTTGTCTACTACCTTTGGTTGTAATATATGTAAATGACATACTACCATCCTCTGATAGGTAGGTTTTTTTTTCAAAATTATTAGGGTTTAATAAAAAACTCTTAGATAAAATTTGATTAAATAATTTTTCAAAATCTTCGTTACCAAGCATATTATTATTTTTTTAAGTTTATTTTCTTTTTTATTGACCAATTTTATACCACAATAAAAAACTGACACTTTGTCAGGTTTAATTATAATTGAATATGACAAAGTGTCAACAGTTGACAATAACATTTAATATTACTAACATTAGATAAAACTTTTAAATATGGCAATAGAATTCGCAGATGAAAATGAAAAAAACAAAAAGAAAGAAACTAATTCTGGAACACCAGTTTTAGATAATTTCAGTAAAGATTTAATTAAGTTAGCCGAACAAGGTAAATTAGACCCTGTTATTGGTAGAGAACAAGAAATACTACGTATTGCACAAATTTTATCCAGAAGAAAAAAGAATAATCCTATTATAATCGGCGAACCTGGATGTGTTTTAGAGGATACTTGGATTGAAGTTGAAAAAATTTCTGATGTTAATACACATAATATTGAAACAATGTGATATTTATTATTAGGGTTTGGTATATCCCAAGTCCTGTTATACTATGTTAATTAAGAAAAGAAGTGTGGTAATTGCGGATATTTTAACCGTTAATGATTTTGAAAAGTTCATCATTGATTTAAATTTATATAAATTTTTTATTAAATTTAATTCTATAGATAAACCTAAGATTGAAGATCTAATTAGTAAGACACCAACAATAGGTATTAAAAAAGTTAAACCGATATTAAAAAGTATCTTAAACTACCCTAATTCAATATATAATAAAGATTTTTTACTTTCTATGGGTTGGGAACTTAATGATATTGAGAAATTTATAAGTGATAAACAAAAAAAGAACAGTCAGGTATTGGTTAATGAGAAACGAAATAACCCGGAAAAATTTAAAAATAGTTACACAAATAGGATTGAGTATTGGTTAAATAAAGGTTATTCTGATGTTGACGCTAGTCAAAAACTAAAAGACAGGCAAAGTACTTTTAGTTTTTCTAAATGTATTGAAAAATACGGTGAAGATATTGGTAAAGAGATGTTTAATAAAAGACAACAAAAATGGATAACAACTTTAAAATCTAAAGAAACTTATGGTGAAATACAAAAAACTAAAAATATATTTAAGTATGATATTAAAGATAAAGAAACTTTATTCAAATTTGCAAACTACTCAGAAAAAACAATGGGTGTAATAACAAAATGTTCTGGTAAAAGTGATATTAAAGACTTTGTTGATTGTATTATTGTTAATGATGATATAAAAAGGTATTCTGATCTTTTACCATATATAAATAGTAGTGTTATTCATAATGTGTTTAATATCTCACATAGTGAGATTAAAGATATTTTTTATAAAAAAATAGATTTAAATCAAAATAGACAATATTATGGTATTGTCGTCTATCATAATGGTATTAGGTACAAGAGTGTCGGTGAATATAGAATTGCATTATATCTTGAATCAAAAAATATTAACTTTATATACGAGAAAACATACCCAAATAGCAATTTAAAATCAGATTTCTATTTAGTTGATAACGACTTATATATTGAGTACTATGGTTTATTAAATAAAAAAAACTTAGATAAGTTAGACACTACTTTGTCAAAGTATTACGAAAAAGTTAAAATAAAAAACAAATTTTGTATGGATAATGAATTAAATTTAATTTATGATTTTGATTACAAAGAATTAATTACTAAAATAAAAAATTACTATGAAAATTAAAATTAAAGATTTCTTCAACTTAGTTGAAAATGAAGGTGGTACATATAAGGTTAAAACACCTTCTGGGTTTAAATTAATTGGTAACCTATACAAAAAACTAAATAAAAATTGTTATGAAATAAAATTATCAAATGGTTATTCACTTTCTGGTTCTGAAGATCATTTAGTTGAGGTTGCTGAAACGACGTTAAATGAAACTGCCGAGTATGTAAATAACTCGTTTTGGGTTAAATTAAAGAATATAAATATTGGTGATTTTATTTATTGTGATGATAACAATTTATATTCTATTATTGAAAAAACTGACATTGGGGTACATAACACGTATGATTTAGAAGTTTTGGATAATGAAAGAAAATATTTAACGAATAACATTATTTCACATAATTGCGGTAAAACAGCCATTGCCGAAGGTTTAGCAATGATGATTCATAAAGGTGAATGTCCTAAAAATTTAGCAGATAAGAAAATAGTTTCGTTAGATATTAATTCAATTGTTGCCGGTACAAAATATAGAGGTCAGTTTGAAGAACGAATGAAGGTTATTATTGAAGAATTACAAAGTAACCCAAATATTATAATATTCATTGATGAGATACACACAATGGTTGGCGCTGGTAATAGTTCGGGATCTTTGGACGCTTCAAATATCTTTAAACCAGCATTGTCTAGGGGTGAGATTCAGTGTATTGGTGCGACAACATTAGATGAATACAGAAAACACTTTGAGAAAGATGGTGCTTTAGAACGTAGATTCCAAAAAGTTATCGTGGATCCATCAACAAAGGAAGAAACATTCCAGATTTTAAAATTAAGTAAGGATAAATACCAAGAACATCACAAGGTAAATTACACTGACGAAGCGTTATTATTATGTGTTGAATTAGCTGACCGTTATATTACTGATCGTGAATTTCCAGATAAAGCATTTGATATTTTAGATGAGGTTGGTTCAAGAATGCAGATTGATATTAAATTACCAGAACATATTGAACAATTAAAGCAAGATGCAATTGACATTAAACAAGAAAAAGCCGAAGTTATTAAAAAACAAAAATATGAATTGGCGGCAGAACTTCGTGATCGTGAAAAACATATTTTACTTAAATTAGAAGATGAGAAACAAAAGTTTGATGATGATCTTAAAAACAATAAACGTGGTATCCCAGAAGACTTGATATACGAAGTTGTTTCAAATATGACAAAAATACCGATTAGTAAAATTAATATTGATGAAAAAAATTCATTGATTAATTTAGAGGATACATTAAATAGTCGTGTTATTGGTCAAGATGTTGCCGTTAAAAAAATCTCAAAAGCAATTAGAAGAAATAGAGTTGGTATTAAAGACCCAAATAAACCATTAGGTAGTTTCATATTGTTAGGAAGTACTGGTGTTGGTAAGTCATTTTTAGCAAAACAATTAGCGAAAGAACTATTTGGTAGTGAAGATAGTTTAATTAGAATTGATATGTCTGAATATCAAGAAAAACATACAATATCAAGACTAATAGGTTCACCTCCTGGTTATGTTGGTCACGAAGAAGGGGGTCAATTAACAGAACAAGTTAAAAATAAACCATATTCTGTTATTTTATTTGATGAGGTTGAGAAAGCACATAAAGACATATTCTCAACTTTACTACAAGTTCTTGATGATGGTCACTTAACGGATGCTTTAGGTAGAAAAATTAACTTTAAAAATTGTTTAATTATTATGACATCAAATATTGGTGCTAGAAAATTACAAGATTTTGGTTCAGGTGTTGGATTTAAAACAACTAATAATAGCGACACAATCCAAGACGAACTTAGACGAGAAGTTCTGAAAAAAGAAATGAGTAAATTTTTCGCACCTGAATTTTTAAACAGAATTGACGATGTTATTGTTTTTAATCCCTTGAAGAAAGACGATATAAATAAAATTGTTAAACTTGAAGTTGACAAACTTATCAGTCGTCTTCAGAATATGAAATATACCGTAACATATGAAGATTCAGTAATTGAATATATATCAAAAGTTGGTTTTGACGAACAGTATGGTGCTAGACCTATTAAAAGAGCAATCCAAGATAAAATAGAAGATTTGATTTCAGAAAAAATATTAACAAATGAAGTAACAGAAGAAAAAGACTATATGTTATTTGTTAAAGGTGAAGGTGATGATCAAATAATAGAAATAGAAGAGAGGATTACATTAGAACCAAAGAAAAAAGGTGGTAGAAAGAAAAAGGAGGATTAAATCCCCCTTTTTCTTTATTTTAAATTGTTTTTTTAGAAATACCCATTTTAACTAAATCATATTGATTTTTAAATTGACGTATTAATTTGACATATTGAGATTCAAGACCTTTAGGTATTGTAACACAAATCTTTAAATCGTATTTTACGGTTGGGTCAAGAGGATCTGGATCAATTCCACCACCACCGCTATTTTTCGGATATATTGTTCTATCTCTGGTTGTGTTGTCACCAACCTCACCTTTTATTTGTAAGTTTAATTTTTGTGGTACTGAAACCTCAACAGAAACATATTGTTCTTTCATAGCAGCATCGCTATTTTTAGTTGTTTCTTGACCTTCTTTAACAGTACCTGGTATAAGATTTAAACTTTTACTATTAAAAGTTTGTCTAAGATAGTTAATTAGATTATCTCGTCTTCGTGTTGCCAACGCTATGTTGTCATAGTTATCCGATTTACCCACAGCTGACGCACCACCATTTACCGTTACATCAATTTTACCAGTATTTGTTGCTAATAAATTCTTAATTAATTCGGAAATTTCTTTTATTTTTGGGTCGTTAGGATTAATCTTGTCAATACCATTTGAGAATGTGTTTTTCCCACTTGATTTTATTGGTATTGTCATAGGAATACCATTAGGGTATCTTGTTTTTAACCAAGTAATTGAATCCATATCGCCACTACCACCACCTAAAGCCTCAACTATTGGTTTAACATTTCCCAATTCTGATTCTAATAATCTATTAAATTTTTGTTTATAAACGTTAATATTTTTCATATTTATATTTTATAATAAATACTTTAAAGTATAAAAAAATTAATATTTATTATAACCCAATTCCTCAATCATCAATTTACCAACCTTAATACCATTGTAAGTATCATCCACAACAACATATTCGTTTCTTGTGTGGTAATTATAATACCCAATTGAGATGTTGAAGCAAGATAAACCAAAATTTTGATTTAAAGGGAAAATGTCGGTATATGGATGTTTATGGTATTGGGTATCAGCAGGAAAATGTTCAGATAATAAACGACCACCAATATTAAAAAATTCTGAATCACGATTAAACATTGGTTTTCCCATCAAATATTCAGAAATCATATTATTCTCTGGAGCATCAAATTGGATAACATAACCAACATCACCAAAAAATTGGGGATCCGCATTAGACGAACCCTTACAACCAGTTTCTTCTGATACAAAAAATGCTGCTTTAACGTTTGGTAATTCTTTTAAGAGTTCTAAACAACCATAAACACCACACTTATCATCACCACCAATTCCAGTTGGGTTACCATTGTTATTATACGCTTTTAACGACAGTTTAATCTCACCTTGAGCGTTTGGTAACATCTCTTCCATAACGTTGATTGTATCTATGTTATGTACAGTGTCCGTATGTGCAATAACACAAGGGAAGTAGTTAATGTTTTCGTCAGTTTGTTTTGTGGTGTAAATATTACCCATTTGATCAACATAAAAAGGTAATTCGTTTTCTGTTAACCAATTTGTGATAAAATCAATCATCAATCCCTCATTATATGTTTTTGTGGGTACTGATAACACGTCTTTTAATAATTCAAAATTTCTTTCCATATGCAAATATAGGAAATATATTTTGAATTACACTAATAAATTTTGAATTCTTTTTATACTTTCAAATAATTCAGGTTGATATAAGGATAAATTGAGTTCATCAATAGACTTTACACTTCGTTTTTCCATAGACCCTGATGGTGTGTAATATTTAAATTCTAATTCATTTGTTTGGGGATCTAAACCAGTAAAGATAACTTGAATTTTTTTATCTGGAAAATCAATCATTTTTTCAAAACCACCTAACTTTTTAACAGTATAGTATAATTCATTGTATTCGTTAAAATCTGCGTAAGACTCGGAATCTTCATTAATATTATCTAATATTTTTTCTAATTGATATGTAATTTCTTTTTGGAGTCCTTCTTCATCAAAATCATCACAATAATTGTCATAATGTTTATCTGACCAAGAACTAAATGGTGTGTCGATAAATTTTTCAAAAACTAAAGTTAATAATCCTTTTAAATCAACATCATCAGTTTTTACCATACGATATAGTGTTAGTAATATAGCAACCGTGGTTTCAAACTTATAACCGTGAGATACTTCCATAACACCAAACTTTTTAAAAGGGTTTTTTGTTTCATCTTCAATCATTTCACGAAACCCTCTACGTCTACATTCATCATCTCTCTCACCATACTCACCAATAATCAAATCAATTTCATCATCAAAAGCGGTTTTTAAATATTTCGCTAATTCTTGTAGGTCTTCATTATTATTAAAGTCGTATCCCAAGGCTGGGTTAGTTAATTTTATAATCTCATTAACTAATTCACGATTCACTTCATTGAATCTCTGTAAAATATAACCCTCAGTCCACTCTTCTTGTTCATTCCAGGTATCTCTGTCGTGATAATCACTAAAGGCGTCATTCCAACCATGCCGATCGTATTCATCAATACCTAAAATATCTAAAAAATCATCATCTTTATCAAATGTAATTACTACCTTTGATGATGAACCTGGGTTTTTAGCGACAATATCATATATTAAAGGATCTGGGTATGACCATCTATAATCGTGCTCTTTACCCATTGATATATTTTTTAAAAATTCGTATGTTTCACTGGCCATATGGTATAAATATTACAAAATTTAAAAAAAAATATAATATCTCTTGGTTATTAAATTAATTATATATATATTTGCTTATATTTATTAATAGTTCTTTGAAAATAAATATTCACAACTAATGGGTCCGACTTGGATTTGACAGGCGTTGGTTGAATAAAAGAAGCATGTCGGGACTGAATTAATCTCGTTAAAAACTGATTCAAAAAACAACTGGCAATGTGCTAAACAAAATGGAAACTCTTGGATTAGTAAGAGGTTCTGAAGTTACTGTAGCTTAAGAAGATTACGGAAACGGGGGTCGATGGACATATAACCTAGCAACAGAAGTCTTTACAAAGGTGTGGTTTCTACCCGAAAAGGAACAAAACTGGTATGGTTCCCAGTAAGAACTGTCACCGTTGTTGATCGGTGTGAAAAATCAAATATTTTGGAATGTTAGAAAACATTAACCTAAACATGTAGTCGTCTTTTAGACAAAACGAGCTGGACGAGGTTTCGATTACCTCCGGATCCACAACTTAAAACCTCATCATTTAATTATGTTGAGGTTTTTTTTTGTTAAAATGTTTCACGTATTAAAAAAAAATGTATATTTGTAATATGAAAACAATAAAAACATACTTGACAAATTTACCAATTGGTGTAAAAACTATGGTTGGTATCAACTTATTCTTTTATTTGGTAAGTTGTACTTCTCTATTTATATTCTCATTTGATATAAACAATCTTCTTGGGTTTCACCCAACACATTCTGGTGAATTCAAATTCTATCAGTTGTTTACATTTATGTTCACACACACATACGACCCAATACATATTACAGTAAATTTAATTCTTCTTTTATTTTTTTCAGTATCATTTGAAAATAAATTTGGATTAAAAAATTATGTTTTAATGTATGTTTTATCTAGTATTTTCTGTGTAATGTCTTTCAACACGCTTAAAAATTATGAGAATAAAGTTTATAAACAGGTATTAATTGATAATGGTATTTTTATTGAGAAATTGGAATCTGACACATTTGATTGTTTAGATGAGAATCAACAAACATTGGTCAGTAATTATAACAAAACATTCTACTATGGTGTTGGTGCGTCTGGTGCGTTATTGGGATTTGTTGCTGCGTTCATCTTCTTTAACTTACAGAACTTAAAAAAGATAAAAATAATATTGTTGTATATTATTTCAAGTTATATCTTGTACTTTACTTTAGAACCGTTATTCCCATATGATTTTGATCGGAGTGGTTCATCAGTTGGTCATATTGGGGGTTTTGTTTGTGGGTTACTTTATTCAATTTATTTGACAATAAAAAAAAGGATATTAAACTAATATCCTTTTTTTTATTAAATTTATGTGTTTGTATATAATTAATAATTATTTGATGATCCCATAAATCTAGCCTTTGAGCCTTCTTCTGATGGATTAAATTGTTTTAAATGTCGTTCAACATCAATAATTAAACTACTATTACCACTATTAATCCCAAAATCCGTTTCTGAAGCAACGTTCTCCCAATCAGTATTAATCCAAGCCATAACACTTTTAAATCCTTTAGCCTTAGCGTGTTTTAAAACGTGCTGGTAGTCTTCTTTAGTTTTTATTGTGTAAACACCTTTAGCGATCATCTTTTCATCTGTACCACCTATATACGCAATACCATCCTCAATTAATTTAATTGCTGTTTTTGCATTTTGAGTGTATCCACCAGATTGTTGTTCTTTAATCACGCGTCTTACAATTCTTGTAAGATCTGATTCTGTTAATCTTATTATTTTTTTCATAATTTTTTATTTAACAATAAATATATGTTAAAACAAAAAAAAACAAATTAATTGTCATTATCATAATCTTCCGAAAAATAGTCTGTAAAATCAATTGCTACGTGATTAATACCAAACTTTTTCTTAACCCAATTTCTGATCAGATTAGTAATGTCGTAATCATCAAGATCGTTCTCAACAAAAAAGTCATAAAATGTAACGTCATCAACATAAAGATCTCCTAAACGACTTTGGTACTGCATAAGTGTTTTACCATCTTCGTTAACAATAAAATAGGTTGAATCTAAATTTTCGGCTTCGGTCATTTTTAAATTATCAAATAGTTTCAGATAATTTTCATAATTACCATCAAAAACAATTTTTACTAAATTTTTAACACCACCGACAATTGACGCTGCTAATTCCCAGTTACCAGATTTTATATGACTAACTAATTTGTTAACTATTTTCTCACGATTAGTTTCTTCTGTTATAACACGTTTTACGATGTTATTTAATTGCTTTTCATCAATCTTTATTATTCGTTTCATTAATTATAAATAGTCTAAACATAAAAAAAGGGATCAGATAATATCTGTCCCTTTCAATATTTTTATAATAAAAAAAAACGCTGAGATTACACGTTGTTGTGAGAAATCTTTTGAAGGATTATTGTTTCCCTTCGTATCCACTTCCTTTTGGGAAGTAATTCTCAGTGATGGTTATTTAAGTGAACCACTCTTTAAGATTTGATCTACTCTCTTATTATTCAACTCTCTCCGAAGATGCCACTCCAGTTAATCTTTGCGAGATTAGAGGTTTTTCATAAAAATACACTCAGACTTGGGGTCTTTGTGTGCCGTGAACAACTCACGACTAAGGAATCACCTTTCAATCAAATCTGACGGACACTTTTCCATATTTTTTTTTAGTTTTTATACCTATTGTAAAACATAGTTTTGTGTTGTGGATTTTGAAAGTAGTGGTCCGTCTTGGGCTTCGTCGTCTTTTGAACAACAAAATACTCAACTACTCTCTAAGATATCCCTACCTTCATATTTTTAGATTACTTCGTGATTCAACCCTTGGTAAGGCTTAATCAAGGTTAATAACAGCACCACCTGTACATCAACATACCTTTCGGTTTTAAGTTTCCTATGATATTGGAAAACGCAATAATAAAATTGGATAACTCTATTTTTTGCAATATTCCTACGGGTTATTCCTATTAGTGTTCCCACTTCAATCAGACGACCCACATCGCCCAATCATTTAACCACTTTCCCTACAGCGTTGCCCTCGGTACTAAAGGTTAAACGGTATCCCGCTTGTATACTCAAGTTCATCAAACCCGAAGATTTAATAAACCGCAAACCACTTACACAAAGGTTCACTTTATCCTGGTTTCCCAGTTTATTTTATGGACTATATACCGCCCAATATCTTTATCAGTTTCATTACTTACTCCTGAATGGATAATCAATTTTCAAAGAACTTTTTCGGACGTTTCCGAATTGTTTTACAAAATTACGACATTTATTTTGATTTGTCAAGTATTTTGTGAACTTTTTTTAGTTTTTTTCTACAAAAACTTCTTCGTCACCATTTTTAGTTGCCATAATTTTGGCAAATTCAAAATTAGGTGTAAAAACCTTTTGTCCTTTATTGTTGATGTATCCGTAGATTTCAACCTCAACAACTTCATTTTCAATTTCGTTCATAATGTTTGTTTTTTAAATACATTACAAACTTAGTTATTTAATTTGGATTGGTCAAGGAATTTCTTGTTATTTTAACAAATTTTTAATTCTATTGATATTTTCTTGAGTTTTTAAACTTCGTTTTTTTATTTTTTTATTTTCGTTAAGAAAACTAAAATTTTGTTTTACCCAGTCTTGTACGTCAACTTTTTCACCCGTACTGGCTCTACGTAATAACTCATCAAAGTCCATATTTGTTTTATCAGCAACAGTTTCTAAATCGTCAAAATCTTGTTGTGTTAAATGACTAGTATCTATTTGTTCTGTATCCGAAGGTGTACTTTGTCCAGCGCCAAATTTTCTAGAAACGTGGATATGGTGATGATGTCCAGGAAACCCAAACGTTAATACTGATTTATCATTACCAGACTCAATATTCTTTTTATAACCTAAAGTAATTAACGCATCAACAAATCGTTTAATATCGTCGTGAATTCCATTCTTAATTGCCATTTTTTCATCTGGAAATCCTTTATCATTAACAACAGCAATGTCAACAGCCTCATATTTTTCATGCCTAGTACCAGGTCTATGTCCTGTTTTTGCCGTAGTTATTGAAACTTCAACACCAGATTTTTCAGCTGCGGTATTAATATCTTTTAATAAGTCTTTGTTTACTTTTGGTAAATCTATTGATGGTTTAGAACCAGCAATACCGTCAATGTATGTCAGATTTTTACCCATACCAGGTACTTGAGTTCTGTTAAATTCATTTAATATTTGTTTTCTTAACGAAAATTCATTAATAGATTCAAATAATCTATCAATTTCCATTAGTTCCTTTTTTTTATCTGAAGTAAAACCCATTATTTTATAATTATTGATTTAAATGTGTCATTAATACACCACCTAACGATGAAGCGTGTACTTGGAGGTGATTAATAGATTCCATATCTAATTTAGTTTTTCTTTTTGTATAATCAAGACCTAACGTTCCAATAAATCTACCGTCAATTGTTTTTATTGAAAATAAATATTCAGATCTACATCCAGTATCTTCCGCAATATATTTTAAACCATATGTTGCAACACTCTCATCCTTAAAATCAGGAATTTCAATAACATCATTTACCAACAACTGATTAATAGATTTTGAAAATAAATTTACAGGTATGTTGTGAAAATTTGTTTGTATTGAATTAACCCCAATATCAACAGTTTCGTACATAACAGAGAATTTCGCCATTGATTTACCCGTCGGATAAAAGTTACCACCATTATGAAATTGGGTTATCCAAACACGATCGGCTTTAAATTCGTCTTTAATATGTTCAATTCTAGTTGTTACTAATTCACTAACACGAAGTGTATCCATAACCATATCTGGTTTTTTCTTTCTTTTATCTAAAAAATTTTTTAACCAAATTACCGATAATGGACCTAACACACCAGTAACAAAGGCGATACTTAACTCAACCCAACCATTCATACAATTTTTATTTTATAAATACTTTATTATTGAAAAACCCCACCATAAATGATGAGGTTTAATAAAAAATATTAGACAATTTCTTTTTTATCTAATATTGACCATATTGTACCAACTAACGTCATCACACCACCAATTACTTCAGTGATAACTGTTTCATCAACCAATCCTTTCATAACAACAATACCGCCGATGAAAGTTAACGCGTGTCTAACAATACCCATTACCTGTTCTTTATTTAATTTCATAAAATTTTTATTATGGTTTATTTTATAATAAATATCACGAAATTACAGAAAAATAAAAAACCCCAGTAGTTTCCGGTGATCAATCGGTCTTGCTGGGGTGTGATACTGGTTATATGGGAAACCCAATTTCCCAATACCGAAAAGACCAAAACTGGTGCACTGATCTAAAGGGAAGTGTTTCTGGTACTTGACCTATGGATCCTATCCACAGAAGGGTTGTTATAAATATTGATAAAGATTAAATCTCACAATCCCACTCACTTACAATAAATTCAAGTGTTAGGTGTTTATATTTATGATTGTATGATGCTTTAAAACCACCTGTTCCGATTGTAATTCTTTCTGTTATCGCTTGAGTTAATAATCGTCTTGCTTCAGTACGAATTTCACCAATTGTGGGTACATCGTCTTCAGCACTAACCCATTTCCAATTTAAGGCTTCCATTGTTTTCGCTACTTTCTCAAAATCAAACCAATCCATAATTTCATCTAACGATTTTTGTTCTTTCTTTTTCATAATTTATTATTTAATGTTTAATATTTGATGTTAGGGTGGGATTCGAACCCACAATGAGCAACCTTTCTTAACGAAAGGATTCGGCACCGATGCTTTTTACACTCCTAACAAACAACAACTCTTCAGCATTCTACTCCCAGCACCGAGGAATTGTATATAATTTAACCCGTTACTCACCGCTGTACAGGTACTGAAGTTTATCGTCTCTTTCTTATGATAAACATAAGTAATATAAATGACATTAACAATATTGTTGCCATAATTTTTAAAAAAAGTGGAGATTTGATGCTAACATATGATTACCCATATGTCTCGTTTCTTGTGTCTTTGGCACTCCATTATTGTAAGTATCACTTATCTTACGCCCCCATTCGTGGGATATCCCGAATTCCCCAATGGTTGTTACTGTACTACCAGGAATCAAGTAACCGCTGTAGTCAAGGAAGGATCCGAACCTTCACAAGATACGTGTTATTCACCGTACCTCAAGGATTTTTAAATCCCAGCGTCTACCAATTCCGCCACTTGACTATTTACTTGTCTTTCCAAGTTGTCAATAGGGATCTTTTGTGTACAATTCAGGACTCTCATATACTTCCTTATTTGTTGCGTAGGCCTGGAATCGCACCAAGTTAACCCGGCTTATGAGACCGGTGAGATACTCTACCTCCCCCTCGCAATTTGACTTTGCCTTACAAAGTCTAAGTAGGTTTAGTTGCGGACTTTCCTTCCTGATGAGGGCTCTTTTTGTGAAACGTACATTGTTATTATTTCAAACAATCCCATTGGTCATCACTGGCACGTTATTCATCCTTTTAACACGAAGCCACCGTGTTGCTCACCGTAATCAAGACAGGATTCGAACCTGTGACGATACAACCATATAGGGTGTGATAAACCTCTTCCACATTACGTATTACTTGATTAACAATTTAATCTTTATCAATATGTCAAAGAACCTTCGTTTCTTAATTCTTTTACAAATTTATGAAGAATTTTCCGAACAGTCAAATTTTTTTTGAATATTTCTAATATTTATATGTAAACTTATAAATAATGAAAAAATTTTTAATAACAGAAGAAGAAAAATCAAGAATACTTGGTATGCACAAAAGTGCGATTGCTAGAGAATTTTTAGGTGAACAAGCAACTCCTGCGGCACCAGCACCTGCACCAGCAACTCCTGCTCCAGCGGCGGCGGCACCGACAACGACTACACAAACAACACAACCACCAGCGGTACCATCACAACAGGCCATCAAAAAAGAGTTTATTATTGCTAAAAATGGTACTAGTGTAGGTATGAGTTCAATCGATACTGATGTTAAGGCGGTTATTACAAAACTTAGTGATAAAAATGGTACATATTACAGTGTTGAATTTATAAACACACCATCTGTGGATAACTTAGTTTATCGTCCAGGTCAACCTTTTAAAACAGATAGTGTTGTCAACGCTGACCCGTCAAAATTTGGGATTAGTACAACAGATAGGGCTGAATTGAATGGTATCAATACGATGATGTCAAAACAAATCAGAACAGCGGCAGATTCATTAAAATAAAAAAAACCCCCAATTTAAACTGGGGGTTTTTAATTATTTAGAAGTTTTATTTACGTGGTACTTACTTAATATTTGAACTAATGTAAAATTTCTTTGTTCATTATAGTAAGTCCAGATTAAGTTTTCAACACCCTTGTTTGTATTAAGAACCATCATTGTCTTATATGTAATATTAGGATTTGATGGTGCGTAATCAGTAAGTTTAATTGTATACACACCATCTTCAACAGTAACCTCATCAAATGGTAAAACACTAATCAACTTACCTTCGTCATAGAACGTTGAGGTCTTTTTGTTTAGGTTAATAACATACTTAGCATTCAATACTTCAGTGATTGATCCGCCGTGAGGTTTTTTCATAACAACCTTGTAATCATTTTCACCAATCATAACAACAGAATTACCCTCCTGTGTAGTTATTGTATATACTTGTGAGTTTACAAAACTCACAAAGAACATTGCGATAACAAAAATTAGACTTTTCATAATGTTTGGTTTTTAAATTATTAATACATCAAAGATAAATATTTTACTAATACAAAATTAATTTTTAACATTTTTTAACATATCACGCTCTTGATCTCGTTTTTTTATTGTTTCACGCTTATCAAATAGTTTTTTACCTCTACCAATAATAATCTCAACTTTAATCAAACCACGATCGTTGGTGAATAATCTATAAGGAACAATAGTTAGTCCTTTATCTAAACTTTTACTAATATCCCTAATTTCTTTTTTATTTAACAACAATTTAATTGTTCTAATATCATCAGAGGTTGTGATATTAATATTCTTAACAAACATTTCGTTATCCTTTATATAACAAAATGTATCAACAATACTTACTTTACCATCTCTTATTGCTTTAACCTCAACACCCATTAAAACAACGCCACAAGTGTATTTTTCAATAATCTCATATTCAAACCTTACCTTTTTATTTGTTATTTCCATATTTTTTTTTAAAAAATAAAACTAAAAACATACCAACAAAAACAATAATAAAAATTACGAATGGACCCCATAAGGGGCTTGTTACCCACCACCAAGACCAATTAATATGATTAGTCAATTTTAAGATTAGAAATATAAAGAATAATATCCCCAAGAATCCTAAATTAGTGCTTTTTGTTTTTTCTTCCATATTATTTAATTTTTAGTTCTGACATCCATTTAACGAAATATATAAAATCCTCAGAGTTTACAAATTCCCAATGGATTTCATCAAACACATCTTCCATAATTAATTGTATAACATTTTTATGATTTCAACATCAATTGGTGAGTACTCAGTTGTTTCAGACCACTCTTGGTAAAACATACTTTCTGGGTGTGTGTATGAATCTTTTTTAAACCCTAATGATTGTGTTAATTCTTCACGTAATAAGTGTTTTTGTGCTGTAATTGATTCAGTTCTAAAAATATCAACATACATTGTTCCATTGTTTATTGTATTTCCACCATTCACAACAAATAAACCCCAATTTCCACCAACATAATCTTTGGCAATAGGCTCAAGGCGAATATATTCTTGTGCAGACCCAAATAAGATAGTATAGTTTGCTTCAGAACGCGAGTTAACAATTTTAATGTTAATTGGGTCAACATATTCGTTTAACTCACTTACAATACTTCTTAACTCATCCATCAAATATTCTCTTTTGTCACCTATGACAAAGATCTTAACATCACTTCTCCACTTTGATATTGAACTACCACCACCAAATTCACTACCTCTGCAAATCTCATCAAAATAATCTTGTGCTTCCTGTGAATAGTTAGACATATCTACAGTCTCATTTGAAGTTTCGTTAGTAACTTCTGTTGTATTGTCTGATTTGATATTTTTTACCTCATCAATAACTCCGGTTCTTACGTCTTGATTTACAACGAAACAAAAAATCGCTAAGATACCAACTGCACTCAATAATAAATTTTTCATAATTTCTAAATGTTTAAATGATTAACAATACAAATGTATATATAATATTTGGATTATAGATCAACTTTATGAAAAAAAATTAAATTTTAACAAATATTTACACTTTTTTGATTGTGTATAAATACCCAGAGTCAGTATTTGCATTTAAAATCACACAAAGATCTGACGCTTCTTGTTCAGTATCAAACTCCAAAATCTCTGATTGACTGTCAATTAAGATAACGGGTAAGGTCTTTTTTGTTTTTTTGTTTTTAATGTGTTTAACAATTACATACATATTTTCTAAGTTTATTTAAAATGTAATAATTTGTTTTTAATTTGTCAAATTCTAATTTGTAAACTTACCACCAATATTAATGAAATTTTTTCCGTCCTTATAGTTTGGTTTTTTTGGGAACAATTCGCTTATTGTTTTTTTTGTTGTGTTATTTTTTAAGTCAATAAGTTCTTGTCTATTTTCTGGTTTTTTCGTTTTAATAACTCTTGCTGGGTTTGATGTGTTTTTAAATAATTCATCAAGTCTTGTTGTTGTTGGTTCTGAGAACTGTTTTTTCTGGGGTTTCTCAATCGTTTTCCTTGGTGTTGGGTTTAATACTGAATCTAACTTTTCTCTTCTAACAATATTATTATAATCAAATTCTTTTGGTATTTCATAAGTATCTATTGTTATTTGTGTGAAATTGGCAATATGTAAAACATCAGGATTTTCGGATCCTTTTTTGTTTTTACTAAGTTTATGATATCCGGATCTTAATTGTGATGACATTCCTGTATCACTTCTTTTAGTTAAACTTGTTGGGTGTTGTCTGTAATAAAACGAAACCTCTGGTATGTGAAAAATTCTTGGTCGTTTATTGTATAATCGTCCCATAAAATCCGAATCGGCGGCAACGCGCCAAGGTTCAAAACCATTCATTGATAAAAACAATTGTTTATTAATCGCAAACACACCCTCACCATAATTAACGTTGTTCTTTGTTATTGTACCGTTTGTATAATTTTGTAATTTTAACCTAACACAATCATATTTTTGAATATTCGTTACTATGGTGTTTAATGTCGGTTTTAACATAATATCGTCAGAATCAAAAAATAAAATGTTGTCTGAGTTTGTTATCTTAACTAAACTATTTTTTATTAAATATGGACCAACGTTTTCATTAAAATAATAAAACTTAATGAAATCTGGGTAATTTTTTGCTTTAATATGATTTAATGTTTCTTCACAAGCGTCAATACCAATTAGTAGTTCAACATTTAAGTTTTCACTAGATTCCAATATTGAATTAATACATTCATCAATATATTCGGTGTTTTTATAAGTGGGTATTATTATTGATAAATCAAAATTTAAATCATCTCTTTTACCATTCCCACCTTCATTATTCCTTTGTGTTTTTGTAAGGACATCGTTTATATATTTTTTATTTGGTATTACATCATAAAGTTTTTCTGCAACTCTAAAGTCACCCCTTTTAAATGGTTCCCAATCTACTTTTTTTGTTATTGGGAATAAAAATCCCGCAGAATCAATATCTAATAATTTTGGTGGTAACCCAAAATTATTATTTGACGGAACTTCCCTATTGTAAAATCCAACTTTCCAAAAGACTAAAGTTTCTTGATTTTCTAATTGTGATGTCATTATTTCTAATGAATTATTTTTTGATAAAATATTATCATCATCTAAAATTAGACAATAACCATTTTTTACATAATGATACAACTCATTAATGTATAAATTATATTTAAATTCAACACCATACTTTGGGTTATTTGGTTTTTTTGGATAAACATAATTTTCATAATTATATTTTACAATTTTACATTTTTCGGGTTCAACGTAACCGATACTTTTAGAATCGTCAACACCAACAATTATTTTCCAGTTTTTATAAGTTTGTTTATAGATTGAATCAACACAATTTTTAAAAAAATTAGGTCTATTTGAAGTTCTTATTAAAATGTTTATTAATGGTTTCTCCTCTACCCATTTTTCAGTAACCAATTTAATTAAATCGTCATAATTATTTATGTGGTGAAATTGTCCATCACCAAATTTATCATACCACCTATAAAAAGAATTAACATTTGGATTTAATTCTCTTGTTTCTTTTGAAAAGATTATATTTTCACCACCAAAATATGCTGATAGAACTAATTGACCACCATTTGATGATATATATTTAGAACATTTTGAAAAAATCCTACATTGTATTTCATTTATAGTTAATGATGGGTATAAAGATTGTAATTTCTCAAAGGTTAAAATTTCTGGGTATTTTTCTAAAACTGTTTTATCATTGAACTCAAGTGGGGGTAAATGATCAAAGTACCGATTATCGTGATTTAGATTTAAATAAACTATCTGATATTTCTGACTTAAAAGATTAAATAAATTATCTAATGTTTTATAATCTAAAAAATTTATTGGTTTTCTACCCCATTCATTGTTATATCTATTGAAAATAACAATAGTCTCCTTTTCAAATGAAATTGATTTATCTAAATAATGTTCTTTTAAAGGTGGTGGTGAAAAGAATTCCCAATCTAATTCTTTTCTATGTATATTAATATTTGGGAAATTTTTTTTTTGTAATTCTAATACACTATCCCAGGATCTTTCTACTTTAGTTTCAGTATGATCTGGACTAAAAAAATAAAAACATTTTGTATCATAACCAGAAATTGTTTTATCTAATTGACCTTTTAAATACAAATTATAAGCATATGGTAATACACTGATTAATTCATAACTAAACTCACAAGATAAAGAATTAATTGATTGTTTACTCAAAACTTTTTTATTATTTATTATTTATAAATATGCAAAACATAGAAATTATATCAGTACACTATAAAACTCCAGATTTAATTTACAATCAATATAAATCTGTTAGGAATTTTTATCCAGACTTAACATATCAAATTATAGATGGAAGTGATAATAATGTAAAATACTTTGAGAATCTTGAAAATGATGATAAAAATTTTAACGTAAAAAGATTTGGTTATAATATCCATCACGGGCCTGGGATGGATTATGCGATAAAAAACTCAAATTATGAATATCAATTAATACTGGACAGTGATGTTTCATTAAAAAATAATGTTATTGAACATCTTTTTGATAATTTTAAAGGATATGCAACAGGTAAATTAATAATGGTTGACTCAACTGGACACGAAATGTGGCAAAAAAAAGAAGAAAACCCTAATAATTTTATATATAGTTATGTACACCCATATTGTATGCTAATAAAAAAAAGTGAGTATCTAAAATACAAACCTTTCAAAAAACATGGGGCACCTTGTATTGATGCGATGATAGACATTTATAACAATAATCAAACAAACCAATTATGTGGTGTACAAATTGAAGACCTTGTTGACTTAAAAATCAGAGGTACTAGATCTGTATGGGGTATTAATCTATAATTAAAAGTTCTTGGTTTTCATTATAAACCATAGACCCAAAAATTCTTTCCATTGCGTGATTTGGTGATGGTTCAAAAACGTAACCTTGGGGTAAAATGTTAAGTAACATTTCAATAGTGTCGTCAGTTAAATATTTTTTAAGAATCTCACCCCTAACCCAAAATATAGTCCCCCCAACAAATTTAGTTGTGTTCAAATGGGTTGGTATACCTAAAATTGGAAATATTTTTTCCATTTCGTTTAAATTTATATTAAAATTTTCATATTTCCTAAACCCTACCATACCACACATTTTATTATCTTTAAATTCTTTGAGTATAGAATTAACTTGTGTTTCATTTTTTAAAACACCATTCATTAAATCATTAAACCATTTAGTACCAACTTTATTAGCGTCTTCTTTTCCAATTCGTTTTGAAACTAAAGATGGGTTATCAATACTCCCCAAACCAGCCTTTGTGTGTATTTTTAAAATTAAGTCAACATCTTTAGGTACTTTTTTATATGTGTATAAAAAACCACCAACATCAACACCTTTATTTGGTGAAAGTAATATGTTAACATCTGATTTGTATTTTTTCAATTTACTAATAATTTCTAAATTACCCTTTGAATAAAACCTACCTTCTTTTTCACCGTGTTTTAAATAATGATTAATTGCTTTTTCGTATGTGTTTTTGTTGGTTTTTTTCAGATCATCGTAATAAGAGAAATAAAACTCCCAGTCAAAATTATAAGGTATGTTTCTTTCATCTTTTACTGGAAGATTAACAAATAATAAATAATCACGATTTAAATTATCTAAATATTTTTTAATTTCATCCCACATATCAATATGATATAAATGAACACAAACCGCTATCTTCATACATATAAATAGACCAAAAAACAAAATAGGAACCGAAGTTCCTATTTTGCTAGATAACTGAACACCCCCTTCTTTTGTAAGGTTTATCCTTACAAGGTAACTACACCTCGTAAGTATTTTTAAGACATCAACCTATCTTATTTATTAAATTAAGTTCTTTTAAACTTTCTCTAATGTTTTTTCCTATTGTTTGCTCAAGTTGAAGATCGTTTACGTCTGCAAGTTGTTTTTTATTGTACATATTATTTTTTCTACATAATTTAATATGGTTTGATAACCACAATCTTGCTTCGTTTGGTCCCATATTTTGTAGTCTTGGGTTTATTTTCACAACATCACCACAAGACTCTTCCTTTGTATTACATTGATCCAGCGTTATTATCGCTGTTTTACAAGATTGGTTAGTAAAATTTTCTTTATTAATTTTTTTAATACCTCGTTTTATGTTAAAAGCAGTTTGTCTTTCTTTCACACGATCAACATCTTTAATATACCCAGATTTTACCGCCTCATCCCTTTGTTTATTTGTCATAGGATATATCGGTTTATTACCTTGTGATCCGTCAGCATATTGTTTTAATATACCTGAACACAACCCTGGTGTTTCATTACAAAGTTTTTTAACTGTTGTTTGTGAACGTTGTTGATCATTATCACCAGGTTCTAGTTGACGAGTGTAACCATTTGTTTTTAAGAATTGATTAACTTCGTCTTCAGTATTTACATTACTAACTTCACTAGCAACACTTGTTGTTTCAGGGTTGTATTGTACACTACAATCTAATTGACCCTCAAGGTATTGATTGGCTTTATCACCTTCCCTTTGGTAAAACAATTTAAAGTAACCTTCTTTACCTTCAAGACTCTTTTTTCCAAGAATATATAAATTATACATCACCTCTTGGCCGCGTTTATTTATCGGTTTAAACTTCGTAACTTTAATAAATGGTTCATTAGAATTAGTACCTGGTAATTTTTTAGTTGTGGTTGTGGTTATTTCAATTTTTGATTCTGCACCACCAGGTCTACTGGTTATACAACCTTTATCTTTAATCCACTTCAACCAATCTTCAGTACTTTTAGTTGATATCCAATCTTTTTTCGGTAATAAACTTGTAGGATCAAATTGTTCATTGATTAATGGTTTAACATCACCCATCTTTGATTCAAGTAGTGATAACATTCTTTTTATGTTTAAATCTATATTTTTCATCTTTTTTTATTTTTTTTTATACAATACCTGAAATACTATCAAGTTCATCACGAGTTAATGTGTCGCTACCATATCTTGCAACAACTTCGTTCTCTAATGTTGTATCAAATTCACCAGTCGTTGGTAATCCTAATACTTGTTGTAATGCTGTAATTTCTTTATCACCACCAAGATAATCTTTACATCCTTTTTTGAATGGTCCATTTGGTGAACAATTTTTATAGACGATAGGTTTTATTTCATCTTTACCACCACCAGGCACTCTAGGTGTTTCAGTATCATCATCGTCTTCACTAGTTTCATCCCACGGATCAAGTAAATCTTCAACATAACCTTGTACTTTAGCCCAGTTTCTCCACAACCAATAACCCGCTAATGTACCACCACCTAAAATCCAAAACCATTTATTACCAATTACCCATTTTCCTAAATTTTTGACAAATCGTACAACACCATTTGTTTTAAGAAATAATTTAACAGTACTTGGTGATGAATCTTTTATTTTTGCTAGTTCTAATTTACGTTCATCAACTAATTTTTTATTTTCAGCGATTTTAATATCTTGTCCTAAAATTTCCGCTTCTTTCACTTTTTTTGCGGCTTCCACTTCTTTCAATTTTAATATCTCATCAGCACTCGCCAAGTCATCTAACGTTTGTTGGACACGCGTAGTATTTGATTTAGAATCACGATACGCTGTTGCCAATCTTTGTGCGTCCTTCTTATCAAGCCCTTGTTTCAATAGTTCATTTTTAGCCTCTGTTGGTGTCATTTTACCATATTTACTAATAAATGAATCACTTTTAACAATATCTTTAGCCAACTCAATTCTTATCGCTTTATTCGGCGTTGATTTGAATACCGCCCAATTAAATCTAGCTAACTCTTTTTCGGTAATTGTACCTCTTTTAGCAGCACCAACCACATCTTGAAATGTTCGTAGTTCTTTACCTGCTTTATCAAAAAGTTTACCACCTTTAAGTTCGTTCATAAACTTCGCGTCCTTCATTAATAACGTTAATTCTTTAACAACTGCACCATCTTTACTAAAGGCTTTAAGGACATCACTATAAAGTGTTCTTTGTTCTAATATCGTTGTATTTTCAGATAACGTCATATCCATATTGTAATTTGATAACAACATAATTCTTTGGATATCTTCTAGTATTAATTTCTTTTCCATAATTTATATAAATTCTGAGTAATCAGCCTTTGTATTACCACCCGTAAGACTTTCAATATCTTTGGTCGCTAAGTCTGATGGTTTATTTTTTTCTTGATAATTTTTATATGTGTGTGCGGCAGTACCAATACCACCAACAACAACCGCTGTTTTCGCCCCAGCCTTTAATGTTTTAAATGATAATAATTTCGCTAAGGTTTCACCTAAATATTTAAAAAATCCACCCATTTTTGATAAAATACCTTTAAACCAAGTACCAATCTTACCACTACCTAATCTACTTGATGCTTTTTCCATTTGTGTTGCGGCTTTAGGTATTGCTTCAGCACCAGCCTGAACAACCTTTGTTGCTGCAGGTGATTTTGCGATTTTTTGTGCCGCGGCCTCAATAGTTCTAGCACCAGCGGTTGCGGTTTTGATTGCGACACGACCGGCTTTTGCGGCAACCCCAGCGAAAACCATACCCATAACATCAACAACAAAAAACAACGCTCGTAACCAAGTCGGATCATCTGTTTCGTAATCACCAGTTGTAAATTCATATATGTCTAATGCAACAACTATCGCCCAAACGATAAATTGTGCAACCTTACCAACACCACTTACAATCAATATAGTATCAATAATAAGTCCTGCTTCACTATAGACAGCCTGTCTAATTTTTCTTGCAACATATAATGTTCCTTTCTTTAATAAGTTTATGATTTCTTGAACATCACCACTTAACACTGCCCCACCAATTTTTTTAGCACCTTGCCAAACGTCTTTACCAAAATCAGTTATTCCTTTTTTTGTACTTTGTACAAAATCGGATCCCCAATCTTTAGCACCTTGCCAAACGTCACCTAACATTGATTCATTAATCAATATTTCTTTAATAACGTTTTTGTGTTGTGTTAAATCAAGTTTACCTTCTGTTAGAAGAAACTTACTGAAAGTGTTTGCTGCGTGTTCTTTAATTGTTTCATTTAGGTTTGATGTTCTATATGTATGTTCTAAAAATACAACTAAATTGGAGACATCTTCCCAGATATTTCCATAACTTTTTTTCTCATTTAAATCAAATAACTCATCTAAGAAAATAACATATCTCTCATCAGGTGATAACCAATCTGTAATAATAACATTGTCACTATTTTTTGAATCATCAAGATTAACACTTTCTTTTAAGTATTGTTTCTTTGTTGCGGTTTTGTGCATCTCAAGAATCCTACTTATTTCAGTATTGTCAATATGGTATAATTTTTTTTTCATATTAATGTATTCCCTTTACCTCTTGCGGTCGTATATAACGATTTCCAAGTTACTTTATCATCGATAGTATTTGCTAAACCTCTAGTTAAACCTGTTTCCCATTTTGTAACAGTAGGATAACCACCCTCACCACCAGATGGTGCTGCGTCGTCTTGTTCTCCTAATTCACTGTTATTTGATTTAAATGTGAATTTTTCCATAAAACCGATTAATTCGTCAACGCTATACATATTCTTTTATTTATAAATATTGTAAAGTACTAAAAAGGTTCAACCGATGGTAATTTATTCGGATTCACAATATAGTACTCATTTAAAAACTCAACTAATAGTTCTTCATCAATTGTCTGAAAGTCATCATCAAAAACATCATCTTCGTTTTCATCATCTAATAAATCTAAAATTTCAAAATCATCTTCAATTAAGTTGTAACCATACTCTTCAGATTCGTCTAAACAAACAATATCATTTCTAACTTCATCGTCAGAATCAATTGTTAGTCTAAAAGTAACATCAACCCTTCTTTTGTCTTCATACACATAGTATGATACAATCTCTATAATTTCCATTATTTAATAATTCTTTTAAACATATTTAAAGACTCATTTAATTTTTGTGTAAACTCTTCTTGTAAATCAACTGGGATTTCATCCATCAATTCTGGATCAATCTCACCTTCAAACTCAAGTAGATCATCTTTAATATAATTAAATTCCGGAACACCCTCTTCACTAATATCAAATGGTATTTCGTCTTCACAATCAATACATTCATCATCATCAACAGCACCTAACGAAATAAAGTCAAACTCACTATCATTTGGTGATGGGTATTCGTCATCTAAATCAACAGTACCGTTTTTTAAATCTGTTGGTCCGTCCGCAATTTTATCTAACATTGAATGTGATTCATTTATTCCCATATTGGTATAAGGTTTCACAACACCCTTGTTGGTTACCACCAAACCTTCAGTGTCATTTGCATAACTTTGTACATATAATGGTTGTTCGTTTGAACCTTGTCCATATTGTGTAACATAACCATCATAAATCTTCTTATGTTGATCCAAGATATTATTCTTCTCGGCTTGATTCATTTTAAAAAAATATTGATTCATTTTTTTTCTGTTTTTAATAATTTTTATTTAAAATATCGTATTTGGTTCTTACCAAAACGATTTTAGATTCATTTAACGGCTCTTCAGTTTCGGGTTCGCTTTCAATTTTAACCCATTTGTCATAACCATCAACCAATGATAATTTTGAACCATTTTTCCAATCAACATTATAGATGATAACATCACTAATGTTATCGACATTTTTAACAACACCAGGCATCCCAGGTGTTATTGGTGAAAATGCGTCATCCATACGCAAACAAACCACCTTATCCCCAGATTGGAGTGGGGCATTCTGAACCATATTATTTTTCTTTTTCATATAAATAAATATATCGTAATATTTATTTATATGAAGATTATTATAACAGAATCACAATATAAAAAAATATTGTTAGAAAATTCGTCAAATGAGGTTGAGAGTAAGTTTAAAGAGATGTCTGAATTCTTTAAAAAAGTTAAAAATGATTTAAAAAAAGAGTTAAGTTTAGATTTTGAATTTTCATTAACTTGGGGTTTAACAATTGCAGGTTTAGCAATGCCAATAATGAGTTACCTACAAGGGAAATACGAAGGATTAACCTCAAGTGATATTTCATTATTGACAGCGGGGATAGTATTTACATTCTATTTTGCGAATCAAAAAAATCTAAAGTTAATTATTGCTGAATTAAAAAAACGTGGATTAAAAGACGTTTATGACGATATGATCCAAAAAACTAAAGAGTTTAAAAAGGTTTTTATTAAATTTATTGAAAGTTTTGCGGTACCCACAACATCTGTTATAAATGTCTTGGCTTTTACACTCTTAATTCCAGTATTACCTGAGTTATTTAATTTTATTATGGGTAATCCAACAAACTTATCTATTAAAGAATTAGTTATTAGGGTTGCGGCTTACGTACCAATAAAATACTTTGTTGTAACACTAAAAAATCTAATTGCGTTAATGTTAAAACGATTTAATGGGGAATAATTATTTTTTATAATTTAATAATTTAGAAATAACGTCATTAACCTCATCCACACTCAATTTATGTACATCTTCGTGTGTGTCAAACCATTCTTTAACCACAACCTCAAATGGTCGTTTAGTTAGTTTTGACAATCGTTTAAAACCAAATACTTGCGCATCAATTTCGTGTGGTTGTGTATAGTATTTATACGGATTTTCTTCTTCTGGAACATTAATATCAAATAAATTTCTATATTTTTGATCAATATGTCTAATTTCGTGACCAATCACCTCATTTAGTTCACCAATTAATTTAAAAGTAATGTTGTTTTTTGTATTTGGGTTATATGTGATAACAACTTCAATAACATCCTCGTTACCCCATAACCAAGCATCAAGTTTAAAACTATCTAACGACTCATCTTCAACTAAATTTAATTCAATTGTTAAGTCGTGGTTAAAATCTAAAAAATTATAAAAATCTTCATTATCAAGATAATTGGGTAAATAATACTCACCTTCATCCTCACTTTTAAACACTGTTATAATATCTCTTACTAATGTTCTAATAACATTTCTTCGTTTTTTATTTTCCAATAATAAATTTCCCATATCAATAAATATCATATTTGACTATAAAACAAAATATAGTTATTATTTTAATAAAAAACAAAATATGAAAAGAAAATTTGATTTTGATAACATTACTTTATTACCACAATTCAGTAGTATTGAAAGTAGAACTGAGTGTGATGCTAGTTGTGTATTTGGTAAACATAAGTTTAAATTACCCATCGTACCTGCAAATATGGAAAGTATACTTAACATTGAATTAGCGGTTGAATTGGCGAAATCTGGTTATTTTTATATTTTACATAGATTTGATATTGATGTTGTTTCGTTTGTTGAGAAAATGAATAGTCTGAATTTAATTTCGTCAATATCAGTTGGTGTTAATGATGATTCATATTTGTTAATTGATGAGTTAGTCAGTAAAAATTTAATACCAGATTATATCACAATTGACATTGCACACGGACACTCAATTAAAATGATGAAAATGGTTAAATATATTAAAAACAAAATACAAAATGTGTTTTTAATTGGTGGAAATATTTGTACACCTGATGCCGTTATAGATTTAGAATCTTGGGGATGTGATGCGGTTAAGTGTGGTATTGGTGGTGGATCCGCGTGTACAACATACCACTCAACTGGTTTTGGTAATCGTGGGTGGCAAGCGGCAATGATTTCAGATTGTGTTAAGGTTGCTAAAAAACCAATTATCGCTGATGGCTCAATAAAAGAACATTGTGATATCATTAAAAGTCTTGTTCTTGGTGCATCAATGGTTATGGTTGGTGGTATGTTAGCAGGATACAATGAATCACCAGGTAAAAGGGTTAAGAACGCAATATATGGAGATTGTCATAAGGAGTTTTGGGGTAGCGCATCATCATCACAATTGGGTAAAACAAATAGAATTGAGGGGATTAAAAAATTAGTACCTTGTAAAGAAGTTTCAATTTTTAATAAGTTAACAGAAATTGAAGAATCAATACAGAGTGCCATATCCTACGCTGGGGGCAACCCAAATACAATTGACTGTTTTTGTACTGTTGAGTATGTATTAAACGATTAAAACTCTTTAAGGTACTTTCGTTCCCATTCTGAAGATTTTTTATAATGAGTGATTGTTGATGTCGCATTACAATTTATTCTAGAATTTTTTGTGAATGGGAACACAGAGTGCAGAAGATTTTTTACTTCATTACCTTTACGCATCGCAGTATCTGAGGATTTCTCATTAAATACATCTTTAAACACACCAGTCAACTTAATAGACATTTCATCATATTGTGAACCAACAATTACTTTAAATCCGATAAAATTATCATCATTAATACCTAAGTTGTTATTTTCTAAAAATTTATTAATTATTTCTTCATAATAATCAAAATTTTTTACAACCAAATTATCTGTTTTCATTTTCTTTAATTAAAATAACAAGTTTACCATTACCTTTAATAACCCTATGATATACACCTTTCGGTATAAATAAAGTATCACCCTCACTTAATATTTTCGGTAGTTGATTATCCATTTGGATTTGCCAACCATCTGATTCAAGAATTTTAACTTTTCTATCTTTAGCATCAAAATGCCATTTTAATTCGTGATCATCAATAGATTCGTCAAATGTTCTTTTTTTTATACCATTCCTATTTATCTCCTTAAACGGAAAATTTTCGTTCATATTACATTTTTTTGAAAAAAAAATTATTTGATTTTATCACTACCATTTGTTCTTAGATACAATCCCAAGTGACTTAGCATATCTACCCACATTACACGACCAGTATCCTGCGGTTGTTCTGTCTTTTTTCTGGTCACATTTATGTCTAGCCCTAAATGATTTTGCGGCTTTTTTGTTAGCGTTTCTAACTCTTAAATTTGGGTCACCAAATGTTACTTTTTTTATTGTTCCTCTAGGTGTTTTAACGTAAACAGCAAATTTCTTAGACCCACCTGGTGTTCTAAAAGGTTTATTTAGTTTGACATCCCTACCTCTATGTTTTGCCTCATTCAATTGTTCATCAATTTCAAATGGTACGTCTAACCAGATCTTTCTACCATCTTCAAGTATTACTGATTTACCTAAATCACTTTCAATAATCCAAAGATCACGATTAGGGACTCTAATCTGATCATTAAAATACAACTCTCTAACTTCATTTATTAAACTAAAATAAGAATCAGAATAAACTCTAAAGATAGTTTCAGAAAGATTAATATTATTATCAATATGATATTTTAAATTATCCGATATTCCAACATTTTCTAATAATGTTAATTTTGGGCTAAGTTCTTCCTTTATAACTCTTTTAATAATATTTTCTAAAATTCTCATAATAACAGATATTTATTAATATAAATACATTTAAAAGTAGAATAAACAAACATATTAAATTATTACTATGAAAAAATATAGATTAAACGAGAGTGATATTAATAGAATTATTGGTAAAGTTTTATCCGAACAATCAGAAAAAAAATCACCTAAAAAAACAGATGTACAACCAAGATGTTTACCTGAAAACGTTGTACCCTTAACAGAAATTGTTGGGTTTGCAGATGAATATATTAAATATGGTCCAGGTGTGACAAAAAGAAGAAGTGGTGTTAACTCAATGGTTGATACTTTAGGTATATTAAATAATGTAAGATTATTTAAAGATATAAAAGATGGTGGATCACATTTGGCTTACGAAATGATGAATGGTTTAAATCGTTTTAGAAATAAACACTATTATGACGAAACAACAAATGAATGTCGTAAGGCGATGGATAAAGTTACTGAGTTATATAAGGAAAATGAGCATGGTACAGAATTAGTTAAAGATATTGAACGTGTTTTAAATCTACAAACAAAGGATGACGAATTTACACCATCACCAAGAACAAAAGAATATTTAAAACAATGTATTAATTTAGTCAAAGGACAATAATAATTTTGCTTAGGACCATTACTGGTTATGGTAATGTTAAAGGGGACAATTCGCTACTGTCCCTTTTTTATTTTCAAACTATTTATAAATAAAAATATGATGAAGAATTATTGGACTCCAACTCCAAAAAAATGGAGAAGGTTAGGAGACTCTTTATTGGCTGTAGCAACAGTTATTGCAATTGGTGGTATTTGGCAATATGACAGTCTAAAGGAAATTTTCAGTACTGGCGAATTAAAAATTATGATTGTATCCTCAATCGTTTTTGGTGTAGTCGGTAAATTTCTGACAAATTTCTTTAAAGACGACACAAAAGAGTCACAAGATTAACATTTTATTAAATTTTACTCCCCTCCATAAGAGGGGTTTTATTTTTTTTACTATATTTGTACTATGAACGATAAAAAAACTAAAAAAACAATAGAACAAAAGAAGTTTGAACGAACATATGTGATGACTGATTGTATTATGATTTGGAAATATGATAATTATAAAACAAATACAGGACCATATGAGGTTGAAATTAAACAATTAAAGAAAACCGTTTAATCATTATATTTAATATTATGAAGTTACTACCTGTTTTAAGTGAAATTATTAATAGAGAAACCCTTATTTCGGCACTAAAAACGATGGATTTTAGTGAAAAAGAGGCTCAAAAAGAGTTAAAATACCACATAAATAGGTTAAAAAACCTACCAGAAATCGTTAAAGGTTACCGAATTTTACGTGTTGATGATGAAAAAGATATCAATTTAAAGGAAATTGGGTCACATTTTGGTGAAAATAAGGATGATTTGTTAAGAAATCACTCATATTTGACTGGTTTTGGTGAAAAATACTTCATAATTACGGTAAAAATCCCTAAAAATGAAATAAATGTGTCTGAAACCATAGAAAATAACATACTTTACCCTCACGAAAGAGAAATTACAGTCAAAAACAACGGAAAAAACGTAAAAATCGTTAGAATTGAAGAAATTGACACTGAAAACGACTATTTTTTCTGATATTTATCCATAATTTTCTTAATTCTTTCCATTTCTTGATTAAAATGAGAAGAATCAAAGGTATTCATTGTATTTTTTTGGATATTTTTAAGATTTATGACCATATCAAAGATTTTTTTACCATATTTCTTCCACCATAGGTAAAAAACCACTGACATACCTATTAAAATTACCATAAACACACATAAAACGATTAAAACTGCCATAATTATTACTTTTTTATTAAAAAATAGGTAAAAATTGAGTAAATGTCAACTTTTAACGTATTATTACAATATGTCCGTGGTCATTTCTCTTTTCATCGTTGTTTTTTACGTTAAATTTAAGATTCCAGATATAAATACCATCCGAACATATAGTATTATTGTATGTTCCATCCCAATTTACGTTCAAATCCTCTGTTTCCCAGATTAATTGACCCCATCTGTTATAAATAGTGAACGAAAAACCATCAATATCTATCCCATCATTAAAAATAGGTCTAAATGTTTGATTAAATTCGTTATTATCTGGTGTAAATGCGTTTGGAATCCAATAAATGACCCCAATACAGGGTGTTATTGTGACATTGTACGACTCTTCAGTCCTACATAGTACATTTTCCCTAACTAAATCAATATTATACACACCTGGTTGATTAAAACTGTATACTAAGGTGTCTCCAATGTATGTTAATCCGTTAACTGACCATATATTTATACCAATACTATTAGTTTCTGAGAAATAACTAACAGTTTTTAACTCACCAGGACATAATTCAAAGGTTTGTTGCCCTAATAAGGTAAATGAACAAAAGAATAATATAAAAATAATGAGTTTCATTAGTTATGTTGTATTGGTGATAATGATGGCGTACCATAAACCCCAACAGTTGATTGTGTTGAGAATGTACAACCACCAGATGTTATTGTATATGTTATTGTTGAGGTATTATTTGTACCATTAGCAACTAAATCAGGACAAAACTGTGTACCATTGACCCCAACACCACTAAAAACACCACCAATTGGTGTTCCATTTAATGTAACACAAGGATCTGACTCACAAAAAGGGCCAATTTGTGTTATTGTTGGTGTAATATTATAGATTAAAACGTTTAGAGTAACAGGTGTTGCTGGACAATTGGCTGGTGGTGGTGATGAATACGTCACAGAAACACCATTTGGTATTAATCCAGGTGCTGCTGTAGACCAATTAACAGAAATTGTACTTGTTCCTTGCCCACTTGTTATTACCCCCGGTGTTGTTACAGTCCAAGTGTATGTTCCAGCACCAATATTTGGTACGGAATACGTTGATAACGCTGTTGATTGATAACAAACTGTGTCTGGGTTTACCGTTGATTGTGATAATGCTATTCCCGATATCATTATCATTAAAAATACTAATAGTTTTTTCATAATTAATTATGTGTTATTGGCCCAAGTGTTATTGGTACCGAGTTTATTGTTCCGTTAAAGACATTTATTGGTGTAACATTATCACACGATGAACTATTGTAACTTCCCCATACACCATCGGAACCTGGTGTTACTTGGATTAATAAACTTTGTGTTGTACAAGTGTTTGCAACAACTAATGTAACACAAAACGACCAAATACAAGATCCTGAATCACCAAAATCATTACCTGGATTACCATCGTTGTTTAAATCAAAGAAATAACCAGGACCAACAGTTGTAATTGGTGTTGTCGTTGATGTCACGGAGGTTCTCCATACCCATTGTCCACCACTGTTATTACCACCACAGTTTGCTGGTGTTGTTTGTGGTGACACACTTTGCCAACCAACACCCAAGTTAAGGTCAAAACCTTCAAACCAATTTGTCCCTGCTTGTGTATAGCCATTCATTGTAAAACACATAGTGACGGTTTGACCTGATTGATAGGTGTTATTCACTGGTTGTGGTGTTAATGTAAAAGACGTTGTACCATTACATTGTCCAAATGTGTACAAATTAAATAAAATTAATAATATAGTTAATGTATGTTTCATCATATATAAATATTACCTTGAAATGTTTTAAAAATCAATTATATTTTATTAAATGGTACGAAAAAAATATCTTCAATTGTTCTTTGACACCGTGTTAAAAAAAGAACTACATAAAATGTTTGGTGAGGGGTCATATGTTGTTATAACAAATTTGTTTTATGTTAGAAGTAATAAAGCAACAACAATTAATTTAACATTATTTGTTTCAGAACCAAATTACATCGTGGATTTATACCCTATTGGTTTAGAAACTTTAGTCGTTAGTGCTTGGTCTGTGGTTGGGGATAAAACCCAACTAACAATTTCCTCATCCTTTGACCTAATACCTTAGTCCCACCACCATTCCATTCGTTCATTTAGGATTTTAAATAATAGGTTATGTGCTTTTTCTTGATTATATTGTGCAACGTGATGACATAATATTTTTTTATCTAAATCACCTTTCTTTTTTAAAACCTTACGAACTGTTGATGGGTATTTCTTTAAAAATTCATCATATCTCTCAGAAATTAAATCTTCTTCTAATGAATATAATTCTTTTTTACCTTCAATAGGTTCAAAACGGTAATTACTTGTATAATAATCAATATACTCAATACCATAATAGTCTTCTTTAACTCGTTCAAGTAGATTAAGAACGATTGTCATATCACGATTATCACGATCAACATCAACGTGTCTATTCGTATAGATTATTTCTTCTCTTTGGTATTCAATTTTTTTTTGTAGTATTGTATATATAAACCAACCATCCCAGTTTCTATCTTTAAATATTGTTGGAAACCATCTAACAACGTTCTTACAACCGACGATGAAATACCTAATCCGCCAGTGAACATTTCGTCTTAACCATGCTAATGGTGTTTTTCTATCCCAAATTGGTTCATTGGGAATTGTTAGTTTTTTGTAGTTTTTCATATTGTTCATCTTTATATTGTAAGTATAACGAAAAAATAATTAAAAAGTTAGCAATAATACATAAAAAAGTTTCTAGTAAGTAATGCCAATTTGTTTGTGTCATTGATAAATGTGTACCAAACCATATAAATGAACCATACTTGTTCATTAATTGTATGATGAGGTATTTTACAAATTTCATTTTTTTTGATATAAATATTTGACAACACAGAAAAAATAAATTATGATTTCACAAAACAAAAGAAAATGAGTAAAGTAACAGAAAGTAGTAGTGTAGTTGTGAATTACACAGGAAAATTAACTGACGGATCCGTATTTGATTCTTCATTATTAGAAGGTAGAGAACCTTTGAACGCTAAATTAGGTGAAGGACAATTAATCCCTGGTTTTGAAACAGGACTAATTGGAATGATGGTTGGTGATAAAAAAACCGTTGAGATTGATCCTAGAGAAGCGTATGGTGAAAGAAATGAGGAATTAATTCTTGACGTTGTAAAAACAAACGTACCTGAAAATGTTGAGGTTGGTATGCTTTTACAAACATTTGGTCCTGAAGGTCCAGCGTTAGTTAAAGTTTTGGAAATTAAAGACGAATCAGTTGTGATTGATGCAAATCATCCTTTAGCTGGTGAGAAGTTAATTTTTGAATTAGAAGTAATGGGGATTTCATAATCCCCATTTTTTAAAATGTTGTAAACGTCTCTTGTTCAGGAGTTCCTAATGACGTATTATCAGTTGGTTTAGTATCTACTGGTGTACCACTTGACGTTTGATTTGTGGAACTTGGTGTCGGTGTTGTTACAGTTGCTTTACCTAACGCATTTATAATCGCTTGAGCCGTTTTTGGTCCCATTTTACCATCAACAGTTAAACCTGCACTAAATTTAGTATTTAATAATTCTTGTAATTTTTTTGTTGGTGTCTTTTCTGGTTGTTCTGTTGGTGTTGTCGTTTGTTCATTTAAAACAATACCCATCATTTCTTTAATTCTATTGATTTCTTCACTAACCATCTTCTTTTTATAATCAAACGCAAATGGTTTTGCGTCCAAACTACCACCAAGTGCCTTTTTTAGTGCTTGATTATCTGATGTGTTACTAGGTGTTGGAACTTGTTGTTCTGACGGATTTAACTTATCATATATTGTTTGAATTTCAGTATCGGTAAGTTTACCAGTTTCTGTAACACCAATTGTTTTTTGTATTTGTTTAATTAATGTTGGTGTTTGAGATTGTGTAGTTGGTGCACCACCACTACCTGGTGTACGTTCTGGTGTTGTTTGTTTTTTAGACCATATTATTTTATTACCATCACAATGATAATCACCCCCTTTATTGGTTTTATCGTTGTAATAACGACCATTGTTAAAAAATTTGATCTCGTTTGGAAAAGTACCAAAACTAATATATTGACTACCGTCTTTTATAGGGTTTACACCTGACGTTTCTTGATCAAAAACTTTACCTTTCCCGTCTTTTAATAATTTTGTAACACAAGGGTAATCATTTAATTTTTGATCATTTACTTTATTACCACCACCACCAATTGATTTAGTTTGTTTAGCAACAGCACAGAATTTCTTAAAATCTGGTCTTATATTATCATAGTTTTTATTATAATAAGTATTTTGTTTTCCAGGTATATAAAATTTACCAGCTTTACAATTATAATGTACTGTTCCTTCTATCGTACCTGTTGTTGGATTACCATTATCTGATTTAACCATTTGGTATTTTGTATTAGAAACTAAAATTCTATTTTTTCCTACTTTGAACAAAGCCCCCTTGAACAACTTCAATTCATCCTGACCAGCAGCTTGGGCTGACTTTAAGGTTATTGTTTCGGATAATTTAAATTGTGATTCAGAACTAACCTGTTCCATAAGGTTTTTAGTCAAACCTTTTCTTGTATTAGTACGTTGACCTTCACTTAATAATAATTTCTTTAAGTCCATAATATTCTTTTTTTATAAATATACCCTAATTCAAAAAAAACTTAGTTAAAACTACCCTTGGGTTCATCTTTACCAAAATCAATTCTAGATTTAAATCGTTTTTGATAATTTGTTAACTCAATAGCATATTCTTTGGTTTTTATTGTCACAATATCTGTTAGCTCAACCAGTTTAGTTAGTAACATATCTTTAGTTACTAATTCTTCACCCATATCCATAAACGTAATTAGTTTTTCCTGATAAGATTCTAGTGCTCTACCCAATAGTTTTCCCTTTCTAACAACATCTCTATCAGTGAAATCTTTAAAGACAACACCCATAACACTATTAATGTCTGTTATAATGCCAATTGCTTTATATAATAGACCTACAATTGTATTATATTCAAGTGATTCAGAATCAATGATATTCATAATTGATCTGAAGACACTTAATAAATCAGACAAAGTCGTTATTAACACTCTCAATGATATTCTTCCGTGGTGATTCATTACCTGGAAATCATCATAACCAGCGGCCTGCTCAATAATTTTTGTTATTACAGTTTTTAATTCAGATTCTGTTAATTTAATAGTTTTTTTCATATCTTATTATGTTATTTGTGCTGTTTTAACACCAGTTAATCCGTAAGTGGTTGATAACCATTTTTGCGTCAAGTCTTCAGTTTCAATGTAAGTTAATTTAAATTCGTCCTCCAAGATTGACCAGATTTTAATATAATCAATATACGCGATATTTTTTGACACTGAGTAAAAGATAAATTTTTCATCTTTCTTATTTGAAAATAAAACCCAATCTGAACTCTCTTTACTTTGAACGGACTTTAAATCGTTATATATATTTAAAAACTCCATCGGATCATTGTTAAATGCTAACTCCTTTAATTTATCGGCTGATCTAGTGATAATAATACCCGTATCAAACCCATACTCTTTAACCACGTTAAGTAGTTTTTTCTTTAAAGAAATATTTTCTTTAATTATATTATACTGGTTTTCAGTTATTATTATTTTCATTAACACTCATCATTATTTTCATCCCAAAGTGTAACCAATTCATCAAAGTATTCGGCATACATCATCTCGGTTATATAATCACGTAGATAGTCTTCAGTTTCGTCATTAAAAGTATCATCAGTTCTTTCGTAACCTTCATCACCATAAAAAAAACTAATACCCTCACCAATACAAAAGTCAGCATACTCATCACCATCCTCAAAATTACAAGGATCCTGAATTTCCATCTGAAATTCAATTGTGTCTCTAACCTCGTGAATACGTCTTAATCGTTTTAATTCTTCTTTAGTCATATCCTATAAATATATTTACATAACATAATTTATTGATATTTATTTATAAAGAAATAAAAAATGAAAAAATACCTTATTACTGAAGATCAAATGACACGAATAATGTTAAAAGAATCTACAAACATAAAAAAAGGGTTAGCACTAAAGGTTCAAGATGAGAATGGTGAATTTTATAAATCAATAATTAAAGAGTTTAAATCTGAAGACGACTTTAATAACTGGAAAGATAATTTAAAATCAAATGTGGTATTAATTGGTGATATGGATATTGATGATGACGTTTCAGAAACCATTAACGAATCTACTTACGACAAAATGCCGAAGGAAAAAAAGGATATTGGGTTTTATATGTTATTTAAAACATTAAAAGGTCGTTATCCGTTTATTATTGATATTATACCAAAACTTGAGTCATTAAAAAAATATGGTACTTTATTAAGTTTTGATATTGTTTTTGATTTATATAAATTTTATAAATTTACAAACACACATTATGATAGTGATTATCAACATAAAGACCATCTATTAGATTTGTTGAATGATAAAAATCATTATTTATTTACATATACCGATTCAGTTTTTTATGATGAAATAAATAAACTTGACTATGATTTGAGAGATTTTATGGATAGATATTATAAAACAATTAACCCTAATATGCGTTACTCAAAATTTGATCTTTGGGATGAAGAAGATTTTAGAGAAAGTAGTAATTTTGAATTTTACTTAAAATGGGCTGAAGATAAAGATTCACCAACACTTGGTATTTCCAAATGGATTCCAGTTGTTGATCTTGATAAGATAAAAGAACTTAATATTAATTAATTATCAGATTGGAATTTTGTTTTTTTAAACGTTGAATTAAGTTCATCATAAAATTCATTCCTAATATAATTTGCGATTTGATTTCTAAGCATAACATAATTACCAGGTAAATTTGAATTATCTGGAAATTCAATGGACACAATTTTACTTGCAACAATGTTTGACATAATATACCTAAAATCAGTCATAGCGTCTCTATCACCCAAATTAAACGACGAGACAAGTCCATTATCAGATAATAAAAAAATGAGTTCATCTTTAATTTGTCTATGTCGTCTAATAAGTTCTTTTGCCATAAACATAAATAGTTATTAAACAAAAAAACTCACAAATTAATTGTGAGTTCTTTAATTATAAACGTGATGCTTCTTCCATTATGGTTCTTAGTTTATTTTCCAATAAACTAATTTCTCTGAGTTGTACATTGTTTAACTCTAATGATTCACCTTTAATTGATGAAATTTGGTTTTGTATTTTTGTATAAACATACATAAGTTGATTATACTTTTGTGCTTTTTCTTGATTATCCATAATTTATATATAAACATATTATAAAAAAAGGAAATGGTAATTAATCTAAAACCTTACCACCATATTTTTGTATTATGAATTTAATTATATCTGTAACATCACTGACGGTTTCATCTTCAGTTTTTAACCCTAAATTTTTTAATAAAAAAACGGCCTCATGTCTTAACGATTTTTGAGTGTGTGCCATCATTTCTGTTGTTTCAGATTCGGTTATAATTTTGTTAACAATTCTTGTTACATCAGACTCTGTTAGTTTTATTATTCTTTTCATATTGATGTTTATATATAAATATATATAACATATTTTTTTTGTTAAAACGTCCAATCAGAAAGGAAGAATTTTTTTCATAGTTTTAAATTATTTTTACGGTTCATATCCAAAATATAAACCATTAAGTTCTTAACCAAAGTGTCTGGATCAAGATTCTTATATAAATCTGGGTAACGGTCTTGTAGAAGTTTATTCTCTTCATATTCTCTACAACTTAATAGAATATCTGATAACATTGATTTTAACATATGTTCTTTGTTATAATCATCATCAACTTTATTTTCCATAACTTGACCTTCAAGATCCTGGGTGTATTCAATTAATTGTTTTACTTCAGGTTCATCAAGTAGTCCGGGGTTTCTACGAAATAATTGGTTTATATTTTTCATTGTAATAAATATATGAAAAAATTACAAAATAAAAAACCCCACTTGATGAGGTGTGGTTGGTATTTACATTTTGTTTAAATTATTTTGTAAATCGGGTTCAAGGTTTTTACCCTTTAATTTTTCCGCCAATTTTTTAGTTGTTAATCTATCCATTTTTCCTACGGATGTTGTTAAACCATTATCCTTTTGGAATTTCTCTAAAGCAGTTTTTGTTTCTGGACCAAATTTACCATCAGCACCTGCATTAGGTAATTGATATCCTAATGCTAGTAATGCGTTTTGGATATTTTGGACGTTTGTATTTACTGTGTAATCACTTTCACCTTCATACTCCGCAACTTCACCTTGTAAAAAAGTTTCTGTTTCTGATGATGTTTGTTTGGGATCTAAATCTGGAATAGAATCTAACTTATTATAATCAATATTTGATCCGTCAGCTAATAACATATCACTAAATCTTTTAACAAACAACGGAACTGTTACTCCCCACCCTCTTCTCAACCAAGGTGCACCCACAGCCTTATTAATGAAGGTTTCAACAGGAACCATTGTTGTGAATTTCCTACCGTTTTTCTCAAATAATATCTTAACGCCACTGTCCGTTATTTCCGAAATTGTTCCCTTTAAAGGACCTTTAGGACCCATATATTTATACGTATAACCTTTAGCAAAGCCCGCTTTTCTTAAAACTTTTGCTCCTTGTGAAATTTTTGGTATTCTACTAAAAAAGTTTTTTGCTGCTTGTATCGCAACAGGAGTAATGGTATTTTTACCAACTTGTTTACCAACTTGTTTACCTAACCCACTCAGTCCCTCACGGTTCAAAACCGATATTAAATCTTTAACATACTTTGAGTCTATATCTGTCATTTGTATTGCTTTTTTTCCATTATATCCTTTTATTGGAATCCAGCCTTTACTACTATTATAAAATATCATTCTCACATTATTAGGTAATACCGCCGAAAACGCTTCTTGACCTTGACTGTGTGTTGTTTTATTAACAACTTTTATTCCATCTTTGGTAAAGTTAACATTTTTTAATGTTGCGTTTATTGTTTCAGGAGTTTCCTTGAAACCATATTTACCAAGAGTTCTATCAATATCAAACATTTTTTTAAATTGATCGGAACTAACATTTACTGAATTTTCAACACCCTTCTTACCGGTTTTACCTGTAATTGTTGATAATATTTGTTTAATCCTTGATGTAAACTTATCAATAAATCCAGTAATTTTACCTCTAAATCTACCGAGAATCTTTTTTGCCAAAGTTGATTGTAATGCAGATTTTATTTTACTTGGTAATTTAAGTAATATTGTATCCAAAATTCCACCAACAATTTTTAAACCCTTAACAACAATTTTTGACGCCAAACCAACACCAGTCTTAACTGCTCGTTTAAGTGGTATTGCAATTGCTTGTAATGGTCCAGGCAATATAACAAAAGCGAATGTTATTGCCGCCATAATATATAGTGAATCTCTTTCTTTTTCAGATTTAAATTGTGCTTCAATAATATAACTAAGTGCATTTAAAACATCAATAACAGCACCAGAACCTGGGATTACAAAATCCATACCAGCAGATAAAAGATCCGCACCAGTATGTAATATATCACTCAAACTCCAATTTTCATTAATTAAGACTTCGTTCCCATTTATTGTTGAGTATGCTTTACCTTCATAAACAACATGTTTACCATCAGATGTGAATTTGCAAGTCATTAATTTTTCATATGGTGATTGTAAATCACCTATTTCAGTAATAAATTTATGTTCAGTGATAATTTTATTTATCGTTGATACCAAATCCAATTCTGTTAATCTAATTATTTTTTTCATACTGGTTTTATATATAAATATATAACATATTTTTTTTGTTAAAACGTCCAATCAGAAAGGAAGAATTTTATAAAAATAGACTTTTCTTTTTTTCCCAAGCCCTATGTATCCAATCATTATATCTTTTTTCAAGAAATGGTTTTATTTGCCAATATACACCCATAACTTTATCTCGGCTGGTCTCAATGTATTCATCATCCTCATCAACATCAATCTCATCACTTTTAATATTCATAATAAATTCATATAGAAGGTTATTGATGACATGTTCTAAGAAGTCTTCAAATTTATTCATAGGCCGGGTATTTGCAATATAATAGACCAACTCACCATCCAAAAATTCTAGGTCACTCCGAGTTATCCTTCTTTTAAGAGAAAGTGGAAGTTCACCAAATAATCTTTCATATTGAGATTCTGATATAATAAATTTCATATTAAATAAATATATGGGAAAACAAAAAACCCCAAGTTCTTATTAGGAATGGGGTTTAAAAAAATTTAATATTGTTCATCAATTTTATCGTCAAATATGGTTATAACATCTTTAATTTTCAGTTTGGTTAACCCAACTCTGTCAAGGGTTCGTTCCATTGGTGAAAACCCAAATGCTGTTGTGAAATATTCGGTATCATCTTGGTTTTGGTATAAGACACTATCATCACCAATAGTGAGTAGATACATTGGACCAAACCTATTGAGAAACCTAAGTAATTTATTACGGTCAACACCACCAAATCTAGTGAAAGTATCCGGAACATCATAAGTTGATGTTACCAGTTTAATTTCATTTGGATCAAATTTACGGTCAATTAAAACGGTTTCAAAATTATCTTTACCAATCACTTTAACCAAGTTTTTAACCGACCCAACGGTGGATACCGCAACATCAAAACCGTGAAGGTCAATCATATATAATAATTTATCAACCAAGGTTTCCTTTTGTTCTTCTGTAATAATAATTTTTTTCATAATAGTCTAAATCTTAATAGTGGTTTACCATTAATTGTAATATCCCCCTTATCATTTTTACCAATGGTTTTAACAACAATCTTTTTGTTTTTAAATTTACCACCCATAATCACATCCCCAACTTTAATGTCAAGTTTAATCATTTCTGATATGTATTTGTATTGTTGTTCCGTTATAATGATTTTCATATTATAATAAATATCTAATATAGTTATGTTCTAATCTCCTTAAAATAAAAATTTTGAGGTCTTTTGATACACTATCAAAATCAACACTATAATACCCATTATAACCTGACGGAACATCAAATGAGTCATCATAATTTATCTCAACACCAAATTGCTCTTGTGTGTAAAGAGCAAAAATAATTTTTCTTGTATCAAACCAAAGTTCCTGAACATAAACAATATCATTATCCCTATATAATTTCAGTCCATCTGGTACTCTATCCTCAAGCTCTTTAACTAATTTTTTTGGTAACTCCCAGTGAAGAATATTGGTCTCGGTAACTTCCTCTTTAAGTACTCGTTTAACAATTCTTGTTAAATCTGATTCGGTTAGTTTTACAATTTTTTTCATATACAATAAATATCATATAAAACAAAAAAAACGAATTTCGGTTAACACACCCAATCAGAAAGGAAGAAAAATAAAAAACCCCAAATTATTTCTAAAATGGGGTTTAATGGTTAATTTAGAATCTATTGTTTCCGTAATATTTTGTTTTACTTTTATATCTTGTTTTAGTTTGACAACCTTTCTTTTTTCTCTTATATTTTCCTCCGTTCATTCCTGAAGGTGTTGCAACATCATTAAAACAGGCCATGTCTTCTTTTGCGATGTCGTTAACATTTACAATAACTTCGTCGTCATCTTCCTCCATCTCTATAATGGTTCTTTTAATAATCCTAGTTAAATCGGATTCTGTTAGTCTAATTATTCTTTTCATAATATTTTTATTTATATATAAATATATACATTAATAAAAAAACCGAACTTTCTGAAAAAAATTAAAAATATAACCACTTATTACTGAAGTGGGGGTAAATAAAGTGTTTTAAATTACTCAACAAACTCAAGATTTAGTAATGGTTCCCAATTTTCTATAATATATTCCAAAACCTCCTCATACTCCTCTTCATCAATTTCTTCCCCATAATGTTCACCATCAACATAAACAACATCATTATCAATATCTTCCGGATGAAGACGAATAAAGTTGTCCATAAAATAACCTGAGTCGCAACCAATTATTTTATAAACCTCAATATAATCTTGATACACATTAACATATTCAAGATCAATTAAGTTATTCTTGGTAAGTAATGACATTAATTTTCGGACATTTTCATTCGGTGGAGAGGTCAATCTATTTTCTTTAATTACTCGTTTAACAATTCTTGTTAAATCAGATTCTGTTAATCTTATTACTTTTTTCATAAATTCTTTGTTTTATTTAATAAATATATCAAAAAATAAAAACCCCAAATTCTTATTAGAAAATGGGGATTAATGGTTAAAAATACAACCACTTATTACTGAAGTGGGGATAATATCTATCAAAGTTTCGTTGACGATCAATCATATCATCCAAATCCATCGCAATAACAAGCGAACACATAATGACATAAAGATAACTACCACCAATAAAATAGGTAATAAGAAACCCAATGAATAATTTTAAAACAAGAAGGTTTAAAATAAAATAAATCTGATAAATAAAAAAGTTTTTCATAGTTTTTAGATTAATGATAAACAAAGATATAAATAATTTCGGTTTTTCCAAGAAAATTATCAAAATTTTTTTTTTAGAATTTTCTATTTATAAAAAGAAGGCGTCGTGTTTTAGAATGGGATAACAAAGTTCTATGGTTCAAGACGTTTACATAATAGAAAAAAAGATGTATTATTAATGATATGAATTTTATCAATCCGTACGACCAAGAAAAGAAGAAGAAGGAGGGAATTTTTCACACACCAGAAGATATTGCGTTATTTATGGTGAATAAAACCAAAGTGTTTGATGATGGTAAAGGAATATGGTTTGATCCTTGTTGTGGTTTGGGTGTTTTATCAATTCTTTTGGCCTCAATACAAGAAGATCCGATTGATTTTATTAAAAATAGGTTAATAATTAATGAGAAAGATGAATATCAGTTAGCCATTGCATTAAACAATTTTATGGAAAAGTTTGGTGTGGTACCAAGTAGTTACAATGAGGATTTTTTAACATTAACAATTGATTATGACTACGTAATAATGAACCCCCCATATTTCAAATATATGGACAATGATATGTACGCATATTTTTTAGATGAGGTGATTCAAAAAGCAAGGGGATTTATTAGTATAAACCCAATGTCATTTTCAAATGGTAGGGATTTTAAAAAAACACGAGAAGGTTTATTAACATATTCATCACTAACAACATATCATTTTGATAACATACCAGGACATATTTTTGATGACGCAACAGTTAGGGTATCAATAATCATAGCTCATAACACAGACAATAATAGAAAAACAACAACACAAATTAGATGGCAAAGTAACCAGAGGGATAAAATGATATTATCTCTTGATGATAAACTTGATGATGGTTTATTTACAAAAGAAATTTTTTATAAAACATCTCCGAACACAACAAAATATATACATAATGATACATTATCAAAATATACAACAGAAATAACAGATTATCCCTTGTATATTACAAGTACACCAAGATATTTTATTTCAGCATCAACAAAAAAATTAGATAGGTCTGGTCAAATTGTAATATATTTAAAGGATTTTGAGACTTACCACAAAGCATTAATTCTATTAAATAGTACATACTTATATTGGTGGTGGAGAACATCCGACAGTTCAATGACGTTAACCAAAAAGACTTTATTATCATTACCCTGGATTGACGTACCAGTTGATATGTCGTTAATTCAAGAAATACTGGAAAGTGAAAATATCAATAAAGTATATAAGATGAACGCGGGAAAAAAACAAGAGAATATTAAACACCCAATGGAACTGGTGTCTAAATTAAATGATTTATTTATTGATGTTGATTTATTGTGGTTACACAAATAACGGTTTTTGGATTATAGACACATCCCCAACGTGTTGATTAACATTACCAATGTGAATACGAAAGTTATTATTACCCAACATCTCAATATTATTTTTTTTAAATGAAAATGTGGTGTTTTTTGTTATGTATTTATATCTTGATGATTTGTTACCACCCCTCTGTTTCATCTCAGAAACTTCGTCAACATTCAAATATAAGAAATCATCAATAATATCCAATTTATTTGGGGTAAATACTTTTTTGGTGTTTCTACTACAACTTCTAACTTCAATTAAAAATGAATGGTTACTATTATACTCATCAATCGTCATAACATTTAATACACCGTCACCGTTGTGTGATATAATGTAATCAAATCTGGTTGTTGTAATGTTATCAATACCAACATTAAGTTCATATCTCTTATTAACACCCAAATTATCCAATATGTTATAGTCAGACAAAACACCACCATTAAATAAAGACTTAACATAGTTATTGAAAACCAAATCTCTTGAGGTACATTCAAGTATGCCCCCATCATCGTCATAGGTGAACCCACAAGTTTTTACATATGACAAACTTTCCTTTATCTCTATTCTATATGATATACCATTTAGATGATTATATATGGTTAAGTCGGATTTATTTGATCCACCATCTTGATATAGAGAATAATCCTCACCACGATACCAACCATTACCAACATATTTACATTCTAATATGTTTGCAATTTGTTGGGTTACCATAGTTTCAAAGATTTTACCTGGTTGTGGTAATAATCCATTCTCTATACGATTTTTAGTATCTTCCTCTAAAAATGGCAAACCTTTTAAAATATCTAAAGACAGATTAATATTGTTAAAGTTTTTCTTGAATGAACCTTTTATACGTTTTAAGTCACGCATATTAATAATAATTCTTACAGACATTATTTTATTCATAATGTAAATGTAATTATAAAAAATTAAAATATCAAATTTTAACCAAAAAATATCAAAAATTTTTTTTGAGGAATTGACCCTTATAAAAAGAGGGGGTCGTGTTTATAGGGAAATAAAAATTAATTCTCTTTTAAATACCTATTAATAACATAGTTTGAATATTGTTTCCATATGGAAGAAATATATTTATCGTCCACACCATATTTCTCCCGCATAACACTATTAAAACAACTAGGTCTAAAACTAAAAACAGGGTTATATCTCTCTGAATGATCTAAAAAGATAGAGATGTTACAATCAAATAAAAAATAATGATGTCTAACTTTATGTGTGTTGTAAATTAAATCATCAGACACATATTTAACAAATGAATTATAATCACCATCATATAAAATTTTAATCAAGTTCTTTAAACCACCAACCGCTTTAACCCCAACACTAAATTCGGAACGATTAATAAGTTTCATTAAATTATCTTTTAATTTGTTATGTTGGTCTTCAGTAATAATAATTTTCATATTAATAAATATATGTTGATGTGAAAATCTATTGATGAGGTGGGGCTTATATACCAAAAATTTTTTTTTAGAAATTGGAGTTATTCTAGAAAGGGGGGGGTTGTGTTTATAGGGAAATAAAAAACCCCACTTGATGAGGTGGGGGGGTTAATTAACTTTAAACTAGGTCATTTATTTTGTCTGAAAACTTTTCTTTTATTGTTAAAATGTAATCTTTTAAAAACTCAACATATTTGTAATCTTCTTCTGTTTTATCTTTTTTAGTTTTGATTCTTTTCAAAATAACTTCAATATTGTTTTTATGGGTTTCCAATTCATTATGGAAATCATATAATAAGTGGAATTTATTTTCATATTCTCTAATATATTCGTCAGTAATAAGTTTTTTGTAGAATGTTGGGTCTGTATTGTAGTAAGACATAAAGTCTTCACTAAAATAATCAATCTTTGGGTTTTTTATAAGTCGATTAATAAGTGAATCTGTCATTGATTCCATTTTTAATTTTAATGGTTCTTCATTTTTGAATCTTTTTTTTAGACTCTGGATATCCCAATATATTGTCATTCCTAATTTATTGTGTACTGTCCGCCAACCATCATTTATTTTATCTTCACTGTATTCCATAATTAAAATTTTATTTAATGATAATACTATTTAAAATTAATGTCAATTTTTCCCAGAAAATTTTTTTTAGATTTTGACTTAACCTTAAATATACGGTCGTGTTTCTGGAAAATACTTTTTTATGTTAAAATTATTTTCTATTCTTTGAATGTGAATAGAAAACAACAATATGCCGAACTACTATTAGATGATAGATGGAAACGTAAACGTCTTATAATTCTTAAAAGAGATAACCACACTTGTCAACATTGCGGGTTAAAACATAACCTACAAGTACACCATTTAATATATAAAGTTGGGGGTGTTCCACCTTGGGAATATAGAAATTCGGATTTAATTACCCTCTGTGTGAATTGTCATACTGAAGTACATAGAACCACAAAAATAAAATCAGTAGGGTATAAACAAAAAACACCCCCCAAATCAAAAGAAGAAAAAATAAAATCTAGAATCAATAAACTAAAAAGGACACTTAGTCAAAATGATTTACGTATACAAGAAAAGTATGATAAAATAAACCAAAAAAGAAATAACTTATAATAAAAACAAAAATCATACTCCCAAAAATTGGGAAATTTTTCCCAGAAAATTTTTTACGAATATGTTATCTTTACCTCTGAGCCCCCTTTTTGGGTGTCAAAATGTCATATATGGGGGGGATACGGGAGGGGCGGGGGGGTCATATTGTCATACACCCCCATTCCAGGGGGATCATAATGAGATAAGGGGGTATAGGTATTAATTATACTATGAAGTAATTTTGTATAAGATCAAAGTCATCACTTACGTTGGTTGTTATATCATCCCACTGGAATACATCAATGTCATCGTTAAATGCCAGGTTGTTTAAGTATTGGGGTGTCATATCTTTGTTTACGTATGTTGGTAATGAAGTTGATCTTTGCATTGTGTGTATTGCATTATATTCTTCAATGTGAGTTACTTCTTTCATTACTATGTTTGGTCTTGTTAGTTCATTGGTCTCATCAATGTCATTATGTTTTAGTATCCAGTATATGTATTCAATATCCAACCTGGATAAGGATCCCCCAATTGGGGCTTTGGCTTTACCGTATAGTTCGTGGTCATCAAACAATGTATAGAAACTATTTAATGTGGGTAGTATGTAATCATCACTTATTATCTTTAGTAGATACTTTAGGTATTGTATTAATTGTTTGTCTGGTAGTGTTTCTAACTTTGATTTTTCCATTATTAATAATTTATTTATAAATATCTTTGGTAAATCAAATATTTTATATATCTTTGTTGAAAGTTTTATATATGAGAAGAAATAATTTGGTAATTGATATCATTGGTTTTGGTTTGGTTGGTATTGTTTCCCCCTTGTTATTTGTCAATGGTATTATTGGGTTGGGGATTATGTCGGTTATTGTGGGGGTCTTTTTAATTGATTACAATAGGTAGTTAATATAGTCAGGTGGCGGAATTGGTAGACGCACATTAGAAAGTTCCTATAAAGTAATGGTTAATATCGTGGAGCTTTGGTATTAACATACAGGTTTGAATCCTGTCCTGACTAATGAAGAGTGAAAGTTTCGCATAACAAATGTATGAAAAGGAAATTGTAGATACTGTACATTGACTCTTTTATTATGGTCCCATCGACTATCGGTTAGGTCGTCAGGTTTTCATCCTGGAAAGTCGGGTTCGATTCCCGGTGGGACTACAATGGTTTTATCCCCCAACCAATAACGTGGGGATCATTTAAATTATACATATGAAAAGTAAGGTAGTAGTGTTTGGATTAATGTTAATGATTAGCATAACATCGTTTGGTCAATTAATGGGAATGTCAGGATTTGATGTGTTTGATGATGGTTCTTTCTCAACCACAGTTAATACAGAACAAGAGGCCATCACAAGGTATCGTTCCGTAATTGACGCCAATGGGGTTGACACAACATCTATGGTTATTTATTGGGGGAACAATCCGGTAGTCTTTGATTCATTTAAATCTGAAACAAAAGGTATGGTAAACATTGGTGTTATAGTAAGATTTAAAGGTAAATATGATATCTTGTTTATCCCCATCAAAAAGAAGAAGACACATTTATTTGATGTGATTGATAATGATGGGGTCGTTGTGGAAATAACATACGAATAAAATTATCATTCCACAAGAAAACCCCCAAGATAATTAAATCAAGGAGATAAACACATTTCCCTCACCGTTGTGAAGATATATTTTAAAGTTGTTAAATTCATCTTGAACTTTACAAGTCACCAGGACTTTGGACAACCAATCCCCAACGTGGGGGAAATGAACTCTTTTATAAATATACACATATTTATAAAAAAACATATAATGTACGATTTTATTATATCTTTTATTTTAGTCTACACATTTATCTGGATGATGTCCGATGACAATCAACCAAACTCAAAGAATGATCCCGAATCTCACGATTAACCCATTCCATATCTCCAGAACCAAAAATCTTACCCTCTCGGTACAACCACTCAATAACATCACCCATCTCACAACTTACCAAAATAACAATATTTTGTGTTAACTTTGGTCCCCTAAGGATCCTCTCCTCGTAAATACAAACTCCACTATACTCACCGTGACAATATGTCACACTTATAGTACTACCAGATCTGGTAAGTTGGGGGTTGAAAATGTCTAATACAGATTCCATATAATCATTTTTTGTTAATAACTTTTTATCAATTTACTTGAAAATGTCAAAATGTCAGGTGATCGTTAAGGACTACACAATCCCCCCCACCGTAATATCTCCCACTTTTTACCACAATTCATTCCCACTTTCTCCCACACCAGTAATACAAAATTGTCCTTCCTGATACCTTGTGACCAATATAACCCCCTCTGTGAGTGTTGTATGACCACTTTTTATTACTATACCTATTTCCCCGCTAAAAATGTACAATTAGGTTTCAGAGGCCCGAGAAGACATTTATGTTGTTAGTAGTTCACTTTATCATCATTTCTTCAACGACCCGTAAGGGGTTTCCTTTAACCTTTTGACCCTTAAATGATACACAATAATGAACACATAGTAAAGTCAGTGGTAGAATGTGGGATTATAATTTATATCAATTAAACCAGGTGAAACCTAACTATGGTGATATATTTAGTAATCCCCATCACAAATTAACTTAATATAATACCATATATGTTTTACCATATAATTCATCTCATTTATAATCAATTATATCTAAATGAATATAATTTAAAACACCTCATCATTATACAATAACGTGTTACTTAAATGTGTACCATAACTGGCTTATTAAATGGTAGTGTTATGTGGTAGTGTTAAATGGTATAAGACTGGTAGTAAGATTGGGGGGTTAACAATCCTTATTACTTGTTTCCCAAAATTCATTAAAATAATCTTCTAGTTCTTCTTTAATATAGAATTCTATTTCTGGTCTTAATTTAGATAATTGTTCTTCATTATCACTTATTAAATCTTGGAATATCATAGTTTGTAATATTCTATTACCTGTCATTCTTACAATGTCTTTAGTAAAATCCTCATATGTATCACCACACACAAAGTATCTACGACAAAGGTCTTTAAAAATACGATCAATTGTTGATAAATCAATTCTTCTTATTAATGGTAAGTATTTCATATGTTAATAAATATCAATGTTGTTGGATTTAACATTTTTCTGTCGTTATATCAAAATAACTTTCACAATATTCTGATAATTCTTCAGTAATATAATAATCTATTAATAATTTCATTTTAGATGCTATATCTCCATCGTCACTTATTAAATCTTGGAATAACATATTAGTTATTATAGTACCGATAGTCATTCTTTTCATTTCTTTGAAGTAATAGTTATATCCTTCATCAATAAAATGACAAGGTGAGTATTTTCTACAAAATAATTTAAACTGATAGTCAATCTTTGATAAATCGTATCTTCTTATTATATCTTTGTATTTCCTTACTCTTATTTTATCTTTGTATTCCATATACTAATAAATATCAATGTGATGTAAATTTGTGAGGCGAATTCCGAAACGAAGTGTAGGACTATGAGGTGAACAAGTTGAGATCACATTGAATATATTTATTCTTCCATCCATTTTTTGTCAAGTGGTTCACCTAACATATCTTTGGGTGATAGATATAAATTATTACTGTCACCAACTTCAGTTAATATTGATTCTTTAATCATTGGTATTGATTTCCAGTCAAAACTCATTTCGGTCTTTGGTGAATAATCATTATCCACCAAGTATTGGATAATTGTATCTTCTTGAAGTGCCAAGAATCCGTGTGCGAATCTTTTTGGTACGTATAGTTGATCCCCAGGTTGCATCCTAAAGAAAAACACGTCTCCGAAACTTTCCTTTCTTAAATCAACGATAAAGTCCAAAATCTCCCCTTTAATCACCGTTACCAACTTACTTTGTGCTGTGTTACCAATCTGGTGGTGTAATCCTCTAAGTGTCCATTTTTTACTTATACTGACGTTACTTTGTATCCACCTAGGTTCTTTAAGGTCTAAAGGAAAAAACGTTCCCCTATCATCGGAAAATACATTTGTTTTTGTTAAAATTGGTTTCTCTCTCATTATTATGTTAAATATTCTAAATAACCCCCAGCATTTTCTTCACCTGGGTAGTATGCTTGTAAAAAATCCGTATTTTTAACTTCTATATCATAAGTATTTTTTAACCATTTTCTTAATACTCTACTTTTTTGTATGTTATATTCACTAAGTGGTTTTTGAAGTATGTTGTGATTAATAAAAATATAAGACATTTTGGATTTAGCCTCATAATACTTAACGAAAACATTTATACCTTTGTTATTCTTATATAATGTTATATATGGTTTTTCTTGACTGGTTGAAATAGTAAGATCATTAAACAAGTTAAGATATTCTTCATACGTATTTATCCCAGTTATTTTTGAAAGGTTATCTTTTCCACCAACTATACTTGCAGCATCGTCAAACCCCATTGTCCTAATCTTATCTAAAATTAATTCTTTGGTTCGGTTTGGTAACCCCTCCTTTATCTGTTGATTATTATCAATAATTTGTAATAGTTCTTTTACCTCTGGATGTGATAAGAATTTTTCTACATCTTTTTTTATTGTACCTACATTACAGAATTGGTTATTAAAATAATATTTTGGTATTTTATTATATTCATCGTGCCAAATATCTATCCTATAATCTTCTGGTAATTGGTTTAATTGTCTATCATACCAACCCTGGGTTCTCTGTTTTATTTCTTCTTCTGTTGCAAACCCATTTGAATCTAAATATAAATCATCAATCTTTATATAAGCGTGAACAAGATATGATTGCTCCACTTCCCCCTCGTCAAAATCATAAACCTCATCGGCCAGTATTAAGTAATATCTAATATTTCTATCTGGATATAATTTTTTTAATTTACCAATAATATTATATGCAAAGTAATGACAAAACCCGTGTTGATAATTATATTTGTTTCCGTGTTTGTTTCCTATATTCCATTTTGATTCCAGTTCTTCCCTTAATGTTTTTTTGATGGTCTCTTGTACATTTGAATTCTTTTTTATAATTGAGAAATAATATCCATAAGTATTATGTTTGTCGTTTGGTTTTAATATTATTTTTTTTCCCTCGTCCATCTTATCCAAATCGGCTTTGATCTCCCACCAATCCAATGGAAACCGCCATCCACGACCTAAAAGTAAATTACCCCAAGTATTATAACTCTCACTAAATCCACTTCCACCATTTATATCGGAATGTTTCAAGAAAATATAATCATAACCATCACTCTTAAAACCACCTTGAGGATATACTTTGTTTATATATTCTTTGGTCTGTTCTCCATATTTGTTAATTAAAAAATCTTTAAAATCGTAAACCCAAATACCAAAATCCTCATAATCATTACCATCCTCATCATGCCAAGGTATAATTTCTTCCGCGGCATATCTTGCAACATTATGAACGTTAAATGGTCCATCAATTGATTTAATTAATGCCGCTTTTTTCATCCTATCAAATAATCCAACCGATAAATCTAACCTCCTCAAAATATTAATGGGTAATTTAGATTCTTCTTTTATTATTCTTGTGGATTTTTGTAAGTTCATATGTTATAAATATCTATTTTTTCTTATTCTATTCTTCGTATAAAAATTCCGATTCTATGAATATTTTAACACCACTATTGGTAAAAACAGAGTGATCATAAGGTTGAGTGTTAAATGGGAAAAATCTCTCCATCTCACCACAAATGTGGAGAACGTACCACGAACTAAAATTCTCCCAATCGTCATTAACCGTTCCATTTACTTTGATAACCTTTCCCCTATTTACCGTTGTCCTAACTTCTAAAGAATCTATAATAATACTTTCTTCTTTAAGATCATAAAAATTAATAAAGTTTTTAACTAATTTTTCTTGTGTGTCCACATCATTTAAATCTAAGTTTAATATCTTTGATAGTGTGTCAAGTCCACCAACCATTGTTGATGCAAGAACAACCCCTTTTGTGTTAATCAACTCGTTTACTCTACTTTGGAGTGTTGTTTCTTCCCGTAATATTCTTCTTATGGATTCTTGTAGATTCATATCATCCAAACATTGTAAATAATTTTATTTGTCCAGTACTTAATTTAGATAACGTATCCCGAATATCGTTCAAAGTCTTTCCCGTTGTTAATATGTCGTCAATAACTAATATGTTTTTATCCAACATATCTGTAAGAATATTATTATGTTTTGGATTTACTTTTAACATATCCCTAACATATTTCCTTTGAAAGTTTGTTAAGGGCTGTAGTTTCATTGACTGACCTTCAATCCCCTTGGATCGTTCAAAATCCTTAACCAATTTCTTTAAGAATTTATTGCTGAGTTCTTTTTCCGCAGCCTCAATATCTAACCAAATATTATCAATATCATTCTTTAAGAACATATCACTAATAAAGGTTGGTTTATTACTCAACGAATTTAGTTTATCTATTAAACTTTTTGTTAAAAGTGAGGAACTTTTAGGTGAAACCACATAATCAAAATCGTCCAAATTTACATATTCGGTTAAATTAGTAACTATCTTGTCAATAATGGTTGAAAGATCCTCTGGGTTAATATTAATACCCTTTTTAATGTCGTTTAACAACTTATTTTTATGTTCTGATTTTTTAATTGGAATACCTATGATGACCACATTCCCGTATTCATCCTTTTTAAAAGATATTTTATCACTGAATCTAATCAAATCGTCAACCAAATCTTTTTCGTAATCTATCTTGTATTCCTCACTATCGTAACGAATACCCTCATAAACACATTTCTTAAAAACATCATACAATTTCATCACCAATTAAAGATACATTATTTTCTTTTATATTGTATAAATATATCTTTTTTCCTTTTTTTATTGATTTGTTGATTGTATCTTTAGTACCAGTAGATTCCATATCCCAAAAAGCCAAAACTATGTCTGAGTTATCTACGATTGTCGTATTTCTCTCTTTAGGTGCCATCCATCTTTTTTTCTTGGGGAAGTCCTCGTACCTTGGTTTGAACACTAAAATCTCGGTACTATTTTCTATTGCCCATTCAAATGCTAAGGTGTCAGCACCAATAGCACCACCAGATACAATTTTATTGGGTATACCTTCAATGGTTATAACCTCATTTATTATCCTTTTAAAGGTATCTTTATCTGTGAAGTTACGTGTTCCCACAACCGCTATGTTCTTATTTGTTTTCATAGGACAAATATATGTATTTATATTTAAAACACCAAACTTTTACGAAATAATATTTTTCTTATGTTTTATTGTAGGTTCTTATTATATTTCTGACATTAATTTTTTATATCTAACCTCAATTCTATCTGTATAATAATCTTTTAAACTATTAAACACTTCATCATACCATTCTGAATCTTCTGGTGTTGTACTATATATTTCATAATGGATTCCATCTATTAATCTTGACACCGTAATATATTTAAATCTATCTAAAACCATAATACCCCCACCATTTCTAATTAAATGAAATACACTATTTGATGTATCGTCTAAAGACTCCTCAAATTCTCTTTCTAAATCATCGCGTCGGACTCTACGTAGAATCATTGGGTTAAGTTTGGTTTCTTCCCGTATTATTCTTCTTATGGATTCTTGTAGGTTCGTTTTGGATTTTTTATTTTTAACACAATTAGGGTATTTTTTACCAAACATTGTTTTCATTCCTTTCTGGGTGTAACCTTTCCAACACTTTTCCGTTAACTCAGATTTATGGTTTTCGTTTCCACACTTATGACACGTATATGGATCATCACCACCTTCAGATAAATCCCACGACCATCCGCATTTCTCACAAACAATCCTTTTATCATTCTGTTTTGTTTCAAGGTCTGACTCATTAACACCTTTTCTATTATATGGTCTAAATCTTGATGGATTTGATTTTATTGCCGATTTTGGGAATCTTAATCCAACACCTTGTTGTCTTGCGTTTTTTAATGTTCTTGCGTATTCATCAAGTTCTTGTTGATTTCTTTTTGGTGCGTCCGGTCTTTCAAACTCTTCTTTTGTTAAATATTCATCCATAATCTTAATTACTTCTGGTGTGACATTTGGTATGTCTGATATTTTATAATTAAAACCACCTAAATAATTATCTTCTTGATCATATAACTCATTACTAGGGGAATAATAAACTATATTGGTTCCAAAATTATTAATGTCGTTTAATATTGTCGTATAATAATCTTTCATATCAACCTCATCTTTGAAATTATGGTTTAATATGTCACAAACGTCTTTAAAGCGGTAACCACCTTCATCCCATCTATCCATAATAAAAATTTCTGTTGGTACTGGATTTCCTGTGATCCCTATCTTTATTTTTTTGGGGTTTCTTTGAATAATAACCGCGTGTAATCCTTTATGGTAATCTTCCCACTCATCCTTATCATCATTAATACACCACTGACATCTGTGGGCATATTTCTGTAAGGCTCTATGTGTTAACGGAACTACAACGATAATATTATCGTCCTTATATAACTGTACCCTTTCTTCTCTTGGTACTCTAATTTCCTTTAATACTTTTCGTATGTGCTCTTGTAAGTTCATAATCAGTAAAAGTTTTTTAATTCTGGATTATGAATATTTGTCAATGCGTCTTTATGTTGTGAGATATCATCTTTGGTTAATTCTCTACCCATTCTTTGTTCCAAACAACTTTTACATAAAGTCATTTTTTCATTACCATATTTATCCCATAAATCATCATTAACCATATACATATTGTAGTTTTGTTCACCACAATCTTCACAGGTAAATCTTTCTTCTGATTGAGTTGGTTTTTCTTCTGACGATTTAAACCAATCAAAAAATGATTCGTTAACCCCCATCATTGACTGGATTCTTGATATTTGTTCTTGTAGGTTCATATCTTATAAATATATCCCGAACATAAAAATCCCCAACTTATTTCTAAATTCTTTAACTAATATTACTTGAATTTTTTAATTTTGAGATTGCAGCTAAAACTTTTGGTTTATTCATTCTACGATCGTCAGTTCGTGATTTAAGTGCCACATCAATTAATTCTTTATCGGACTTACCTTGATTAACGGCGTTTGTTAAATCTTTTGCAAATGTCTGAAAATAACCAGGACCGTTCCAACTAGCGTAAGACATATGTAATGTTAACGCTGGAATTGTTTCAATTTTTTCCCTTGTTTTATCAGATTTAACATAATTTGACATATTTCTGTCGTAAGCGGTTTTCATAATGTTTACCGCTAAATCTTTAAGTTCATCTTCTTTGTCACCACCTCGATATAACCATTTCCACGTTTTACAAAATTTTGACATATTTGACCAAGTCATATTTTTTCCACTTCCTGAAGATGTTGCCCCCGCATCGGTTTTTGCGTTATCTATAATTTCAAAAAACTTTTTACCATCAGGTTTACTTTCAATATTTCCATTATACCTATCCAAACCAAACATTGTTTCTGTTGATTTTCCCATACTACTCGTTGGGTGTTTGCAAAAAGGATTCCAGTAACCACCTTCAAAATTATCTATAATAAATTTAGTGATAGTTTTAAAATTAGTTTGTGAACCACTAATGTTGTCTGTTTCCGAATCTTTACATATTGTATCAACATCCGACAATTTAAATTCACTTTTTCCAAATTTCTCTTTTAAACTCTTTTCCGTTTTTTTACCAAAAAACCCATCTTGAATTGTCCCAATACAACCTTGTACTTTATAAATAATACCGTCATAATTTGGACGATTATACTTAGTTCCAATATCTTTACATCCTTTTTTGTATGTGTCACCAACACACACAGAATACTGTGTGTTAGATGCCAACTCAGTTTGACTACTTGGGTCATCAAGACTTAAATTGATAATTGAAGGTTTTTGGGTTCTATCATAGTCACCACTTGTTGTATATGGTGGGTATTTTTTTGGTAATGTATATTTAAAAAAATATTGTCTAATATAGACACCTGTTGGATTAACAAAGTCTAACACTTCTGTTATATCCTCAGCGCCATTTCTGCTGAGTTGTCTTTTTAATTTATCTAATTGACCTAAGGCTCTTCTGTCGGCACCACCACCAGCGGATCCTCTTGTTGATGAACCCATATATGCTTTACCGTCTTTACTCTCATCAATTATTGCTTCCCAAGTAACTTTATATTGTGATGAATCTACAACAATTTTTAAACTAACAAGATCTGGATTAATACCCGAGTCATAAACCTCTTTTAATTTTTGATCAATCTTTGTTGTCATTTTTCCTCCAAAACCATCACTTTTACGTCTTTCAAACGAGTGTAAAGCATCCCCATCACCTTTTGGTGCTGTATAACTATCTCTTAATATAATTGGTAAACTTATTTTCTGTTCGTTTAACACGACTTTCTCTTGTCTAAGTTTTTCTCTTAATACTTTTCTTACAGTTTCTTGTAAGTTATTATGTGATTTAAATTCTTCTCTTAATATTTTTCTTATGGTTTGTTGTAGGTTCATATAATATAAATATATATCAAATATAAAAATCCTCAACTTATTTCTAAATTGATTATTTTATTATATTTACCCAGTCATCACGATTTTCTATTAATTCAAGTGTACTTAAACCATTTGGTATATGAATTATCTCAAATCTTTTTCGTGTCTTTTTTAATATTAAACCATATACCAAAGTTCGTCTTCCAAATCTTTATGTACCAAATTTGGATCGTCATTAATTAACTTAACAATTGATTTAAGTTTTTCCTCAATTAATGAATATTCATCATCATTTGTTATGTGTGAAAAGTTTTTATCATAAACAATATCATCGTTGAAATGTAACCCTTTACCAGGAATAATGTCTACATATTCACTTGATACAATTTCCACAATTAGTTGTTTTGCTTTCTCTTCGTTTTTAAATACCATATTATTAATTCGTTACTACTATTTTAATATATAAAAGAATGTATTATATCTTTTTCTTCTATTTGTGTTTTTGATAAAACTGTGATGATATTAATCTGTATTTGATTATCTTTGATGTTGTTTAAATTAACAGAAAATATAATAGTCAGTTGTCTTTCCATTAACTTAACCGCGTATTTACCATTTTGATTAATATTATCACCAAGTTCATCTGGTAAAACATAATTAACAACATCGGTAATAATTTCGGCAAACTCTGAAATACTTTTGAAACTTGTTCTTTCTTTAATTCTTTGTTTTAAATTATGTTTTAAATTATCATAATAATTAAAATATACTTTTATTTTTTTATTATTATACCTTTTTTTTAATGTTAATTGTGTTGGGAGTTCTCTATCTATTTCAAATTCTTTTGAAATCTCTTTCTCAATCTGTTTGTGTAATTCATTTTTATTACCAGTAACACGTAAAAGGTCAGATAATCTTGCTTCTTCTAAATATTCCCGTAATATTTTTCTTATGGATTTTTGTATATTCATAATTATAAATATAGAACAAATTAGGTTTAATATAAACCAATATTAACGTTGTGATAGTATTCGTTGAGTTTGTTCTTATATTTGTTTTTTATAAAGTCTGTTACTTTAAGATCAAGTTCTTTATGTTCATCAGTGATATCATAAAATATTATACTAAGTGGTATCTTAAAATGTGTATTCATAATTTCAATTTTAACATACTCTACCACATATCCTATAAACTGAGTTAAAGTATTTGTGTTACAGAATATTTTTATTTTATTGTTATTCCTATTTAAATTTGAATCAATCAATTCATCAATAATAACCAATCTCCTAAGTAATGCAATATCATATTTATCCATATAACCTATAATTTTGTTCCGAATGGTACAAATGTATAAATTAATACTCTAATATACAAGGATTTTTAATAATATTACTTAATATCTGTGGTTTTTCCCCAATAATAATCATCAAGGTATTTGTATCGCGTGTCAACAGCCTTTTTAACCTTTCGTCTTATTAAATTACCATATTTGTTTTTAAAAAATACTTTTAGGGTATCAACATGTTTTATATACCAATCCCAGGGTTTATCTGTTAAACTTCTAAATTCATCGGTATATACCAAATTTTCCGCGGCTTTTTTAAGTATCATATGATATAGATGACTCTTGGAGGTTTTAAGATCGTTAGTTGATGTTGTATGATTAAGTACCTTAATTTCAGAGTCAATCACATCATTGATGTGTTGGTCAATTTTAGACCAATCAATTCTCCTAATGAACTCTGGTGATAAGTTATACATTCCCATATCATATAAATATAGGTTATATATCTTTTGTCATTCTAACCATCTAAGTTTTTGTACCAAGTGTAACGCTAAAGTCATATATAACTTAACTTGTTCTTCTGTTGGTAAACCATAATCATATCCACAAATAGATTGTAAGGTATCACACCCAGAACAACTACCGTAATACGTATGTGTTGTAATATAATCATCAACGGATGGTTGATATGTATCTTTTGGTATTATGAATAATTTTGTTCCTTGGTAATCACCATCATCAATAACTATCATTCGTTCAATATTAAATCCACAATGTTCGTCCGCGTTTGTAATACATAGTTCAAACAATTTCTCAACGATTTGTTTGTAACCACAATACTCATATTGGTCCGTAGTTCTAAAATAGTTTTCTAACTTGGATTTATTATTTTCCCATTGTTCAATAATACTACTAATCATATTGTATTTTACCTGTTAAATTTTTATTTGAACTTATGAAATTACCCTCAGTATCTTGATACATCGCCAAATATTCGTTTGAGTTATTATCACCCATAAAATCAACCATTATAACCCAACAAAAACCATTATTGTCCCAGTGTGAAGATCTAATAGGTCTAACACCACAATCCTTTTGGTTGTTATCAATTATTTTTACTTTTGGTTGTTTCATAATTAAACTATTCACTAAATGTAAGACCATACATCAAACCAAACATTGCCATTTCTTTTTGGGCTTTGAACTCTGTCATATCTAATTTTTTAATCAAATATTTAACCCCAAATTTTTTCCATTTATCATATTGTTTTTCGGTCATCGTATATTCTTTAAACCACGGATCTTTTCTGTCTTTAATATCTTCATATGTAATCGTATGTCCAGCGATTTTAAACATCTCGTTAATTAAATCAACTACTGATTGATCAATCTTTTCTTGGTATGTAAGTCTCTTTCCCATATCTTAAATAATAATATAACATTTATCAAATTCATATAATACACCCTTTGTTGAACGTATCTGAAATTCCATACGTGTTGCAACAAATTCTTTCATCTCTTTTAATTCTGGTTTTTCCATTGTCTGTGTTCCCTTTACTGAATGATCAACTTTATAAGTTAATAATTTTTCACGGTTTTCGTCAAACATCATTGTTTGAGAAACAAATATAGAATCAACAACACCAAATACACGTCCGTATTTACCATCGTAAACAAACTCTTTTCCCTTATATAGTTCATTAAAACTATTAATTATTACATTTTCCATATCATAGCCCCTATTATTGTATGTGCATTAATATTATAATTTGTAAAAACCCAATCTTTTACAATATTATAAACATCATCAATTCCTTCTTTAATATTAAAAACACTGGACAATGTTAAAATAACCACATCATAATTGACGACTAATGTGTCATTTACATTATTATAAACAAAATAATCTGTTTCTCTATTTTTCGTCTTTTGAGTTAAAACAATAGAACGATCATCCTCATTTTTTATTAAATCAAAACCAACGTGTGTATCTAAAAACTTCTCAATCAGTATCCTTTTTCTTTTTTCCATATTTTTTTCTAAAAAATATATAAATTGGGTGTGTTTCACCTGTAATTCGTTTTCCTTTGAATATAAAACTAAATATAAAGACCACAACGAAAAAAAACAACAACCCTAACATCTAATTTACATTATCACTATCGTTTATTGTTAAAACCTCAACAACTTTTAGTGACCAAGGATCAAAAAAATTGTCCTTATCACATATTTCAATCTTATTTGTTAAGGCGTTGAAATAGATATCACCCTTTAAAACTGGTTCTTTTAATTTTTTTAGATATTTTTTACCTTCATAATCAACATATAATTTTTCATCCCTATGTTCATCACATAATGTAAATATCCAACCATTTATTCTGTGATGTTCACCTGGTTCACCACAAACTTCACAGACACTAAAAGATTGTCGCTCGGCTTCAATTATAAAGTTATGTGAATTTTCTGGTATTTCAGATAAAAAAATACTCATACCACCAAATTTTTCCTTGATATTTAAAACTTCTTTGTTCCAACCCAATTTAATTAGTGTTTCAAATAAACGTTGTAATATTCCTAACCATCCATTTTCAACACCAACCGAACCTCGTTTTGTTGTCGGTTCAAGATCTGTTCTATATCCAGATTTAATCCCACCAATATGTTCAAGGAAATCCTCAAATTCTTGATCCGATAAATAATTATTATTTTTTCTCATTTTTCAATATGTTTAATAATTTTAATGTGTGCTGTTGGTATCTCAATTATTTCCCCATTACATTGTTTTATGTAACATAAACCATTATCACTTGTTCCAACATAAGTTGCTCCAAATTGTGACCCATCATTTAATATGACTAATTCATCACAAATCTCACTTTCTTTAATTTGCCAGTGTATCACACCAAGTGTTGAAATTATAATAACACAAATAGTTACAATTAAAAGTCTAAAATCCATTATAATGTTTTTAATTTTTATTTTGTTTAACAATAGTTAAAGCATTTGATAAAGTCCAATAACATTCCCAAAATCCCCCACGATCATCAAGAAATATATTCGCATATAATTTTCCGTTTAATCCATATGGTTTATCCCAACCTTCGTGCATTTTATTAATTCCGTGGACCACAATTCCTAATTCCTCAACTTGTTCTTTTGCTTTCTGTAATTGATATTCACTTCTTGCCGTGTTAATTAAAAAAATAATACCCTCTTTTTGACACTCTAAAATTAAGTCAACCATTATTTTACAATTGTCTTTTATCTCTTCGTTGTAAGGTATAATCGTGTCATCAAGATCACAAGCAATTATGATTTTATCATTTTTTAACCACTCAGTTACTAGTCTATTTGTGTAGAAATTTGCGTGATGTCTCATTTTTGATATTCTTCTTCTTTAATAATTTTTATTTCACCCATTGTTCTTGAATAAAATTCTTCCAGATCATAACCAGATTTACCACATTCACAAACTTGCATATCCCATCTTTTATGTGAATATGATTCGTGTTGTTTGTTACAAGATAAACATTCCCATATTACTTTTTTATAAGTTTTCATTTAAAAAATCCCCCGGTTATTAAAAGTGTTAAATACAAACCAACACTAATTGCTGATAACCAAAAATTGTGATTACCTGTTTTTTCTTTTCCGTGTTCGTTTGCACCTAATAATAGATTTATACCTAATAATACTAACATTATAATTTGACTTATTCCCATATTTATTGTTTTTCTTAAATTACTTGTGTGAAGTTAGAAACTTTATTTATCCATCCAGCAACATCATCTGCCGAACAATAACCTTTAACAGTGTCATTTCCGAAATTGTACCAATTCCCATCTTTATCCCAAATTGCAATTTCAGCATCTTCTGATGTGGTTGTATCTTGATTTTTACTGAAATAAAAACCCATTGGGTGGTGATTATTTTGACAATAATTACCATAACCAAATTGAACACTAATTGACCAACCATTCCCAAATGTCATTTGGAATCCTTTGTTGTTGTTTGAATAAAATTTTGAAGTCATAATATATTGTTTTAAAATTTATTTCACGAATGTATATATAGTTTTTTAATTATCCTATTTTTTTTCAAAAAAGTTAATAACTTATACTAACATAAAGTTTTCAGTCGTCAATAATTTAATTATTTTTTTTTCGGATGTTGAATTAATCACAGCTCTTGTTGCTAAACTATATAAGTTCTCACTAAAAATTACTTGAAATTTTTGTTTGTTCCCTATGTAATATCTTAACACGGTACAATATTCACCATTATTATTAACAAACTTACCAGATGATTTACCTCGTAGTAACTGACCTAATGTAATATCCTTTTCCATTTTTGTTGTTTTTTCAGTAATTTTTTTTATAAGTCTCCAGACTTATTTTTCACGATTATAAGTCTCCAGACTTATTTTCCAAAACCAACATTTCCAGATCCTTTAATTCTTGGTCGTTCTGATAATTCTTCTAAATTACCAATTGTTTCCTCAAATGTTCGGCCCATAACTATAACAGAAATGATAACTTCTTTTAGATGTGATAATGACATCCCTTCAGTTTTTTCAACCCACTCTTCAATATTGATACCCTCAATATCGTTATTGGTTAACTTATACTTAATGTAAGCACGTCTAATTTCTGAGTTTGGTAATTCAACTTTGTATCGTCTATCAAAACGAGAAGGTCTATTTGTAATCCTTTCCTGGAGTTTCTCTGGATAATTTGTCGTTGCGATATATACAACACCTTCAATTTGTTTTACACCATCCAATATATTTAACAATCTTGACGTTTGATGTGTATATTCTCCCGCGATTGAATCAATATCTTCCAATATTACAACAATAAATCTATTTGGTTCAACTTTACGAAATGTACCAATAAATGATGAGAACATTTCAATGTCTTCTTGATCTTTGATGTTTATTACGATACCGTTTCTTTCAATTAATTTTTGTAATATTAATTGGATTATACCCGATTTACCACATCCAGGATCACCATACATTAAAATACCTCGTTTATGTATAAAACCATATTGTTTATACTTATGTTGTCGTTCCCAGAAATTATCAATATCTGTTAAAATATCAATAATTTCTGGTGATGGTAACTGATACAACTCATCTGTTTTAAATGGTTGTTTTTTTAATGTGTAATTGGATAATGAGGAATTCCAAGCGACCTCATAAATACCAGCCGGTACTTGTTCAATCGTTGAGTATGCTGGTGCGTATTCATCGTTCTTTAAACTACTCCAACAAGAAGGCGAGTCTAAATCTTGTATTGTTTCGTCAACAAGATTATCATTAAGAGCATCGGTTATTTTTTGTAATTTTTTATTGTTCATATTAAATATTTTTAATTTCTAATCATTCTTTAATCGTTGCCGCAAATCTAACGTACATTTCAGTTTTTTCTATGTCAATTAATTTTAAGGTAATTCATCATCCAAATAAGGAAATTGTTCTGATAATGGTACTAGTGATTCATCATAGGAAATTTGTGCTGACATTGGTACTGGTACTGATTCATCATCATCATATTGTACTTCATCACCAAAATAACGATCTAAAGGTCTATTAGAAACTACTTTCAATCCTCTGCGTATATTTTCTCCAGGTATTTGAGTATGTTTCCTCATTTCTGTTAACTCATCCTCAGAAAATAATTTATAATTACCTTCGTCAGAAATATTATCACTAACAATTTTTATAATGTCATATGGTAACCCCGTTTGAAAAGTATCAATTTGTTTATCACTTTCATTATATGTTTTAATCATTTCAGAATCTGGTGAGTCTACAAAGTAATGCCCAGGGTAACTAATTGATTTATGGAAGGCAAATTTTTTCGTATTTTTTTTGTCAATCAAATAAATCAAAACACCAAGAGAATGGTTATAAAAATAATTTGGATTATCAATCATTGCTGTACACCACTTTGTTTGGTATCCATATGTTACCGATGTTAAATATGTTAGTGGTTTGAAAATTAAATAATCATCATCTTCATATATTGTATGAATTACTTTTTTTGAGTTTTTTAAAATCTCTCGGTTTTTTGCCTTAAAAGTTTGTTCGTGTAACATATCCCAAGAGTCATACTTACTAATATCATTTTCGTCAACTAAACCCTTTTCCATTAATTTTGTAAATTCAACAAAAATTTTTGAGTTTTCATATTGGATAGTATAGTCAAGAAAATTTCTAATCATATTATTAGTGTATGAATCCCGTGGTAAAGTTTGTGTTAAAGGACTACTTTCACGACCTGATATGTCTGGGAGAAGATCGTCATCAAAATTTTTACGATCTTTGTTTACCATCTTAACTAAAAATTGTGTGTATTTTTTAGTTTTACTAGTATCTAACTTTCCTAACATATCAATTATTGATATATTTAAGAAATCATTTTCTTTTTTTAATTTTTTAATTCCCATTTTCTTCAGTATTAATTTCTTTTAGACTTGAACTAAATATAAAAAATTCAAATATAACAAACAAGGCCCCACCCCAAAAATATTGATACATCCACCAGTCAGTTGGGTTAAATGATTTATTGAAAAACACCATAAGTGAGTACCAAAATATATTTTTGGAGATAAATTCAATATAATTTACTTTCATCTTAAAACGTATTGGTGTATAACAATTAATAACTCTTCTTCTCGCTCATCTATTGTTTTAAATGCTCTATCATTTTTAATGGTGATATCCATAATCCCAAGATCTTCCTTTAATCTATTTGCTTGTATTAATATTTCTTTTTGTGCGTCTTCAAGATTTTTAAAGAACCCAAAATACGAATCATTTTTGTTTGTCTTATCACAGACACCATAAATAATCTCTTTAGCTGCGTTTTTCATAATTTATCTGTTATTTGTTTAATTAATAATTCATCTTCATTTGATAATCGGTAATATGAATTCCATAATTTTGTAAGAGCGTCTCTCAATTCTTTTTCACCATTTGATTCGTCTGTACCTTTAACTAGACTTCTTATTTCTGGATTTGAGTGTGATTGGATTATCCCATCTTCATATAACCATTCAGTAATAACTTGTTTGTCATTACGATCCATTTCATCGTAGATGTTACTTAAATCAACATCAATTCTAATATAACTCATATTTTAATTTATTTTAATGTGAATCACCAACGTTATGTTTTTCTCCGTAGATTAAATACATAGGATTTATACATTTTGAAACTTTACTACGAACACCAGTTACAGTTTTCACAACAACACCCTCGTGTGGAACTTTTGTTCCTTCTATGAAATTATCAAACACAAAACTATCTTGCATTTCTTTATTCCAGTTACCACTATATAATACCTCAACCTGTGGTAGATCCATTACTTCAAAGTGTACCTTTTCTCTCATATATGGTTCGTATTTTCCATCAACCTCAACATCAAATCCAGCAAACTTTATTTCAGTTAAACCATAGTCATAGTTTTTTTGTATTCCAGCGCCATATATTTCACCATACACAATAAAACCACTTTCAAGATATTCATATGTGTCTTTTACGTGTTCCAAGAGTTTTGATTTGATATTGTATTTATCAGCGATTTCAAACCAAACATTTGTATCATAAAAACCTTGCGAGTCGGATCCTTTCTCTACGTTGTGACTGCCCGCGACGTATTCAAATCCGGCCCATTTATCACCAAAGAACATTTTAACACGATCCCATAAAGAAAGTTTATTCTTTCTGATTATTCCGAATCTGGCATTAGTTCCGTGTAACTTACGAGTTATTACAACCGCATCGTCCTCATTGAACATATCTGGTACGTTCTTTTGGTTTGGAAACTTATGGTAAATGTGGAAATTTGGGTTTTGGTGGTATTTAAACTTACGACCACCAGATGATAAGGTGATTGTTTTAACTGGTGGTTCATACTTGTTTATACCTAACAATTCCATACAGTCACATCCATCATAACGATATGAATCGGGAACATTTGATATTGGAATAATTAAACATTCTGAATAAACCCCACGTAACTTAACTGTTCTTACTCTTTGACCCTTTCTTAAATAATTAGTGACACCTATTCCATCAGAAAGTTTCTGTGGTATTATAGCATCCGTTGTAGCAACAACTACTAAAGATCCTATACGATATTCACCTTTTTTGGTTATTGCAGTCCAACCACCAATCGTTACTAATTCTATGTTGTCAGCGCCTGGTATTTCAGATACTGAACCTATTTTTCCTACGTATGCTACGCTATTTTGATTTTCCATATTATATATTATTTTCAGTTTTTACTATTACAAAATTTTCAGAACTCAAAAACTTTAATATTTTTTTTTCTGATGTTGAGTTTATTGCTGGTCTTGTTGCAATACTTGTAAGCCCTTTTGAAAAGATTATCTGGAATTTCCGTTTATTACTGATGTAATACGAATATACCGAACAATACTCGTGTTTATCATTAATGAATATTCCACTAGACTTAGCACCCAATATTTGACCTAATGTTTGATTTTCCATAATGCAAATATATTAATTATTTTTCTATTCGTCACTATCTTCTTCAAAATAATTTACTTTCATTGATCTTGGTTCAACAAAATCCCACTTCTTACTTTCAAACTCTGTAACCCATTCACTAACTTGTTCCCTTGTCCAATGTGGGGCAAAAGAAGGACGATACTTAAATGGTAAATCTTTACTTTCATCCCACTCATCAAGTCGTTGTGTTACATCTTCAATAAGGTTTTTAGCCTTAGTGTGTTTAATCCACTCTCTGTAATCATCTTCAGATTTAATAAACATAACATCACCATAGTTTTCAAACTCCATTTCGGGAAATTCTAAGTTTGGGTTGTTGGTATAGACATCAACAATACCATTGTCTCCATTATATGAATCACAAAGTTCTTTTAAACCATATAAACTACTTGGTCTTTCTTCCCAGACACTACCGAACTGACGGACAGAACAGATATACAAATATCCATCTTCATAAGAATTTATTTTATATTCAATTTTATTTCGTAATGAAATAAGTTCGTCCATTGTTAATTTAGTAAGATCCATAATTTATATATTTTCTATAATTTCAAATCCATCTTCTGATAACTTATCTATCACATTTTTCCATCCGGATAATCTTTCAGCAATTGCCTCACATTTTTCAAATATTTGATCATAATTTTCTGATAAATTTTCAAGGTTAATATAATGATGATTCATTTGAAATCCGCTAGCGTACCCAGATTTTTCCTCATATTTAATAATATGTGTTATAGTTAAACCATATTTTTTTAAATAACTGGTTATTTCAAATTTATGTCCTTCTATTGTCCAAACTCTTTTTAATGTAATGTCTTCCATAATTTATATACTTAAATGTTTTTTTGCGTTTTCTAAAAATCCTTCAATATTTCTTTTTCCAACTGGGTTTGCACTATGAACCAAATACTCTGGTAATGGTTGGTTTTTATCTACACAATATTCCACAAGAAATTTTGCACAGTCAAGACCAGTTTTTTCTTCTATGTTTTCATAATCCAAAGTTCCATTGGTTGCAACATTTCTAAAATACTCATCCATTGCGGTATCACCCAGGTCGTGATCAAATGATACAAAGTTAGGAACTCCGTTAAGTTCAATGTGTTGAACGAAATCATCATAGTTTGTTACTATCTCCCAATCGTTAGAGAAGTAAAACTGATTATGTTTATCCGGAATTAATCCTATCGCATCTTTTGGGATTCTTACGTCATCTAAAAATAATTTATTGATTTTCATTTTTTATTTCTTTTAGTTTTATTTTTAAATCAGATAACTTACACAACACAAAGTATTTAGTTGCATCGTCTTGTTCCATAGTATTATCACAAATACTTTCTAATACTTCAATCTGAGCCTTTAACTTTTCAATTTGTCTAAATTTTGCTTCTTTAACGTACTTTCGTATAAGTTTGAAAATCTCTTCAATGTCTGTAAATTCAGACACAGGACTATCGTTTCTACCAGGAAGGAATATCAAAGTAAATCCGTGGTTCGCAGCAAAACTTTCAGTAACTCTGATCCCACAGATCTCATCAATATAAACCCAAGGAAAGTTTCCTATTAGTTTCACATCAATTCCAATTTTTTTCAACCTTTCAACAAACCTTGTGATCTTATCACTGGTTAATTTTGTTGTACTTTCTGTTTCCATATATGTTCCAAATTTTGATTCTACTTTGTGTTTTGGTATTGATATGAAATCATCGTACCATTTAAAATTATCTAAATCCTCCTCCTTCATTGTAACTAAAAGACTTTGGTATTCCATACCACTCTCATAATAGTTTTCAACAAACCATGCGATTCTTTCTTCGTATGTCAATTCAGTTTTCATATTGCAAAGATATGTAATGTTTTTGAATAAAACAAAAAATTAAATAAATAAATTACCTTTGATTAAGATTTGACTTATTAAAAACGAATATAATAGTTATTTTTTTAAGTTTCGTTACCTCCAAATTTCAAACTTGGATAAATCTGGATAAGATAATTCCAAATCTTCATTTTGTTTTTTACTTCCATCCATATTATAAAATTGACTCATAAGTAATAAACCTCTAGCGGATATTTCAGGCATCATATAAAAATTCCAACCAATAATAGGATTTAAGTCAAAATTATCAATATGGTAAGAACATTCATCTCTACCACTAAATCTTGCCTTTTTAAACCATTTATAAGCGTCATAGTCGTCGGTTAAAATTGCACCACCTTTACTTAATTTAAGTTGTTTATATGGCCCAGTAAACGATAAACACATATGTGTATTTGGTAAATACATATCATTTGTAAACCTCAAAGCGGAATCCCATACCTTACTTCCTATCAGTTGATAAGCCCCTTTGATTGTATCACCATTAACTTCATAAAAATTAACTTTTAAACCGGCATGTATAATTTCACACGGAACAGAAGGGTAGGTTCTACAAGGAATACTTATTGTTTCAGATGTGTTATTTTTGATTTTATTTTCATAATAGAGAGCCAAAAATAACGCGTTACTCATATTGTCTAAAGCAACGGTATATTTAGCGCCCGTATATTTAGAAATTTCTTCCTCAAATGATTGAGTTATTTTGTGAACACCTTCAGCCATAATTAGTTTTTAATTTTACAAGGACTCCCCCAGGCAACAACACCATCTGGTATATCTCTCGTAACAACCGAACCGGCACCAATAATTGTGTTTTTCCCAATTGTTATACCATCTAATATTTGAGATCCTATACCGATTGTTGTCCCTTCCCCAATATGACAATGACCCGCAATATTACATCCTGGATTTATTGAGGCATAATCTTCAATAATTGTGTGGTGACCAATTGACGTATGTCTATTAATGGAAACATAGTTTTTTATAATTGTGTGAGCAGCAATTGAAACTTTAGAATTTATTAAACAACCTACACCGACTTTTGTGGTTTTAGATATGTCAAGACCTTTATGTATACAATTAATAAAATTGATATGACCATATATCTCTAAACCATCAATAATTTTCTTTTTTAAACTTGGTTTGTAAATCCCCAAAACCCATTTGTTATAATCAGAAAGTTCTAATTCATTTAACAGATTAATTTCAAATTCGGAATGAGAAAAATCACTATTGATTGGTAAATCTAAATTATTATAGATTGTAATTTTACCTGTCTCATTTTCAGAACTTAGGTTATCTAATATCATTGTTATGATATCATCACCTTTACCTATTATTAATGTTTCTGTTTTCATATCCTAATTTTCTAAATTCGTTTGAACTCATAACACCTAAATCTAGTTCTGTCATAATTCGGTGTATTCTTTTTATTAATTCAGAATTTGTTGCCTTCTCACCTTTTCTAAACATCAAATTATCTTCTAAACCAATCCTGATCCCATCAAAATCAATAAGTCCGTAAATATTACTCTTTAATTGTTGACTCGCAATACCACCAATTGTTGTTATAGCGTTTTTTGGTATTTGGTGTTTCATATTGGCAACAGAAAGAATATCTGATTGACTATTATATAGATTACCTAAAATAACATTAAAATAAAATGGTGGTTTTAAAATGTTTTTTGAAATTAAATTATTTGTCATATTTATCATACCTGTATCAAAACATTCTAATTCAGGGATGACCCCCCACTTATCCATCTCTTTAATTAATTGTATAATAACATCAGGTTCATTTATAGAAGCCCCTGTTTGGAAATTAAGTGAAGATAGTGTGAGTGAAGCCATATCTGGCATAAGTTGGAGAACTTCCGTTCTTTTTTCAACTTCGGGGAAATTCCTACCCGACATTGAAACACATATGACAAGTTCTGGACAATACTTCCTAATACCATCCACAATTTTTGAAAAATGTTTAACTTCATAAGTGTTTTTAAGATTTTCGTCACGTGCATGTAAATGAACTAATGTTATACCTAATTCATTGGCTTCAATTACCGAATCAACAATCTCATTAGGTTCAAGTGGTGCGTATGAGTTTTCTCTGGTAGTTTGAGTACCAGTGGGGGTAAAATTAATTATCTTCTTCATATATAATATAAGTATTAAAAACTTAATAAAACTTTTTCTCTAAGAAAAGAAATTTCTTCGTGACTTCTATTTAATTCAGATTTAATTAATTCTTTTAAATTATCAATAGTATTTAAAGCAAAATCAATTTGTTCTTTATTATTCCCGTATGCTATACCATATTCTCTTTTTGTAGACCTTCTCCACTCTTTTTCATTTAATTTACCATCGGGGATAACAATAGATATTGCACCACATAATGCTGCCTGTGTTGAATGGAATGTATTGTTATCATATGTAATAAAAGTCTTATGTGTATTAAAAAGTTTTAGTAATTCAAAATCAATGACTTCCCTTGTGTCATTCATATTAATTACTTCATCAATTAACCGACCTTCAATAATTTTATCGTCTTTAGATATAACACCCTTTTTAAGTAGTATTAGTGGTGTTTCAGATCTCTGACATTCTAAATCTTTCCAAAAACTTATATTTGTTACAATCGGTCTTATAGATAAAGCGTTTTCATATTTAGTTCCAACAGTAAACGATTTACCATACTGAAATATTAATTCATCACTCCCGTATTTTTCCATATTTTTTCCTGTAAATAATATGAGTCTAACTGTTTTAAATTTAAAATCTTCCAACCTAAAATCGTTTTCTGTTGTTATAAGCACCCACTCTTTAGTATTTAAAGTTTTTAAAAAATCTTTAGTTATTTTTTCACACCCCTCATAAAACGGATGATTCATACATACTCTATCACCAAACTCTAAAAGTTTTTTTGATATATAGTGTAATATCAGTGGTCCCCCGTGATGAGGTGGTGTGTTTAAAGGGTCAGATAATATAATCCAATTTATTTTTTCTTGATCCATAACACTCTATTTTATTATCTGTAACATTCCACAAATCTTTTTTTCCTTCAGTCATATGACAATTGTGTTTCTTACCAATTCTCTCAGCAAAACCAACAATCATATCGTTATGACGATTTCTATTAAAGTGGGGACATTCTTTACAAGGTTTTTTCATTTAGCAATGAATTTTATAAATTAAAAACCCTTGAATATCTCTTAGGATTTGATTGATACCGTTTTTAGCAGAGTCCAAATATAAAAAATTACCACCATTTTTAATTGTAACAATTTTTCCGTTTGATAAATGGATCCTTTTTTTTGTTTTTTTGGTTACAATAATATCATTATAACCCTCACCAACGTTCAAGGATAATAAAAACTTTTCGGACTCTCTAAAATCAGTCATATTCATAATACACCAGTTTCTGATAGTCATCACGAGATTTTCCTCATCTTACTAAAGTCCTTACCCATCTTACTGAAAATTTCTCTTAACTCATTTTCATCGTGATTAATAATGGATCGTACTTTATTCATCAAAGAAAGTTGTGACACACGATTAAATTCAGAAAAAACATCTTCTTGTAGTTTTGAATAATCGGATAATGTTGCTTCGTGTTTACCCAACAACGTCCTAACGTTTGCCACTTGCATCTTAAACGATGAAACTGACGTACCAATAAAATCGGCAAGCGCTTTTTCGGTTTTTAAATATAACCCAAAAGTACCGAACTTTGCGAAATACAAAGTAATGATTGTGTCTTCCTTTGACCACTCGTGAAGACCTAATGTTTTTGTTCTTGACATAATAATTAATTTAAGATTACAGTACAAATGTAATCATTTTTTTCAAACCACAAAACATTTTTAAAAAAAAAATTAATTATTTTATATCAAACCAAGAAAATCTAAACATTTTGTATGTTATAGTATAGTTTGTATTCAGTATTTTCTGTTTTGAAATGTACGTAATTATCACGTTCTTCTACGATCTCAGTAACTATTGTTGTCATCCAGGTGAAAGATTCATTAAATGGACTCATAATTAAACTAGAACCGACTACGACTTTATCACGTAGTTCTTTACCTTTACCCTCTTCATTAAATTCAACCCAACGTACTTCTTTAGAATGTTTTTGAAAATTATCGTCACCGACTTTAATTAAAGAACAAAAACCATTCATCTTTGAACAATTATCACAGACCATACAACCATCCATAAGTGCTGATAATTTTGGTATGTGGTTTGTTATTTTTTTACAGTCAGTACAATATAATTTATTATTTTCATTCATAATGATTAACTTTTGATTAAAAAAATAATAATATAATTTGATATTAACAAATTATATTATTGTTATTTGTGTGGCTATTTTAATTGTAGACCTCATCCAACCCAATCTTTTTGGTTCCAATTTCCTTCCGTTGGTGTGACTCCCCTTAAATTGTATACCTCATCCAACCACCTCTCTGTAAGTTTTTGTATTTCAGAGTAGTTAAGACCAAATTTATCTTCCAAAACTGACCAAATTTCATCATAATTGATGTAAACGTAGTCATTTTTTCTATGGTAAATCATTAAATTTTTGTGTTTTTCATAACGAAATAAAGTCCAATCAGGTTGTTCCTCACTCTGAACTGATTCCAAATCATTATACAAGTTTAAGAAATCCATTGGTTTTTTGATATCAAAAATTTCAAATGTTTTATCCAAAGATCCGACAATTTTTACAACAGATTTAAATCCAACTTTTTTGATTAAACCCAATAATTTTTCTTTTAAAGAAATATTTTCTTTAATCAATTTATATTGATTTTCAGTTATTATTATTTTCATCACTTATATCCAACCTTGTTGTTTAGCAAAATTTTGTCGTTTTTGTTTTGCACCAGATTTGTCAGCAGGTCGTTCAACATTATCAACAATCCAGTCAATCCAAGTTTTAACACTCTTATCACCTTTAGATTGTTCTTTCATTATCTTAGAACCCATAATCTCTAATTGTTTATTATAATCAAACAGAGTTTCTATTTTATCCGTATTACCACTGTTAAGTGTATTGTATTTTTTTAAAAACTCAATACCTAACCCACCACACACATTAAATTGCCATAAACCAAATGAACAATATTTTTTACCACCAATATCAATTGATTTTGTAGTGTTCTTCGCATAGGAACCCGAATCACCTTTCGCTTTATAATTTAAACCACTTTCACCATATGCGTTTGCTGTCAAACCTTTTGCAGCATTTTCAGTTAAACCAAATGATTTTAAATCATTAACTAATTTACTCGTACTAACAATTGAGGATCCAGGATCTGATATTGTTTCTTTTGCCATTTCTGGTTTTAAAACTTTATTTAATTTTGGGCTTATCTTGTTGTTTATACTATAAATTGTTTGATAATCAAAAATACCTGTATTCGGTAAATTATTAGTTGTTTGATATTTTTTAAGTCTAGTAATGGTGTCAGAATCTAATGTACCAGAAAAATTTCTGTTCTTTTGACCTTCAGCAATTGAAAAAAGTATTTGTAATAATTTAATCTCTTTTCTTGGACTTATTGCGTCAATTGTACTTTTGTTTTGGATTACTTCTGTATACTTGTCTAATAGTTGATTAATTAGTGATTTTTTTTGGTTTTTAACCTCACCTTTTGTTATATAATTTTCAACGGTACTTGATAATAGTTTGTGTTTTGATCCGCCGACGTGTATACCATCATTTGCCCAAGTGTAATCACCAACAAGTGGTGGTACTATTGTTGCGTTTTGGATTGAACTTTCTAATTTACGTTGGAATTCAACTCTTTTTGGTTTAAACTTTTTTAAACATTCTTTGTCACAATATTTCGTTGTTCGTAATTTATTTACATCCATAATAGATTCACTATCAAATCCGATAACAACAATTGCTTTTCCACCTTGGGTGTTGACTGCATTAACCATTTTTTGAATATTGTTGATTGGTGTCTCTATTGGTAATGGTGACATAACATCATTTGTACCACCTAATATGAAAACTAAATCATAATGTTTTTTTGATAATTCTGGTAACATATTTTCTAACATCCACTCTGTTGTTTTACCACCTTTTACAATATGTGTTACATTCCATTCTGGATGTTGTTTCTCTAAATCATAATTCCAGGTGTACCCTTGGCCATCACTATGGCTGTCACCAACAAACATTACGTTTATTTTTTTATCGTCATCTTCAGATAATAGAACTACAATATTTTTGAATTGTTTCTCGTTTAATAAAATTTTCACAATATTATTTATTTATAAATATCATAAGAATTTAAATATTTAGTATTAGGTGTGACTCCCCTTAAATTGTAGACCTCATCCAACTAGCACCAAACGTAATAGTATACTTCGTTAGGTGTGACTCCCCTTAAATTGTAGACCTCATCCAACCATCTCTTTGTAAGATCCTGTATTTCAGAGTAGTTAAGACCGAATTTATCTCCCAAAACTGACCAAATTTCATCATAATTGATATAAACATAATCATTTTCTCTATTGTAAACCATTAAATTATGTCCCTTTTTATATCTATACAATGTCCACTCTTGACGTTCTTCACTCTGAACTGATTCTAGGTCATTAAATAAATTTAAGAAATCCATTGGCTTTTTAATGTCAAAAATTTCAAAAGTTTTATCCAAGGATCCGACAACTCTTATCGTTGATTCAAAACCAACCTTTTTGATTAAGTCCTTTAATTTTTCTTTTAAATTATTTTTCATTTATTAAAACGTTAATAACCATTTCTTGTAAAAAATTTCTAAATTCTGCATCACTATTATCAACAATTAATAATTCCTGTAATCTAACATCACCTTTTGTTAACGTTGAGTAAAAATCATAATCAATTAAATAACCATTTTTATCCGTTACAATAACGCCGAGGTATTCATCACCATCAAATGTTATTTCACCAAAATAGTCAATATCATTTTCGGTTTCAGTTTCTTCAGTGAACTCAAATTGTAATGGCCGACCTTTTAGATTATAATTAAATAACATACCTTCTCTCTCATCAAATCCATAAACATCGTCTTGATTAAAAACAAATTCTTCTGGTGTGCCACCTTTTTTTACATAATCATTAAAAACTTTTAACACATCCAATTCGGAAGGTTTTAATGTTTCACCTTTATTTTTCTTTGAGTATATATCCAAAACAGAATCAAAATTTTCAGTTAAGAATTTATATTGGCTTTCGGTTATAATTATTTTCATAGTTTAAATATATTTCCAACTTTTAGTTTAGTAGATTTATCAACAATAAAAGCATTATCTTTCTGACTAACAACATAATCTTTATTCGGAAACGATACAAACTCACCATTATTGATATCAACTAACATTATTCGTTTAACATTAAGGTTTTTATATTCTTTAGGTAATGGTGTTTTTAAATAATACCCATCATTTAATTCCTCAATCCCAACTAATTCTTTAATTTGGTATGAGGTGTTATTTATAATTAAATCAATACCATATTTTCTATCATATGTTGAACCTGGCGGAAAGTACTTAACATCAAATCCAGATTCTTTAAGTACTTTTGTTAAAAATAATTCCGTTTTTGTTCCTTTATTAAAAGTATTTAGGTTTGTTCTAACCAACTTTTTTAAAATCTGTGATTTTTCACCAAACAACATACTCTTATTGGTTATTAACCAACGGTAAAATTCTTTTGGCGTTTTTTGTGTTGTTTTATCGTTTTTAAACTCCTGGATTAAAATGTCTTTAACAAATTTATGTCCACCAAAATAATTAAGTATTGACCAATTGGTATATTCATTTGGTGTAAAAATACCTACAATACCAGTCATTGTTTTATCTTCATTATCATTTAAATAATCAACATAAACCTCATATAATAACCTATTAATTAAATTTGGAAAACCTCTATGTTTGGAGATATAATCAATATTTAAATTATTATAATCATTATCGTAACCATATACGTTAATATTGATGTATTTTTTAATTATTGTGTCATCAATCGTTATTATACGATCTTGTTTTTTATTTAACATTGACTCGTTTCTAACTTCACTAATTATTTGATCATTATTCATCTTTTACATTTTCAGGTGTTACTACTAAATTCAATCCTGTTGGTGAATACTCTAATTCATGCTTAACACAATTCAATATTATATCATCACCCCATATTCTAATGTCACCACTGTAACCCCCACTTTCATTCCAATATCTACTATCAAACGAAGTCATTATTGAATCAACAACATTAAGGAGATCGTCTTCGTCCCAATCTGGTCCATTAATAGGTTTTTCTCGGTTATCAAACTCTAAATTTGTAACTTCACCACTATCATAACTCCCAAAGAACTGAATGTCTATAATTGTCGCTTCAACCTTTGATTGGAAATCTAATACTGGTTGTTTTCTAGTTGAGTTCATATCTTTAATCTCAAACATTCTATCAATATCAATATCGTGCGGTTGTTTACATTCACTTTCAAATAATATTTTATTCTCAAATGGTGATATTGTTATATCTAAAGACCATAAAGTATCCCATTCATATGTATTATGTTTGGTTAATTCATCATAATAAATTTTGATAAGTTTTTCAATTGTATCATTTATCGGTTGAATGGGTGTGTATCTTTTATCAGGTTCAAAAAAATAATTTTGATCCCAATCAAAAATCTCATTATCAGCGTCATCAATTAGTATTGAAGTTGTTACAGTTTGACTTTTAAAACCTCTAAAATAGGCAAATAACATTCTCAGTTTATCTCTCATCGTCAATATTATTTATCGTTAATGTTTTTTCCCAATCGTCTTCAAACCAATCTCTCTCCATCCACATATGATTAAATGTTATTAACCCTTCATTATCAATTGTTATATCACCATATGAACCTGAATCCATTTCCCAACCTAAAAATGTTTTTTCTAATTGATTATATAAAAATTCATCAATCTTGGTATCATCTGATTTTTCACCATTAACTATAATATCATTTATTGATCCGTCATCACCACTACCATTATACCCACAAGTAATTTCAGTAATATTATTATCTTTCATATATTTTAAAAACACATCATCATTAATCTGATATGTTCTATAATCGTCAGAATCAACATCTTCTTCAACCAAACAGTTTAATCTAATTTCATTATTAATAGGATCAATTGTTAAGATGTATTGATAGTTATTTATATCTGAATAAACATTATCTAACACATCCTCCCAATTATCCTCAGCGATTTCAATTATTATATTTAATATATTTTGTTGTATAGTTAAATTGTCCGATATTAATAGTGCAAACCAATCTGGTTCTGCATCATACACAAACCAAGTAACAGATATCGGTTTTTTTATTGGTTTTAAATATGTTAGTAATATTTTAAATTTTTGTTTCATATAAATAAATATAGACTAATCGTCAAATTTTAACTCCAAAGTTCGTATCATCCATAATGGTTTTTCTTTTGATTCCAACGCTATAATCCATTCTTTAGCCGTTGGGATATAGTTGAAGCAATCCTCTTTAACGTGTTGTTCTCCAATATACCTAGTATAAACGGTTTTCCCGTCACTATTTTCAAAAGACGTTCCAAATATTCTCTCACACTCAAAAATCCCCTCAGAATGATGTCTAAACATTCTGTGAGTACTATTACCAACCCAGGCTTTAGTTTCATCAAACCAATTATGGATATCAATATAATCTTCTATTTTACCACCATTTTTCTTGACAGAACTTTTTGCATGAATTAATGGATGTGCCATAGTTTTTTTTACAAATATAATAAAAATTTACAAATAATACCACTATTTATAAAAATATGCGATCAATTATTAAAAAAATTTTAAGGGAAGAAATAAAAAAACGTTATAATAAAGTAACACCAGAGTTATATTCAATAATTATGAAGTATATTAACTTAGTGTTTAAGAGATATACTTTAGACCATTATACTGAAGATCAAACATACGGTGACTATCGTGTTGAATTTTGTTCTAATGGTAAAGAAATTGGTCTATTTATGGGTACCGATAAAGATGTTGAAATATTAATAGATGATAAAATAATCAATGAGGTTAGTAAGTATTTTAAAATTAGAAAGGGTTTAGTTACTGAAATGATAGGTGATTACATTGAAGAGACATATCTTGATGATTTTAATAGTCGTTCAAAACTTTCATTAACTGATGTTGATCGTGTTGCACCTTATAATTTTAAAGGTGGTTTATGTAAATCTGAAATTCAAAAAAAGATACCGAATTACAATAGAGAACAAAAAATTGAATGGTTTAAATCTGTTGGTCGTACTATGGCGTATATTGATGGTGAAAATATACCAATTGTTGATTTAACTGACGAACAATTAAATAAATATTTTGACACAATATGGATTATAGAGTTTCAACAAAATTACACTTACGATATTGAAGAATTTGATGATGAAGACGATTATTAAAAAAATTTTAAAAGAAGTACATAAAGTTTCAACCGACGAATCCGTTGAGTTGTATCGTGACGATGACTTTATATTAACAATTCCGTTAACACATAGTGCTTCAAGAAAATATGGATCCGACACAAAATGGTGTACAACAAAACGAGATTGTGATAAAGATTTTAATAAACATATAAAATTGGGCGTTTTAGGTTATATCGTAATTAGAAATAAAGAAATAAAAGAAAAACTTGGTAGTAATGCTTTTGCTATTTATCGTTTATATGGTAACAACCCAAATAACTTTATAACTTTTGATGACCAAAATAACGAATATAGAAATGGTGAAAACTGGTTATCAAATAAATTTGATAGGTACGATTTGTTACAACAATATTATAAAATGTTAAACAAATTTAATCAATATTACGAGTCAAAAACTTTACGTAAAAAAAATAGAATTGTTGAGACAAATAATGACCCTTTTAAAGTGTTCTTATTTAATCTTTGGGATAAACAAAAAGAAAGTGGTTTAGAAGTTAAATTAAATTATAATGATATTAAAAGAATGGGTTTAAAATCAAAACTAAAAAATATTATGGAGTTTTATGCCGAATATAGTGATATCAATAGTCGCGCACAAATTATTAAAGAATTACTTGAGGATCAAGTTTTCACTGAAAATGATTTTTCTGATGATTGGTTTGAAGGTAAACTTAGGTTTACTATAGATTCTATCCGTTTTGATGATGAAGATGGTAAAATATATTGTTACGTTGACGCAACAGTGACCGAAGGTGTTGTTTATGATGAAAACGATGAACCTCTTAGATTTAGTAGTACACAATCACCATTTGATGATTTCGAAGAATCTTTTGAATTTAGAGACTATATTGAGAACACTATTAGTAGTTTTGTTATTGATTTTGGTAATAAAAGTGGTTTACCTATGTCTGGTTGTAATGTTACTTGGTAGATTATCTCAAAATAGAATTTAAAAATACCCGAACAGTTCTAATTATTTTTTGTATTTCAGGATTGAATTTTTTAAAACTGGAATATAAATCAATATCAACAATATCGTTTTCACTCAATAACAAAATAATTCTTGATTCCATTTGTTTTTTATTCATAAAATTAGTAAACCCATAATTTGGGTAACCTTCAAAAGAATAGGTAACAACTCTCAAATCTGAAAAATGTATTTTTTCTTCAGTGTTTAATCTACGTATCAAAAAATTAAAAACACGAGAATCAATTTCACAATCTTTATTGTTTTGTTGATTCTCGTTGTTTTTTTGTCTCATTATTTAAGATATTTTAATTTATATATTGTTGAATTAATTAATTCCTGGACAGTATCTATTTGATTCTGAATATATGTATCATCAACAGAATCTCTATTATTTTCAATGATATCTAATAAACTTTCAAAATATGAAATTGTTTTATTTTTATTTTTGTATTGATTAATTTTAAAAGTTTTAAAATTTTTAATAATACCATACTTACCTTGGTAAGACTCTATGATACCATCAAATAAATCAACAACACCGTCATAATAATCGTTTAATGCTTTGTGTTCAGCGAATGATTGTGTCTGAAGGTGAAACACATGCGCTTGATTTCTTGAGTGTAATATATTACAAACCATTTCACAAAAATCATCATTTGATTCTACCTCATCTTCATTATCGTCATCTTCATCATTATCTTCATCAGAAATAGTCTCTTCTTCTTCATCCGTGTCATCCTGATCTTCAATTTCTTCTTGTTCAAGCATATTTCTTTTTTTTAACTCTTCATACAATTGTTCAGTTAAATCTACATTTTTTCCCATAATATTTTTTTATATAAATATTATGAACTTTTAGAAAAAAGTGAATTAAATATCAATGAAATCAATCTCATTGGTTTCAAAATCAAAATCAACAGTTATTGGTTTGTTTCTAAATTCGTAACGACCATTTAAAACGGCAGCATTGATATAGTGGGTATTTCCATCAAAAACATATCCAGAACCCTCGTGAATATGGCCAAAGAGGTGAATTTTAGGTTTAATTCCCTGAACTTTTAATAATAATTCTTCACAACCAACATTGATATTATTGTACGGTACATAATCCAATTTACTAAATGGTGGACCATGCGTTATTAAGATATCAACATCATTTGGGATTAAATCCCACTTTTCTTTTATCTTTTCACCACGAGGTAAATTAAATGCCCAATTATTAAATTCTGGTTGCCAAGGCGAACCATAAATTACTAATTGTTGATCTTCTTCATCAAAAAGATCCAACCTTTCGTCTTGAAGATATTCTATGGTTTTATATCCAGTAAGTAATCCTTTTATTTTTTCGTTCTCATCTTGAAAACCAAAGTCGTGATTACCCGCAATAAATACTTTGGTATCATAATTGTCAATACCATCAAACCACTTGAAAAAATTTTCAAGTTCAGTTATAGATCCACGACTAGATATGTCTCCGGCACACAATAAAATATCACCACTAGGTAAGAAACCATTTAGTTTGTCGTGTTTGGTGTGTGTATCCGAAATAAATGTCAATCTTTTTTTCATACCACAAATGTAATAAAAAAGATTTTAAATATCAAATAATATCAGTACTTTCTAATAATGTATAACTGAATTTATTACCGTGTATCTTAGCCGCTTTTTTACAAATTTTCATAAACACATCAAAATCTTTAACCCTTTTAAACACTTGACATCCGTGACTCCAATCGTCAACCCATGTGGAATCTTGACCGGCCTTGTGTATGTTAATACCAAACATACCAGTGTCTGTAACTTTTTCATCATATGTCATATCCTTGTTAGCATCACGAAATACAGTCACGTTATCTAATCTTTGACATAATGCGTCATATTTACCTTGATGTTTATCAATCATCCAAACACCTCTGTATTGATTTGGTACTAATCTAGCAACGCCATTTTTATTTGTAAATTTTTCAACACCTTTTTTACCTGGATCTGTAGTTGCGTTCCAACAATAAAATTCCCAAAAACCTTTCTCATTTTTAAACGATATTGTAATGAAATCGTCAAATACATTTGTTACTTTATCAGCAACAGTTGATGTGTTATTTCTTATTCCAACAATGTTTACATCATAAGTTTTATTTGAAGCGTCTTCAAACCACTTATATCCTTTGGCTTTAACTGCCGTTTCAATTTGTTCTCTACTATAACTCATAATTCTTTATTTATAAATATTTATAACTAAAGAAATATTATGGAAATTAAAATTGGTTCAAAAGGTGATGATGTAAAAAAAATCCAAAAAAAATTAGGACTAGTTGCTGACGGTAGTTTTGGTTCAAAAACTGAAAGTGCTATTAAGTCTTGGCAAAAAGAAAACGGACTAAAAGATGACGGTGTTGTTGGTAGTATAACGTGGAACAAAATGTTTCCGATTGTAATTAAAGAAGATGTAGTAATCAAACCAGTAACAGGACTAAACATTGAGAAACTAAAGGGTCATATCCCTGATGTTGTATTAAACCAAATACCAGAAGCCGCTAATAAATTTAATATCACAACAAATCTCAGACTTGCTCACTTTTTATCACAATGTGCCCACGAGTCAGGTAATTTTAAAGTAGTATCAGAAAATTTAAATTATTCTGTTGACGGATTAAAAAGAACGTTTGGTAAATACTTTCCTGGTAACTTGGCTGAATCATATGCTAAACAACCAGAAAAGATTGCGTCAAGGGTTTATGCTAACCGTATGGATAACGGAGATGAAGTATCTAAAGAGGGATATAAATTTCGTGGGCGAGGTTACCTACAAGCGACCGGTAAGTCCAATTATAAAAAATTTTCTGACTTTATTGGTGAAGATTGTGTTGCTAATCCAGATCTTGTTGCAACAAAATACCCTTTGGCTTCCGCTGGGTTTTTCTTTGAGTCAAACAAACTTTGGTCAATATGTGATCTTGGTTCAACAGATGAGGTTGTTAAAAAACTTACTAAACGTATCAATGGTGGTGAAAATGGTATTGACGATAGATTAGAAAAGTTTAAAAAATATCACAATTTGTTAGTTGGATAATATTTATTGATATGAAAAAAATTATAAAAAGAATATTATTGGAATATATTGAAAAAACACCTTTTGAAGAATTGGAGTCCTTTGTTGAAGAAGGTATTGATTTAACTGGTTATGATGAATACGAAAATTCAAGTGATAAATTTGGTTCGTTATATAATATATTCCAAAGTGAGTACGGTTGGGCGATTAACAGAATGGGTGAGAAAAAAGCAATAATAGAATGGCTTCAAGGGCTACCTAGTGTTGTTGATTTACCATTCTATTATTTTGATATTATTAACCTATTATACGCAATTGGTTTTAACGAAGTTAAAGATGAAGATATGGATGAAGATGTTGTCGCGGATATGTATTACGACCTAATATCTGATATAATCATCAAAAACAAATAATTTAAGATTTAAAAACTTCTTTAGCGTAATATTCTTCAAATCCTTCCAAATAATTGGTTATTGACTTATCTTTTTCAAGACCAATAATATTGTCAATTAAACCAATCTCTTTTGATTCATCTGAGTTAAACCAACAGTCTCGTCTAGACAATTCATATATTTCATCAAAAGTTTTTCCAGAGTTTTCGGCCAAAATTTTAAATAACATATAATTGTATTTTTCGGCCTCTAATTGATTAATTCTTGTATCTTGTATGTTACCACTTGTTCCGTGACTAACAAAGTGTGTCATAACTTTGGATGATAATAACGAACTTCGTTTTCCCTTTGTCCCAGATGATAATAATATTGATCCCATTGACGCACACATTCCGAGGTTTGTCGTTGCAACATCCGAATTAATATAATTCATTACATCACGAATTCCCAATCCAACCATAACGGATCCACCACCAGTGTTAAGATATAAATTAATGTCCTTTTTATCTGTTGTGTCCAAAAATATTAATTGTGCTTGTATAATGTCTCCCATTTTTGAATCAACGGTACCTGATGCCCAAACAATCCTATCCAAGATTAATCTTGAGAAAATATCCATCTGTGTTGCTCGTAATTCACGTTCTTCCAAAATGTATGGTGTCAATGAGTTCTCAATATGTTTTTGATAATAATCCATCGTTAATGATGAAATTCCTTCGCTCTTTGCAAAACTTTTAAATTCTTTTCCGTAATTCATATATTTAATTTAACTTATAATCTTTATTTCACTTTCTGTTTCAATAACCACTCTTGCTCCACAACTAAGAATTGGTTTTTTATCCCCACTCCCACAATACTTTATTTTACTTGGTCCAAGTATTTCTACTTCATTACAATAGGTGTTCTTCCTACCTTGTTTAATGGTTATAACAGGAAGATCAGTATCTTTGGTTTTGTTAGATCTAACGTGGTGCTGGTTTACGTGAATCCTTGTTTTCATATTAATCAGTTTTTGTAAAAACTATTTTACTTTATTATTCGGATTTAAGTTCTTCACCAACCAAATAACTTGGTTCACGTCTTTTGTTCTCAACGGTTTCAAACACACCTCTTATTAAAACGTGTCTAGTTCCTTTGGTCCTATACTCTTCAGGATTATCTAACACATCATCCAATAATTTGTGAATATCGTTTCTTAATGTTTTTTCATCATTAGATCCTCTTAAATCTTGAGCCATTTCTGGTGACCAAGTTAATAAAATATGTTTTCTTGGTTCAAATGTCATTGGGTCATATATTGTTCGTGATATTGATGCCCCATTTTTAACCGGTTCAAACGCCTTTATTGGATCATACATTTCGGGTGTTAGAGATATTGAATACAAATAACACTTACCTTTGAGTTTCATTCCTTCTCCATACTTAAAACTTTGTACCAATACTGGTTTACCATCTTCCAATACAAATGTTGGAATATGTACTATTTCCAAATCCTCACATTCTGAAAACACGTCAAGTTTTAATAGTTCATCTTTAACTTCTTCAAGTACTTTTGAATTTAAGATTGGAACAATACCTTTAAGGTAATCAATCGTTGATTCCTCATTTTTTTGGTTTAACGCAGTTTTTTCATCACAAAGTTTTGTAACAAATTCTTCTAATTTCATTTCTTTATTTTACTTGTTTATTTTTTTTTAAATTATCTATATATCCTTCAATAAGAACAATCTTTCTTCTAATTCCAATCTTATCCATATCGGCCAACATTCTCAAATAGTCATTCAAATCATCAAGTTGGTTAAACTCTTCTTTTAAAAGTTTACCGGCTTCACTTCCCATTAATTCTGCTATATTGGGTTTGTTTGAGTTGTCTACCACTTTGAGGTCGTCCCATTGTTTAATAATATCCGGAAATGTATTTTTAAGTGCGTTTAATTTTCTCATATATTCTCAATAAAAAATACGACCGAATTACCAGAATTGTCCTTAAATTCTTTTCTTGTTAACTTCCTTTGCATATCATCATTTAAAATTGGACTTTGTTTTATCCCAAAATCAACACATTCATAATTGTAAACATCTTTAACCTTTGTTGGTTCGTTATCACCAAACTGAATCATTAGTCTACCAGTTAATTTTTTTTCCATAATCAATAATTTTTAATTAATATTTCTTTTGTTATTTTGTCACCCTTTCTTGAAACTTTATTGTAATCAAAATCTAACTCAACCAAATTATAACCATCTGAAATTAACTTGTCAAGTAACACACAAGATTTACCATCGTGGATTAATGTTCCTGACACAACAAATGATAAGCCATTTTTATCATTATCAACTAACCAGTCATACAGTTTAAGATCATCATCTTTTTTCCAAAAAGCGTTATATCCTGCTTCCGTATTTGAATATGGTGGATCAACATATAACATATGATTTTCATTAAAGTTCAAATTTTCAAAATGTGTTGATGAATATTCAATCTTGTTCTTATATTCCCTAATGTGGTTAATGAAATTATTAACTTTTTTATCTGTATTTTGATTCCAACCTCTATTCCCGTACGTCTGATTAAACTTAAATTTTTGATTAAACCTCATCATATTATTAGTACAACTCAACATTAATGCCCATAGTTTTTCTGGTGTCGGCATTTCATTATAATCAGTCCTTAAAATTGAATAACCTTCTGGGTTTTCTTTACCTGGACATAATCCCTTTGTTAACTCAATAATATTATCGTCAACCATTAAACCACAATGAATTCCAATCAAGTCGGAAATAATATCGTTGATTATAATTTTCTCGTATTTGCCCAAAACATTGGTATATACGGATCCACCACCACAAAACACATCAACAAAATTTGATTTATTATAATTAAAGTGGGGTAATATCTGATCCAGTAATTTATACTTGGATCCTGTGTAATTAAAGGGGGTTTCAATCATTATTCAAAATCTGTTATTAATATTAATAATACCATTGTTGCCGCAAAAAGTCCAATGGCTAAACTCAAGGTTTCTTCTATCATTTCAAATTTTCTTTAATGTGATCGTCATAAGGTTTATTAACTTTGTCCAAAGCATCTGCTATCATTCTTAATTCATACGAACCCCAACAACCACTATCATTATTTGACCAAAAATAATAATACCCGTCAACATCCATTGAGAACGCACCTAGACATTTCATATTCTGTTTGAAATAAACCAAATATCTGTTTTTACCATCTGGTTTTAATGTTAAGTGTTCCGTTTCAATATCTATAAACATAGTTTCAATCCCTGTAAATTTTGGTAAAAACACATTTGTTACCCAATCATTATATGATAGATCGTCAGATGTTTTATGATTATCTTTAAGATAATTTTTATATTGTGTTGTTAATGTTGCCATAACTTAATTTTTTAAAATTTTAATCTAATCTATTTAATATGTCAGTCATACGTAAATACATCTCAACTATAACAGGTGCTGACATCATAGATATGAGAAAATTATTAACGTAAGAGTAGACAGTAATTACACTACCTATTGTGATATTTTTTGTGGTGGTAACTAATAATATGATTGATAATAAAAGAAATAGATATTTAATACTATTTACTAGAAACCAATTTTTACCTTGTATTGTTGAGTCATAAATTTCAATACGTCTTTTTCTCTTAAAAAATGTTTCTGAACTTGAATATCCACCTTCTATAGACTTAGATTTTTTTTCATGTTGATTATTTCTTACAATGATTACTTGTTTTATTTTTTTGTATAGTATAAATACTGCTCCTATAATAAAGACTGTTGAAATACTAACTAACAATCCCACTTTCCAGTTTTCTGTATATATAAAAACTAGTGAACCAATAATCGTAACAATTGTTGCGATATAATAATGAACGTGTCCTTCCAACACACCAACAACATCATGCGCCATATCGGTTCTAGCAATTTTAGTTGAAACATCCACGTTAGTCTTTTCAAGAAAAGGTAATACTATACCGTTATAAATTTTACTGTATATTTTTGTATCATATACCATTCTTTTATATATGAAAAAATTGGATATACAATACGACAAACCTAATAGACATATCCAATACCAATTACCAGAAATCAATCCGTCAATACTTTTACCAAGTAAAAACGGTGTTGATAGTATAGATAGTTCGGCAAGTAGCATAAATAAGTATACCCATGTTAGTTCTCGCTTATACTGTTTAAATATTGTAATAAATTTAGTCATAATTTAATTTGAAAGCGGAAAATAAATTTTTGGGTGTGACTTATAGTTTTCCAAAACAAAATCATCAACTGTTAAATGTGATAACAATGATAAATCCTCACCTAATGATTTATAAAACTCATCAGTTTTCATATGTTTTAGGGTTGGTAGTGGATAAGGTTCTCTTGTTAATTGTTCTTTAACACCATCAATTTGATTTAGATAGATATGACAATCACCCATATTTGTAATCAATTCGTCAGGAACCATATTAACGGTTTTTGCAATGATTTCTAATAACAATCCGTAAGATGCTAAATTAAATGGGGTTCCTAATGGTACGTCCTGGCTTCTGCAATTATACATTAATGAGATTGCTCGTTTAGGAATATTAATAGAATCATAATATTCCATAACATTTCCTATACCATCATAACATAATAACCCTTTGTAATTTTTTAAAAGATTATACCTTTCTTTCTCACTCAACTCTCTTGTATAAACTTGAAATCCATAATGACAAGGTGGAAGGACTTGATGTGGTAAATCTGCGGGATTCCACGCTGACACAAGTAACCTACGTGAATCTGGGTTTGTTTTAAGGTCGTTGATTAGGTTTGCAATTTGATCTATTTTCTCCCAATTAATTACTCTTACCCCATCTTCATCTTTCTCGCCAATCATACCATTTTTTCCTCTCCAACTTCTCCACTGCTTACCGTAAATTAATCCCATATCAAACATTGAATCGTTAAAATGGTGGTTACCATCTTTTACTTTTTGTTTAACTTCTTCTATTGTATATGGTTCTGAACAAGTAGTTTTGTAATTTTTTTCCCAATCACCATCCCAGATTTTACAATTGTTTTCCCATAAAAACCTAATATCTGAACTACCACGTAAGAACCATAACAATTCGGTTACCATTGTCTTAAATACCATTTTTTTGGTAGTAATGGCTGGAAACCCATCTTTCATATTGTGACGTATTTGTCTTCCGAATACTGAAAGTGTTCCACCATTTCTAGTTTCTTTTTTTGTACCATTCTCTAAAATATCCTGTAATAAATCTGTGTATTGTTTATCTAAATTGTTGTTCATATTGTTTTATATTAGTTTAAAAATGTTGTATTTATAATATTTTTCAGATTCAATTATTTCTTTAATTGGAATCGGTTTATCAAAGTCCCAAACTTCCCTATTTTGGTGATAATTTCTATCCCAATAACGATGGTCCTTGTTTACTTCCATTAACAGATTAACGTTATAATCAAGAATCTCTGGGTTATAATTTAATAACTTCTCTATTGATTTATCAATTATTCTTTTTAATTCAACATTTAAATCACTAAAATCTGGAGTTTTTGCTATTGTTGTTTTTGATGTTGATATATCCAAATATTTTAGTTTATTTTCGTTCATTATTTTGCTGATATTAAAATCATAAGCACCGTGTGGTCTTGCGCCAATATTATTAAATAATATTTTTATAAGTTTATTTGATTCATCCCTACCAGAGTCTGTATGAACCAAAAAGGTTAATAATAACAATGTTTTTACTCGGCTAAAATCGTTATCTTCAGTTTTGTTATATTTGGTTAACAATTGATAAATAAAATATTCAAAATAATCTGATTTATTTTCAATCACTATATCAATATCGGGTTTTACTATCAGGTTTAACTCAACTGTTGATAATAGTTTTTCTAATGCGTTACTTGAATATGTTTGACTTTCCAGATTATATATGTACCAACCATTTTCATCTAGACAAACTTTAAATTCATCTTGAAGTGGGATTAGAAATGAAAATGCTTGTTGGTAAATTGGTGCTAAAATGTAATATGTATTTTCTTTATATATTGAATATTCAATATTAAGTTCACCTCTATAATCAAATTTACCTTCCTGGTGATTTTCATCTTTATCTAAATAATAAGAACCAAAACATTCATCATTAAACCCAAGTTCTTTTAATCTAACGGCAATATTATATGGTACAAATTCTTTTTCCATTTTACTAATTTTTGTTTTGCAAATATATGAATATTATTTTAATTATCTAAATCATCAACAGAAAATAATGATATATCCAATTCTTCGTCAGTCAATATATTAAAAAAGTTTTGAATTTGGTGAACATAATCAATTTTAATTAAATTACCATAAATCTCAGCATTTAAAAATTGATATTCTGGAAATTCCTCATCAGCCCAATTAATTCCAACAAACTCAATATTATATAACCTTGGATGTCTCCAATATAACAAATCATAACCACATTGTTCAAAACCTAAATTTAATAGATAATCTCTATTTAATCTAATCGGTTTGAAAACTTTAATATCTGGATTATAAGAATTTTGATAATTACCTTCTGAAATAACTCTTAAATCGTATATATCAAGTATATGATATTCATCGGTCAAAACTGTTTTAACTAAATTACCAAATCTTAAATCTTTAACGTTTAAACCTTCCATATCTATTTTAACTTTGTTTTATCACTATAATGTATTCCACAACTTTTACAAATTAAGTATTCATCTGTCACCCAGGAAGAATACCCTGAACCGATAATACCATTATTATTTATTTTAATATGATGAATTTTATCGGTTGACTTACAAAGTGGACATTCAATTTTGTTAATTCGTTCCCTTTCTAATTCTTCCTCTTTTCTTTTGACTTCTTCTTCATCTTCTTTTCTTTTAATTGAATCACCCCAAAATTTTGAAAAATCAATAGGTTCACCGTATATACCATCAAACTTAACTCTTTTACTCATAACTTTCTGTTTTTATTCCGTTATATTCAAGTGTGGTTAATTTTGATGGAATCTCTTCATCATCAAAATCTTGTTCATCTATTTTTTCACCTTTTGTTAGAATAACAATTCTGTTTTGGTTGAATAACTCCTCTCTTTCAGAGTAACTTAAACTCCTCTCCTCAATCTTTAATCCCCACTTTTCAGAGAATGTTTTATCGGAAGTACATAAACCAACAAACATTTCTTTGTTGGGTTTACGATAGGTTTTTTTACCATCCATTCGTGCAACTAAAAGACACATCCCAATAGAATTATCCTTTTCATATTCCTTTGAATAATTCTCATAAGCATCATTCAATAATTCTTGTTGTTCTTTATTCATCTGTTCCTAAGTTTTTTAATCCTTCAATAACTTCCTTATTAAACTCTAAGGCAAAATCTCTTTCTATCATGTTAATAAGTGCTTGTTCAGCATCTAGTTTACCTTCAACAGTTGCCATTTCAACACAATCATCATCCGTTTTCTCACTCCAAAACATCATATTTTTGAGTAAATCATTTCCATCAATTTTAATATTCATAATTTTCTATTGTTTCGTTGTTATATGTTATTGTGATTAGTTTGGTTGGGATATTTTCACTTTCCATCCATTTTAATATAGGTTTTTGTATATGTTCGGGATAGTTACCATTTTCATCTGAATACTTTAATGGGTTTTTATTTGTATTTTCTTTACAAAGTTCATATCTCTCTTCCAAACTCAACTCTCGTTCCTCAATCTTTAATCCCCACTTTTCAGAGAATTCTTTATTTGTTCTAATCTCAAACAAAAACAATTCTTTTGATGGTACATCGTCATAACCTACATACTTGGTTGTGTATTTGTCATACACCTCATCAATAATCTCGTTGTATTTTTCTTTATTCATCATCTTTTAAAATATGTTTTAAATTTAATCCAGACTATTTCTGGATAGTAACATAACCACCAAAAAAATATGTAAATTTTTTTCATCAGTCAATTATTTTAAATAAAATTAACGTTTAACCTTGTCTTTAATGTGGTTACCAAATAATCAAGATTATCCTTAACAATTGGGTTGGTTTTAAAAGACTTACCAATAACTAATAAAGTTCTAATCATTCCATTATCTTCTTCATCAATATTATTCACATAACCTTTTAAATAATCATTAAACTCATTTAATCTTTCATCAAGTGATTTATCACTCTCAAAAATTTTTCTTACATCATCGTGAGCCTTTTCATATCTCAACATATTATCAGTTTTTTCCATATTATTTTTTTAATTGATTTACAACATCATTTAATCTTTCAGATATTAATTTAACCGCATAATCTTTACAGTAATCTAAATTAAAATCATCATACGCTGGTGAACCATTTATACCTGAATATAACCCTTTGTTAGGTTGTCTTTGGAAATAATTAAACTCAATTGTGCATGATTTATTTGGTTCAATAACATAATTAGTTTCTGGCCAAAATATTTTACCTTTTCTGTCGTGATAATGTAGTTTTATTATTGGACTTTCCACCTTTGGATTCCATATTGAATTTGGGAAATTAATCCATAATTCACAAATAATGTGTTCTGTTTTCCCATCAGTACTTTCTGTATGGTATGTCGTTCTCCAATCCATATTATTTATTTCACCCATAACTACCAATTTTCTATTTCTGTTAAATCCAATTCTCTGTCCGCTAATTCACTATAAACGGAAACAGACATACCAATACCATTTGGTTTAAATATGAAGTCATAATCACCATATTCACCAAATACAGCCTTAATATGACCCTTCCATTCATCCAACTTATTTTGTTGTGATTCACTTAAAGAAAATGCCGTTTTATGTCTTTCATAATCTTGACCATACATTGAGTTTTTTTGCCAAGCCTTAAACGCAGCATAATACCAATCTGGTCCATCTTCAAAGTTGAACCCATCAATTTCAGCGTGTGTATTCATTGTTAACCACCCTGACCAATTTAATAACCAATTTTCCATATGTTTTAAATTAAATGTATATTACTTGTTATTCCTATTTGTTTATTTATCTTCTTTGTCATCATAAAAAATTTGATCATATAACTTATCCCAAATCTCATCAACTTGTTCCTTATATTTTTCATCACCATCAATTAATTCAAGTAATTTGTGATACATCAAATATCCGAATTTTAATTCGGCAAGATATGTTTGACAATAATGACCATCTGGATGTTGTTTACACGATGTTGCTGGGCAGCATCCATCTTCACCACAGGATCCACATACTGGACAATACGGATCATAATTATTTTCTTCCATCATAATTCCCAAATTGATTTTCTTTTTTTCTTTGGAAATTTATAACTTAACCAAAGTAATAATTTTTGTAGTTTTCTTTTCATTACTTCCAAAATAATTGAATCAACAATATTAACAAGGCTAAAAACAGACAAACGTAAGTTTTAGTTGTTAGTGGTTCACTAAAGACTAACCAACTCAATATGGTAAACACAATTGCACCAATACTAAAACCAAACAATCTTGATGGCCACATTTCACCATTAAAAGCAATTATCATATTTTTTACCGAAAACATAAACAACATTGATATCGGAATCCCAACTAAAACTGTTAACCAGTAGTTTTCTTTTACCCATTCAAATTTCATTTGACCTTGTAATTGAAAAAACGTTAGTATTTGTGCTAAAACCCCGAATATTATTCCGATCAATAAATTATTTATGTTTGTCATCTTTTAAATCTGTTGTAAATGTCAATCAGTTTTTGTCGGATTGACTTTGTTTTTTTCTTTAACGGAAATCGTCCGTGATTACCCATACTGTCGTAATCAGTACATTCAATTATTTTCATATTTATTTTTTAAATATTCAATGTACTTATCTTGTTTTCTACCATTAACGAAAAACCAACCGATATTCAATTCAAACCATTTAATTATTTTATATTTCATCTTCATTAATTTTAAATTTTTCTTGAAATGTTGTACTTGTATGCCACGTATCTATAAATTCATCTAACGTTAATATTCTAACTTTATTTTGGTTTGGATCATCCACCAAAAAATCATAATCAGGTTCTTCAATTGTTTTGCAAAATTCACGATATTTCTCATATCTTTCTTCAAAAGATTCAATTACGATAGTTACTGGTTCTGGAAATAACATATTCATCCCAATTCCTAAATTCATTTTAATTACTTTTTCCATCTTTATTTATTTTATATTATTTACAGTTCTAACGATTTGGGTAAAAAAAGAAGCGTTGGGTTCTTTTTTTGTATTTGGATTTCTGGGTATATTTCAGAGAATGTTTTAACATCAAATCTTTTAGTGATTAAATGATAACCATTTTTGGTTGGTATAGCCGTTTTAATTTTATCACCTTCAGGTTTAAGTGTGTTAATAAATTCTGCAACCTCTTCACAAAACAACCTGTCTTTTAAATCAATATCCACAACCCAATTTTTTTCATATGTTTTAATTTGCCCAACAACAGAATCAAACAATCCTTGTTGTTTATGATTACCGTTCTGGATTTTCTGTGCCAACGCGACCATCATATTTAACGATACATCTCTATGATTTTGTTTTTGGACGTGAATGTACGCACGCGCTTTAAACATCTCACATAGTTGTTTTATCTCATCATATCTTTTTTCAAGGTATGGGATAGAATCAACACAATAAGTTTTTATTGTTCTAACTGATTGGTGATTATCTCTTTCTCCTTCGGGTTGATCTTTTTTACGTATAAAAATATATAACATATAAAAATCTCCAGGTTCAGAAAAATTTAATAAAGGTTTTATAAGTTCTATGTTATCAATCATTTAATTTGTTTTTAACTTCTTTAATCTCATTTAACACTTTTTCTATCTCTTCTTTCAAATCAGATTTATAAAGTGGATTTTTACTTATACTTACAAGAGAGGTATGTCTATAATTTAACCCTTCAAGATACCCATTCAATGCTACAATTTCAACTTCTTTGTTTGTAATCATTTTTTTACTATTTTGTAATTATTAAGTTCTAACCACATTAAAAAATTAAGTGCGTCCCAATCATCTGGATTCAATTCACCAAGAGGACCATCACCAAATTGTTCTATAAACCCAGGTAAGTAATCTTTGAGTATTTCAACACCACTATTTTCTTTTTCAGTAATTTTTGTTTCTTCCATATTATTGGTGTGTTAACCTTATCATCCTTAAATTATCACGCTTATATGTGATACGATTGTCAAGTGGTATTATAACACTATAGTGGTATTTTGAGTGATAAAGATTATCTGAAGATAGTCGTTTTCTAAAATTAGAAACTAGGTTTCTAGCCGTAATTAATTGATTATGTGTTTCACAAGAATCAATTACTTTCTCAATCCATTTTGCTACGTCTCCGTAGTGTATACTTCTTTTTTCCATATTATTTATTTTATAACAACAAAAATAACTATTATTTATTTAATATCCAAATTAATTTAGATCCCAGTAAGGTCCAAGTATAAATTTTGTGTCATTCCACCCATTTATTAACTCTTCTTTGTGTTTTTCATTAAAACCAATTAGTTCGTCATCCTTGGATCCCCAAAGTGTTACTTGATCATAATGATTTAATTTTGCGATTCTAACCATATCATTATAATGATCATCCTGTATGAATCCTTTAAGTGGTGTCAATCGTATTACACAACTTGTTAATCGTAACGTTCTACCATTATATAACACATAGTAATAGTCAATTTCATCTTCAGCAATCCCAATCAAACGTATCGCCTCAGTATCAACCAAAACAAATTGACCTTTAAGTGTTTCGTATTCCTTCGTAAATATTTCTAAATTTGTCATAATTGTTTTGTATCTTATTATGATTTAGATTCCACAATTTCAATTAATTTTTTCAAACATTCCAATTCTGCATCTTCATAGGTTCTATATATATCAGAATATTGACCTATATTATTTTCCCAACCCCACTCTTGTTCAGTTAAATCTTTTGGGTTTCCATAAAATGTGTTATAGGTAAAAACAAATTTCGGTTCTGTAGTACAATCGGTTAACACTTCGGGAAATATCTGGTATTTCTCTCTAAACCATTTAAAACATTGTGAGAATGTTGGTGCTACACAACTTTGAAAATAATGTCCTATTCCTCGGTTATCTGAAAAGTCATACGATAATTGACCCTCTTTAGTGTAACATCCAAAACAAGGTTCATCAAATCCTAATTCTTTAAGTTTAACTGCCAACTCATAAGGTACAAATTCTTTTTCCATTTTATTATTATTTAAATGTTTCTTCCCAATGTGTTTCAAATGTTTGCCAATTTTCTTCAGCAATCCCTTTACCTTCAAATCTACCCGCTTGGTGTGCAATGTCCCAGGTTTCATTGTGTTGCTCTTTCTCCTTTGGTAAATACTGACCTGCGATATTAATTAGATGTTTAATCATTCTAATTTTATCTTCATTTCCAATTTGGGTAGACACTTCAAGTTCTTTTTGAAATTCATTTATCATTACTTCTACTGCTGTCATCTTATTCTGATTTAATTATTTCCCAATAGATAGCATGTTTTGCTATTGAAATGTGGGTTATACCCCATCTATAAGGTCTCTGTTTCCAGAATTTATTCTTGTTTTTAACAAAATACACATCTGACTTATATCTCCGATACGCTACTTTTATACGTTGGAATATATTATTATTTTTTTCTCCTTGTTCTTGTATCATCTTATTATGATTTATTTGATTGTGGGATATCATCATCCAATTGAAGATTTCTTGGGTTAGTTAAACTAGGTTTTGTAAAGTCATCATCACTATGAATAATGTGCCAATTTTTATTATCTAATGACATTTCAAATCCACCATCTCTCATACAAAGGTATAGACATTTACCTTCATTGGTTTTTAATATTATTGTGTTATATACTTCTTTCAAGAAGATAACATCGTCATTTGTTTCTATTTTCATTTGTTTATATTTTATACAAATGTACAACATTTTTTTTAAAAAAACAAACCCCCCAAGATATTTTTTTACCTGGGGGGATTCTTTATATATTAATATAAAACTTTATTGTTTTATATTTAGAAATGTCCCAGATCCACCAGCAACTGTTGTTGGTAATTTTCCGTCCCATTTTTCAACTTTCTTATATTCAACATAAAGTGATGTTAATTTTTGTTGTGTAAGATCCATTGCTTTTGCCTTTGCGGATGCGTTGATTACTGTTTCAGCACTATCAGCCCTTGCTACCGCGATTTTTCTTTTACCATCAGCAATTGCGGCTAACGCTTGTTGTTCTGACGCTTGTGCTTGTTGGATTGATTTTGTTTTGGCAATAATTGATTCTTGTAACGCCTCTGGTGGTGTAATGTTTGTTCTTAATTGTGATACATTGAACCACTTAGAAAGTCTTGCGTTACATTCAACTACAATTGCTGCTTCAAACGCTTGTCTGTGATTAAATATACTATCAACTTCCCATTTATTGGCCTCATCATTAACGGCACCAACGATTGCATTTTTAAGCCAAAACTGTTCAATATCTGTGATTGGTTTCCTTAAATTCACAAACATATCTCCAATAGCATTTTCTTTTAATGAATAATTAAATGTTGGTTTAATTGTTGCTGAGAATCCACCTTTTAATATAACAATTTGATCATCGTATTCAATGTGTTGTTGATAAATTGGAAACTCTAAAATCTGTTCTGTCCAGGTGTTATAAACTACCCAACCAGTTTTGTATTGATAACTTGATACTCCTCTTTGGTTACCTACTAAGTTAACTTTTAACCCTTTGTTTCCAGCATCAATTTTTTCAATCGCGAATGGTTGTACCATACCAATCAACATTGTTAATAATAAAACTGATAATGGTTTAACCACCCAGGATGGTTTGAATTCTTCTGAATTACCATAACGTGATTCAACAATTTCAAACATTTGTTCTCGTGTTGTGTAAGCAATAACTCCAGCAATTGCTAATCCTAAAATAAAAATTAATAGTCCAATCATTTTTCTTTTTTTTTAATTGTTTTTAAATAAATTTACTGTTTCGTATATTGTAAAAATAAAAATCCCAACCAATCCAACGAAACTTAACAATTGGAGGAATCCGTTTAATTCTCTGCTGATAATATATTCAGCGAACATTGACGTGATTGTTATAAATCCACACCACATCAAAAATAATTTAAAATACTTCATATCTTTTTTTGGTAAAATTAATCATTTATTTTTAAATAATCAAATTATTTGTTAGGTTATTTTAATTAATTTACCATCCTGGAACTCCCCAAAAAATTCGTACCAGACATCATTAACAAATGAATAAAACATAATTGATCCAGTGTGTTCATATTTCTCAAACCTTTCGTTAATTTTTCGGTACATTCCAATAAAACTAAGTCTGGAGTCATTTGGGTATGGTCTTTCGTTTTCAGGTGTTAATTCTGTTTCATACCTTTGTACAAGTAATTCACCATCTTTAATTGTCAATCTATCAAGAACACATTCTAATGATTTTGTTTGCCACTCAATATCATTTGGAAAATCCTTTAAAATATCATCCGATAACGGTAATATTTCTTTATCAAAATATAAACTATCAAACATTCCCATAACTCTTATTTTCCGAAATTTCCGTTGAATAATGTTTTCATTCTATTCATTAATTCAACTTGTCTTTTTTGTAATTCTACTACTTTATTTTTTTCGGATTCATTTAAATCATAACTATTTGCTTTGATGTCCGAAATTTGATTTGTAATTAATCTATGTTCATTTAATAATGTTTCATAAATAACTTGTTTGTTTGTCATTTTACAATCCTATTTTTTAATGTGTTTATCAGCCCTTGGACTTCTTGAAAATCATAAAATCTAATAATGGGATCCGTATTGAAAATTTCTACGTACCACTCATCATCTTTGATTTCATCATTAGTTGTTGTTATAAATGTTATTCCATCAACAACATCTAAGGCGTAGTAATAAGCATCATCTTCATCGTGTTCTCTTATTTCCTCACTTAAAAAACCTAAAGTTATTAACTCTCTTTCAGTCATAATTATTTTGTTTCAATAATGTTATATGTTCCTTCCATTACACCCCAAGATGATTCTTCCTGGAATTGATATGTTTCCGCAACGTCGTTTGAGTTCATTGGTCGTGTTAAATACCAAACTTGAGTTTCTTTCCAGGTTACATTAACTAATTTACGACCCTTTGGTAGTTTAATGTTTCCTTCTCCCCCCCATTGTTTTACTCTTTCATTTTCCGTACAAGATGTTACCATAATGCCCATTAGAATTGTTAAAAATAGTTTTTTCATATTAATTAACTTTTATTTTATTGTAATAACTTATAGTTTGATTCCATATCCCACATTTATTACCATAGTAATTATAAACAGACTCCCAAAAAAGAAAATCTTTTTGATTAACACCTGGTTGGTTGTGAGTTGGCCATTTACACACTTCTAAACATTTATGATGTGCAATTACATTACCAGTATCAATTCTACCAAAAACTGGTTTACTAGCGATTAATCGTAATTTACCATTATTATCTATTTGTTCTCCAACTAACATCCCTATAAAATTATATTCTTTACACTCAAGATATTTTATATATATATTTTCGTGTAAGATGGTATCATCATCTAAAAAACAAAAATACCCAGTTTTAATTTTTTCTAATACAAAATTTCTTTTTGAGGTTGTATCCGAATCTTCACAATCAACATTATATAATTTGATTTGTTTGTCGTTTTTTAGAAAATCATATTCTGGATCAGGAACTTTAGATGATTTAGAAATATGCCAAATAATATCATCATTTTTAAATATTGATGCGTAAACTTTTGGTAAATTAGTAGGACGATATAAAGGTGTTATTATATGTAACATTTTAAAGTTATTTAATAGTTTTAATTTATATTGACAAATATATAACTTTTTTTTTAATTAGACAAGTTTTACTATGATTTTTCCAAAATTTAACAAATCATCATTACATTCCATATTATAATCCTTTATACAGTTCTTAACTATGAATTTCATTTGTTCACTAATCCCTGTTATAATTTCAACCTCTTTTTCTTTTTTCTGGATATTATCCCAAAGAAAAACATCAACAACTCTTTGTACTTCAGAATGTTTAATCCCGTGTAGATCCAGTGTTTTCATTATTTATTATTGTTGTAAAGATATTATTATCTGGATCATACTTACCTAAGTTATATGTTGTGTAAGTCCCGTCTAAATTATCAATCCTCAACATTAAAAAATCTAATTCAGACTTATATATTTTTTCAATTACACCATTTCCTTTAGGTGTTGTTATCATTAATAGTTTATTCATTGTCATAAAACATTTTTTCATTATCTTCTGTGTGCCATTTGTCAAAACCCTCGCAATTATACCAATCTTTATTTACCAAATAATCAGGTCTTTCTGGAAATGGTTTTGTAACAAACGATGGTTCTGACCATTTAATTCTATTGTTCGGTTGAAGTGCGATTTGTCCGTTATCAAGTAAAATAATATGGTGTGACTTATGTTCCATAGGATCTTCCGCTAATGACAAATCTGTATTAAGATCATTTGAACCCCAATTTATTGTTGCGTAATAACTTCCGGTGTACCATTTTTTATCTTTCATATACACCTCAACTTTGGTATCATAGACATAAGACAAATGTGTTAATGTAAAATTATATGAGAAACAATTCCATAACTGTAAATAATGAAATGGTAAATCTGGATTTGGTGTTTGTGGTTCCGTTAATAACGCATGTGATGGTAATTTGTCTCGCATTACACCATTTTCTAAAAGAACCTGGAATAATGCTGCTTGTCCTGGCATACATCTTACAGATATTATGACACCAGGTGTAAATTCACCGTGACCCTTTTTATTTTGGTAAAGATATTCATTCCTAAGCCAAACTTTGAGTGGGAAAAAATTATGTTCAATATATCCCATTAGTTTTTGTTTTTAAATCTACGATATAATTCGTAGGTAATCATTAGTGTGATTATTATTGTTGAGGTTACAATTAATATTGATTCTAAAATCATATATTGTATGTTATCTCACTACCATTTATTTCAACTTCAAATTCATTGGAATTTTCTATAATTTTATCTATCTGTTCTGTTGTCAATTTAACGTTGTCTGGATTTAAAAAAACTTTATACGCTTGTGTTGATTTTAATTTAGATTGAGTGATTAACATTATTACTTGATTTGTTGAACACTCAACGATACTAGGGTATTGTCCTCCAACAGTAACAATCGCTTTATCACCGAGTTCAATCGGATCTAATGATACCATATATGGTGATTCATCAACCATAAATAATTTTAATTTTTTTACCATTTTATATTGTCTTATTTTTTATTATGATAAGTAACTATATTTTTAATTGAAGTTAACCTTTAACTATTTAAAAATTTTATAATCTTATCCTTAATTCCTGATTGTTTTATTCCCTCATTATGTGGTCGTTGACAGTGAACAAAATTTGTTAAACCCCAACCATCTTGTATTCCCATATCTAAATCATCTACTGCTACCCAGTGTGTTACTTCTGGGTGTTCTTTTAACCAATGTAGGATTTCAATATGTCGTTCAATTTCTATACGATCAAAATACGGTAAAATAAAATCTTTTGGTAATAATTGTTTAACCGCTAAGTCAGTAAAGAATGGTGTTAAATCAATTGGTTTTTTAATTCCTCGGATTTCATACATTTCTTGTATTTGTTCCAAAGTACCGTGTCTCTTCCAGTCAGATGACATCACAATATCACAACCAGTTTCCTTAATAATCTCATTTAAAACTTTAACCGCTTTAGTATCAAAATCATCCATTCTAATATCCATTGGTGTTTGGGGATTAGAATCAAATCCTTTTTTCTTAAATCTACCACCCCAATTGTTGGAAAGGCATATTACACCGTCGTTATCCAAAAATAAAATCGCTTTCTTCATATAACTAAATTTAGTAAAAGAAAATTAAATATCAAAATTTTTAGTTAGTTTTTCATCAAATTTAACATTATGTCTAAATTCAAATTCATCCACTAATCGTTCTGTTGAAATATTATGTCTTGTTAATAATATGTACGCACCTATGTCGGCATCCATTTCGTCTTTCTCGGATCTTGGTCCATCGTGATTTAAAAGTAAGTGACTAATTTCGTGAGCCTCAATAAACCTTAAATCGTCCATTGTTAAATCGTTAGAATTTAAAAATATTTCACCATTAATAATTATTAATTCTTGGTTTGGTACATAAAAACCATAACCATACTCATTGAATATCGTTATAAGATTTTCGTAATTTTCATTATTTTTAAATATAACTAAAATCTTAATCTTAGGTTTAAATATACTTGAGTAGGTTATTAACCCATCATCAATATCTTGTAGTAGGTTATATTGTTCTTCGGTTATTATGATCTTCATAAAAATAAATATATTAAATTGTTGATATCATCCAATGTTTACTAAAAGTTGGAAGGGGGTGTTGGTATGACTCCCCTTAAATTGTAGACCTCATCCAACTATATTGCTGATTTTCAAAAAGTTGAATATATGGTGTGACTCCCCTTAAATTGTAGACCTCATCCAACCATCTCTGTGTAAGTTCTTGTGTTTCAGAGTAGTTAAGTCCAAAATTGTCTTCTAAAACTGACCAAATTTCATCATAATTGATATGAACATAATCATTTTTTCTATTGTAAATTATAAAATTATGTCCTTTTTTATAACGATATAACGTCCAATCTTCACGTTCTTCACTCTGAACCGATTCCAAATCATTAAATAAATTTAAGAAATCCATTGGTTCTTTAATATCAAAGATCTCAAATGTTTTATCCAAGGATCCGACAACTCTTATCGTTGATTTAAATCCAACATTTTTGATTAAATCCTTTAATTTTTCTTTTATTTTGTCTTCCATATTATTAACCAATAATACCAACTAAATCATCCAGATGATGATCATTATCCATATCTGAAAATATTGGTCTTTTATCCATAATCTTAATGATTTCACCAATACTATATGGGTTTAAGTTATTACCGTCCATACCAACGTCCATTTTTTTACCTTTACCAAATTTTTTGTCTGGACTAAGGTGTACATGCCCGTGAAGTTGGATAACGCCTTTATTTAGTCCATGCCAACTTTGTAATGGATAATGACATAACACAAAATTTTTTCCTTCAATATTCACTTCCAAATAGTGATTAACACTTAAAAATCTACTCTGTATGTTTCCACGATTGTTCTGGATGTGCATATCGTGATTTCCTAATATAAGATGAATGTTTTGACATACCAATCTATCAAGAAAAATTCCAATATTATCAAATCCCCCAAATGAAACATCACCCAACATTATTAGTGTGTCGTCTTGACCAACCATATTGTTAATACCATAAACCAATCTTTCATTCATTTCATCAATTGTTCCAAAATCCCTAACTGAATCAATAGGTATTTCACCATCCTGGGTTCTCCAGTTTGTTACACCTCGTACAATATTTTTGTGTCCGTAATGTGTATCCGATGTTATGAATACTTTTCCTGTTGTTAATATTTTTTTAAAGTTCATACTTTTTATTTTTTAAGGTAAAACATCACCAGTATAATTAACACTTATTCTTGGGTAATCACTGATTCTTCTTGTTACTTCATATTCACCTTGGTTTGGTAAATCATCGTTTGGTCCTACTACTGGTATCCTATACTGTTCAGATGTCCAATTACTATTATAACGATTAGTATCCATTAAACTTCTTATTCTGTCAAGTATGATTGGATAATTAGTTGTTTCACTATTACCTTGGTGAATATTAATTATATCTGAAATAGAAACTGGTTTATTTCTGGTTTCACCATAAATTAAATCAATGGTTCTTTCATTTTTTTGTAATTCTTTTCTAATCTTTAAAAAGATTTCATCCGGAATCCAATCTATAAACATTGGACTAACCTCACTATCGTCTGCGGTCCAAGCTTGGAATTTATCATCACCGTAATCTCTTGAAAACGCAACTTTAGTATCAATTTTTTTATTAATACAATAAACTAACCTATGTGTTTTTAGATATCTATCCCAATATTTTTCTTGTGTTGTACACCATTTTGTATTTGATCCGTAAACCCTTGACGCCTCAAAACTTAAAGGTGTTAATACTAACCAGGTGTCATCTTCGTGTATTTTCAAAATTTGTTTTTCAACTTCTTTTTGTTTTTCAATATCTTCAGCAATCTTAACTTGTTCGTTTAACTCAAGAAAATTTTTATATTTACTAATGTCTTTTTCTTTTATTCTATTAGATCTTGAGTGTCTTTCAAATTCATTTAAAACTTCAATTTCATTTGAACCGAACAAAAATACTCCCAGATAACCTTTAAGTTCATCCAAATTTGGGCTATAATATTGGTTATCCCTTTTAAAGTTTTTAATTAAAAACTCGGTATACTTGTAAGTACCAGTTGGGTCCAATGATGTTATGATATCAATTAATGATACATTTAAATCCGGATGTTGTTCTTTAAGTTTGTCTAATCTATTCATAAATTTATACTAAATCTGTTTTTCATTTGTTCTATTTTGTCTTCTGGAACATTGTGTTGATTTATACCTCCGTGATAATTTTCAACTATAATAGTGAAAGTTTTGTAACCATATTCTTTTGCAAGTTCAAGGTATGGTTGGAATTCCCATTCTTGTGTAAAGGTATTTGAGACAACTATTTTATCTCTACCTGTCGCCATATTCGTTTTAACCCTATCTAAACACCAAGCGTGAGCATTTTTAATTTTACTACCATCAAAATTGTAATTACCATCAGCATCAACAAAGTATTGATCCGCCTCAATGTGTATTCCACCCAGTGTTTTAGCAAATGTTGATTTCCCTGATCCCGGACATCCTCTTACGATGTATATTGTTTTTTCCATATAGCAAATATAGATATTTTTTTTTAATTACACAACTATTTATCATTATGAAAATCGTAATAACTGAAAATCAACATAAAATGTTAATTGAAAGTGTTGTTAGTGACACAGAATTTAGGAATTTAATTAAAGGTTATGAATCAACCGTTGTTAATAGTAAGAACCAACATTACGTGTTTGATGATAAGGATCCGAAATTACCACCAAACAATAAAAAAACATTCATTCGTAAAAAATCACCTTATGGTGGTGTGTTAACAATTGGGTGGGGTCATACCGGACCATCAGTAAAACCAGGTATGATTATATCAAATAGAGAAGCCGAACAATTATTAACTGATGATATTAAAAAACACGAAGAGATTGCTAAAAAAGTTTTTCCAAAATTTGATAAATACCCAGTGTATGTTCAAAGAGCATTGGTTAATGCGACATATCGTGGTGAAGTTAAAAGTGGTTATAAATGGGTTAAAAGTTTAAATGATGATAATTGGTCTTTGGGTGCTAAACAATATCTTGAAGGTTGGAATATTGACTTTTCAAATGTTGACGACCCAAGAAAAAAAGGAACTGTTGCCGAACGAATGAAAAACAACCAAAGGGCGTTCTTAAAATATGCCGAAGAATTATCTAAACCAGTTGAACCGAAAGTTAAACAACAAAAAACTAAGACACAAAAACCTAAACCACAAATTGGTGGTGGTGGTCTTTCTCCGAGTGTCTTTAAACTATATGTTGTAAAACCAGGTGAAACATTATCTGGAATTGCTTCCAAATATGACAAATCAGTAACCGTTGATTCCATAATTAAACTAAACGATTTAAAATCAACAGAACTTAAACCTGGTCAAATTTTAAAATTAAAATAATGGGTTGTTAAATTTAATTAACAACCCATTGACTCCACCATTTCATTTTTTGGACATAGGAAAATGAAAAAACCCAATTTATTTTGTTACCAGTGCTTCAATCTTACTTCTAACCTGTTCTGTTAAAGATAATTCATTTGTGTTGGTGACAATAATACAATCAACCAAAGTTTTACTAGGTATATTAATGTAAAATGTATCACCATTATAAAATGATAAATTTTGTTTTAATTCAACACTAGTATGAATCATTTTTAAAAACAATTTAAATTGTATTTGATCAACAAATGTTTCGTTTAGTAACTCACCAAACGTTTCGTGTAATATTCTAATGTTAAATCCTGTTTTCATAGTACAAATATATAAAAAAATTATTATAAAAACAAAAATCTCAAAAAAATATTTTAATTTTTTGAGATTTTATGTTTTACCAACAGAAAGGGTGGGTGTGTGTTTTTTTGTATTTCATAAATATCTACAAAATTGTTAAAAACCAAATTAATTCAATATTTTATGATATTTATTACTATGGAACTATTAATAAATAACAATTCCTTTACTGTAAAAACAATGATTACACCCAAAGATATCCAAAATGGAATGATGGGTAAAAAATTTGATAACCAATTTAATGGTATGTTATTTATTTTAACCGATGGTGAACATTCCTTTTGGATGAAAGATTGTATCGTCAATCTTGATATTATCTTTATCAACAATAACACTATAACAAAAATACATAAAAATTGTAAACCGTGTAAAGGTAATAATTGTTTACGTTACAAAGGTTTTGGTGATATGGTTCTTGAAATAAAGGGTGGCTCTTCTGATCTATATGATATCCAAGAAAACGATATCGTTGTTATTAACGATTAGTTTCTAAGTTTTCAATATGATGTTGTAAATACCAAGCCGCTTTTTTCAGATCTTGTATTTCCTTATCTTTATCTTTTTTTCCGGCTCTTGAAATATACTTTACGGTATTTCCTAAACTAAACCCAAGATCCCAAGCGTCAATCACTTTAATCGCTTCGTATTTATTCTCTGAACCACCATAATGTTCTGGGTGGTTAACCATTTCTTTTCCTAACATATTAAGCGTTTTTTATTGATACAGACCTAAACTAATTAAAAGTGTTCTCGTTTTACGACCAAGATCTGCGTCGTTCGGGAATTCGTTTGCCAAATCCTGAATTGTTTTGTAAGTTTTTACTAAATCAATTTCTTGTTGATTATTTTTCTGTGATACAGGATTTTTGTAACCAAACTCTTTCTCTTGTCTTAATTCATTAAGTGTTCTTGTTTTCATATTATTTATTTTAATTGTTCCTTTGTTTTTTTGTAATCCTCAATTCCTTTTTTCTGTACGATGTAACTAATCAATTTTCGTTTAAATAGTGGTAATAATGTTTCTTCTAACGGGAACTCACCATTAACTGTCATTTCAACAATCGGTAGTGTTTTTTGTTTCTCACTATCAACATTACTAAACATATCAATTATTTTTGTAATAGTCAAATCCTTTTTTTCATCTGAATAAATTAAATTTATAATTAATTTATTTTCAGGGGATCCTTTTGCTGCTGGTTTTTTCTCATATTCCCAAACATATAAAACATTAGTGTTATTATTTTCATAATAAAAATAACCAGTTTTTAATGTTATATTATCAATATTTTTTTTAACTTTAACAACAACATTGTCAAATACTGTTTCCCATACAGATTTTGCAATATCAAAATATTCGTGTAATTTTGGTGTACTATATGATAAAATCTTAATAAATTCTGCATGTTCATCACTTGTCATTGGGGGTAGATCTTTAATTTTTAAATCCATAACCAATAATTCGTCATCAACAGTTTTAAATTTTTTATCCGTATATAAAATTTTCTTATCTTTAATTAACGTTTGCGCATTTGCGAGATGTAATGATAACTCAATAAATCCTGGGTATAATTCTAATTTATCTAATTTTTCACCCATTTTTTGAAAATAGGATAATAACACATACTCTTTATGTTCTTGGTCAATTGGTTTGTCAAACATCCAATCTGTCTCCATCAAAAACATTACCTTTTTTTTCCTACCCATCTCACTAATAATATTAATAATTTATAGATTAATCAATCCTCATAACAACATAATATGTGTCGTTAATATTTACTTCGTCGTAATAGTTATCATAACCATTTAATGAACCGTAATCCGCGTCACGGACTAGGTCATCCAGCATAGCATCTGTGTCTATAAATTTAACAATTGTCTCATTCTCATAACCTCTATCCTTTAACCAGTCATATGGATCGTATCTAATATCTTCTAACATAGACTCAACCTTTTCAAAAATTTCATCCTGATTAAAATCACCGTCAGGGTTTTCATTTATTTCTTCTATTTCGTACTCAATATCACTGATTTCACTCACAATCTCATCCAAACGTGTTTGATTATCGGTTTCTTGTTCTTCAAATTCCTCATCAGAATATATTATTGTTTCAACTTTTTTCCCATTTTGATATAATTCCCATTTGTCTGAAAACTCAACAACAAAAATATTATCCAAATAATCTTTAAATTTAAAATATTTTGCACTATCAATCACATCTTCAATTAATGGTGTTCTTCCTCCCTTTTCAATTAAAAATCGTTCAACTTCTAACCCTAATTTTTGTTTTTCGTAATCTTGAATTTCTTCTTCTTGTTTATAACTCAAATCTCTACTAATATTGTAATCTTCGGGGTTTTCTTCTATATACTCTCGTTCGCCATCCTCAAAAGCATCTACAACCATATCGGCATCAACATAGTGTGATATACGATCTGGTCCAAGATATTCTAATGGGTTGTCAATCCATTCTTCAAAATAAACTCTTAATGAACTATCAGCCTCTTCAGTTGTTCCAACTGCGAATTTCATATTTTCTGTTAAACACTCATATTCGTGTAAATCATAATGACGACCAGACGGGTAAAAATCATAAACATCTGATTTATCATCTGTTAATTCATTAAGTTCATCTTCTAACTCACCAATACGATCTGTAATATCATCATCTAACTCATTCCAATTTTCAAGTCCTGTGTCTAAATTTTCCTGTTCTTCTTCTAATTCTTGTATTGTTTTTCTAATTTCATTAACTCGTTCAAGTTCGTCATCCGTTAACGCAGTAATATCAGAACGATTATTCGCATATTCAAATGCCGCATGTGCCATTTCACCAACCTCATCAGTATTATTCAAGTTCCATTCATCATCTTCTCTAAGACTTTCTTGTTCACTAATTTTTGCGTTTAATATTCTTTGTTGTTTAATATTATATAGTGGTGTATTCCAATCACTAACATAACCAGTAACTTCAACACCATCTAATGATGATATATTTGAACGCGAAATGTCTAACTTTCCTAAAATTTTAAGTTTACCTAATTTTTTAATTTTTGGGTCTGTTAATTTTAAATCACCAGAAACCACTAATGTTTTATTTTTAAAAGGTGGTAATGATGGTATTGCTTCTGTTTTATAAAACACTTTTCTCATTAAGTCATAATATTGTTCTGGTGTTATTACAACCTCCTCCATTTCTTGTTCTCTAATAATATCCTTAATTAAGGTTATTAATTTTGATTCTGTTATTTTAAATGTCTTTTTCATACAATAATAAATATATAATTCTTTACAAATTAATCTATATTCCAATATTTATTAATAAATAAACACTATAAAATCAATCAATTATGGGATGTGGATGTAAAAACAAAGGAAACCAACAACAAGCGGAACAAACCGTAAAACAAACTCAAGAACAAAAAAGTGCAAGTGTACAAGAGTCAGTTAAAAAAATTGTTGAGAAATACTACAATAAAAAATAATTCCTTTGGGTAACTAAAATTTAAGGTGGTAAGTATATTTTATCACCTTTTTTATATTTATATAATATGGCACTAAATAATTTTATTGAAGAATACAATGAAGATGGTTTCGTTGGAACTGTTAAATCCGTTTTTGTTAGGTTGACAGCATTTTTAACAATGGTCGCTAGGGCGAACCGACAATCTGAGATTAACCTTGAAATGTTAGAAGGTGATGACTTTGGTGCAAATCCTGGTCTATTTGATTTTTTATCAAAAAACGGGTTTTTGGTTGATGTTGACTATGAAGGTTTTGATGATGAAATTAAAAACTACTATTTAGAATGGTGGTTAGAAAACGATGAAGATAGTGCACTTCAATATATTTGTAACAACCTTTTAACTGATGTTGAAAATAGAAGTGGTCAATATTGGTTATATTTGAGAGATAAAGATGAGTTAAGTGTTTTTTTTGAATCCTATAGTCGTGAGACATCACCTCAAGACTTAGCAAAAGCAATTTTTACTGAGGATGATTTTTTTGAACGCTTTTGGGACACAACTGATGATGTTTATCGCGATGTAATTGATGACTTAAATGATGAAAATAAATACAGATTATCACATTATATCGTTAAACAAATCGGAAATCAAGAATTATCACTTGATGAATATGATTCTGAGTTGTTTAATGAGTTTTCAGAAGAACAAGGAACTGAAGGGTTTTTTACAATTACTAGTGAAAACGTGATGGAACTTATTTCCAATGAAAAAGCAATGAATGAGTTGTTAAATGGAGATCTGGACGATCTTAAATCTGAATTATATTCAGTTCATAATAGTGCTTATAATAATGCTTATGAAAGTGAATGTTATGATTTGGTAAACGACGGTCTTTATGAATTTTTTGAGTCAAAAATTGTTGAAGAATCTTTTGAAACTGGTGGTAATACAAAATATCGTAACTATATTAGAATACGTGACTTTGGAAGTAACGTATCTGTATTTGTCAATGAAAATAAAGGTTATACTTATAACGACTCACTATTAGAACATTTTGGTTCATATGTCGGTATGATGGGTAAACTACTTGATGAGGGTACTTACGATCAGATTAGTTTTCGTATACCAGAATATGCAGATTGGGATGATATCCGAAAAAACATAAATGATTACTTTGGTGATTACATATAATAAATCATTAACTATTTAACTATCCAAATAAAATTCATATCTATTAACAAAAATAGTATATGAAAAAAATTAATAAAAATTCAAAAAGAGGTATCGTAAATCTATTTACCGATTTCATATTAACCAAAATAGATAAAAACGAGAACACGATTATTCAAATTACAGACTGTGAATCGTTTATGGTTGTTCACGGCCAAACAACATCAAAAACAATATTAGATCTTGAGGAGGTCAAATCAGAATTTTATGTTTTGTTTAAAGATGAATTAAGTAGTATTGGTATTGAGAAAATAAATACCATTGACGTTATTAGATATGACCAAGAAATCAATAACATTGAAAAAGGTTGGATCACTGTAAATAAAAACATTTTTACCGATGATGTTGACCCTATTCACGAATTATCGATAACGTCCGAATTTCCTTATGGGTATAGTCTAAACTGCGGTAGATTGATGGTGTATTATTCTCACTACATTTTTAACCATTTATATAGTTTATTAAATACCGATGAGGTGGAATTTTACTTCACTAAAGAAACTGATGATTCTGAAGATTTCAAAATAAAAATAATTTGTGACACAAAACAAAATTTAAAAGACATAACGTCATTAATTTTAGACGTGTTTTCGTTTGATTTAAAAGACTTTAAAGGTAAAATCAATGATTATAACGTTCTTGAAGATATTTTAAACCCTGTCAAAGATAAACCCTATACAAAACAAGATTTATTAGAACATATTATATTGTTTTAAAACGAAAATCCCACTACTAAGGTGGGATTTTTTTTAATCAATTATAAATGATTTAATAATCTCAAAACCTTCGTTAATGTCGTCAAAATCACGATCTGGTGCAAACAACTCTGTTAATGGTTCTTCAGTTTCTGGATCCTCAATTAACATAAATGCTGGTACATAATCATTTTCAGTAATATTAACAAACATATTATATTCTTCTTCGTATTCGTCAATATCTCTATCAACAAACTGGATATTTGATTTATCCAACATTTCTTTTAGTTCAACACAAAAAGGACAACTTTTCATTGTGAACAATACAACCGCTTTATCCATTTATCAATGTGTTTATCATATCGTTTAATTGGGTTTCTGATTGAATACCAACTTTTGTGTCAATGACCTCACCAGCATTAAACATTTTTATTGTTGGTACACTCCTAACACCTAATGACATCGCGATTTCTCTGTTTAAATCAACATCAAGTGTATACATTTGAACGTCGGTTGTATTCTCGTTTGCCACTTTTTCAAATATTGGTTTTAACATTTTGCACGGACCACACCACAATGCACCTAACTTCAGAATTATTTTCTCACCTTTATTAATTTTTTCTTGTAATTCTACACTACTAATTTCCATCTTTTAATTTCATTAAATTTTTTATGAAGAACTTTGTTTCTTCTATGTTTTTTGGCTCAAAATATATTGTTATTTTATATTCCGAATCACGAATATCCTTCTTTGATAAATATATATAAAGGTCTGATTTATTCTTAAAAAAAGCATCATAATACAAAAACCCATTATCAAATATAACACTGTCACTATATATTAATAAAAAATTTTTAGTTAATAATAACTCTGGTGTTATATTTAATTTACCATCAACAGCACATTTTGATAATAACATTCCCTCTTGTTCATATATCCATTTTAAAATATCACTTTCTTTCTCAAAAAATTCCTTTCGTTCCATATTTTAAAATATAAAAAAAGTGGTAGAAAAATCCACCACTTTATCGTAATCAATAGTTGTTTTTGTGTTTTTCTTTACGAGTGTATTGTTTTTTACTCTTGTAAACTATTGGTTTTGTCGCTGACCATATCTCCTGCATTGTAATTTCAATTGTTTTCATCTTATTTTTTTTATAGGTTAATAACTAATTCTGTGCTAAGATAATACTTTTTTTTAGATATTTATATAAATATGAAAAAAATTATTAAAAAAATTTTGAGAGAGGAGATTGTATATCATATTGTGAGTATTCAATACCTTGGTCGTAAACCATTGAATGAGGGTACTAACTACGAACATATAGATGATGAAATTTTAAAGTTAATCAAACAAACATATATTACACAAAAAATTTTAGCTAAAGAAATAAGTCCTTTATTAGGTCAATATACAGATAAAAAAACAAATCAAGTTAAAAAAGCCTATTTTAATATTAAAATTAATCCTCATTTTTCAGAAAGGAATTTTAGAGAACAGACATTCCCAAGTGATCCTAATTTTGTTAACCCTAAAATTGATGAGGGGATTAATATTGTAAAAGTAAATATAGATAATATATGGAAAATGATTTCTTTACAGAAATTAGGTTATAAAGATGTGTTGAGATTAAAAAGTATAAATGGGGTTAATTATGAAATTTTAGTCAGTTTAAATACTCTCGGTAAATTAGATAAATTACCAATATATGATATAACATTATATAACCAAATGAAAGGTAATGGTAAACATTTTAATAGAGAAACAAAAATTATTAAAACATATAACCCATTAAATTAAAAAACAAAACCCCCAATAATTTGGGGGTTAATGTTGTGACAGCCTTCCCTCACGTGTTGTCACCTTACGCTTGGTTGGGTATATCCAAGAGACCCACTTAACCACCATCTTTAGATGTATTCCTACACAAACTCAAGATTTATGCTCAGTCTTTTCGGTTAAGATTTTTCGTTAATCATTTAACTATACAAAGGTATAAATATTTTCTTAATATCCAAACATTTTTTAAAATTAATTTAAAAATATTTCACCAAACTTTGTTTTTTGGACGATATTGTTTACCACAACTTCCTGTTTATCAACAATATCTGGTATTTTTAAATCAACAATAATATTTATCATTTGTTCTTTAGTTAAGGTAATATCTTTCCCTTCTTCAACATTTTTTTCACATTGTTGACGAAGTTTTAAATAAAACTCATCTTTTTGTAATTCACCAATTAAATCCATTAGATCATTTGGGTTTTTTTCAAAAAAAGTAATAACTTGATTCAAATAAATTTCAATATCAACATTTTTCATATTGTAGTTATAATTAAAGTAAACAGTCGCCTTTCATCTCATCAGGATAGTTAACTGGCCAAAATGTGTCAGCACTTGTGTCAACATATCTTTTAAACTCTTCTGGTAATGTTTCAATATCAATTGGTGAATTTTCAACAGAGATAAACAATAAACATCTTAAATCAACAACACTATTTGGGAATGTCGTCAATTCCTCATTATTAGTTAAAGTTAAAAATTGTAAATTAGTAAGATTACCTACTGTTTCTGGTAATTTATTAATACAATTATTAAAAACTAATGTTTGTAAATTAGTTAATTTACCAATTGAATCTGGAATGTCAAAGATTACTTTGTCGTTTGATGTGTTATCAACCTCAAAAAGTATTGTTGTGTCTGGTATACTATCTAATAACTCATTCATACCAAACATTCTAATATATTTTGCGCTAGTATCTGAAGGGTATTTAATTTGTATAATATCACCAAATTGATTATTAAGTTCGTTAGCAAATTTTTCCTTTAAACTTTTATAATATGGTCTCATTTCTTTACTTAATATGATTTCCATATCATTTTCATTTAAATCTTTAAGTGTCTTTTGTAATAATTTTTCACGTTTCTTTGAAATATAGTAACCCATTGCACTAGGTGTTAATGCTCTAACCATCCCAGCGGATAATTCGTTCCCTAAACCAATGTATTTTTTTTGTAATTCTTCCGGAAAATTCCCAAAAATCTCATCACCTCTTGGTGTTGATTTAAGATCGGGACTTCTTAATTCTAACCATAATTCAACTTCTTCTAAACTACCTAATTCTGAAATAGGATCTGTTGTATTTAAATTGTAAGATTTATATTTTTTTAATTTTGCCTCATCTTCACCATCGTATGGTTTTGCTTCTAAGTATTGTTCCTTACCTTTAAGTGCGGGAACTTTAGAAACAATTTCACTCCAAGGTAATTCATTACCACCAGCGTATCGTCCAGAGTTTGATCCATCGGCTAATCTCATACTACCATATTTATCAACAAGGACAACGGTTGCGTAATTTAAATCAGTCTCTGGTAAATTTTTCTGAATAACATAATATAATGTTAAATTTTGATTTAAACGATAATTGTAATAATAATTTGAGGATCCCTCCCAAGAAGTACACCATCTTCTATCTGGTGCGAATTTCTTTCTAATGTTAATACATTTATGTTTTTGGTCTGGTGCAAAAATTAAAATATCATCATCTTCATATGCAATATCAACATCACTAGTGTCAACTTCTGGTACTGTATACTCACTCTCTTCCATTGGTGTGTATCCATCAACAATATGTTCAAATTCAATAAAATTCATTAATTTACTCAACTTAGCATTTAGTGGAACTAAATCGTAGTGTTTTACAAAACGTTTAACCCTAGGTAAGATTGCAGTCATAACATCTTCATCTGGATTTTCATCGTGAAATTTTTGTGCTATTGCTACTATAAGTTCATTGACACCTTGGTTATTGAACTTTGTAAAGTACCGTTGAACCAAACTATTTAACTCAGAGGGATTAATATTTGTAACGTCTGATTTAAATTCTCTCGCTTGAGGTAAATTTGTTTTAATCTCAAAGAATTTTTTAATGTTGTTCTTTGTTAATTGTAAATCAGCACCTTTATTTTTTGCGATATAATCCTGGACTAAACCATCTAAATCTTTTTTAGTTTTTTGTTGTGTTGATTTATCTTTAATCAAACTTTTTATTTTTTCATATGAATGTTTAAAAATATCTTTATCTTCATTACTTAACGAACTTTTAAATCGTTCAAAATCAGAGATTGTTTTACGTATAACATCTTCAGTTTCATCAGTTTCTTTTGTAAACTTATCTAATAATTTTTTAACCGTAGATTCAGGGTATTCTAATAATATTTTTTTAGTCGTTAAATTTTCTTTAACTACTTTTGATAATATATTTACTAATTCCATATTTCTTTTTTTTTGTTAATTATAAATATCACTAAACATATAAAATTCACCAACGTGTTAAAATAACCTTTCCAATTCGTCACACTTTATTTATATTTTATGTATGGAAACGAAAGAAGCAACAAAAGTAGGCTGTAGCGCCTGTAAAACAAATAAAGGTGTTAAACAGACTCAGAATTTTTTATTTTGGTTTGGCGGCATTATGTTCGCCTTTGCAATATATGGTATTATATCATTTATTTATGACATGATTAATTTTTTTTAAAGTTTTTCATACTTTAAATATTGATTTATAAATAAATCACCAACACCATTATATTTAAATCCCTTACCTTTTACTCTTAATGGTTTGGATGTGTCAATATTTTTTGGAAAATTGACTTTCATTGTTCCGTCAGGGTGTGGTACTTCAAAAGATTCTTCATTAAAATCATTAATATTAAAGTATTTGTTATATACTAAATTATTGTCGTACTTATCAAAGTCGTTTTCATTTTGTAAATTAACCTTAATTATTAAATCACCATACAAACCTTCATTAAAATCACCAACACCTTTCATTCTTAAAAATTGCCCATTATCAATACCGTGTGGTATTTTTACCTCAACTTTTTTTGCTTCATTTTTTGTACCATTTCCTAAACATTCGTTACATTTATTTACCAACGTATAACCTCGTCCAGAGCAATTGTTACACATCATAGAAACAATTTGTATAAACATACCACTACCCATCTGTTGTATGACCTGCCCTTGTCCTGAACATATTTGACAAGTTTGTCTTTCACCACCTTTACCACCACAAGGTTCACATTTAATTTTCCGATTAAACTCAAATTGTTTTTCTTTTGATAGGAAAGAATCTAACACTGTAATATCAATTGTGATTGTTTTTGTGTGGACTCTATGTTCTTGTGATTCGTGACCTCTGTGCATATTTCTAAAGGCAGATCTGAACGCTTCACCATATTGACCTTTAATTCCACTGAAAGGGTTTTTTCGTTCAAAATCGTATTTCTTACGACTTTCCTCATTACCAATAGCGTCGTAAGCAATTGATATGTTTTTAAAAATTTCCTCATCACCACCTTTATCTGGATGATTTTCTTTCGCTAACTTTCTATACGCTTTTTTTATATCATCTTGTGTTGCGTCTTCTGAGACGCCTAAAATAGTGTAATAATTGTCAGTATTCATTTTTTATTAAATTTTAATATCTTTAATGCAAATATAGTAATTTTTTATGAAATACCTAATAGTTTTGTTTAAAAATAAAGAAAGAAAGAAAATAATTAAAAAATTTAAAACCAAAGAAAGGGCTGAAAAATTTTTTGATAAATTACTAAACAATGATGTTGTTTTTAACAAAGAGGTTGAGAATGGTAAACGTTGTGAATTTGAACTTGGTATATTAGAAAACGATTCTAAAGACTTTACACCTTTTTATGTCAGAGATGAATTAGGTCGTCAAATAAAAATTGAAATTGATGATCCTAATTATAAAATAACTAAGATATCAAAATATAAAGTTGAGGAGTTCTTATATGATTTACAAACCAAACATAAAATCTCATTCAAACACTTTTATAGTAAATATTTAAAAGTGAAAGGACTTAAATTTATATCTAAATTAAACAACAAATTATTAGTTCAAGAAGATGATAATTATTTCTTATTCTCGTTAAAAAGCGATGGTGATAGTAATAGGTTTTTAAAAATTCTTGAAGATACGTTATATAAAAATAAAAGAAGTGACTGTGTTGTGGTTTACGACACATCAATACGACAAAAAAAATACCTTTACTCAATATTAGAAAGTAAAGGCATATCAAAATCGTTTTTATATAGAAATTCAACTACGTTTTTTACTGAATAATTTTAAAAGTTTATTTAAAAATGAGTCATTAATTACTGGTTCTAAAACTTCCGTTGATGTTTCTTCTTCTAGTTTAGTTTGTTCTTCTAGTTTAGTTTGTTCTTCTAGTTTAGTTTGTTCTTCTAGTTTAGTTAGTTCTTTTTCAAGACTACCTTTAAGTATGAAAACAACTTCAACACCTGAAATATCAATTTTAAAACGATTTTTGTTTTCGTCTATTTCTGGAAATTGTTTTTTGATATTATAAAAATCATACACGTTTAATTCGTAAACCAAAACACCTAATCCTGTTGGAAATAATTTTTGTATACCATCTGTTATTAACGCTAAATTTGTTAAATCCCCATAATTACTTTCTTGAACCGTTTCCATAATGTTTGTTTCTCTTCTTTTGGTAGTATTTCTTCTCTCTTAAAATTTTTTATTTGCCGGATAAACTGTGTTTTTTCACGTTCCAGTTGTTGTTGGTCTAATAATATCTCATTCTTCAACCACTCTATGTTCTTCTCTGTCTCTGTTTTCAATTGTACCATATTCATCATCTAATTTAAGTTTATTTGACTCTAAGTCAAATTTTAAATCTTGTAACGTTATTAAGTTTTGTTTCTCAAAAATATTTTTTAACTCCTGGACTTTTAGACCAAATAAAAGTTCTTTTTCCTCAATTTCACGATTATATTTGATTACGTTTTTAATACTATCAACAATTGTATTGACAGTATCTTCATTAAATTCAACACCAAAAGAAATTAGCCTCATTGTTGGGTCTGTTGACTTATTTTCAATAACACTATCTTGTGGTACGTATTTTTTAGGTAATTTCCAATCTTTCGGAAATGACATGTCAAAACTCAAATAGGTTTTAAGTTTTCGGATTGATTGTATATAAGGATACAATTCATTAAATTCATTATAGATACTCATAGTATTAATTTTTCATTATGTATGTTATTGCGTATGATATCATTATCCCGTAAAAAAATAATTCACTTTTATTTAAAATTAATTTTTGAGGTGTCTTTTCTAATAATAACAAAAGAAGTTTAGTAACCAGTCTCAAAGACGATAAAAGCGAAAATACGAATACGAAAGAAAATATTGTATCTATATTAACCATTCTTTCTAGCCTCTAAAATTTCACCTCTAAACGTTTTTAATAGTTCTCTTAATTCTTGTGCTGCAGTTCTTGCTCTAGTTCCTGCTGATTTATTATTTTTTTCATAAAATTTTGTTGATTCGTCAGAAAGTGTCTCAACTAACGCTTTTATTTTTTCTAAAGTTTCCATTTTTATTTTTTATTTATGTTTATTATTAGAATAATATCACTACATCAAAAATTAGTAAATATTTATTCTCATATTTTTATCTAAGTTCTTATATATTGTTAAAATTAAATCTAAATCAGATTGTGTGAATGCTTTTTCAAAATCAAATACATCCATAAAAAACATATCAATTGATTCTCGGATTTTTTTATCTTTTTGTTTATAAAAAATTTCATCAAAAAAGTTCTGGAAATATTCGTAGTGTTCACCTTCTATTTCAAATATTATATTTTCTTTTTTGAAGTCATTGATCAGTTGTTTCCAACACCAGTTGAAATGTTTTAGATTATCCTCGTTGGTCATTTCTATTTTGGTTTCTGTAAGATCTTCATCCCCTAAAAAAGTGGTTGATAATTTAATGTAAAGCGATCTACAAAAGTCATAATACAACTCCATTTTCTCAGAGAAAATATTATTTCTCGTCATCCACAAATCAACTTCTTCTCGTTGTAGTTGTTTTGTAATATAGTTAAAAAAATTATTCTCCATAAACAATTGTCTATGGAGAATAATAATAAGGTTTTTACGTAAGTAAATTATTGTGTCTTCCGATCGTAATTAATTAAATTTTGAATTTTACTAAACTCCTCAGATAATATTTCTTGTTTTCTCTCAACAATACTTTCTAATTTAATATCAATACCCTTTCCTGAATTTTCACCAGTACCATCTGTTATTGGTTGTTTAGACTTTCTGTATGCAGACATTTTAGCCTTGTTGTATTTTTTATCTTTCATTTTTTTTGATAGTCTATCACCAAGTTCTGTTTTTTCACCATTTGCCCATTCTGGGTTGTTCCCAGTTTTTGACGATCCTTTTATATTGTCGGAAACCCAATTTTCATCGTATTCAATTTCATCTGGTACAATATTTTCCATACCTGGTTGTAAATAATCATCAATAAAGTCCTTACCATCATTTGACATAACATATGCCTTTTTTGTCATTTTTTCTAACTGACCATTATTTTTTGGGAAATACTTCGGGTTTTCATCATATTCACCTTTGGATCCGTCTTCTAAATAATCTTTCATTTTTTTACCAACAGATTTTAAATAATCATCATTTTCTTTCTTTGATTTTTTAACCGATTTTTCATATTCAGAATAACCTTTTGGTGTTTCACCTTTTTTAAACTTCATCTCTTCAGCGATAACTGTTTGTTCTATGATGTCTAATAATTTTTCTTCACTCAAGATATAACCTTTGTTACCAATCTCAAGTTTATATTTTACATCAGATTCTGTGATTTTTGATTTTTCTTTTTTCACGATATTTAATACTAAAGTTTCAAATTGTGATTCAGACATTAATATTTTTTTATTATCAATTGTTAAACTATAGTAAACACTTTCTTTAACTGGAAATTTTTTACCATCTAATTCAAATTCTTTTTTTCCTTTTTTCTTTGCTTGTAGCGCAGCATATGTAAACTCTGAACTTTCATCCATCTCTTCTTCATCAACTTCTAATTCGTATATTATTTCTTCGTTTTTTGTACCACATTCGTTACACTCACCTTCAGTCATCTCACGACCACATTGCTCACAAGTTTCACCTTCTTCAACGTAATCAAATTCTTCAGATTTATTAAGTTTTAGTTTTTCCATCAAATCATTTGCTTTTGATTCAATAGTCTCATTTAATATTTTATTTGTTAGTTTTTTTAGTGTGTCTTTCATTTTGTTTGTTTTATTATAAATATCTTAAATTTTAATAATATTTTATTATTTTATTTTTTGTTAACATTATTTGTTTTGTTAACTTAGTATACTCAAGTATGAACTATCTTAAATTGTAGACCTCATCCAACTACTCTAAGTCAATTGCATAAGTTATATGAAAGGGTGTGACTCCCCTTAAATTGTAGACCTCATACAACTGTCATCAACACCAATTATCAATGATGTGACACCCCTTAAATTGTAGACCTCATCCAACCATATCTTTGTAAGTTCCTGTATTTCAGAGTATTTAAGACCAAATTTGTCTTCCAAAACCGACCAAATTTCATAATAATTAATATAAATCTCATCACTTTCTCTATCGTAAACAATAAAATTATGACCTTTTTTATAACGATATAACGTCCAAGAGTCAAGGTCTTCACTCTGAACAACATCCAGATCGTTAAACAAGTTTAAGAAATCCATCGGTTCTTTAATATCAAAGATTTCAAAAGTTTTATCCAAAGATCCAACAATCTTTGTTACAGATTCAAAACCAATCTTTTTGATTAGGTTCCTTAATTTTTCTTTTAAAGAAATATTTTCTTTAATTAGTTTGTATTGATTTTCGGTTGTTGTATTACTAATCTCAACTTCAATTATTTCTTTGATTATATCTTTATTTATACCAAATTTTTGCGAAACCTTATTTACCGCATTTATCAACATTTTATCTTCAAAAATATTAAGGGCGTTAATATCACCTTGATTACAATATGGAAACTTTTTACATTTTTTCTTAACCTGAACAAACTTACCACCAGGTATTTGTGGTTTTGATTTACCTCTCCAGTCTTTTTTATTCGTACTTTTAGCCCATATCTTTGGTGTTTCATATGAACCAGATGAGGATGAACCTGTCGCTTCTTTTGTTTCCATTTTCGTGAATAACGGTTCTGAATATCCCCCAGCTGAAGATGTACCAGTCATTTCTTTTGTTTCTTTTTTACCTCTACTGTCAATTATTGATTTTAAGAAACTTTTTAGTGTGTTAGGATCTTTAAGATACTCTCTAATTTTTTGTTTTATTTTATTCGCAGATAGTTTTTTATTTTTAACTAGATTTAAAATAATAACCATATCGTTGGGTTCAACTAAATAGTCTTCAGGATTTCTTTCATTACCATCTTCATTCAAGGATTTGTTTGCAGCAACTCTGGCGTCATTATTTCCTGCCGTTAAACTGTTAACCATTTGTGTTATATCTTGTTTAATAGTGTCTTCCATCATTTAAAGGTTATAATATAAGTTAATGCGGCTATAATTGATCCACCAACAATTTCAATAATTACATTCTTAGTTTTGATTTTTTTAATATCATCACGTAATTGTTTGTTTTCCTCGTCAACTAATTTATACTTTGAATCCTTTAATTCAATTATCTCATTGTTTTTTTTATCCTTATCCTCTAAACTAGTTATTATCTTTTCGTTTTTAAATACTTTGTTTTCTAGTTGTTGTATTTCATTTTTATACGTCACTTCTTGTTTTTTCAATCGCTCTAAATCATTCAAGTCAACCAAAATAGATTTTCCAACATTAACTGGTATTAATAGTGTTGTTGTGTCAGATTCAATTATTTGACCAAAAGAAATATTGGTTAATAATATAAAAAAAAGAATAAGTGTGTTTTTCATTTTAATATTTATATTTAATTCTTAACGCGGAGTCAATTTGTTTAGCGGTATAACCTAGAATTATATCCCTCTGTACTTCATAATAATTGTTAATTGTTTTTCTATCGGTTTTTATTTTTGATATTGTTGAATCAATTTTTAATATATCCTTTTTATAACCGATTATTGAATCGTTTAACATTTTTTGTTGTTTATTTAAGTCTTCAATTTTAGTATCTAATTGGTCTAATTTATACTGCAATAACTCTGATCTATCCTCAATTGGACTACAAGATCTAATTAATAATACAATTAACAATATTGTACCTATTGATTGAATTATAAACTGAAAATTATTAATTACAAATTCTTTCATTCTATTGGTGTTTTTTTTCTTGATGAGATTACTTGTGACCATTTAGTTTTAAATTTATCGTAATATTGTTTTAAATTTGTCAAAAACTCCATATACTCATCGTCAACCTTGGTCATAGTCCCATTTATATAAATACCATTCTTTTCACCAATTGATAAAAAGAACTCAACATCCAATTCATTTATTTTACCAGACCACTCAACATTATTGTCATATAAATTTAACTTGTCAAAATCAACCAATTCAGATACGTCGGCGGTAAACTCATCCATTGTTTCTTGGAATGCTCGTTTGTCTTCAGTTGTAAGTTGTAAATTTTTAGGTTCTTTACTGTGGATAACAAATACACCACCAGAAATTCTGTATGCTCGTTTTTTATCTGATTTATTTACAGTTTCTTCCTCATTACCATCTTCTTCTTCACCATCAAAAGTTTCATATTCCTTTTCAACATCCTCTTGTTCCGTTAGTAATCCGTGGGTTGATTTAATTTTATAAATTTCACTTTCATTTAATGTGTTTTTAAGTACTTTTCTTGATGCACTTAAAAGTGATTTAATTTCGTCATATCTATTCATCTTCAATTTTTTTTAAAAAATATTCAAAATTAAACGATGGATTTAAATCTGTTGTTTCCATAAAGAAATTACTTCTTGTTAGTACTCCAAAAAATTTTTCAGCACCGTTAATTTTAGTGTTATGTCCAACAAACTTATTGTCAATATTCATTTGTGCGATTAGTTTCTTACACAAGAATAACGTTGAATTAGTTTGTTCTTCAGTGTAAGGATCCCAAAAAATGTAGTCTCTCCATTTTTTTTCGTACACCTTACCTTTATAAATATTACCAATCCAGTTAATGTAACCATTTTTTAATGGTTCTTTTTCTAACCAACCCAAATTTTCCAAACAAATAACAATTGCGTTCTTATCAACAACACTAATATTAAAGTTTTTTGAGGTTTCCTCCTTTGGTAATAATTGTAAAATCTTACCATCTTTATCTATAAAATAATTAGGTATTTTTTCGTAATTACCATTCAGACGATATTTAAGTGATGTTAAATATTCATCACTTGGTCTACCAGAATGAATTAAAACAATTTGTCGTTTATTTTCATTAATACCAAGACCAACAAATTTTCCATACTTAATAATTTTTGTCATTATTTCTTATATATCAATCTTTTTATGTTTTGATTAACCTCACCATTATTTTCTTCACTTGTCTGAACCCAATTTATCTCTTGGTTCAGATTTAATGGTTCCCGTTCTATATTATATTCATTTCGGTATTGTGAATTGGCCAAAGCCGTTGGTTCATTAATAATGTCTTCTGTGGTTGGTGGTTCTAATTTACCTTCTTCTCGTAATTGGTTTGCCTTTTCCCAAATTTTTTCTGTTTCTATTTTGGTATTATCCGTCTCAATTTTTTGTGTTGTCGGATTCTTTTTCTTGTTTGATTTAAACAATTGATTTGTTGCAATCACTAATGTTATCGCTAACGGATCAAAAACAAAAATTAATATCAATATAAATAAGTTGGCAACTTTTTTTATATCCCAATCTAATATTTCTCCAATGTATTTTATAGCCCCAAGTTCACTACCTTCAATTTCTGCTGATTCCATATCTAAGATTTGAACATCCAAATTGGTAATACTGTCGTTACAATTGTCAATCTTTTTTGAAATATCGTCTCGTCTGACTTGTGCTTGTTGTAATTGAGTTTCAAAAGATTTCCTATTACCCTCGTTGGCCTTGGTTATTAATTGTCCTGTTTTTCTGTCAACTGTTTGTGTCGTTGTATTATTTGATAGTCCATCTCTCAATTTTGTTATATCACCATTTAATATTGTTTTCTCATCAATTAATTCATCTTTTATTTCTATAAACCGATTCTTCTTAACCTCAATATTTTTAATTCGTTTTTCATTGATTTCCATTTTGGCAATATTTCCCTGGAATCCAGTACTCAAAAGTCCGTAAATACCAATTGATGTAATTATTGATAATGTAATTAAGGCAGTTGTCATATAGAACTTTAACATTCCGTATGTTTCATTCCATTTGTCGTGTAAATAGGTCGCAATTGCGATTTTTGAGATCTCAAGGAATGATCCCATAATAATAACTGGTGTTGCAACACTAATAAACACAACGGATAATCCAATAACACTATAGTATGCTGCGGTACCAGATAGACCTAACGCACACACTAACATAAACCAAGGTAAAAATTTTTCTTTCATAATGACTAAAATATAACAAATAAATACTTATAATAAAGTTTAATAGATATGTCACTACTTAGAGAGTCAATTAGAAAACATTTAATACTTGAAAAGAAAATAGCACAAGTTGTTTCAAATCTTGAGGTTTCATTTAATTTTGAAGTTGACAGGAGGAGTCATGCTTTTGATAGATCTACAAGACCAGAACTTGATGGAACAGATTATAATCAGAACCCTATTGAAAATAGAGAAATTAAAGAACTTATTTCACTAGTTAAGGGTGATATCGCCGAAAAAATTATTAATAGAGAAATTTTTAACAAAAAACCATTTGTCGTTAAATCAGTTGAACGGGAATTAGCGTTAGCGATAAACCCTATACATATTGGGGGTACTTACTGGAGATTAGAAATTTCAACTGTATTTAGGGAATCACCTTCAAATCCTTTTAGAGTTGGTGATAATCAAGTTGTAATTTGGGTTGCTTAAGTAGGATAGGATATTAGTATCTTAATCGTCTTCCATCTTCCTATCAGCCTGGGCTCGTTTCTTCCCAAACTACTTCTACTTAAACCATCACTTTGAGCTCATTTGTGATTTTTAACCCGTCCTTTCTGTCCTTATCTCGTAAAGACTTAACGCCCATCTAGCCGTATATGGGATGGCTGGTAATTACCACGTTTCTGTGTATTTTGGGGATCTCCCATCTTTTTCAATCACCCCACCTAACCCGTGAGTTAAGTGATAAACTCCTTTTCTATACTTGGGAGTCCAAAAACAAGTTGTTGATTAATCCAACAGTACAAATGTAACACTTTATTTTGAATAAATAACAACTTTCACAAAATATTTTTAAAAATATGTGAAATAACATCAACTGTCCACCCATTTCCTAACATTTTTCTAATTTGATTTTCACTCGCAACACCATCAAAATAAGTATCTGGTACGGTTTGTAGTCTACAATGTTCTTTTATTGTAAAATATCTGAATGGTAAATTCTTTTTAAATGCGTCAACGTGACGACCAATTGGTAGTGTTGTTAAAACATTATCTTTTGCAACCGTTGTTAAACAATTACTTTTATCTCTATTTGTCGCTCTAACCTCCAAACATTGTGTAATTGGGATTGTTTTGTCATAATCCATCCGTTTACCACGAGAATCTAATCTTCTACCTAATATTGTCGCTTTATTTAATTTTGTTTTATCAAAAGATTCACCATTTATACCAATATCCTCCAAGATATCATTTAATGTTATTCCACAATCCTCTGGTTGTTTTAAATTTGGTATATTAGTCCAATATAATCTTTCTCTGGTTTGTGCTGATACCAATTTACTATTAATCTTAATTGGTTTGACACCCAGATACTCGGTTATTACATCCTGGAACTCTTGTTTCATCACAACGTTTTCAAGTAAAAAGTATTTTGGATTTAACTCATTTTTTAGTCTAACAAACTCAAAAAATAATTTACTTCGTGGATCATCAAAGTTTAATTGTTTACCAGCGAATGAAAATCCTTGACACGGTGATCCACCAATGATAAGATCAATTTGTGGTAAATCAGACCCTTTAATTTCTGTAACACTTCCAAGTTGTATTGTGTTTGGGTAATTGTGTTGCGTTACCTTGATTGCGTGTTTGTCAATTTCGGAAGCAAAATAATTTTCATATTTAATATCAGCACGGTTCAATGCGATTTGACCGCAAGATAACCCATCAAATAAACTTAATACATTCATATTTCTATATTTTTAAATATATGTGCAATTACATCAACAGTCCATCCATTTCCAAGCATTTTATATCTTTGGGTGTTTGAGACGACAGAGGTGTAATTATCTGGAACAGTTTGTAATCTTTCATATTCTACAGGTGTAAACATTCTAATATTACCATTGTCCATAGCACCACTCATTTGTTGATTACCAAATCCTTTATAGTCTCTAGCAAGTAATGTTGCCGTTTTATCACCACCAGGTTTATGTTCCTTTTTTTGTTTTGAGACAAGTATATGTTGACCACTTAAAAGTATGTCAGACATAGTTATATTTAAATCTTCTGGTTGTTCTATGTTTGGAATGTTGGTCCAATAAAGTCGTTTTCTATTTTGTGCTGAAACAAGATTACTATTTATGAGAATTGGTTTTACACCCATATGTTGTGTGATAATATCTTCATATTCTTTTTTCATCACAACATTTTCAAGTAGAAAATACTTTGGTTTACATTCTTCAATTAACCTAACAAACTCAAAGAATAAAGCACTTCTTGGATCATCAAAATTCAATTGTTTACCAGCAAATGAAAATCCTTGACAAGGTGATCCACCAATAATAAGATCAATTTGTGGCAGATCGGAACCTTTCACTTGTGTTACATCCCCAATTTGGGTTGTTTCTGGATAATTACATTGTGTTACTTGTATTGCAAATTTATCAATCTCTGATGCAAAATATTTGTCATACTTAATTCCAACTCTATTAAGAGCAATTTGTCCTACTGACATGCCGTCAAATAAACTTAATACATTCATATTTCAATATTTTTAAATATATGTGCGATTACATCTACTGTCCATCCATTCCCCAACATTTTATATCTTTGTGTATTTGATACAACTGAAGTGTAATTATCTGGAACTGTTTGTAATCGTTCACATTCTAATGGTGAGAATAACCTATCCTCACCAGTAATTGCTTTTATTTCAATATAACATTTGGGTGTGATGTTCTTACCCCAACCGTGCGCCAATTCACTAGTTAATGTTGGTGATTTACCTATTGACTTGTAATTTTTGGCATAATGGATTTGTGATTTAATACCCTTCTCAGTTAAAAGTTTATGTTCGGTGGTATAATCTAAAATATCTTTAACTAAAATACCTTTATCTTCCGGTTGTTTTATGTTCGGAATATTAGTCCAATATAGTCTTTCCCTACTTTGTGCTGATACTAATTTACTATTAATCTTAATAGGTTTAATCCCCATATGTTCAGTAATAACATCTTCGTGTTCTTTTTTCATTTTAACATTTTCAAGTAAAAAGTATTTCGGATTACATTCTTTTACTAATCTAACAAATTCAAAGAATAAAGCACTTCTTGGATCGTCAAAATTTAAACCTTTTCCCGCAAATGAAAATCCTTGACAAGGTGATCCACCAATGATAAGATCAATTTGTGGTAACTCAGATCCTTTAACTTGTGTTACATCACCAATTTGGGTTGTTCCTGGATAATTCTGTTGGGTTACTTTAATCGCGTATTCGTCAATCTCTGACGCAAAATACTTGTTGTATTTAATTCCAACTCTATTAAGGGCAATTTGACCACAAGATAATCCATCAAATAAACTTAATACATTCATAGATGAAATATAGGTGAAACGTTTTTTAATGTCAAATGATATGATCAAAAAAAAACCCACCATTTACGGTGGGAATCAAATATTTTCAAGAAATTAATTATCAAGTTTAGTCGGCCAATAAACCTACGTTCTCAATAATCATCCAAACACGATCTTTGTATTTATCAACAGTTTCCTTTCCGTTGATGTTAACAACATTGTTTTGTGTCAATGTTCCTAAAATACCAAGTAATTCAAAACTCATAGTATCAATCTCGTTGATTGTAAGCGTGTCATTCTTAACACCACTTTTAAGGATTTGGAAATCCTTTTCAACCTTTTTACATAAATTCAACATAAGACATATTTTTAAATGATTAACAAGACAAAGGTATGTTATTTTTCAATACAAAAATTTTTTTTAACATATTTTAGCAAATCAATATTGATTTATAAATAATCAAATAATTCAGAACAATGGTTTCTTAACTTTCTTAAACTTTTTTCCTTTACCTGTCTAACGCGTTCTTTCGTTAAGTTAAAATCGGATCCAATGTCTTCTAAAGTTCTTGGTGTTCCACTTAAACCAAAGTAATCTTCAACAATAACTTTTTCACGATCATCCAATACGTCCAATAACGATATTAATTTTTGTTTTAAAATATCTTTGGTATCAAAACATGCGTCTGGTGCTTCAGCGTTATGGTTCTGGATGATGTCTACTAACGTATCACCTTCTTCATTGATGTTCATATCCAAGTTGATAATTGATGGTAATGCAGAGAATTTATCGTCTATTTTTTTACCGTTCTGTTCAACTTCTTTTTTTGCTCGTTGTAAATCCTGGACAACATTAACTGGTAGTCGTATTGTTCTTGAATTATCATTTAGTGATTGTATTATTGATTGTTTAACCCACCAAACAGCATATGATATAAATCTAAGATCTTTTGTCCAATCAAAATGTTTAATTGCTTTCATTAAACCAAGATTTCCTTCGGCAATTAAGTCTGGTAATTCAAGACCTTGATTTTGATATTGTTTTGCGACGGTGATAACAAAACGTAGGTTACCTTGTATTAACTCCTCTTCAATCCGTTTCTTTTCAATCAACGACGTTTCTTCTGACTTCATTTTAATCGCTAATTCTTTCTCACGTTCAGGTGTCATTACTTTTATTTTTCTAATGTCCTTTAAGTAGTGATAAATTTCGTCTTGATTAATCGGCGCTCCGTTTGTTTTTTCTCTCATAATTGTGTTTTTGAATATTCGTCTAATTTATTTTTCTCTTCTGTTGTTAATGAATCAATACCATCTAATGATATTTTATCTAATAGGTCGTCAAGTGTCATTGTACAAACATTTTGTCCTAGATTTTTACTGAAAAAATAATCCATGGCGTTATTCACTAATGTTTCATAATAGTTTTGATCTAATTCACCGTCACTTGTTGCGAAATAATTAATATCACCATCTGTTTTACCCTTATTTTTAGGGTTTGTTAATTGTTTAAAATGTTGTTTAGGTAAATTTGACGTGATACTTTTAGCACCTCTAACTAAAATATAGGTAAACTCATCTATTATGGGATCTAACGTATCAAGGTATATTAATAACTCATCTTCCGACAAATCAGAATTGAAATTAAATACCGAATCCGTTTCGCTGTAAATAAAATTAACTGGTTTTTTTTCTTTTGAAATTTTAGTTAGTTCAACCCCTATTTCGTGGTTCATAATATCGGCTTCCCAGTATGTATGATTGGGATAGACAAATAATAAATACTTCATAATGTTATCTTTTTTTGTTGATACAAAGGTAGTGAAAGTTTAGTATATATACTAATTTTTTTTGTGTCAAATTTGATTTATTTTACTCTAAATTCTAATGTAATTCTTTTATATCCCATCCAGGAATCTTTAACAACAAACCTAAACTCAATATCATCTATTGGTATGAATCCATCAATAACACAAATCCCAGATAACGTTTCAGTCATTTGTGTTATGATATCATCAAAAAACCCTTTTTTATTGTTAAGTTTCCAAAAACGATTGACAAATAAATTATATTGTCTGACGGTAATTTTTGTTGCTTGTTTTCTTGTTGCAATCTTAAAAAATGGTTCAGAGAATAGTGTCCATTTTGTTACCGACTCTCTTTTGTATTTTTTTGCTTCCAACTTTTCGTTGGTTTCTTCATTTATAATGTCGTATTTTGTAAAATCACTTTCAGGTAATACTTCCACTATTGATGGATCATAATTTGAGTTTTTAATTTTACTTAGGATGGATTTACCCTCACCAGAGTATTTTACCTTTGGTGATTTTGATTTGTGGATAAAACCATCCGTACATAAAAATTTTTCAAAAATTGTACCCGTTAAACATCTTTTTTGCATATTAAATTAAGATAAAATTCGTGAAACATTGTCTTCCTTGGTAACTCTAATCGTTGAATCTGCCCATTGGTTAATTAATGGATTGTGACTGATAACAAAGATCTTATCAAAATACGTTTTAATCTTTGTGAAAAATTCGGCAACCAACTCTAAATTGTCATTCGCAATCTTTCCAAAAACCTCGTCAAACACAACAATGTTGGGCTTTGGTAGTGAACATACTTTACTTAATACCGATCGTAATGCTAATGACGCAATTGTTTTCTCATAACCAGACCCACTAATCATTAATTTCTCAACACCAGTACTATTATCAACCATAATGAACTCAACTTCGTTTTTATCGTTAATTCTAACCTCTAATTTGAAGTATGCACTATCTTCCATTAATCGTTGTAACTCAGAATTAATCAACGGCATCATTGTTTTCATAATACTTTTAGATAGTCCGTTTTTACCGAAGGCCTCCAAGTACATTTTGTAGATACTGTCTTTTTGTTCTTCTTCATTGATTTTGACAATCATACTTTCGTTGTGTACGATTTTTTCGTTCTTGGATTTAATGTTGTACTCAGCGGTTGAAATTTCAGTTGTTTTCGCCCTTTTCGTTCTTTCCAGTTCTTCCAAACGCATATCCGCTTTAAGTAACATCTCATCAATCTTTTTGTTACCTTGGATTTTATCCTGGACTTCTTCCCACTTTTCTAGTTTTGTATTTAAACCAGCAATTTTTAAATCACAACTTTCAATACTTAAATCGTATTTTTCTTTGATTAGTTTGTTTTTTTCATACTCATCAAACTGTTTTTTAGTTTCAACAAATTCTTTTTCTTTGAGTGATAAATCAGTCATTAACCTAATTTTTTCATCTCTTTGATTGATAAATCCGTCAAGTTCTGAAATTTTTTGTTGGGTAATCGCAGCGTTCATTAACTCAATTCCACAGTGTTCACATTTAATACCACCTTTAACAGAACTTTTTAATTTCTCAATTTCAGATATTTTTGTATCAAGTGTTATTTTTTCCGTATTAACCTTGTTGTACTCATCTTTAACATTGTCGTGTTCGTCCTCGTGGTAAAATGTTTCTGGTTCAACAACATTTAATTCGTTTAACTTTGTCTGGAATGAACTTTTTTCGGTTGTTAACTTTTGGATTTGGTTTTTAACCTCATCTGGATTCATAATCGCAATCTCACGGTCAATGTCACTATGTTTTTTGTTTAACATATCATCGCGATATTGTTTACCCTTGGTGATACCTTCTTCAATTGTTTTTAGTTCAACATCGTATGTGATGATTTTATCATTAAGGTCACTTATTTCTTGTCTATAAGTCTCAATATCATTTTTTAATTGTTCAGAATTATAAATGTTTGATAATTTTGACTTGTTAAATTCGGAATAAATTTCTTTAGCCACCTCTTCCTTTCTTTTAAGAAATTCTAGTCCCATAAATCGTGACAAAATTTGACCTCTTGCTGTTGGTTTTGATTCCAACAAGTCCTCCAAGTTTGTTGCGGTTGTTAGAATTGTCATTAAGAAGTCTTCCTTTGTTCCAATTGAGTTCTTAATAAAATCTTCAGTCTCTCGTCTTTGTTCCCCAGTAAAGTTTTGTAACGATCCATCACCCAACTTTTTGAAAAAGTCCAATTCGGTTTTTACATTCCATTCACCTTTCTTTGATTTTTTTCGTTCAATCGTTCGTACAATTATATAGTCCTCACCATCAATCGTGATTTCACCCTTAACCGAGACTTTGTCTTTATCGGTAAATCGGTTAAAAATCTCCTCGGCCTTTGTTGTTTTGGTTGTCTCATTAAAGAATAAAAACAATAATAGGTCCAGGCTTAAAACAGTTTTTCCACCGAAATTTTTTGGGTCTGATTCAACAACAACGATACCATTTAACTTATCAATGTCCAGTTTTTGATTCTCACCATACGATAAAAAGTTTGAAAATTCAATATTTCTAATATACCACTGTTTGAATTGTGATGTGTCAATATTATCCATTCTGCCCTCAACAGATTTATTTAAATCCAAGATTTCGTCCATCTTTTTATCATAACCCTTTGATGTAATAAAATTCTTCAATAAATCCAATTGATAATTTGTGTCGGTAATGTTTACCGAAATATCAATTGTTTGATTTGTTTCTTGATCAACAATCTTGGCTTTTGTTAAGACATTTACATTTGTCGTATTATATTTCTTTTGGAAATAATGTTTAACACTTTTTATCTTATCTTGTGTGAAATTCTCTGACAAATCCTCCCAAACAACTTGTATTGTAGGATTTTCAAATTTTGAGAAGTCAATATCTTTAATCATAATGTTGTAATTGTATAATTTTGGTGGATTAAATAGATCCATTATTGTAATTAAAACCCTTTAATCCCTGTTGTCATAGGTTCTGCGACAATTTCAAAAGGTACGGTTTCATTACCAACTTTAACTTGTAAATTTTCTTTTTCACCATTTTGTTGTAATGCCATTTCTTTCATCATTTTAGTTAATGAATTTTGCATCGTGTATCGTTCTTGTGATAATGTACGATTTCGTTTCTGAACTTTTGCTCTGTGTGCTTTTGTTTTTTTTCCCATCTTTATTTATATTTAATCGTTTAAAATTTCTTTTTGTTGTTGTGGTTCATCTTCATCAGGTAAAATATATTCAACCATTTGTTTTTGATTGTTTAATCTATTTTCCTCAAACCATTCAATTATTGCGTTTAACGCCCAAACAATTCCTGCGGCAAACATTCCATCAAAAAATACATAATAAAAACTATTAAGTCCAATAAAATGTTTAATTGGTGAAAATAATGTCAACGATAAAAGAAAACCAACCCAAGTTGATGTACATAACGGACAGACAATTAGTCCAGATAAAAACTTAAAAATTGGTCTAGTTAGTATAAAACTGTTTTCATCTTGTGCTTGTCGGTGAATAAAATCTCGGACATCATTAAAGATGGATCCGTAAACTAAAATTGTTGTCATTCCATATGCAACAAATGTAAATAATAGTAATTCAATCATAATTGTTATATTAATTTTGAACCATTCATCAAATTTCCTTTAATGGGGTTCTGGTTTATTTTTTCTAATTCTTCTATTTTTTTGTTTTTTTCAACTAACTCTTTCCTTAATTTTTGTAAGGTTTCTTGTAATTTTTTTGACTGATCATCGTCTAAATTCCGTTTAAGTTCATCTAATTCTTCATCCTTCTTAGATAAACTATAATGGAAATTTTTTTCCATTTCTTGTGTTTTAGTGGAAAAAAATTGTCTTTCTAACTCAAGTTCATCTATTTTAGTGGAAAATTTTTTACTTTCTTCGTCTAATTTAGTTATTCTTTCGGTTAAATTTTTTTCATTTTCTGTGTTGGTAATATAGACAATTTTTTCAACCTCTTTAATCACCTCAACTGGCACTTCTTTTTCAATGATGATTTCTTTTTCAATAACATCCTGGGTTTTTCCCAAAAATCCATATCTATTAATATCAAAACCCTGTTTGAAACACCTAAATATAAAATCTTCAATATCACTGATATTGTTTTCATTACAATAGGTTTGAATTTGTGAATAAATTGTTTTGTCGTAAATTTTTGAGTTCATCTGCAACAAATCTAAACAAAATTTGTTACAATATCAACTTTTAACTAAAATATAGTTTCCCGTCGTCACCAACGTATAGATCTTTTGATTTTATTTTTCTTGCAGCATTTTCCAAGTCTTCTTCATTGTCGTAGGATCTGTCAAAAAATCCGGAACCGTGTCCGTTTCTTGTTAACCAGATATCCATTCCCAATTGGTATAGACCATTATCATCAATGGCTTCGTCAATTGCGGTGTCTCCTGCGTACATAATGAATTTTTTGATATCAAGATATGCGTCAATTTTACTGTCAAAATCTATATCATCTGATACGAATGATGTAAAGTCCTTACTATCAAATTTACCTTTCAATGTAATGAGTTTTTCAATCTCATCCATATCTTCATAATCCTCATCATCACTTTCGTAAGTTGACTCGTCTTCTAGTCGTTCTTCTTCAGTCCATAAAGCACAGTCAATATAACCACTTAAAATTTCATTAATGTCGTCCTGGGTTATATCACCCAAACTACCATCTTGGTTAATTAGTGATTCGGTGATATGTTCTTTAAGTACAGATTTGATGATATTTTTTAACATACCAATAAATATCACAAATTCAATAATCTTTCAGTTCCATTCTCAATATCTTCAATGGATTTTATTGAGAATTTCAAAAATGGTTTGGGGTTGAACAAATCAACGTACTTATAATCTTTTGTTTCAACATCATAAATACCATATCCGTGTTTCCCAACACTTTCACCCATATTGTTCTGTAAAGTTGAACCAATCATATATCCTTTACCAGTACTAAAGTTAAATTCTTGCCTTTTGTGAATATCCCCACATAGACAAACATCTAAACCATTAAACTTATCAATATCGTAAGCGTGGTCACCAAAATCAAACCCCAAATCGGTTGTCATTCCTTGTATTGGTCCGTGAAATAATCCGATTTTAACTCCGGTTGCAGTATTAATGTCTGGTGGAATGTTGTTTTGGAATTGTGAATATACACACCAACTAATGTTTTCGTCTTCATAAACACCACGGTCTTTGTAATAAATAATATCTTCATTATTCAATGAATTAATTATTGGTGTTAAAGCATCCAAGCGTTCAGTATTGTTGATCAAGGCATCGTGATTGCCTGGTATAATAACTGTTGGTGCGATTTCTGAACACTCATTTAAAACCCAACTAACCATTTCTATCAATTCCGGAGTTAACTGGTTCTTACTGTGTACTAGGTCTCCAGAAAATACGATTCTACAAGGTTTTAATTCTTTCCATTGGTTAATCGCATCCTGTAATACCAATCTGTATAGGTCGTGATCTTTAAATAATCTGATATGAAGGTCAGAGAAATGTACTATAGTTTTAATCATCTAAATTTGTTTTACAAGTTATATCAAAAGGGTTTTTAGGTGTTGGAATTTGAATTGGATCAAAAGGTTGTTTGATAATAATTTTTTGTGTTGACAATTGATTCTTACCACTATGAACTTCTTTCATCTTTGTTTGAATCGTTTCAATATCAGACTGTTTTATTACAGTCCAGGATCTATTTGTCATAAACCCGTCTAACCAGATGTAAAAGTCTCTATAATCCATATTAATCAATGAAAAGTTCAAACACTTCATTCACAAAACCACAACTATTACACATATAGGTCGGAAATGGTACGATCGAGTCCTCGTGACTACCAGTTAATAATTTCGGTACTTTTTTAATCATTGTGACTTCTTTAAAATATTTAGATCCACACTCAGTACATTTTACTGTTTCTTGTTGTTTTAAGTCAATTCTTGGTTTAATAATTTCGTCCATCATTATTTGATTATATAATTAATATTTATTTTACCCACCATTTTATCCCAACTTGTGGTTGTTGTCCAGACTGTTACTATCTCGTATTTCATTTCTTGATTTTTTTTAACATTGGTTTAATATCCATATCAAGTATAGTATTTATTGTTGATTTATCAACTCTGTACTCAACAAATTCTCTACCCTCAGTCAATCTAACGATGATACAACCTAATAATTTAATGTTCTCGTATTTTGTACCCTCCAACATTTTAAGTAATAATTTTCCATATAAAGGTAACTGGGTATTGTAATGACCTAATGCGTTATTAGGTAAGTATTGGAATGGATGTAACATTGGTTTAGTAAACCATTGTTTTAAGAAATTTTTCTCAGCATTACTTTTCCAATCAGACACTAACAACCCAACTTCACCTTTATTACTATTTACTAACCACACCTTATCAGGCTGCCCCACATAGCCTAGTTCTGGACTACCTAAAACAAGTTCAGTGTCCAATAACTCACATCCACGTTCTTTTAATAAATTGATGTAATTTTTCCCCCCCGTAATCATAGCATCACTAATTGTGATTTGTTCTGCGTTACAGTCAAAAATAGGTTGACGAACTTCTTTATCGTGACCAAATTCTTTTAATGTTTGTTCTTCAAGAAAGTAATGAACTCTGGAACCTAAATTTGTTGATAAACGACCTTTTTCTGCCCATTCCGCAAGTAATCGTTCTGCTTCATCAGGATCGCCACCAGACTTTTTGAAGGCCATTTCTTCACTTGGAAATTCATCGTAGAATAACTTCATTACTTTTGATACGGATGGCCATTCATTTGTTAATTTTCCATCTAAACCCAACATTGTATATTGGTGACTTTCCTCCTCAAATGTTAACTGAAATTCTTGTCTTTTTTTCTGTAAGATTTCTCGGATCTCAGATGCTGTTTTGTTTAAATCCATTATGTTTATTTTTGTTTTAATTTTTCTTTCAATTTGTTAAATTCTCTCCTACCTTTTATTAAGGTTTTACATTTCGGATAAAATCGTATTGTATCAGTACCAATCTTTTCAAGTTCAATTTCTAAGTCAAGAATAATTGGTTTTATATTATCATAGTAGTCACTATTAATATCAAACCAAGGAAATTTTTCACCCCAATTTTTATGTCCCCAACAAGACTGGGTTGTTCCAATATGATTATAGTTAAGTAAAACGATTAATTCCCTAATACCTTTATCAATCTTACAACCAAGTAAGTCGGTAATTATTTTTGATTTTTCGTCTATTTTCTCATATCTATCACACATAAAATCTACCAACCACACTGAGGTTTATCACAAATATCCCTACATCTTTTACCTTCTAGGGTTTCTTTACTACAATATCCACCAAATCTACTGCTAACACCAAATAACTCTAGTAAAAGATCTTCGGCTTCATTTTCCGTTATCATATTGAACTGGAGTTTTGACGCGATTTCTAATATTTCTTCTCTCATAACTTTTTATATTTTATTTGTTATCTCACAATTAAACAAAACATCTTTCCGATTCAAACCAATATGGTATTTCTCTATGTTTCCAGGAAGAAATTGATTGTTTATGTTTAATATAATATTCTCTGTATGATTCAACAGCATTTCCAATTTTACATTCGTCTGGCATTGCCAATGGAAATTCAGTTATGTTACCATTTTCAGTTAAGTTTGGTTTGTTAACAATGCACCATTCAACAACATCTTGTGATTTGTGGCGTTTTCCATATCTGTAGGTGTATTCCTTACATAATTCCAAACATAAATCGGCCAACCAAATATAATTTTCAATACACTCTCTTGTCCAGATTGCACAAGGATGATTTTTGTGTGTTAATTTATAAGGTGCTTCACTATCAGTGAGCCAATGTGTGGAACATAATAATTGATTGTATTCAATTATCATTTTTAAAACATGGGAATTTGAGTGGTACATAGCACATTTCTTGATATCCAAATCTAATACAAAAATATTCATAGTCTTTAATTATGGTACAAAGATATATATTTTTTTGACTAATCCAAAATTTTTACAAAAAAATCATCAATTTGTCCTTTAAGGTCACAAACATCCCTATCTTTCGGTAATTTAACAATCTTAATTTTTCCCCACAATTCACCCCCATTTAACTCGTGGTATAACTTAACCGCATTATCCCAAGCATCACCATCCAAACAAATAATCACATTTCCTTTTGCGTTATTGTAAATCTTGTCAAACATTAATTCCGACATATGTTTTCCTAACATCACAACTGGATTATCCAAAAACATTCCATCAAAAGCACCCTCAACCAAATAAATGTCCTTGTTCCAATCAATTAAATTTTCCCAAAATATGATTTGATCTTTTTCCGCTTCTGGATTTCGGTATTTGGCTCTACTGTGAGGATCCCAACTTCTGCCAACATAATAATTTAAATCCCCTTTTACATCATATGAAGGAATGATGATCCTACCTGTATGACTACCTTTATCACAAAACCCAATTCCGAATTTTTCAATTATTTCATCTGTAATTCCCCGACTTTTTAAGTAATTATATGCTTGTCGTCGTATTGGATAAACAGGGTGTGAATCCTTAAATAAGGTAAAATTGTCTGGTAATACAGCCTTTGGTTTTTTTACTCTAACTTTTTTTTCGGTGTCGTCGGGTTTAAATATTTTATATAGTTTCTTTTGTTTTTTATTTCCAAATTTATCAAACAATTTACCTAATGACCCGTGTGTACCTTCACTGTCACCACAACTCCAACAATGATATACGTCGTTGAAGTAATTTACTTCCAAATTGTGTTTGTTTCTACCTTCGTCACATATCGGACAATTTAGTGATATCTGTCCACGATTTGAGTAGTGAAGTCCGTGGTCGCCAAAAATTTCTTCTAGTAATTCAACAATTGCTTCGTGTTCTTCTTCCATTTGTTATAATATAGTAAAATTAAATATTATTATCAACTTCACAAGTTTTTATATTTTTTTATATTTATTAGTATATATGCCAACAAATATAACAATAACAAACATTGGTGGTGCATCACCCTTTGATGTATACGTATGTGATTCAGGTGTTACGACTTGTATTTACGTTAACACGGTAACCAGCGGTGATTTTCCCTATGCTTTTGAAATTCCTTCTGTTTTTAGTTCGTTAAGTACGTTCACAGTTAAAGTTGTTGACAGTAATAACTGTACTATAAATGACACTTTAACCGTATAATATGGCTTGTAATAATTTAGGTTTATTTTCTTCTGGTGATACTTCGTGTTTTATAACACCAACATTAACTCTTTATGGTGATTCTATTACTTTAGGTGAAGGTTTATATTATGACGTTGCATGTACTATTGAGGCTGATAGTGCAACCTATTCTAATGGTGTTGATCAGATAATATATAAAACACTACCTTTAGGGATTACAGATATTACATCTTGTCCTAATTGTGATACGGAATATTGTATTTCAAACACTAATACTTATGATGGTACTTACGAACTTGCTCCGTCGCTTCATAATGGTACGATTTATTATACTGGTAACACTTCACCAACTTATTACATTTTTTCATCAATAACATCAAATTCTTGGTGTTTATCAACTGTCTTGGATGGTAGTTGTTTGTTATTTGGTAAATCTCCGTGTGTTAGTTCTTGTCCTGATTTATGTGATAGTTTTTTTACCGCCGGTTCTTGTCCATCACCCACACCATCACCAACGTCTGTTTGTAATATTGATTTTAACGCGGTTTTTAATTGTGCTGTAAGTCCAACACCGACGCCAACACCTAGTGTAACACCAACAATGACACCAACACCTACGGTAACACCCACAAACCCTTGTGGTGGTATTTCATTAACAGTAAGTGCGATAACGATTACACCAACTCCTAGTCCAACACCAACGATGACACCTAGTTCAACACCTGACATTACACGACCTTGTAATTTTGATGGTATTGTTACATTTAATACGGTTGACGATTTTATCCGATGTGCAAATAGTAAAAGATTTAAAGATTGTAATAATGGTTTCTTATATCATACATCTAGTGTTATATTAGATGAATTTGGTAATTTACCAACATTAGGTTATGTTTATCGTGCAAACATTAATGATAATTCAGTATGTGTTGTTTATGATGGTTTAGTTGAGAACATTAGTGGTGTTGATAATGTTACGATATTGCAAAACATTGGTTTTGAAAGTGCAGGGTCTTGTTTAACCTGTGTTCCAATCCCAAGTCAAACACCAACACCAACACCTAGTGTTACACCAACAATGACACCAACACCTAGTTTATTACCGTGTTATGATTTTTTAATTGTGAACTCAGATCCTTTTAGTGTTTATGTTTATGATTATAAAGACTGTTACGGTCAGACACAAAGTGTTTTGGTTAGTCCTGGTAAAAGTGTTAAGATTTGTACATCAGAAATACAAACGTCAACATCAGTATTCATTGCAACACAAATTGGTAATTGCATAATATAAAAAAATATCGTCTAAAAAGACGATATTTCAAATTATCGGTAATTTAAACGATATTAATTCCAAATTTCTTTTGATCTCATATAACCCAACACACAAGTATAAGCATCAGTTTGGTCAAAATTCTCTTTTTTCAAAGTATTGTTTTTTGTGTAATCCCAAACAATTTGTGGTTCACGTTTAGCAACCTTTTCCCAAATTAACATTTTCTTATCAACATCTTTTGGTAACCCACCGAATAAAACGTGTTTACCCTTATCGTTTTCTTTAACAAAATCAGGCCAAGCAAATTTTCTAGAATTATATGTTGATATAAATTCTGGTACAATACCTAAAATATTATATATTTCTTTAAAAACAAAACTATTGAACCTTAATAAGGTTTGAATAGTATATACGTTATTTGAATTCATTAATGGTTCCTCAATGATGACCCTAACAATTCCCAATCCAACATATTGTCGTAGTTTTTCAGCAAAAATTTCAGATTTAATCAACAATTCTAATATTTTATCATCATTGTCTTTTAATTTTGGTCTAGGTGATATGTGTGACAATTCCAATAATTCTTGTGACTGAACATCAAATAGAGCCCAACCGATTGTACGAGTTGATACGTCTAACCCTAAAACTTTTGGTGAATTTTTAATATTTTTTGACATATTAATTTTTTTTTTATTAATATAATAGGTTAGTTTTAAATAATTTAAAGATTAGAAGTCTAATTTAACAACAAACTGTTGGATTCCTTGTCTTAATACTGGTGACTGTAATTTAGACATAACCATAATATCTTTGTTTTCATCCAATAGTGCTATTTCTGTGATATACGATTTAGTACCTTTTGTCCAAGTTGGGTTTGTTGTATTCTGGAACTCAGTAAAATTTAAATTAACTTTATAGTTCATTTCATATATTGTCGCCTGAATGTCAGTTTCAACACCCCCATAAAAATAATACTCATCACCAAAATTTAATTTTGGACTTGTATTACCTAATGGTGTCAAATCAATATAATCATTTAGGTTATAGTACGGTGCTGAATCATATAATTCCTTTGTGACAACAAATGTTGTTCCCGTTAATGATTCTTGTGTTAAATACCCATTAATTGTTTGACCACTAATATTGTTTGTGAAATCAATTATTTTCCAATCACTAGCGTTTGGTCGTTGACCTGTTGTTACTTTTTGTACTAATATTTCCAAATTTGTAGCGTAAAAACCACTTGGTACATCACAAACAACGGGACATTGTGTTGTTGTTGTCGTTAAATAACCAATAGGATAATAAACACTATCTTGTAATGTCTCAACGTCATTTATGGTGTTACACCAAAGTAGTCCTTGACCAGATTCTGTTGTAAGGATGTTTAAATCTTCAGTTAAAATATAACAATTTTCAATAGGTATTATTGTTGTTGTCGTTGTTGTCGGGTTAAAAGTTGTTGTCGTTGTTGTTGGTGTGTATGGTTGTGTTAAACAATTAAACTCAGCACCAAATCTGATCGCAACATTTTTTGGTGTGTCAGGGTTACAAATATTATTATTTCCAGTTATTTTTGAATAATAATTTGAATGTAGTGAATTTGTAAAATCAACATCATTTGATAGTCTATATGTGACATACATTGTTTCATTACTACCCGTTAAAACGCCTTCAGTCGTTGTTGATTCAATACCACATGTATTTGGTGTTATTAATGAAACTTGTGGTGCTGGTAATGTCCAGTTTCTATTTGATTTATATGACATCGCAGCAATTATTTCTTCGTCGTCAATAATAATCATTTTACTGTCTGGGAAAACTTTACCAATACGACTTGGTATACCATTTGAATTTCTATGTGTATCCCATAAGTGGTAGTATCTAATACCTGGTTGGTTCATCCCATCGTTTTTAGTTGATTTGATATATTGCACTTGAAATAAATCTAAATCGTCAAAATTTGGTGGGTCAACCCAAAATGTTTCACCATAACAACACTCTGGATTTTTATGCCACATTAACCAAGGAATATGTATTTTAAAATTTCTTGCTTGACCTGTTGTGTCATCAATATTTGTTGGGTTGTACGGTTCTAAAGCGAATTTTTCACCATAGAAAAAATCAATTGTTTGGTTAGTATAGTGAATAATTGCAATAGCCTTTTGTTCTTCTGGTTTTACCTCAACGATTTCATCAAATGAATTATAATAATACACGTAGTCTGTATCTGTTTGACCAACACTTGAGTTGTACCCAAAATATTCTTTTGTACCAATATAATCAATTGAACCAAACTTATCATAACCCTCATATGTGTTTGTTTTTAACCCAGCCGGGTTTTCTGTCCAAGGAATATTCATATTCCAAACCTTAACATCAAATTGATCGGTATCACATATTGATTCAAAATTAATAACATCATCTGACCAGTGTGGTCGTGGTGTTATACTATCATATATTGATGTCATATTTGGTGGGTAAATAACCACTCTACCAAAACATTCACCTAAAATATTACCAAAATATGGTAATTTTCTGTCTAATGTTATTTCATTTTCACAAACCGAAACAATCTTATAAGTTAAAATCGGATAACAAGACGCGATATTCATCTCACAATTAGGATCCGATGGTAACGGACATTGTGAACTAGGTGTTGGTGTTAAACAAGGTGTCGCACTAGGTGTTGGGGTTGGGGTTGGTGAAGCACACGGGTTTGTTGCAGATAAACTAGGTGTTGGTGTTATAACAATCGTTGAACTAGGCGATGGTGTTGGTAATGGGGGGTAATTAGTACAACCGCAATTATACCCACCTTTACCATCGTAATATATTGTTACTATATCACCAACAGATGGTTCTTTATAATTTTGTACATTACAAGGGTCGTAAATTAAATTAATCTTATTTGTTCCGTTTAACATTGATAAATTAATAACAAAATTCGCGGAAATCACATACTTATTATTTGTTAAAACTTTCCAATCTATTGTTGTTGCTGACGTGTTACCACTAAAAAAACCTCTTAATGGTGCTCTATTATAAACAGGATCAACAACAGAATCCATATAAGGTATTCCATATGTGTTTCCTTCGTTACCATCAACATAATAAGGGTATTTAATACTTTGTTTGTTTGATTGTGGAACACCACTTGTGTTTTGTGTATTAAATGGTGGTTCTAACACATAACTATTCGGTTGATTGTAATTTAACGGTGTTTTATCGTAAGACACTTCACTATCACCAACTTGGAAGTATGCGATTTTAAAATTACCTTGTGATAATTTTTGTCTACCGGTATCGGTAACCCTTGTGTTTACAAGTCCTGAAGTATTTTTAAGTATGTATGCCATTTAATATATAAATATATAATTTATTGATTTTATAACTTAATTAAACCCTTGTGATATTGTTTCTACCACTAATTGTGTAATTACAACCGAACAACACTGACAACCACTTATTGTTACATTATTTAGTGTTACGGAATTGCTTTTGTTTGCAGAATAACAAGATGGTAAAGGTGTATTTGGTGTTATTTGACCGGTTAAAGAACCTGTAAGTGTTGATGTATTTACCATTACAACATTTGTCCAAATTAGTTTATTGTTGGTTGTATAAAGACTACCATTATTACACGGATTAAATGTTGTTGTATTCGTTATTATTGGTGAATTTGATATAATTGGACTACCATTTAATAATAAATTTAAATTTCCATTAAAACTAGCTGAAGTTGGTGATGGTGCCACAGTAAACACACTTTCATATACAACGTCAAATGATATTGATGTTCCAATAGGTAATGTTGGTGATACCACAATGGTAATATTGTTTCCAACTTTATTTAATGTTAATGTATACACAGTATTTGTCACATTTTGTGATATTAATACGTTTTGTGTTGTTGAGATATTATTTAATGAATCCTTAACTAAAACAATGTATGAACCAGGTGATAAGTTATTTATTATTGGTGTTGTTACGAAATTAGTCCCACCATTTAATGAATATTCATATGGTGGTATTCCACCACTCGCATTAATAATAATGGATCCGTCATTAATACATGTTGCGTTATTTTTTCCAATCTGGAATGTTATTGGGTTGATAAAAACACAATCACCTTCATAAACATTAATTTCTAAACTTTGTTTACCTAAATGTTGCCACCCAGTAATTGGTGGTACACTTGGGTTTTGGTTAAAAATTGCACCACCTGTATAACCAGAAACAGTCCATTGTGATGTTGTACCAGTATTCCAATATAAGAAATATTCTCCATCGTCAGATAACCAACTAGGTTTGTCGTTAATATAACCATCAAAATCAAAACTAATGTATTGCGTTTGATATAGTCTACCAAAATATCCAGAAACAATAAAACAAAGATTACCAAACTGAGGTAATGTAGTTGTTGATGTTGTAGTTGTTGTCGCAGGTGTTTGTGCTGTTAAAACACAAGTACTTGTAATTATAAAATCGTTATAATAATCACTAATCGTTGCAACGTATTCACCAACACCTAAATTTGTAACAAAAGGACCAACACCACCATTATCCCATAAAATCTCATAAGGTGGTGTCCCACCAGTAATTAAGATTGTCGCAATACCGTCAAACGTGTTTGTAAATGTTGGGTTTGTTGATTCACAAATAACATTCATTGGGAATATCGTGATAACGTCACATTCATTTGTTGGTTGGATTGGTGTTGGTTGTAGTGTTGTTGTGGTGGTTGTAAACGGATAAAATGTGGTTGTTGTAGTTTGTGTACACGAAACCACTGTAAGGTCATTAATTGTTACATCTAAATTAGGATTTGTAACCCAATTACAATTGTATGGACAATCACAAGTAGAACCAGTTGCTAAAATAACAAGTTCATCTTCAATAATCCAAACACCATTGTCGTTATAAATAGTATATATATCACCAAGTGTTTCACCACTATAGAAACCATTAATCCCATCGTAAGACATCTGTAAATCAACAGGTTTTACAAAATCAATGGCGGTAATTATAAAAGATACGTTAAGACATTGATCACAACTAAATATTTCTTCGGCCATTATTCTATTTTATTATAAATAATCAATTATTCGTTTTTTGGGTGTATGATTTCATAACATCAATATATTTTATTGTTGCATTATTTTTATCTACATAATCAAAATGGTTTGGGTTTTCTTTTAGTTTTTGTATTGGGTTAACATTAATATATTCACCTTTATAGAATTTTGTCAATTTTAGATTATCAGTAATACCAGCCATATGTAAAATTGGTTTTTTATTATATACGTCAATACTATCTGTCGCCCAAGAAAAATCTAATTCTTTTGTAATTTTAGTTTCAATCCCATATAACCATAAGTTCCACAATACAGACCACATTTCTGCCGTCCAAAATTGTATTTGACCAGGATTTATTGGGTATCGTTTTTGATAGTCTAACATTTGTGAATATAAAGGTGTTGAATCATTGTAGATCTTTTCCCATAATTTGTGATCGGTATTTTTTATAATGTATTGTCCACCACCAGAATTTAATTGATTATCCTTAACTGTGTTAACATCAATACCAATTATATCACACATTTCTTGTAGTAACTGTCCTTGGTTGGTTGTTGGGTGTTGTTTTTCATATCGTTTACAACAACCCATAATGTATTCATATCCAATATAACCAATAGTATCTGATAAATAAGAAACATTATCGTTTAATAGTTCATCAAAATTTGGTAATTCTCTAAAGATAATATCGGCGTCGTGTAAGAAAAAACAATTACCAAACTGTGGATATTGTTCTAACCATTTTGATATTAGGTATGGTTTTATACTTGGTATGTATGTTTTATTTGTTCGTTCATCTTTATATGTATGTACATTTATACCTAGTTCTTTTAAAGAATTTGCACCCTCAGACAATACATTATTACCTAATGTTGAAAAGACGACGTGGATATCGTTTGGGTTAATACCTAAAGACATAAAATTATGTGTGTATAATTTAACTTGCCAATGAAAATATGGGACATCTGGTTGTGCGGTTACAAATACAATATCTTTCATAATGAAAATATATTGTTAAAATCTTTAAAGTGAATTAATTTACTTGGTTAATAGTAACAATAAGAGATGGGATTGCCGGTACATTTCCAGTCGCTGGTTGATGCTTTAATGACAATTGGTTATCTACATTACTATTTATTTCCCATTTTAATTCAACATATTCGTTTGGTGTTGTAGTACTAAAAAAGAAATTCCAAGCAGAAACAATATATACAGAATTTGAAGGAAACCCAATCTGACTAGCACTATTTGGTACATCAAGACCATTTTGGTAAAGCCATATGTGTGCGTGCGTAGCAGTATTACCACCAGTTTTTACCATTTGACCACTAAACGCTAAACTATAAACACCAGGGTTTTGTATTACAAATCTTGTATTTGCACTTAAAGTAATTCCAGTATTCCAAGAATCTGATGTGTTTGCCGACATAGTTAATACAGCATTAGCAAGACCTGTTTGATCACCAGTATCATAAAAAGATGCGTAATTTTTATTTAAAGTACTTGTAATATCTCTTTGTTTAACAACACCGGTTGACACATCCCTCACTAAAACATTATTATTTGTAGGATCTGTTGTTGGTGTTGTGTTTATCACCAATGTTGAGGTGTTTGCCGTTGTTGCAGTAAGACTACCATCAATTAACGTATTTCCACTAACGTGTAACCTTTGACTTGGTGTTGATGTGTTGATACCGACAAACCCTTGCGTTGCTCCTGTACCATTTATCATCAAGTTTGGTGTTAGTGTTGGGTTTGATCCAGCAAAGAAACGAATATAATCACTTGTTCCCGATCCTTGGGCTTTTATAAACGTCAATCCATTCACTTCAACCGAGGCTCGTATAAAACCATCACCATTATTACCATACGCATTATATGTTGAATCACCCCACCCTCTAATACCAAATGTCATTGATGCTGTTGGTTTTGTTAAATACGATGGTGTTGATACTCCGTACCTCACAATTGAGTCTGTTGGTGTTGTTGTGGTACCACTTAAAAAAGTAAGACCTCCAGCACTTGATGGTGTATAATAAAAACTACCAGAATTACCATTACCTAAAATATCTAACGGATATGTTGGTGTTGGGTTATTAATACCAAGTCTATTATTTGTAACATCAATTGTAATACCACTTGTTTGTCCGAAATAAATATTACCTTCATTCAATGGGTTTATATTTAATGGTGAACAGGAATGTATATTATATACGTAGATATCATCAACACAGTTACCACTAGTACCAATGGTTGTTGCGGATATTGTATTTGCTGTTATACCACTTGTAAATATGGTTTCCCCACTTACTGTACCACCACTTAATGGTAAATAATCACCACCTGTTGTTCCTGTAAAACTAATACCAAAATTTGGGTGTGATCCCGTAACTGAAATGTCTGTACCCCCACTAATTGTTATCGTGTTTCCAGTACCAATTGCTAAACCTATTTGACCAATAGTTGCTTTATATGATGATCCTGATGGATTTCCTTGTGATGTATCACCAGTAATTACGATGTGTACGAGGTCGTTTGTCGTTACTGTTGGTGCTATTGTTCTACTAGTTAAAAATCCCATTTTTTATTTATAAATACTTTATGTTTGGAAAGTATATTCAGTACCATCCATAAAAAAGAATATTTCCCCCGTTTGAAAGTTTTTAGATTGGGGTACAAAACAACTTGCGGTTATAAACTCACTATAATCACAATTAATACAATTACCTAATTTAACCGTTAACGCTGGATACGTTATAAACATTGATGGTAATTCTATTGTTATCGGTGTTGTTGATGTTGTTATTGTTGCTAATAAGATACAGTTATTTCCATAGTAATCACAACCATAAATGTTATATGGTAGTGTTACTCCTGTGATATTTGATATTATTAATTGTGACATATTATGGGTTACAAGGACCAAGAATTATTGGTAAACTAACAGCACATATATCATGTCCGTAACTCGCGGCACAAATAGTATATGTTCCACCACTAACAAAACTAATCGTATCAAATATACTTCCATCACAATCATATAAGTAAAAAGTACAAGGACTACCAAGTTGTATTTCAAACTCATTAAATAAACAGGTTGTTGTTGTTGTGGTTGTTGGTCCATCACACGACACACAAGAAATATCATAATCAATCAATAAATTGATAATCACTTTCACATCGGATAATGTGTTAATAATTTGTGGGTTACAAGTACTACCAACAATATCACACGCGTTGAAAATCTGTATTGTGTTTGTTGTATAGTCCACAATAACGTCACCTATACCGTCAAAAGTTTTTAAGTTATTAACAATTGTTTCAACCCATAAAACATCACTTGGGAAATCTGTTAAACCATTTGATGTGTAAAATTCAATGTTTTTTACAACATCGTTAACATTTAGGACTGCAGTAAATTTTGCTGAATTTACAACACAATTAACATCATCTAATGTTAAATCATAAAAACCTTCGTTGTACATTTGTTGGATGCCTCGTTTACCAATAATATCAGTGTTTTCAAATTGAGTATCACAAATAGTGTATTTTTGGTACGTTGAGACTCTATTAGTACCGTTTAATATGGTACTTTTAGTGTATGCACAACCATTATCATCAATGACCTCTAGTGTGTATGTTCCGGCTGTTAATCCAGTAACAACTAATCCTGTTTGTGATCCAACATTTGTACTCCAATTGTAGGTAAATGGTGGTTCACCATTATATAATAAAACATCAATTTCCCCATCATTACCCGTTATCGGTTGTGTTGTTGATAAATCAAAAAACACACCTGTTGATGCTGAAATACTAAAATTCTGTGTTTGTGAACAACCATTAAAATCAGTTACCGTTGCAATGTAATTTCCTGATGTTAAATTGTTAAATATTGTTTGTTGAGATGGTGTTAACCCATTTATTGAGTATGTATATGGTAACGTACCCCCAGTTGTTGCGGTAATTTGTACGGATCCGTTATTTAAACCACAAGTTGTACCTGTTATTGAGGTACTTATTCCGAATAATATTACGTTATTAATCGTTACGGTTGTCGTATATGTACAAGTACCATCAGTTATTGTTAATGTGTAAGTATCCGAACTTAGGTTTGGGAATGAATATGTTATTGATGGTGTTGTATCAGATATCGTATTACCACTTGAGTTTGTTAACGAATATGTAAAACTACCTAAACCCCCACCACTATTTATTATAACATCAACCTGTCCGTTATTACCACAGTTTGAGTTAGTTGTGTTGACACTTACAACAGAAAAACTATTAGGTGTTATTAATGTTGTTGATTGTGTAAAACTACATAGTCCAGCGTCTTGTACAAACACGGTGAAGCCACCCGAACTTAATCCAGTAAATGTGTAATTTTGAGAATATGTTATAACTGTATCACCATTACTACCACTATAATAATATGGTGCTGTACCATCAACTATAATCACGTCAATCTCACCATCATTACTAAAACAAGTTGGTGGTGTTGTTATAAATGACCCAAAAGTTACTGGATTTACATTATTAACGATTGCGGTTTGTATTAGTGAACAACCTAAACTATCTGTTACTGTTACAGAGTATGCTCCAGGTATTAAATTTTCAATTTGATTTGTTAATTCACCATTAGACCAAAGATACGTGAATGGTGGGTTACCTGTTAAACCTGTTACAAATATCTTACCACTTCCCGCCGTTGAAACACAATTGGCGTCGTTTACAACGTATAGTCCGTATGTTATTGATGTTGAGGTGTATATTATACAAGATTCTGATCTACCAGTACAACCACCACCATCATCTGCAACAACATAATATGTGTCGGCAGATAAACTATTAAACACGTAGTCATTTGTTACACCAATTGCTAAATTAACTAAATTATCATTAATGTCAAATAAATAAAAATCAATTGGTCCGTAAACGTTTGCCGTTGTTGCTGTTATAGATCCATTGGTAATACCACAATTTGTACCTTCAGTCTCTATTGAAACACAAGTTCCCGATGATATATAAACTGGTAATATTATGGTTTCTTGTGTGGGTATCCCAGAATCAATGATTTCAACAAAGTAATTACCAGGTGGTAAATTATCCACATAATAATCTGTCGTTGATGCCGATGTTGGTAATAAACCACTTGTTGTTATTTCGCTAACAGCCCAAGTTGGACTATCTCCAGTTATATTAAAATACACAGCACCAACACCAAGGTTTGAGCAGTCGCCAGTTACCGAATAGTTATTTATTATTATTGACATTAATTATTACACGTTATATCAAAGTTTATACCCACATTAAATTCAAATTGATTTTGAGTACTTAGTGGTATACAATTATTATTATATACCGTTATTGTTTCATCAACATCGTTAATTATAACACTCAAACCAAAAATTTGTAGTTCAGAATTTATGTTGTTTACTGCGTTAAGCCATTCAATTGTTGTTGGGTAACTAGTACCACTTAATGTGTATCCAAAACCAGTGAAAAATTCTTGTGATACTAATGTATCACCGTTAACACTAACATCCAAATACCAAGTTGATTCAATTGAATTTAAAACACAATCATTTGTTGGGTCATAACCATTATTTAATAAATACTTATTAACCACCGAACTTAAAACAACACCAAATGAATTAACTGTTGGGTCAGAACCCCAAGGATATAATGAACAATCTACGGCTTGGATTGGACAATCATACACAAATAGTTGACTGACTAATGAACACGGTTTACACGGTACTGGGATAATCTGACAACCAGATTGTCTTCTCCAAACAAATTTTTGTCTGTGGAAAATTGAGTTCTCATACTTAACACCCGTATTCCATATTGTTGTTGCTGGAACCATTTGTTCAATTAACCGAATCCAATAATCACCAAGGCCATGCACGTAATTAATCATTGTTTGATACGTGAAATTGTCGTTTGGTATATTAATCGCCGAATCTGATTCTAAATATTTCCAATATATTGATTGTAAAGTTGGGTAACCCCCAGTTTTACCATCTGTTATGTATTGTCTATTTCTAACGTTTATCATATTTCGCCAAAATGTTTGTGCAAATTCAAAAAACGTCTTTTGTTTTGGTTTAGGATTTATTTCTGTCCAGTCAATCCCACCTCTTTTTGGGTATTGACTATTTGGTGTCGGATCACAATATGTTGGTTTAACATAATTCAAACCCTCGTTTGGTATTGGGTAATTATACGCTCTGGACATTGTATACACGTCATAAACCAAACCTTGTGCTGGATTCATATGTATGTCAACGTTTTTAACGTTAATTGTTAAATTTTCATCACCAACCTCATAATACGCATTAAAATTCCCATCAAAACTTCTTCTTAAAGTGTCTTCTTCGTCTGTCCAACTTTTTTTATTGTCAATAACCTTTCTTAACCTAAAACCTAAATTCATATATGGAAATTGTCGGTATCTTTGTAGGTACTGTTCACCATAATTAAAAGGTAGTAATGTCGTTTGGAATGTTGGATTCTCACCAGTAAATACACTATTTGTTACATCTACCTTTTCGGGCATTCTGTGCTGCGGTGTTGACTCAAACCAACCACCACCGATTTGATAGAAAAACGAATCACTTTGTTGGGGCATTGCTGGATAACCAAGATCATCAATTGGGTAATCTTCTAATACGGTATCAACATTTTGTGATATTGTTTGTGTTGTAAACCCTGTATATTGTGTTCCCATAATTGAGAAGATATCAGTGGTATCTAACACCGGTAATTCTTGGTTATAGGTACCACCAGTTATTAACTGATATTGTTTTTCAAAATCATTTAAATTTATCTTTTGGTCAGCAATATAAATGTATTCATTAAATTCAACTAACATTTCTGGTGCACCAATTAATCGTAATAATATTTCAATAGATTTACGGGTTCCTTTTGACTTGAATAAGTAAGCCGAATTTAATATTAGATTTCTATAGTATTGGTAATTTAACTCTTCTGGGGTTTGACCAATAC